GGATGAAGACGTTCCTCACGCTGTCGGACGGCACTGCCGTGCAGATTCCCGACTACCACAGGAAGGCGCTTGCCGAACTGAAGGCTGCCGACAGGTCGCTGTCGCACAAGCGCAACGCAAAGGTCTACGGCTCATCGTATAGACGTGCGAAGCACCACAGGCAGGTCGCCTATGCAAAGGTCGCCAACAGGCGGTCGGACTTCCACTGGAAACTGGCGCACGAACTGTGTAAAAGGTATAGTTTCATCGCCATCGAGGACTTGCATATGAAGTCCATGCAGATGCACAGGAACTGGGGCAGGAAGGTCTCGTCCCTTGGGTACTCGGAGTTCGTAATGAAACTCATGGTTGTTGCCGAGAAGTACGGGACGGTCATCCACAAGATTGACCGCTGGTACGCATCCAGCCAGACTTGCAATGTCTGTGGATGCGTGTACAAGGGTACGAAAGACCTTAAAGTCCGCGAATGGATATGTCCCAGTTGTGGTACTGTCCACGACAGGGATGTTAATGCGGCGATTAACATATTGAATGTCGCCTTAAACGACATAGGCGGGAAGGGCGTTTCCCGCGTCGGGAGCAATAGTAAGACCCCCAAGGGGAAACCCTCGGAGGCAGTTGCGCACGGGTCTTGCGACCCCGCTACCGACCAAGAATCCCACTCACTTTAGTGGTGGGAGTACGTCAACTTTTAATGATATATGCTTCTTGTTCAATTAAAGTGTTTTGTCTAATAACTGTTTCAAAACCATCATCTCGTTTAATCGTATATGTCCAATCATTCTTTTCATTATCAAATTCAACACTCACAATTCTACCATATACATTTGGGTCTTCTTTAAAGTTTATATGCATATTTTTAGAACCAAGAATTTCATTGATTCTCCATTTTTTACGTGGCAACGTTTTATATGCATCGTCTTCAATTAAGATATTTTCCAAATAAGAGATTCCCGTATCAAATGTATACTCCCAATCTTCCCAAATGTCGTCATAAGATATTTCAACGACCTTTCCGTATGGCTGTTCGCCTTCTATATCGGAAGTGCATATATATCTTGCTAGACTATCTCCGACCTTCCATTTTGGATTCTTTCCAACAACATAAGTCTTTTTGATTATTGAATGCTCTGGTTGTGCTTCTACCATCATCTTAACGATTAATTCATAAAGCGGTTCAATATCAATGCAAACATTATCACCGCCTGGCGTCATATACTTACCATCAACAAGTAAGTCTCTCAATTTCTGTTTCTGTTCTTCAGTCATAATCTATTTTCTTTCAATTGCATTTAGTTTATAATCGGGGCGAACCATTTTCAAAAGTTCTTCTACCACCGTGTCAACCAATTCACCGTAGTCAAATCGTTCAAAACATTTTGCTTCCCAAACGCCAATGTCAATGAATGAAGCACTTGCTAAGTCTTCACAATCCCTTCCATAACGTCTTTCGATATAGTCAGCAACAGTATATGTTTCTTTCTGTGGGGTCATTGTTAATATTCCTTTTATATTAATACTCTTAAAATTTCAGTAATATTATAATAATCAAGAGTTTCTATTGGCATTTCAAAGTTTTCATTCCAACATATGTCATGACACGTCAAAATGATATTGTTTTCATTATTATTGTTTGTCATTCCATTAACAATGCAATCTGCAATGATGTGGTTCTCATAGGTTTCCCCCTCGTTAGTACCAAGTTCAATATAAACGCCTTCGCACTTGCCATCATATAATTCAGTGATAACAGCGGTTATCGTTTCAATCATACTGACACGAACCTTTTCGTAATTCTTTTCCATATTTAAAACGCTTTAATAAATTCATCAATACTAGGTGTCACAACATGTTCGGTTCCATCCTCGTGTTCGATAATGAGATAGTAGTTGCTGTCAATCTCAACGATTTTCTGTTCGTCAGAATTGAACTTTTCGCAAGCCTCAACTATGGCTGGATGTGACCTATACTTGTAATACTCATCACAATAGAAGTCTATCATTGGGTCACCTTTTTCTTTGTCCTTCCAATAGTCAAGTTCCTCGTTGACAATTTCCAGTAGGCCATCTCTGTCAGGGTAATTGGGATTACTTTCAAGTAGTTCCTTCATATACTGAACCTGCTGGATGGTGTAGTGGAATGCACCTATCTTGTTGCAAATAACTACTTTTTTCATGGTTTAACCCCTCCAATGGTTATCTTCTAAAAAATTATACAATCTCTCAACGAACTCATCAACACTTTCACATTTGCGTTTGGTTTCTACACGAGTTCCAGTCCAGTCGGTGTGAGTGGACATTTCTTTCTCACAGAACTCTCTGATGATTTCCTTGGTGGGTGTTCTAAAAATGTCCATATTGTTTCTCCTTTCTTAGTTAATTCGTTGCAAAGATAAGTCAAATATTTGAAACTACCAAAGAAAAAGTGAAAAAAAATGACAGCTAGTTAGGAATGGACTGACTGTCAGGCATATTTATGGATGAAAAATTAAGAACTTAGTGGTTAGTTTGGTTTCACAATTTTGAAATCATATGCAATAACATACGGATTAGTTTTCCAAGTTCCCTTCTTCGAGACGTGGTCAATCAGTGAGGCGAATGCTTCCTTGGCGGTTGCAAAATGTTCTTTTGAACCTAGATAGGAAAAGTCTTCAGTTCTATCTTCATGAAATGGGCTTCCAAACTGCATTATCCCTTCTCTCAAACATTCCTCTTCGGGTATATCCTGTAATCTTTCGCAACGCATTCCTGTGATTTGGATATAGTGTAACATTTCTTCGGCCTTGACGAACATTTTGTTGCTCCAGCCGTTTGTTGTTGTATATTTTTCTTCAAAATACCTTTCTTCCTCACCATATCCGCCTTTCTTTTTAATCATAAGTTCCAATATATCCTCATAGGACATTGCAATGGCAACAATTTCACCAACTTTGAAACGGCTATTCTGTATTGCATACTCCTCGAATGTTAATGCACTTTCGCTTGTTTTCCATTCACCATAAATCTTCTGTGGTACAGTACGTCTTGTCATTGTCTTTGAACTAAGAAGTGTCAGTTCCGTTAAACAATATTTGTCATTGAACATTATTTTTTGCATAATCGTTATTTTTTTGTTATTATTTTTTTTCACTTAATCAGGAAACTTGCACCACCACTTGATATCATCAAACGAATCAAACAGATATTCACTGTCAACTATATCATAGTGAGGAACTTTCTCACCATCACAAGTCTCATCATAAAAAGTTTGAAAGATGTGTCGGCTTCCATCATTCAACACTACAGCATAGTAGGTTGCCGACCAGTCAATCGGCTGGTTGAATATATCATCTTCACTCTGTAGGTGCCAACAACAGTTGTCTAATAGTTTCTTCGTTTCTTCTATTGTTCTCTCCATAATCTAATCATTTTCTATTGGTTCACAAGCCCCGAAATCGTCTCTATGCTGAATGCTATCACATTCAAACAATCCGACCTCATAGTCGCTATGGCATAGTTCATAACTGTATTCAGCATAGAAATCAAATGTCCTATATTCTACATTATAAACCTTATGCGAATCTGAATAATAGAGAACCAAATAGCCATCCGAAATCTTTTTCAGTATCTGGTCGTATCCGCCATAGATGCCTATAACATTGCCTTCTTCTAAATTCTTTGATTCTTCTATTGTCATCATTTTCTATATAGTTTTGGATTTCCTTCGTTGTCTGTTAACTGGACTATTGCAGTTCCATTCCCGCCTCTAAATGTTTCAAGATATAAACAACCAGTCTCTCTGTCAACCCATACTTTATAAGTCTATCCGCGTTCAACAACATCAACCATATCGCCCACGTCACCTCGTTCGTTGTCGCCACTAGTGCTGGTACAAGATACTGAACCAACTATTGTTGCAATTGCAAACGATAATATCAAAATAATCTTTCGCATAATATTATAAATTAATATTTTCCATAAGGGTCGTGCAAATCCTCCCAACTTGGATATTGGTTAAGCCTCCACCACTCGCTTCCGTCATATTCTTCCCGTGAAAGCCAAGTGTTGTCGTTTAGACATATCATACCATACACATCTTGTCCACCGAAACCAGAATAATATTCAAAGTCCAATTTGTTAAGGAAGTCCATTGCTTCATCCAGTGTGTGTTCTGGCGGAAGTTCAAGTTTAAGCGAATCAGGTTCGTAGAAAATCCTCCCGTAACTGATATGCCCTGCAAGTTCTTCAACACTCGTTGTATTTGTGACTTCTAATGTTTCTTCTAACAAGTTCTTATCATTATCATGGTACATAATTCAAAATATTTTAGATATATTCAGTTAAACATTTGCTAATTCCTGCGGACATAGCATCTTCAAAAGTCTCGTACTCCTTATGTTCAAGTTGTGCCATATCATCGTATATATATTCACCCATAGTGGTTGATATGCTGAACGTCCAGAAAGACCACTTGTCGCATGAGCCACTTTCAGTATCATCCTTGCGGTCTTCCGCTGGGAAAACGTTGATATGCAATGAATGATTTTCCCTCAACCATTTGCATATATCATATAGATGCGGTCTGGAACAACAAGTTTTACTTTTCTTGAAATTTTCGTTCTTGTTATAAAACTCATGTACCCATTCGCCTGGGACATACTCTATCTCATCACCTCTACCGTTAACCTTGAGGCTCCATTCATCATCCTCGTCAATATCTTCACCATTATGTCTCACGGCAGTACCAAATGATGTTGCACACCATTCGTTATAGCCTTTTTCTTTTAGCAGCATACCAGTTTGGTAGTCGCAGAAATCCTTGTTGTCATCAATTTCCATAGTCAATATATACTTTCATTTCACTCCGCAAATATATGTACTATTTTTCAAACTGCCAAATATTTATTATAAAAAATATATTTAAATATGAACAATAACAGAAATAACAATAGACAAATGTATGATTTACAATCTATTACCCCCCCCCCATCAAGTAATTTGACATTTGGGGAATTCGTACAAAACGTTGCAAACAGCAATCCTCAAATAGGTTGTGGCTTTATGGGGAATGTTTCATTTGCAACTGGTCTTCCGAATGGTCTTACAAACGGCACTATGACAGTAATATCCTACGGGGAAGGTTTTATAAAGTTCAGCCTTGATGTGGAAAATACCCCGAACCACTACGAATGCTACAGACTTTCTGACGGCTCTATAACCGAATGGACAATCGGACAGGGCGGTGGCGGAGAAACTGAACTTATGAAAGAGGTTACATATTCTGAATTGAAGAAACTTCGTGATAACGGAGAACTTATACCTGGAATGAAGTACAGGATAACGGACTACGAATGTTCAACAAGTCAAGAATACACCCAAAGTGCATCCAATATGTTCGACATTATCGTTACTGCGGATGATGAACACACCCTGAATGAGAATGCAAGGGCTTGCAAACGTGACTGGGAGAAATACATCAATAATAATGTTAGTTTTGAACAGGGTGATAGTGAAATTACTATATATAGTAATATTGGAGAAATTAATAGTAAAACACTCACTTTAAATCCTAATGACTATCACTCTGCTGAAGAGGGGTATGACTTATATGGTGATTCTATTGAAGGTTTCTTCATATTAGTACCGAAAAATGTTTCGGATGAAGATATTAATTGTTGGAACGTATATATCCCAAATATGGGATATGTTTTGCCTGATTATGGCGTATATTCCACGGGTAAAAATTTGGCTGAATATTATTTGTCATTCATTGCCTACTTTGACAAGTCCAACCTTTCCGCTTGGGAGTTGAAGTACTGCTTGGATAATGATACCAGCAGGTTTGCGTGGGCGGTTGAAGGAGAACCTGGTGAATATTACCATTTGGTTGAAATTGTTGGGACTGATACTAAGGACTATACTTTCAGAACAATTTATGAAACTGAAGACTATTGGAGTGTATATAATATAAATGACCCATCAGTGGTCGGTTATATAAAACCAAAACTTGACCCAGTAACAGATTCAAATTTTATATTATATACTGATGAACGCTTTGACGATGAGTATGGTGAGCCATATGGAAAGAATGGTGATGAAGCAACAGTTAAAGAAATCACCCTTGTTGATAACCCTGGTACTCCGTCAGGCAAAGGTGTTATCTACTATATGAAGGACGAGTGGGGTAACGAATGTCCTTATGATTTCAAGAACATAATGTTTTATGATTATGCGACAAGTAAGTATTATTATACCTTTGATAAAGAAGATGATACTGATGGGACAATTTCTAATTCTCTGAACTTCCGTAACAACAGGATAGATAAATATTCTGGTAGAGATGAAAAAAAGTATTTACTTAATAATATAATATTTGTTGGCAAAGCAATAAACAATACCTTTGCAAACGATTGTCACGACTGCAAGTTTGATGCATCACTTGAAAGTTGCTGTTTTGGTGAAGGGTGTAACTATATTACTACAAATAATGTATCTGTGATTAGAAACTTGGTATTCGGTAATAATGTCAATAACCTGCGCATAAGTTCGGATGATACTTTCACTGGTGTCTCGGATGGTTGGATATTTGACGCAAATACATTCATAGAAGGTTATTCAGTTGAAATCACACTTCCAGATTCTTTAACATTATATGATTATACTGAGAATAAACGTGTCACTAAGACAACTTCAGATAAGATTATAGCAATCCAAGAATATATGGATAATAATTATACTATTCAAACTGATGTAACATTATTATACCCCAGTGGCGGACGTGGCGGTGTGATTGTGTATAACTCAAATTCAGAAATAACTGGCGATTGGATTGACACCAATACGGATACAACGCAAAACACCTACAACTCTGAAACAGGTGATGGAACTTTGCAACTGAACGAAGGCGTTGATGAAATCGGCGGTGAAGTTACTCGCCAAGGCCTCCGTGAAATGACAATTAACTCACCATTTTATATGAACACTGATGTGCGTAGCGTTGATATGACTAATAGCGGTATTGTGAGTATTGGTGAACAAGCCTTCAATGGTTGTACAAATTTATCTAGTGTAATAATATCAAATACTGTTACTAAGATTGATAAAATGGCATTTGCTGATTGTCCTCTAAACTCGGTTGATATTCCCGATAGTGTTGTTTTTATTGATAATCTTGCATTCAGCACTACAACTATCAACATAAATTACAATGGCTCGTCAAGTGGCTCGCCGTGGGGAGCGCAATATGTGAATGCCGATACTGATGTTAAAAGTGGTCTGATGTTTGGCGATTTTGATAGTAAGGTTTACTCCTGTTCGGTTATCGGGTGTTTGTCAAAAAGTTATCCTGAAATAATCATTCCAAGTACGATTGATTATGAAAAGAGTACTTATAGTGTAACAACAATTAAAAGTTATGCATTCCGCAACTGCACAAACATACAGAGCGTAACAATACCTGTCGCAGTTGAAACTCTTGGTGAATATATATTTGATGGCTGCTATGTCTTATCAAAGGATGGAAAGATGAAAGTTAGCACAATACAAAGCGTAAAAGAAACAAGTTCGACAGTCCCAACAACAAAAGATACATTCGCGGATGATGTGACAATACCGAACTTGTATGTTCCAACAGAAGAATCAATAACATATTATACAAAGGCTTGGGGTGCTTATTTCGCCAATATATCAACACAAAAGAAAAATAACGAAAATTCTGATGGCTCAGAACAAAAATAAACACAATGCAAACAAATGCAATCCATAACATTATAAACTCCTCACAGATAAATTACTCTGACGGGGAGTTTTTTCTTTCGCAACCGTTCACAATATTGTTGACCGCTTGTACACATCCGCGCACGGAGACCAACACACCGCCAGTCCTGCGTGAATGTCAGATTGAACAAAGCATTGGGTTTTATAGTTCACTACCATTTGTCAAGAATGTTGTAGTTGTAGACAATTCCGACTATGATATTATGCAATTCAACAAGTTTGATAAGGTTATTGCCTTGCACGTTTCACCAGTTGTTGATTGTGGCGCTGACACTAAGAAATTCTATGTGAACAAGACCGCAGGTGAAATTCAGTTAATCCGCACTGCTCTTGAAAGCATACCGAATAATGACTTTATTGTGAAAATCACAGGTCGCCTGTTAATTCCTGAACTGGAAGGGATAATCACACATTTAGGTTTCACCAAGTTCAATGTTGCGCAATATTATCCAAAGGAGCATTGGTTGTCTACTTGGTTCTTTGGTGCACCTTGCAAGATGTTGAAAGATTTGTTCCGTGATGAATTTGATATGCACGGGACATTGGAACATATGTTGTTTGAAAGGCTACCTTCGAAAATTATAAAACCGATTAAGGGCGAATGGGAAGTTGTAGGTAAGCCTGACTCCGCTTGTGTGTACCACACACCAAACTATCGTTTTGACGGCGTCACAGAACTTGAAAAGAAAGATGGGTACTCGATAATTGAAAAGTTGTTTCCGTCACTAATTCAAAAAGGAAACAAACTATAACCAACTTAGTCTTCTTCCCTACAGTCCTGCAACTCTTCCTCAACAACTTTCTGATATGCCTTCGCAAGAGTTTCCTTTGTTTCTTGGCTAACCTCACCTTTGATTGGGAATGTGTATCCTTTAGTGACAATGCAACTATTAACAGTCTGATTTATATCAACATTCAGATTTTCTTCATTGTAGAAATATTTAGTCCCATTGTATTCTGACGGTTCGGTCTTATCCTTGTTGTCCTTATACTTCCAATATGAGTTATATTGGGCTATGACATCCAAAGCATCTTCATAACTATCTTTATAAAGGCCTTCCTGTTTATTCTCGGTATAGGTGAATGTGAGTTCATCTGTATATAGGTAGTACCACCTAATAAAGCCGAATGAAACCATTGGGTAGTATCTTTCCACTATCTGTGGTTCGTCACATTCTGTTGAAACACATTTCAATGTTTCTTTCTTAATCCTGTATTTGATTTCCATATTTCAATTTTTTTTTATTCTACCTGATAACATCTGCTTCCAAGAATCTTGTAGTCTTCCATATCTTCGATTTCACAATCATCAGCATCGGTATCAGTTTCCTCACAAACTAGTTCTAATAGGTCTTCGTTGAGAAATTTGTCGAATGCCCATTCAATTGTACCATTGGGGATGTTTTCGGGGATTCTGATTCTTGCATTCATGTTAATTTCTTTTGTATTCATAGTTCAAAATTTTTAGTTCAGCAAAACTACATTTTCTTTTTGAAACCACCAAATAAAATTTCAATTATTTTTTGAATTGTTCAAACATATCTTCCGTGAAATGTTTCACAAATATCGTTTCACTGTTATCTCTGACAACCTTGTATCTGCAACGGAACATGCAGAAGTTGTTCATAAGATATAGTTTATAGTCGTGGTCGTTGTGACGGAATGATATGATTTCCTTATCGTTCTTTCCACGCACCATTGATTTTCCCTTCTCCTCCGCCTTTGCGAGAAAATCTGATATTAGACTATTTGTTTGCATATGTTTTCTTAGTTTTCTTTAGATATATACTCACAGTTTTCAAGGTTAAATGTGTGATAGAATATCATCACATCAACGTTAAGTTCAATAGTTTCGGCACGGCACTCCGACTGATACTGGTTAAACATACACATAGTTCTTTCTTTCTGAAAGTCGAACCGTCCGAACGGGCAGTCGTTTGCACAAGTCAATTTTCCGTCTAGCCTAATCTTTGCCATAATTGCTAATAACTTTGTTAAGTTTTGAAATATAGTTACTGTCTTCAGCATATTGCATCAGAGCCTTTTCATATTCTTCCCTTGAAGGTTTTGTTTCAAACCTGTGTAAGTCCCATAGCACCCTGTCCAGTACGCTCATCTGCCAGTTGTTATAGTGGCCGTATGTTGCTTTGTCCGTCTTCTTGCCAGTCTGTGTGGTTGAACGTTTTGACACTTGCTTCATACCGAAAAGGTTGTTATTGGTTTTGTATATCTCCGAAGTGAAGTTTGCTGATTCCAGCACTGCCTGTGCCATTATATATTCAGGATACCATGCATCAACCTCGGTAAGTATAGACATAATACTATCAGTGGTCGGTTCGACATTCTTGCCTTTGAACCTTACGAATTGTCCGATGATTGTATTCATCTTGTCGTTGGTGCAGAAGTTGGTGAGTTCGTCGTTCTGTATGGTAAGCATATCCACCTGCAACTGGAGGCTGTCAATTAGTACCTGCTGTTCCTTGATGTCGGACTTCATATATGAACGACTTATCAGGCTTGATAACCCCATCAGTATCCCTACAAGGAATAACTCAATAACCCTCTCGGCTGTTGTGTATGCTATCAAGTTATTGCTAATAGCAGACTTCACAGTCTTTTCACTTGTGTTTAACATTCCGATTGTCTCAAGGTTCTCACAATCGACAATTCTGTAGCATTTATGTTCTCTTCGTCCCATAATAAATAATTTTTTTTTCTGTCGTTAGAATTTCTTGTTGGTTATTGCTTCGTGTATCATTGCAATGTCACTGTTCTTGAACATAGTCCTGTCGTGGGCGCAGAAAGTGTCTATTACCTTGAACACTGTTTCCTTTGAAGGATGTTCCTCGCACCAAAGTATGCCCACGATAAACGAATACATATCAAATGTCTTCCTGCCGAACTTTATCTTCATTTTCTCACAGCCGTCAATCATATCCCTTACACGCTCGTCATATCCTTCGCTTTTCTTCTTCAAAACTGCATATATAAGTTCCTTGACATCACTGTCGTTCTTGGGGAGCGAGTATTCGATTGGCTTCGCAGTTTCTTTCTTTTCTTTTGTTTCTTTTACTTTAAATACTCTCATTTTCAATAACTTTTAGTTTTCTGTCAAATATTCCATTGCAGCACGTACCGTCTGCAAACGTTTGTATTCTTCACAACGCTTGTAACCGTCTACAATTCCTTGTGCATAAGCCTCACGTTGCTTGACCTGTGATTTCAACGGATATTTTTCCGTTGCTAATTCCATTGCTTTTTCTACGTTCATTTTTTTCTCTCCTATTCTTTGTTTGGATTGACAACCATTGTCTTGTGCTCGTAGCACTCAACACATATCTTTTGTGTTGCACAACTTCCCATTATGGATAATATTGCCAGTCCGAATAATATTAATAATAATTTTTTCGTCCTCAACATCACTTAATATCCCTTATAAGTCTTACCGCTCTATTGGCGTTTCCTTGACATATAGAACTTTGAACTGGCATAACACCGTCTGTATCAACTGATAGGTTGGGTATATTAAACCATTCAGACAAATGCTGTTCAGTAGACTTTCGGCGACACCAGTTGAAATCCATCATAATACAGTATTCTACACGTTTGTTGGTAAAGTTATCGTAAGTAAGGTTGGTAGGCCAAACTTTCCCTGCCGCAGGCAATAGTACTGCGCCATATCGTTCCATCTCAAGCCATTCGTTATATGAATAGACATTGTCAGAATAACTCATATGAATAATTATACCTTTTGCTGATGCTATTGCATTTGCATATGACTTGAACTTATAACCCATTGAAGGTGTTCCATTCCAGTCGTCTGGTAACAATACTAACCCATATATAACGCTTCCGTTGATATTTATGGTTGCAAGCCCCATATAATATTCACTTGGTTTTATCTTGTCATTAGGATTATCCAAATTGTATTGTCTAAATTCATTAGCGTTGCTCTTGTAATATCCTGTTGATTGGTTGCAAGGCCTCAGCCATTGAAGGTAATAGAGTTCCTGTTCATTGAGGCAACGCCATGAGTTTGTAATGTTTCCACCATTGATTATACGGTTGTACATCCCCCAGTCGTATCGCGGGTCGTCTCGGCGTGGCGACCGTCTGTGCGGACCGTACCCTTCGTATTCATAACCATTCTCTTCATATTTCTTTCTTCCATACGCTGGCTTGTAGTTTATGTTGTAGTGTCCATCGTACCATCCTGATGTGCAGAAGCCAAACATATCAATCCATCCGCGATAGTTGTCAAATTCTGTAGCACTTTTAATTTCGTTTGCCTTGCCGATATACTCCCACTGATGGTCGGCGAAACGCCACTGTTTGGTTGCTGGGCAGTATTGAAGGTTGCCCTTTGAGAATACGACCTTTTCGGTGGGTGATATACTGAACTTTCCGTTAAGTTCACCCTCGTGGTTGCTGGTCGGTGCTGTCTTGTACGATACAAGCGTGAATGATATGAGCAGTAATGCTACTGCAATAAATAATGCTTTCATTGTTGCTTTCATGATTTTTTCCTTTCTTTTTTTTTAGTTAAACATTTCAAATTTCAATATTGTTTATAACTCGTCCGAAGCTGGAACGTTCATTTTTGGGGTGCGATGTTTGATTTTTTTTTTCACTGCAATCCGAATTTGATATTTCCAATGGTTCCATTTTCCCTAATGACGGCAGTCAATATGATGAAACCATGACCTTCCTTTATGAAGTTGTACATTCTCTGCAAGGTGTCGTCAGTGTCTCCAGTTGTTACACCTCTAATTATATAGGCGTACTGTCTTGATGCATCAGCGTTAAACCTTGCGACATCATAAGTGACATCCTTCCCCTTCTTACCTGAATGGTATTCAATGATGATGTTGGTTGTTCCATTGGCCACATCACGGAAGAATTTGTTATCATCCAGTTTGACTTCAAGTTTCAGACCGCCGTTGTCAATAAGCCTTGCTGTCTGGGCGAATGATGTTAATAATGAAAATGTTAATAATAAAATAATAGTAATTTTTTTCATATGTAAATTATTTATTAAGTTCGTTAAAAATTTGCGCCATCTCCTTTAAGGTTAGCCTGCGTCCGATTGTTATTTTCCGTCCACAGACTTTACTATCACTTTCGTTTGTTTCACCCGTCCTATCCTCCAATATGACTTCGTGATAGACCGCATTTTTATCATAATAGTAGTTGAAACAATCCAACGGGTTCAAGCAGGCGTGGAAACCGCACTTGCATAGTTTTGCATCATCACAGACATAAGTCTTGCCTTCTTCGTATTGGAAGTCACGGCAAGTCATGTTGGCATTGAAGCCTTTATAAGCGATATGACCTTGTGGTTGCCTCTTTATGCTCGTACCATAAAATGCACATCCTCCAATACGTGTTACCGAATTAGGGATGTTAATTGATGTAAGTCCGCTACAATCATTAAATGCACACCATTCAATTTCCGTCACAGAATCAGGAATGTTTATTGAAGTTAATCCTGTGCAACGTCTAAATGTATAACCGTCAATTTTCGTCACAGAATTGGAAATGTTTATCGAGGAAAGGCTACTACAATCATCAAATAACCAAACGCCAATTTCAGTCACGGAATTAGGGATGTTTATTGAGGAAAGACTACTGCAACCTTTAAATGTATAACTACCAATTTCCGTAACAGAATCAGGAATGTTAATTGAGGTAAGGTTGCTGCAACCACAAAATGCCCAACTGTCAATTTTCATTACTGAATTAGGGATGACGATTGAAGTAAGGTTGCTACAAATCGAAAATGCCTCGCAACCAATTTCCGTCACCGAATTAGGTATGTTTATTGAGGTAAGTCCGATGCAACCTTGAAATGCCCTACCGCCAATTATCCTCACACCATCAGGTAGCATAACATCGCCGCCTTTGCCGTTGTACTGCACAAGTACATTATTTTCTATTTTGAACTCTTCCATAAAAAAATAATATTTGTTTGACTATGCAAAGATAAATCAAATATTTGAAAGTGACAAACTTTTTTTTTATTAATGTTTTTGCTATTTTTCTATCCAAATTCAATCCAACCTTTCGGATATTTGTCAAAGAATTTCTTGCAGACATCAAGCATTATCTTCAATCTTTGTTTTAACTTTTCCTCGTTAGTACTGCAAAAAGTTGTTTCTTTGCCAGGAATATAAAACTTGCCACAATGTTTTGTTAGATATTTCTTTGCTCTTTCAAAACTTCTGAAACAAGGGGTGTTATAGTCATTGGTTCTGAAATTGTCACTGAAACCAGGTGTTTGATATATTGTTGAAAAGAGGTCTTCCTTCTTATAGAGTTTCACAAATTCCTCATCCGACAATTCACCATTCCTTATCTTTGATGGCATTTCGTTTCTAAGTTGGCAATGGCGTTTCCACCTCTTCTTCTTTCTTTTGACATATTGTTCGTTTATCTTAAAGATTTCACTTTCTGTGTCGCCTTTCAACTTCAAAGCGTTATAAATTTTGAAATTATCATCATCTTCCATATAACTTTCGAAAGTTGGATAATCACAATAATGTTCGAATTTTGACACCAAGCGTTCCCTAAGCGTCTTCAAGTCTTCCGCCGAAGCATCTTTGACTTTGTTAAAAAACCAAGTATGACATCCCATATTTCTATATATTTTTAGTTAATATTATTGTAGCACTTATTGTTAAGCACATTCAAGATTACACTTCCACTTTGGAATTCATCTAATGTTGAGCAGTTAGTGTACGCCATAGCACTTCTGAGATATGCCTTGAAATTGTCAGCGAACTCATTTACAGTGTATTCAATAGGAATTTCTCTCTCAAGACCTTCTGTAGGTCTTACTGGCTTGCTCTCATCTATTGCTTGCTGAGCCTGTGGAGTAGACATTCCATAGATAGTCTTCGTAAATCCCCTGGCCTTTGCAGTTCTAGCGTTGTCACGCTTTTCGTCTTCACTTATTGAAGAGTCATACAACATATTCTTCCAGAGTCCGTCTCCCATGAAGTTGGATATTGATTTCTCGGCGAGACCATTATGATAAAATTCACGCCACAAGTAGTCAGCATACTTGAAAGTTGGTTCAGCCGCACTCTCATAGCACTTTGCTAGCATCGTTCCCATCATGACATAATCTGCTCCAAGTGCCAATGCTTTAATAGCCTTTCCATAATCGTCTATTCCACCATCAGCAACTATCTTAGCGTTTAGATTTTTATTGAATTTGATTCTCTTGCATTCATTTATCAATGAAGCCATTGGATAGTGGACTCCAGTGTTTGTAGAAGTCAAGCAACAAGCACCTCCACCAATTCCTACTCTGATATAGTCAGCTCCTGCTCTTGATAACTTTTCAAATGTTTCTTCATTTGCGATATTCCCAACCATTATTTCCATATTTGGATAATTCTTTTTAGCAATCTGTATCAATTCTGGAAGTTCTCTGATATGTCCATTAGCAATATCTATACAGACATTATATGTATAGTTCTTAAATTCTGTTGTAATCATCAATTTTTCTACAAAACATTCTCTAAATTCTTCTAAGCCGAATGCTACCCATTGAACCAAGTCCTTCATACACTTCATTCTGGTTGTTATATTAATATTTCTTGGAATTATCGGTGTAATGCCATTCTTCATAAAGTAAAAGAAATTATGTTCATCACAAACTGCTTGCATAGGAGCACAGAAGATAGGCAATTTATTTATACCATCAACAAATGGATTGCATTCTTTACGTGAGTTCTTTCCTTGTACTTCTGGAATTATGCTCACATCATCTAATGAATAGTTAATTTTCTTTTCAAGCATACCAAAATAATTTTACATATTATTTTTTTTTTAAATTTCCACTATCTTCAAAATATTTCCAAGTTTTTATTTCTTCAAGTTGGTTTGGTGTTAGGTTTTCCAACCACTCCTTGCAATATTTGTGATATCGCGTGTGGTTGTCCCTTAAAAACACTTTCTGTGCATATACCGTACAGCGAAATATACGAAAAATTAGGAAACTTCTTCATATATTCCCACCAATCGTTTGATTGTCTGTACGGTACGACAACAGAACATCCTTTACCTTCTCCTTTTTCAGTTTCTTCGGCTTGTATGCCCCGTTGCTAACTTGTTTTAAGAGCCTATCCCGCAACACGGTTACGGTCGCTCTGTTTCTTATGTTAACTGATGCGTTGTGGTCAGCATTATCTGTATGACCGCATTCAACGCAACAGAAATCTTCCTGTGTTAGTCTGTTCCCGTTATCAATGCAACCGCAGACAGGACAGGTCTTTGATGTGTAATACGATTGCACGGTTGAAACTGCAATACCATATTTCCTTCCAATGTGTTCGATTTCGCCCTTCAGTGAACTAATCCGCAGGAACTTCACAATATCATTGAAGTTAATATCATCCAACAATTCGTCCGTTACATAAGTCTTTCCAAAACCATTGTCAAGGTTTTCAAGGACTATATGTGTTACACCGCCGAGCATAAGGTTCTTGCACATCGTTGAAATCAACTGTTGTTCCGACTTGAGCATCTTGTTCCTTAAAGTATCATATTTCCGTTGTCTGCGCTTGCCGATTACATAGTCGGGGTTCTGTGACTTGAATAAGTCGGTCTGCCGTTTCATACGGCAGTAGTCCTCGACCAATTCCCTGTCGTAGTCGTAGGTTGTACCATTTGATACGCTGAACAGGTTGTGCTTTACATTCACATCAATACCAACGGTCTTGTCGTTATCGGTCACCGTTGGTATATACCTTTCGCCGTCCTTGACCAAGTTAACCTTGGCCTGCTTGTGCCACTCGTCAAACGAAACGACATACTCATAGTCGTTAGATTTCTTTGCATAGTCGCTCATACTGCCGTGGTAGTCCTTGCTGAACTTGACTGGTATGTCCATTGACTTCCGAGTGGGGAAACTCAACGAGATAAAGGCGTTTATCTCCGAATTGTAGTTTTTGTTGTATGCAACAATCCGTTTTTTTCTTGAACGCCCAGCGAATGTCAGCGACTTGAACTCAATGGGCTTTGCATACCTTTTCAACATTCGTCCGCGCAACGACAATGCAAGTCTCATTAGTCGTTCAAAACCTAACTTGCTACACTTGCCAAGTATGTTCTGGTAGAACTTCGCTTTCTTCTCATCAAGACCACCATTGGCAAGTTGGGTGTTGATATATTCAAGTGTATGTTCATTTCCGTATCTTGCAAGGTAGGTCAAACAAATAGTAAGGTCAGTTGACTTCCGTTCAAGCCTTACGGACTTCATATCGCCTTTTGAATGCCCCTTGCAGTTGCGCTTGTAGAAGTCAAAACCGAGGAACGAAACCTTCTCGAATTTCATTCGCTTGGTTATAGCATCAAACTTGTTCTGATAGGCATCAATGACCTGCTGATATAATTGCTTGTCAAAGTTCGAGTTGATAACTTGTTTATACTTGCCACGCATCTCTTTTACGAAATTCAGTGGACTTACATCGAGGTAGCGCAGAATATCCGAGCACACTTCTTTACTGATGAGGTTCTTATGTTCACGGATGGATACGGCAAGGTCGTACAACTCGTCATATTTCTGTCGAGTCAAGTCATCGCTTACGAAGACCTTTGTGTATTTGCTTGCTATCTCCATGCTACATTAAAAAAGGAGGTAAAATCCGTTCGACAAAGTGCAGCAAGAGCCGATAGGGACTACCTCCGTTGGTTTTATGTTTAATATCTTTCCGAATGTCTTGCTGCTTCATTCGTCTTATTAATAAATAGTGTAACTTTTCAAAAATTACAAGTTTTTTTATAGATTTCGTCTGTACTTAATATTATTCCTTTCTCTTCACCGTCAACGAGAATAGTTATGTCCCTTCCGTAGGAGTTTTCGTTTTGGTTGAACTGTTTGCAGTATTCAATGGCCTTGTCCCTGTCATAGAATATTGTCTCAACATAATCGGAATGTTCCTCGCTTCGTGTCACGACATATGCTGTCCTGTATTGTTCGTCCTTTTGTTGCGCCATTTCAGTTAATGCGCCTATTAGGGCTTCCTTGTTTTCTTTCAATCCGTCAAAAACTTGAGTGTAAGTTGGTGCAAGTTCCTTAGCCTTCTCTGCGTTTTTGTACCACTTTTTTGAAAAATCCTTCATCATAATTCTTCTAGTTTTTTCCAGTATGTCCAAATCCGCCTTCGCCTCGCTCGGTTTCGTCTAATGTTTCAACCTCAACCAAGTCAAGTTGTTCACATTTGGCAATGACCATCTGTGCAATCCTGTCACCATTCTGAACAGCAAAAGTATTGCTTCCGTGGTTCACTAATATAACACAAATTTCCCCAATATAATCAGAGTCAATAGTTCCTGGGGAATTAAGTACCGTTACACCATATCTCAATGCCAATCCGCTTCTCGGTCTAACTTGTGCCTCGTAGCCTTCGGGGAGTTGAATATATAGACCTGTCGGTATTAAAGCATGTCTACCTGGTTCAATATACCAAATGTCACCTTCAGGAATATTTGCTCTTAAGTCCATTCCTGCTGAACCTTTTGTCGCATAACTTGGCAACTGATTGTTGCTCTTGTTAATAATTTTTACATTAAGTTTTCCCATGGTTTTATTCTTTTTTGCTAAAAATTTTATCGATTTCCTCTCGTGTCATATCTTCAATGACAATATCTTTTATATTTTCTTGATGTTTCAATGCATATAAACAATCAATCAATGAATGATTTCCTTCAGAACAATCATCTTCACAACCAACTGGTATGTCCTTCAATTCTTCACCTTTGTCATTGAACATCTTTATTGTTATTGTGTCACTGACAGATTCATAAACACAATACAAATCATAATCTTCAAAATACCAACCAAACTCCAATCTGTATCTTGTCTTCCAGCCACTTCTATAAGCCATTTTCACCAATTTTTATAATCTGTTATATCTTGTTCCTTCCCACAAACGTTGCATCTTATTGTAAGTCCCGTACCGATACCAGTGTTGTTGGTAAATATATACGAGACGTTGCACTTGCTGTGAAGTCTTATGTGTTCTTCAATGAATTTTGAAGCACTCTTCTGTTCTTCCAGCGACAGGTTGAATCTGCTTGGCACACCAATCTTAAGGTCTTTCGGTGTAAAGTATGACGGCAATACATATTGCCCTGCATTTGCACATGCGTCCTTGCATTTCTTGCACCCCTTGAGGTTTACAAATTCTTCACGTAGGTTGCACCAGTCGCGCTTGATGACACTCTCGTAGTATTTGTCGTCCTTGACAATGTTTAGTTTTGTATCTTTCGGACTTGTTTTTTTCTTTCTGTTCGGCATATATTATAACATGTTTTTAATTAAATTTCGGTTGCAAATATATGAACTATTTTTGCAACTGCCAAATAAAAATTATATTTTTTTGATTTATGACAGAATATACAATAAAGACATTTGATGAAAAGATACATAACATCTATATCAAGGGCACAGTAGGCGAGGATATGTGGCAGACTGTGGTAGATAAGATAAATGAGATTAAAAGTTCTGATAATGATGTAGTTGAGCAAAATAAAGCATCTTTAAGGTCTGCTGGTATTGAATTTCAAATTATTAAACCATCTATAAATATTTATTTATGTACTTATGGTGGCAGTGTATATGACATGTTAGCGATTTATGATGAAATTAAAAAACTCGCTCAGGAATATGTCGTGAATATCTATTGTGTAGGCAAAATCATGTCAGCAGGTACTATTATAATGCTGGCTGTTGACTTGGAGCATCGTTTTGCATACCCCAATACAACATTTATGTATCATACCCTGTCAAGTTTGGTTTGGGGAAAAATGAAAGACCTTGAGGAGAATGTAGAAGAAGACAGACGCCTTCATAAATTGATGTGGAGCATCTATAAAGATAACACAGGAATACCAGTTGAAAAACTCAATGAAATATACAAAAGCAAGAAGGACTGGTATATAACAGCTGAAAAGGCTAAAAAATATAAGATTATAAGTAAAATAATATAAAAAGTAAGAAGATATGGTAGAAGATATAACAAAGGTTAAGAAAATAGTGTTAGGACTTGATGTCAGCACCAGTTGCATCGGCATATCAATTGTGGGTGTTACCGACAATGACGAGTTTGTACCAGTAAAGGTAACGCATTTGAGGCTTAAGGTTTCAAGCAAGTTGAAGGATACCGAGGCTTTGTTCGTGAAGAGCAAGATGTTCAGGGATGAACTTGAGACCTTCAAGGAGTATAGCATTACGGACGTTGTCATCGAGGAACCGTTGGTATCGTCTAACAACCAGATGACTGTTGCAACATTGCTGAGGTTTAATGGCATGATAGCCCAGTCTGTATATGATTGCTTAGGTATAGTACCAGAGTTCATTTCAAGTTATGATGCTAGGAAGTACACGATGCCTTCCCTTTTGGCGGTAAGGCGTTATAACAAGAAGGGCGAGGAATATCCTGCCAAGAAGATTATGGATGCCATAAGGAAGGATGAACTGGTGCTGTTCGGCGACTATCCGTTCGACTGCGCGAAGAAGTATATCCTGTGGAACTTCATATCGGAAAAGTTCCCGTCAATCAACTGGGTGTATGACAAGAAGAACGAACTCAAGGCTGAGAACTTTGATGCAAGCGATAGCCTAGTGTGTGTCATGGGTTATATAAACTCATTGAAATATAAGGAAGAAACACCAACCATCATTGAAAGTTCACATGAGGATGGCGTTATCAAGTACACAGTAAGTTTCTGTGGGGAAAGGTTTGCGAAGAGGATTGAACTGTTATAGACGGTTCATAACAGCGAGAAATTCATCGTGTGTTATTTTTCCGTTTGCCAATTCTATAAGCGAATCCAAATTTAGAAGCACGAAACTGCGAAGTAGTTCAAGTTCTTTTCCACTTAAATCAGTTCTTGTTGGTAGATTAACCAATTCTGGTTCGGGGGAAAGAATTATTGAACTATATTCCCTTGAATTGTGTTGTTCTTTCGATGCTTTGAATTTCAATCTTGGAGCATGACTTTGATATGTTGCGCCTTCATCCAACCAAACGTCCATTGGAAGTCCGCTTTCGTTTTTGCGAAGCATTGACATTTCCATAAGAAGTCCTGCGTGTTGGCGTGTAATTGGTTTGAGGTTCTGATAGAATTCTGTGTGTGATATTTTCATATCAGCATTTCCCTTTAAAACATCAAGGTTCTGTTTAATGAAACTTTTTATATCTTCAATATCAGATTTTTTTAAATTAACAGTCTGGCTAATATCTAGCATACGAGGATTTTCTGATACCAAAAAGGGTATGAAATCGTCAACTGACTTATTATATCCATTTCTTGCATATAAGTATTGTGGGTGGCCATTCCTAATATATGCTTCGCCGTCATCAGCAAAAACATCAACATTCAAACCAGTATTCTTTGTGTGTAACCAAACATATTCAACTAAATCGTCAGTTTGACTTTCATTAATATTCTCACCCATTCGTTCCATAAGTGAAAGGACTTTTGTTATTACATCGTTTTCTTTTGCGGTATTCATATTTCAATAATATTTTCTATTATATAATAAATAGGCATTATTACTTGAATCCTATTAATAATTCAACAACTTCTCGCTATCATTCTTCACATCGTCGTATGAATTTATTTCAAACTTATACATTTTGTAGTCGTTCGGAACTTCGTGGAACTTGTACTTCATCGTCTCCATGTCCCATACAACGAACCCGTGACCTGTGGTGTTCTCACCGAAGTCCTGCTGGAAAAGCGACCCAGCGTAAACGGCGGGAATGCCGTTCTTCTTTATCTCCTGATGCTTGTGGATATGTCCTGCCATAACACAATCGCAACCTTCAAACAAACTTGCGTCAACCCCCTTGTCCGACATATATCCGAGGTCGGTGACCGTGCCAGGCATATCGCCGTGGTAAAGGCCGATTACCTTTCCGTTCTCAATAGCATCCTTCACCCCGATAATGTTGGGGGCTGCAAAGTTGTCGAACATTGAATACAACGCAAATATTACATTGTCATCAATGCAGTAGCCGCTCTTATAGTTGAGTTCCTTGTCGAGGTAGGTGATATTGGGATATGCTGACTTTATGTCGAAGGTAGGCGAGATTGAATCCAGCCTGTCGTTGTTATTCTCCAACATGTCGTGGTTGCCAGCGATGACGTATGTACGGCACATCTGGTTGAGGTAGTTCAGCATCGTATGGAAAATGGACTTCGCCTCGTTGGTCGTCCTTATCTTCTTGTGGAATATGTCTCCGACGAGGACGATACGGCATTCGTCCTTGTCAACCTTCTTTACTTCCTTCAGTATGAGTGCCATTGCCTTCTTAAGCATTTCAGTGTATGGCCTCAGTTTCTCGTCGTTCGGAATATGTATGTCCGCAACTTGTATTATCTTCTTAATCATTACCTTTGAATATTTGATGATTTTTCAAGCGCAAAGATAATGATTATATTTATAACCGCCAAATATTTATTAAAAAAGTTTAGTGGAAAACGATAATCTTAACAACCGACAAATTAAAGTTGGCTGTTCTTTTTTTATCAATTTTTCTTCTTTCGGACTATTTATGTCTAAAATATTGTTTATAAATTATGTATACAAAGAACAGAGAGGCTATAATGGAAATCAAGCGCGGTCACACTGGAACGGGACTGCTGATAGAGAATGATGGACATATAGTCGGCAACAACGATACCATTAGGCAGATAAAGGAGGATATTGAACATCACGACAAGTTTGTTATCCCCGACAAGTTCGTGGTGAGCGCCGTGTTCCAGAAGTACGGCATAAAGAACGCCAACGGAAGGATATATCCCGAAGCAATATTGAAGAGGGAAGTTGAGAAGTACATCAACGACAGGGTACGTACCCGTGGGTCGATAGGAGCCTTGGACCACCCGAGTTGCCAACTTTCAGGCACCAGAATATTAACCAAATACGGGTGGAAACTCATTGAAGATATCACCACTGAAGATGAGGTATTAACCCTCAAAGAAAACAAGGATATTGAAATCAATAAGGTCAAACGCAAGATAGAGTCGGATTACACAGGAAAATTGATTTGTCTGAAGGGTAGGTTTATTGACTTGAAGGTGACCCCTAACCATAAGTTCCCAGTATTTGACCGTCACAAGAAATGGAAAGGATTTTATACCGCGCAAGAAATATTGGACGGTTTGATTCCTGACCAGTCACACTGCTATTTGTATAAGCAAGGAAACTGGATTGGCGAGAATGATGAATTCTTTACATTACCTGCATTAACGGCTGAGGAGATTGCAAGGATACCTTCAAATACACTGAAGGAAAAATATTCACATGAATTACAAATCCCTATGGATGTGTGGGCTAAGTTTATGGGTATATACTTATCAGAAGGATGTACTGATTTGCCTGACAAAGTTTCAATATTCCAAAGAAAAGAAAGTGTTTGTGATGAAATTAGGGAAATGTTAACAGAATTCCCGTTAAAATATACTGAATATTACCGTAATAATACATCAATTTTTGTTGTATGTGATATGCGTTTAGTAAAGTACCTCAAACAGTTTGGTATTTGCTACGATAAATATGTACCTTATGAACTGAAGAAACAGAACAAGGAAACATTGAGACTCTTCTACGACTGGTTTGTTATGGGTGACGGAAGAGGTCGTGGCTTGAATGCTGAAAATTATTACACTGATGATGTATTCTCAACTTCCCAAAGACTTGTTATGGACTTGAATGAGATTCAATTAAAAATTGGTTATAATGGAGCATATCATATGGTAGAACGCAATTACGACAGAGTGATTGAAGACCGTGTGATTAAGGCTGAAAACTCTTCCCCTATGCACTTCACCTACCGTTCACACAATCAGTATATTTTGCTTGGGAAGATGAAAGTAACTGAAGAGGATTATGAAGGCAAGGTTTATTGCATTGAATGTAAGAACCACGACTTCTACACCATGGGGCATGACGGGCATTGCTTATGGTCGGGAAACAGTACCACATTATCAGGACATGATGTAAGTCATATCATAACCAACCTTGAATGGGTTGGACAGACCTTGATAGGTGAGATGGAACTGCACCTCACCCCTGGCTACAGGCGTTACGGCATTGCAAGCACAAGCGGTGACCTGGTTGCAAACATGCTACTTGACAACATACATGTGGGTGTATCGTCGAGGGGTGTTGGAACCGTTGAGGATAAGTTCGGCGTTATGATGGTTGGTGATGACTATGAACTGCTCTGCTGGGACGTTGTAATGGAACCGAGTTCACCTGGTGCGTGGATTGGCATGGATAGGAACGAACTGCAACAGTACGTTGAATCAGACCAAAGCCGTAATGACAAGCCGATTGTCACTGAAAAGATACAGCGAATAAAACAAATATTGGTTTAGGTGTGGACAAGAAACATTTGCATAAGATAATAATGGAATCTTTGGATAAGGTTCTCAACGAGGATGCTGGATATCACTTTCCCGAATGGTTCGATACGAGCACCATTGAAAACGGGAGGGTTAGGCTGTATCACGGGTTGAGATATGAGAATCTTGACTATGTGCTGACAGAGGAAAAACTTTCCCCGAAGGTATGTAGCGAAGGGTGTTACGGGCTGTGGTTCACAACCAAGAATGCAAATGACTACGCAAGCGGTTATCCTTGTATGATAACAATAACTGTTCCGATTGAGGACTTCAAGAACGGGAAATTTCATATAATGAACCAAACACATGTATTAACAACAAAGGATATACCCACCGATGATGAATACGAGTTTGAAGTATTGAAGATTGGTAGTTATAGGCTAAAGGACAAGAGACAAATTGATAATTTGAGGGAAATGTTCGATAAAGACCCTCGAAAAATGGAAGCAATGCTTAACAGACAGTTTGACTATGATTCAATATACTATTTTCTATTGAACTATATAATGGAATATTAATAATAAAGATAAAAACATTTACTATTATGGATTATTCAGATAGCGCAAAATTTAACAGAACCTTCAATTCCTGGGGCTTTGAAGATTCAAGGGAATGCAACTTGTTGTATAATATCAAGAACTGCCCGCGTACAAAGAACGAGTTTGAAGGAAATGAGCTTAACGAGTGGACAACTTTCAGACACGAGGACGGTGAGGAATATCCAAACCTCAACATAAAGACCTTGTGCGATGGAAAACCGATTGTTTATCCAGCAGATACGGTTGTAACACCAAATGACCCCGATGATGTTTGCTTGCCATAATTTGATATAGGGAATGCTTACAGAAGATTGGAAATATTGCAAGGTTTTCAAGCAAGTGCTTAACGAGTACCTTGACCGTCAGTATTTTTATGAAACCTTGTGCCGTCACCTAATGGTTGAATCGGTTGTTAATAAACCAGTATATCATTGTGGCGAACCGTTGTTCAAGGAAAAGTTTCAGGATGTCATCTGGTTTTCTGACAAACCGTTAGATACTTTCGGTGCACGTCATAGATATTATATTGATGTGAAGAATCCTCTTATTATTCCACCTGTTTTTTCCTACTGGTCAGAACCGATATGGGGTTATTGTTGTAATGAGTATGGCGAACCTAAGTGTGACCCTAATGACCCAGAACTAACAAAAATAATGCCAGCAGCAATTTGGCAATATATACAGGAAAGTGATATGGAACTTGAGATTGGTGATGTCCCCTATATTGTATCCTATTTGAGAAAAATAGGTAAGGTTAACTATGACGCAGTGATAATAGAAGATATTGGTGAAACTGTTAATGCTAACATTGATGTGACGGATTATTGTGTGTTCTCATTTGAGCAAGTTGTTCAGATTGATTAGAAAAAAAAAAACAAAGCATTATGTTTTCAAAAATTTTTTCCATAATACCAACCATTGCAGAGAAATTCAAACTCAAGCAAAATAATAATCAACTTACTATTAACCCTACAACTATGGAGACATTTGAACAATTCCCAAAGATAATGGTACACCTTGACGGTGGTCATGCTGAATCAACACCAGGAAAGCGCAGTCCGTGGTCGTTACATAAGATAGTGCCAGAACTTGATTTCTATGAATATAAGTGGAACAGATTAATGGTTTCAATGATTGAAAGGGAATTGAAGAAATATGGTATCACAGTAAATATTATCGTTCCTGAAGTTAAAGAAGATATACCGCTAAAAACGAGATACACTAGGGCAAACAATATGAAATCCAAACACCCCGAAATGAAACACCTATTTATTTCGGTTCATTCCAACGCCCACGGGGACGGTTCCAAATGGACTTCCGCACAAGGATGGTCTTGTTACACTACTAAAGGACAAAACACCAGTGATAAACTGGCTGACTGCCTATATGATGCCGCTGAAGAAATACTACCGAAATACGGAAGGAAAATAAGGACTGATGTTTCAGACGGCGACAGGGACTGGGAGGAGAACTTTGCGGTTATAAAAGGCACTACAATGCCATCAGTATTAACTGAAAATATGTTCTATACCAATATTGATGATACCAAGTTCCTTTTGAGCGAGGAAGGCCAGAAGGCTATCTGTGACATACATGTCAAAGGTATTATCAATTATATCAAGAAATATTTGGCATAGCCTATGCGACAACCGATTAGGAAACCAATGCTGTCGGATGTTGTTGAAAAAAACAAAACTAACGGAGTTGAAACATATTTGATGCTGGAAACTCCGTTTTCTGTTATTGTTGGAAAACTTTTCAAGATTGATGCTGGTAGTGGAACCATTGTCCTTTCTGAACAGTACGACATTGTGAACTGCAAGCCGATGCCTGAGCAATGCGGTCATTATAACGGAAATGACGGACGTTTCTATACAATTGATAAGAACGTCTATCAGGTACTAATAGATACTTGTTCAAAAATTCAGAAGTTGCTTGGGATTAAGAATGCAACGGTTAAGGCATTAAAAAAACACAAGGTGGATATTCGTTAGCCAAAAATCTCTTCAACAGAAAATTCGCTGGCATCACAGCCATTGTCAGCACACCAGTCCTCAATAGCGTCACACATTTCACCGTATAGACGTTCATCAGCATATCTGAGTGGACAACGTCTTCTATCCATCATAGTCAAAGCCCTTGAATAACGTCCACTGAAATCATCCACGTTATCAATAACATATTGTACCATTTCAGGTGAAGCGCTATCACAGTTGAAATCATTTGCTGTGTAGTGTCTGCTGGCTTCGGCTAATATTCTCTTAACAGTTTTCTTCACAATGTTGTGAATATCTGATTCTGTCAAAATTATTTTCTTCATTTTAAAAAAATATTACTATTTATTATCAAATATAAATATCAAAAAAAATTGAATTATGAACAAAACGATAAAATTAACTGAAAATGAACTCAACAGGCTTATAAGCGAATCAGTAAAGAGAGTTCTCAACGAAGAGTGTGACGAAGGATTGCTTGGTAATTTGAGGGATAAAATAGGCGGCACTTTAGATGCCCTAAGATACGGAGGTAACGCTGGAGCGCATATTGCAAATCGTCAACTGAATCGTAGTCGTAATGATATTGAAAACCTCAAGAACCAATATGGTGTTCAGAATGGTATGAACGGCAGACAGTATGTTAACCAAAATTCGGCTGATGCTGTTGCTCAAATCAATGCAAAGTATGACCAAAAGATACAGGAACTTGAAGCAAAACGCCAACAAGAAATTGCTAAGGTAACTGGAAAGTCACAAAAGAGATGGGATAAGTATCAAGCTAAGAAACAAGGATTGGATGCTGAACGTAACCAGGCTTACAACGACCGTCGCACAGCAATGAAACAGAATCCTTATGCTGACTTTGCTGAATAACGATAATTTAGTCTAACGGCATCATAAAAAGTCCATCTCGTATGGACTTTTTCTTTTTTGCAAGGTTTAGTTCATGCCCGCGTGACGGCCAACCCATCTTTATATCCATAATCACACTGAATATCAATCCTACTACCATCACCCACGAAAGAAAGGATACAAGAATATCCTGTATGATTTCTTTCCTTGATATATAGGAAATTTGTTTGTCATAGAGATAGAGATATTCGTACAGGAATATTCCGATTCCTGAAATTAATACACCAATTGAATAAATAATTAAAAAAGTAACCATAATATTAATATTTTCCTTCCAAATACAACTCCTGTTTATAATGTCTCATGTTCTTGACGGCTTCGTTGTGAGCCTCGCGGTTGTAATACCGTCCGTCCTTGCGTAATTCCTTGAATCTGGCTTTGTGCTTTTCGTGTATTTCTGGATTGCAAATGAATATGACGAGTCTTTTGCTAACACCAAACTGTTTGGCAAGAGCATTATATGACAATTGTTCTTCCTCACGAAGCCATTTGATATAAGACTTCTGGTCTTCGGTCAGTTTGCGACGACGGTCAAGCATCGTGCCTTCAAGTTTTACTACCTTTTCACACTTGTATGGCATAAATTATTCCTTTTTATCAGTTGTTGTTTCTTTTTCTTCAAAATCGCGCTGGCCACTATTGGTTCCGAACGGGTTAATAATGAAATCTTTACCAGTGGTTGACCATCCACCACCACCTAATCTCAAGGGACAGTTGATACAATCACATTGTGGATTTGTACAATCCGCCCACGTTTTACAGTGATGTCCGCCTGTGTAAATAGGATTTGGAACACCAAAAGGATTGCTAGGCTCAAGTGTCCATGGGGTATATGTTTCAAGGCTCTTATTTGGCTTGAATTCCTTGCAGACCATAACTAATGAATCTTCTTGGATGTCATCGTCGTCATAATCGCCATAAGCCTTTGCAACCTTAAATAACTTAAACAATCGGCAGTCTGCCTTTCTGTGCTTCTCGCATATTGCACAGCATTCGTTAATTGTTATTGCGTTCATAGTTTTTTCTATTTAATTTTCTTGCAAAGAAAAACATAATTTTTGAAACTACCAAATATTTATTGAAAAAAAATATTTATAATTATGTACGAGCAAGTTTGCAAATTGATTTTTCAGTTGTATTTGTATGCTGACAACACCAAGATGATACACTATAGTACCAACGGCAACCATATTCACGAACTATGTGATACTGTCCGCGATGACATTTTGTCATTCGTTGATGATTTGGCTGAACAGTATTTTGGTGTTGAAGGGAAACCGAAGTATAATGACTTCAGTCTGAAACAGGAGATAATGGCTACCGATGATATTGGTATGTTGTGCAAGAACGCAAGCGGTACTGTTGACTGGCTGAGGAAAAAATGCGAACCCGATACCAAATTTTCGGGAATTGTATCGCTGATTGATGACTTCAAGGGGAAAATGGCAAAAGACGCTTTCCTCTCTACATTCGACAAACTATCAAACAGGAACGAGGACTAACAGAAGTCCTCGTCTGTGAATATGTAGCCTTTGCCGAGGTGCTTGTCGATAATCAGGTCAGTTATTCTATCCTCCATTTGGCGTCGTATTTCCCTTAATATTGGCCTTGCACCGTATTCGCTCTCCTTTGAAACGTTTTCCTTTATAGTGTTGAATAATTTTCCAACATACAAGGAATCGTCAGCATCATAGCCGATATTGTGCAGACGTTCAATAACCTTCTTTATTTCAATCTGTATAATTTTTGAGAGGTTTTCCTCGTTAAGCGGGTTGAATATCAGTAGCGAGTCAATACGGTTAAGGAATTCGGGATTAAACTTTGACTTGAGAGCCTTCTTGATAATCTCAACGTCAGTAATTGCAGTGTTATCACGGGAGAAACCGATTGGGTTTGCCTTGTCGGAAACTTGTCTTGCACCAACATTCGAGGTCATTATAATTATAACATCCTTGAAGTTGACCTTTGTACCCTTATTGTCAGTCAACTGACCATCATCGAATACTTGTAGCAATACATTGAAAACTTCTTCGTTAGCCTTTTCGATTTCATCAAGCAGTAGGACGCATCTGTTTTTTCTCTTGATTGCCTCTGTCAGTATACCACCCTCATCGTAACCGACATAACCAGCCGCCGAGCCGTATAATTTGTTCACGCTTATCTTGTCTGAATATTCACTCATATCAAGGCGCACCATATCATCTTCCGAACCGAATACACATTCGGATAACTTCTTCGCCAGGTATGTCTTGCCAGTACCAGTACAACCTACAGCCATGAAGACCACTGGTTTGTTCGGGTTTGAAAGTCCAACCCTATGTCGTCTTACTGCACGGCATACTTCGTCTACAGCCTCGTCCTGTCCTATAACCATATCCTTCATCCTGTATGAAAGGTTCTTTAACTTTTCAACCTCATCCTTGTTAAGTTCACCCACTGGGATATTAATCTTCTGTGATATTGCTTTGTAGATTTCCTTTGGTTCGATTGGCGTTGCATAACGTCTAGTTCTCTGTTTCTTTTCGTGAAGTTCAATCTTGCTGTTAACTTCAATGAGTTCGTTTGTTAATTCGTCAATTCTATCGTATTCCTTTGAAGCACTGTTTAGTTTAAGACGTTCAATCTCGTTGCTGATACTATCCCTGTCGGCTTTGAGTTTTGCTAAAGCACTGTCCTTTATATGTAACAAGTGTTGTCTTGCTGAGACTTCATCAAGAAGGTCTATTGCCGACAACGGGAGTTTTGTATCTCTTACATAACGTTCGCACAACTTTGCGGTCAGTTCGATTGTGGCTTCATCTATAGAAACTGAATGTTTATTTTCCAATGCGATTTTTGTTACATTCAAAAGTGATACTGTTTCACTAACTGACATTGGTTCCATCTTTATTTCGTGAAACTTGCTACATAAATTCTCGCTTGACTTTATGTATTTTGAATAACCATCGGGCGTGGTTGTACCAATAATCATTATGTTGGGGTTATCTAGCATTTGTGATATGAGACCTGCGGTTGATATGTCGGATATGCTTGCGTTCGGCCTCAGTAACTGGTGTATATCGTCCATTACAATAATATACTTGTTAGTTCTGTTGGCTTCCTCTATTATAGTCTTTATTTTGGCTTCGAGTATTCCTCTTGCCGCAGTACCGACCAAAAGTGACAGTACATCAAACGATACCATTCTCTTTCCGATGAAAGGTGACGGAACTTCTTCTGAACAAAGTAGGTTTGCGATATGGTTTATCGTGGTAGTCTTTCCGATACCGTCTTCACCAACCACGATTGCGTTGTTGCGTTCATTCTTTGCGAGTGTATTGAAAATATCGGCTATAATATTATCCCTTCCGTATGCGGTAGGTAAGTTTCCTTCAGAAGCCATCTTGCTTAGGCTGGGCAATATCCTCTCAATTTCACCAGTTTCACTTGTTTTGGTATCCTTCTGGACTTTCTTTTTCTTAAAGAGTTCCTTTAGAACTTTGTCCTTGTTCTCTGCAAGTCTTTTGACTGAACTATCCGATATCTCTTCGAGTTTGGCATATATGTCATTGTTGCTTCTTGATATGCTTATCAATATGTCACAACTGTCGATTACTGAATTTTTGATGTTGCCGACGGCTGATGAAATAAACCCTTCGACATCTGGGCTTGTCTTTGGAACAAAAGTGCTTCCAGTAAGTTTGGTTATGCAGAACTCGCTTATTTCTACCAGTCGGTTTTCACCGATAGTCGCGGCAAGCACCCTGTTTGCAAGACACTTGTTGTCAAATGTTACCGAAAGCAAATAATGATATGGCGTAATGTTCTTGGTTGGATATTCAACCGCTATGCTGCTTAGCGTTTCAATCAGTTTGTTAAGTTCTATACTGTGTTCCATCGCAATTAGAATTTCCCTAAATATAGGGGATTGTGACAGGAAAAACCACCTTATGCTATGTTTGAAACAAGAATATCCCTTAGTTTCTCTATATCCGACACTGTTATGCCTGTTATAGGGTCAGTCTGTACAAAATGTTCCGCTTGTGAGAGTAACATATCGCCATCGTCATCTACTATAGCATACTGGTAGTCAAAGTCCTTGCAATTATCACATAGCCACTTAGCAATAGAGTTGCCTCGTACAATCCAATCGTTTCCAATTTCGTAATGTGCGGTATAACCGACAATAGGCAGTTGAAGCCCTTTGTCTTCAAGGGTCTTTGCAGTCTTTCCGTTATCATACCCCCACGAGGAAGATATAACAATCAAACAATCCAATGAGTTTAGAAGTTTGACCTTTTCGGGGTCAATAAAATCACCACCTTTTGTTCTGTTGCGTAGGTAGTCTTCCCCAGCAAGCACCCCGTCAATATCAAGGAATAATATCTTCTTTCTTTCAAGCATTACTTTGCTAGTTTTTTCACTTTGAAATGTTTGCAATCATAAGCAAAGTCGGTTGATGATGTGTCCCCGTTTTCCCTTATGAACTGAACATAGTCACCCTGTATTGCAATAATCGTACCTCTATATGTGAGAGGTTTGTCAAATGGGTCATTGGTTTCCATTGTAGTCTCAAATCTATCACCGACCTCAAAGTCTTCAATATTTGTTCGACTTGTGAAATTGATTGTTATACAATTAGTGAAAACTGAAATTATAAAAAATGTTGTCAACATAAATAATATAGTTGCAAATATAGCTATTATAACATTCTTGTCCATATCATTTAAAAATTTTGGCTCTTTTTTCTTTATTAATTAGTTCATCTAGAGTCTTCTGCGCCTCTTCAACTCTTTCCTTTGCCTCCTTTATGGCAAATAGTTCATCGGCGGTTCGTGGTTCTGGAACTCCCTTGCAGAATTCTTCAAAGGTCAAGAACTTCAATCCTAACATACCATATTCCAATAACTTTTCATACCAATCGTCAAACTTCTTTGGTTCAATATCATAGTCAATACTATATCTGATAGTTGACATATCGGCAAATATATCGCCCAAGTCTGCAACACCGCCTCTGTCGTCACCAACCCAATAACTTGCAAGGTAGTCAAAGTCGTGTTTCTCACAGAACTCCTTGAGGTATTCGTCACATACCTTGCGCCACTTTGTCCTTAATAGTTCCATATGTTCTACTCCTCTTCCTTTGGTTTAACAATTACTAGGTCGCCACCGCTATAAGCCTTGAACGGCTTGTCGGCCATCACTGTGTGTCGCATTATTTCGCGCTGTTCGTCAGTGAATACATAGTTGAACCTCGCATGTCTCAAAACTTGATACATATCCCAGTAGCAGTCAGCAGTATCATCATAACCGATACCATAACTTGCATGGTCGGATAAACCCCAGCACAACTTCTTGATTTCACTGAGGTGCTGTTCAAGCGAATGCCTCATTTCCCACCATTCCTTTGTACCGATTGAAGTCTTATCGGTATGCTGCTTTTTCTTCTCTTCCTTTTCGTATGCTGCTTCACATACTTCTTGTACAGTGAAGCCCAGTTGCCCGCAAGTTATCCTTGACATAAACTCGCAGGCGTGTTCAAGATACCACATCTGGTCTTCATCCAGTTCAATCGTGAACTTTTTCTTTTTTTCTTTCTTATCTTTCATAGTAAACCGCAATATTAGTTATCAACTTCTATTTCTACAAGGTCATCGTCTTCCATATCACTTTCATAGTAGATGTCAACCCAATCGTCATCTTCTGGAATTTCAACATCAATGCCGAAAACATCCTTCCAAGCGTTCTTTACTGTTTCGCGGTTGGTACTTGGCGCAGCCCATACAAGTGAAACGAAATGGTTTACATCTCTAAGGCCAAAACGATAGGTTCTCCTGTAACCTTCAAGGATTTCCTTGAGTTTGTTGGCTGGTTCCTCACCGATAATCTTGTCAATTGTATCAACATCAATACAATGACGGACATTCTTACCATCACTCCATTTGGTTGGGGTATTTACTTCGTGCAAACCGCCTTTTTCATAGAGGATTTCCAATAAGAACTTCATATCATCATCCCAGTAGGCTGATATGCCGTATGCTTCCTGGCGATTATTCAGAATGGTCTTCTGTACATTATATGGAACATAGAAAAAGTCATCTGGGTATGTATACTTTCCGTCACAATATGTCTTACGCCAGTTCTCATCGCCGTTTTCAGCCTTGCATTCTTCATTGAGTTCCTTGCAGATTTCCATAAACGACTTGTCGCTGACAGGACGTGCGATGCTGTACATATAGTCAAGGGTTTCACGCAACTGCTTGCTGATTACATCCGACCTGTTGAGGTAGTCATATACTACCTTTGAATTTTTTGAATTGGTTTCCATAGTATTATATTTTTTTCTGTTATTTATAAAATTTTTTCCAAACGCAAAAATAACTAATATTTTTGAATCGCCAAATAATTTTTTTTTTGTTTTTTTTTCTAACAATAGACTTTTGGTGTTCTATAACTGTACCACTGGTTAGCGTTATAGAACATTTGTTCGAGTTCGCGCCTGTCGGTGTCAACCATAACAACATTAAGTGCTGTCAATAATATGTCGTTGAATAGGCGGAAGTTGTCGTGGTTGTCAATTCCGATGTAATATTCATCTTCTTTTCCATAAATATCAACAACTACCTTGTATGCGTATGAAGGGTTGGCATCTATATCTACTCGTACCTTTGATGCATCGTCAAGTCCATCAAAATATCCTACATTGTCAGGATTTTCCCTTTCGATTGAAAGAATGTATATTCCGTTTGTATTCATATAGTTGTAATTTTTCAAAGTTAAACAAAAATCAAGTAGTCCATTATTCCATAACCACCAGACGCTTGTGCGAATTTCACTTTCTTGCTGTTGAGTTCTTCTTCAATGTCACCAAGCACCCAACCGTGTTTATATTTGTATCTTGTTTTGTCTTGGAAGTTCTCCTCCGCATTATATTCATCCTTGATTATGTCAAAACAACCAAACTCTTCGGGACGATTGCGAACTATATAATGGACAAAATCTTCAACAGTCATCTGATAACGCATTTTGATATCGAATGACATCGTGCAATCGCGTGACATTTCATTGGTGGATATGAATTCTAAAGTGTGCATATTGTTAATATTTTCCAATAATAGTCAATGCCTGTGGTGGAATGTTGTTATAGGTGTAGATTGCTCGGCTTGCCATTGGGTCAACATAAAATTGAATGTTTTCTGGAAGTTTTGATATGTCAATCCTCAGAATTGTGTATTCGTTATTGTCAGAATCATGTAGTTTGGTGTTGCGTGACCTTTCTATCTGAATATTCTTCAATGTGACGGTTTGGTCGTAGGTTAATCCATTTCCCTTCATACAATACACACGACTCGGATAAAAGAAAAGGGTATTGTTTGCGTGTGGTGAAAGTCCTTTTTCCAAAATCTTCTTCAAGTGAATTGTCGGGGTTGCATGATAAAGAAATTGATAGTTTTCCTTGATTTCCTCGGTCACTTCCTCTGAAAACTTCGGTTCAAAATAATAAGCCACAAACTTTCCATCATTGGATGTTTTGTTTTCCCTTGATGTGTGATAACCGCAAGTTTGCATATAATGTTTGATTTCACCGATGGTGTTCTTGTCGGTTGTGGCTGATAGTATGATGATTGGAAGCATTATCTTCTTGCCGTCCGAAAAAAACTCCTTGATTTGGAACTGGTTGGGATTAAGGCTGAACCTTCTACAAATGATATCCTTTGTTTTGTTAATATCATAAGTTCGGATTAGCCCTTCCTCTATAGGCTCCTCAAATCTTCTTCGCATAAACTCTGGGTCACTGTAACTTCCATAAGTCCAACGCATATCAGGAATATCATCACAATTCTCAATTGGTTCGGTCACCTTTTTCTTGCTGTCCTCAATGTTTTTCAGATATTCGCCAAGTACCTCTTTGGTGATATTAACCAAATCATCTTTTGATATTTTGAAAGTTTTCTTAGCCATAGTTTCTTGAAATATTTTTTTTTCACTCAACAAAAATATAACATTTATTTGGAGCTGCCAAATATTTTGTCAATTTTCTTTCCGTTTTGGTACGCAACATATGTCCCGTCAACAAAATATAGGTTGATATCGGACTTGCCGTATTTAGAAAATTGAGAATAGAACCATTCGTCCTTTGTGAACAGACGTCGTTTCATATTGTCGGTGAGTGTTGAATTGACAAATGATGGTCTAACCAGTTCAGCCTTTCTGCTTTCGTTTTTCGCCGTTTCTGAATTTCCGTCCCGATAGTTCGACAGACAACTGGCGTAATGTTTAAGGTAGTCTAGATGACTGCTGTACATCTTCACGACTGGATGGTTTTTCCATGCGGTACTTTCGCCTTTGATTGCCTTGACGATTTGGTTGCATTCGACTATCTGCTTGTTCAACCTCCGTCTGTCAAGGACTGACGCTGTGTAGTATGGCGTTCCGAGAATAAAGATTTGCATGGTTATATTACTTAAAAATGGTTTCACAATAAAATGCTAACGGTTTATCTTTGAACTGATATTCCTCAATAACAGCATCTTCAGTGAATTCTATCTCGTTTTTTGTTTCATAATCAATGGAAACACCAACATTGATAATGCGTCCGAACCAAGAACTTTTGTCATAAAAGAAACACTTGGTAGGTCTAACTACAATGCCATCGGGAAATTTCACCCGACACTGCAAGGTTGGGCAGAAATAACTCCTATTGTTATCAAGTCTATAATATTTGTTAGTTTCAATCATTTGTTCTATTTTTGTTTAATAAAACGGGCAAGAAGTCCCCTTCCTTCGGGTGGGGGTAGTTCATAGTCCTAATGTTAAATCTTTCTCTTCTCCGTCATCAGTCACTATAAAAGTGCCATGATAACTTGCTACAAACAAGTCTGCTTCTACATCGTAATAGTATGGATGATTCGTTCCAGGTCCATACTCACTCTTTGGAGTATCTGCATAGACTTTGTAATAGGTCTTGCACAACTCTTCTATCTTCTGTTGTTTCTCTATTGTCATAATTACTCTCCTATTAATATTCTCTGTTCAACATAGTCTCTATCCTGTGTGAGAATTGGCATATCATAATCAATAATCCACTCTTTACGAATTTCACCATTCTCTAAAGTTCTTGGAATCTGGATTACTGCAACTCCTCTCTTGAACTTCGTAGGAATGTCATTCCAGTTGATTCCTTTCTCAGTCATTAGCATATCTTGAATGTCATTGCAAGATTTCTTGAACAACTGCTTTGGTGAATAGTGATACCTTCCGAGCATCTCAATAGAGTTTCTTGTAGCATCTTGCTGCCTCCAAATCACACAGTTACAAACCTCCTCTTTAGGTATATTGAAGCATCTTGCATCGAACATTGCAGTGCCTTCTACTGACTTATAAGTTTCTAACAACTTTTCAATCTTTTCAGTATCTTCTAAGTCCAGACCATACACTTCTTTGAATTGTGTCTTATGTTTTTCAAATGAAGGATTGTTAAACGCATAATCTCTTTGAAAAAATATATCTACAAATTCTTTGAAATATTTATTGAACAACATAGTAGCCATTGAAGCAGTAATACTACACATCTTCTGAACTTCATAGCCAAACCACGCTTCTGTATTCAACTTCTCATAATCCTGAAGTACCAATGTAATTTCATCAGATTGAGTATAGCCAAATACACAGCCTTGAATTCTCTTACAAAGCTCTTTAGTGGTCTCAGCCATTGTGTATTGTAATACATAATCATAAGGCTTGTTGAAATGCCTTGTGAAAGTGTGAAAAGCCTTGCCGTCGATTCTTATGATTACTGGAGTTCTTCTCATAAGCGAAGTCTTTGAAATGCCTTCATAATAAGACTTCATTCTATCACCTAAACTATCTTTTGTCATAATTCTTATTTGTTTTCTTTTACATCAAGATAAATTACTTCAATATTTGGCATTCCTTCTTCATGCGGAATAGGGTCCATTTCATCATCACCAGTAGTTGGAAAAGCACCTTATTTAGATATATCTATATTTGATGCATCGTATCTCTCAAAATTCAAATCATTATCACAAACAGTTCCGACTATTTCTACTTCTTTAATATCACTAATTTTCATATCTCTATATATTTTTTTTAAATCTTATATTCTATTATTTTGTTTCTCTTAAATATACAATTCCCAAGAAAAATTTAGTTTTCTTCCATTGTCTGTTGGAAGATGTGGTGCAGATTTAATTGCATTTAATAATACGGGCAAGAAGTCTCCTTCCTTCAGGTGGGGGATGAATTGCCCTTGGTTGATAATATCGTTAGTTATCTCTGTCATATCGTTTCTTTGATTTGACGCTGCAAATATACAACGTCTTTTTGAAACCACCAAACTTTTTTTGAAAAAAATAAATATTCTTGAAATTATATATAAATATTGTTATATTTATATATAAAACGACTTTCATTATGAAGGAACTACGAGGTTACAGGTACAGGATTTATCCGAACGCCGAGCAGTCAACCATAATTGCACGGACAATAGGGTGCGCCCGCCTCGTATATAACCTTCTCCTTGCGGACTTCACCTCCCAACTGGGCGGCGAGGAAAAACCCAAACTCCATGAAGTGACGTACTTCAAGAAGGACAGGCCGTTCTTGTCAGAAGTGGATTCGCTTGCTTTGGCAAACGCCAAACAGAACATCCAGACCGCCCTGACCAACTGGAGCAAGTCCAGGAAAGGTCAACGCAAGGGCAAAAGGGTCGGGTTCCCGACTTTCCACAGCAAGGCGAAATCCCGCCTGTCCTACAAGACGAACAACCAGAACGGAACCGTGAGGATTGAAGGTAATTACCTTAAACTGCCGAAGGTAGGCTATGTCAAGATTGTCCTTGACAGACCACCCGCTGGCGACATACGCTCGTGTACCGTGGAGCAGACAAGGGATGGAAAGTTCTTCGTGTCCCTCTGCATGGAGGTTGAGATTGAAACGAAACAAAAGAACAAACGATATGACGACCTCAAGGTCGTGGGGGTGGACATGTCATTCCCGCACTTCTCGGTCGACTCGGAAGAAATATCTGGCGATACGAAAGCCAAGTACGTCAGGCAGTACCGTGAGAACGAGAAAAAGTTGAAACGGCTTCAACGCTGGGTTTCAAGGAAGAACAAGGGTTCTGCGAACTACGCGAAGGCGAAGCGGAGGCTTGCCGAACTGCATGCCTACATTGCCAACTGCCGAAGGGATTTCTGCCACAAGACGTCCCGATGGTACGCGGAGAACTGGGACGTTATTGTCCTTGAGGGCATAAACATGCAGACGATGGCACGGCTGCACAACAACGGCAAGTCCGCCAACGACCTTGGGTTCGGGATGTTCAAGGGATTTCTTGAATACAAGTGCAGGGAGACTGATTCCATCGTGATGTATGTGGACAGATGGTTCGCAAGTAGCAAGACCTGCCACTGTTGTGGGTATAAGAAGACCGACTTGGAATTGAGGGACAGGAAGTGGACTTGTCCGCAGTGCGGAACGCACCACGACCGCGACCTGAACGCAGCCTTGAACCTCAGGGATTATTTTTACAGGGTCGTCACGGAAGAAAACTACAATACCGCAGGGACTGCGGGAATTTACGCCTCAGGAGAGGCGACCTCTACGTTAAGGGAAACCTTAAGGCAAGCCGCCTCATTGAACGAGGAAACCCCTTCCTTCAGGTGGGGGTAGTTCATCAGTGTTTCAAAAGCAACTGTTGCCTCCATCATTCCGCACACAGTTTCATCACGAATTATCTTTGCTATATATTTTTTATCGTCTGTGGTCATACTATTCTTCTGAATTTAAAATGTCATAATATGGTTTAAATTTACCTTTAAAGTGACCAACGGCTACTGCATAATACCATAAAGTTCTCAATGCCAAATTACTGAATTGCATTGGAAGTGTTCTACCTACTAAATGTCCTTCGTTGCATTCATCCAATGTCAAAATCTCTTTTGGCTTATTGTCAGAGCACCAATCATTGAAGTACATTTTTTCAGCATTATCTGCTACTACATAAATGCACTTACTAAGGTCAAAAGTATTATTTTCAAAATCACCCTTAACTGCACTATAACACATTAAATAGTCATTTAAAGTCTTGATTATATTTGCTCTCTGTTGAAATTTCTTTTCATCCGCTTTAAATTCTAAATATTCCTTCTCAATCTTATCGTGATTTACTTTAGAATACAATCTATCAAAGTCTTCAAAAGAAATTTTCTTATCTAACATATAAACACTCATAATATAATTGTTTTTTTATATTTTATAAATCTTTACTTTGAACTGTTTGCTTTATAGTATTCTTTTCGCTCTTCTATAATCTTTTCAATGTTCAATATGTCATCAAACGTGCAAAAGCCGTAAGTATGATTGTTTCCATCAAAACGATAGTGCAAAGGAGAATACTTTAATATCACTTTATTTGGATGTACCGTAACATGATTGAACATAGAAAATGGAAAATGTGGAACATTTCTATCATCTAAGAAAGCATCAATAAAATATTCCCAGTCTGGATATGACTTTATATGCAATAATATTGTATTTTCATCTGAATATATTACTTCTTGGTCTGTACGGATTTTCATATATCTATCAGCAGCATCTTGCATCACTTTAGATATATTTTCTACTTTTGAATTAGTAAGTAACTCTCGTTCTATTTTAACTCTGTCAAAAACTTTTTTATTTTCCATTGTATTATTTTTTTATTTTATATTAAGTTATTTAATTTATTAAAATTCTTAACAAAAGATTCACAAAATGACCATGATGTAATCTTACTATTCTCTACGCACGAAAGAATATGATTGACTTCATCTTCTGCCACTTTATTCAGTGTTTCTTTCACAATATCTTCAGTTCTCATAAGCCTATTCCTTCTCCTTCAACTTTATCGGCTGCAATGTGCGGAATATCTCATCGAACAGGGTGTGATTACACTCGAAGAAATACTCGTAAACTTGACCAATAAGATTGCTTGATTCTGCGAAGCCCATAAAGTAATGCTCCTTGCAGTCGAGGTGTATCTTGTTGAGCGTTTCAATGAAATCCGTACAGGAAGTGCCGAACACATGTGCAATACCACCAGCCGAATAAACCCATTTTTCGATGATATAGCCTTCCTTATACAACCACTTCGGAGTCAGACCGCCTTCATACAACTTCCAATACTTCAGCGATGGTAGGTTGGTCTTTTCTAACTTTTCCTTAAACTCATCAATCGGTACGGCAATCCATACGCATACATCCGTCACTGGATAACCCTCTCTTAATTTTTCACAAAGATAATCGGTGACAATCCCCTTGAACTCCTTGTATGTATCCGTAGGCACATTATTCTTCTTCACATCATTGAAGAACTCTTCCCAAAACTTGTTACAAATGTCTGTAATCATAATCTTAAAAATTTATTTTTATTAAACCTATTCCTTGTTATATACTAATCTTCCTATTGGACTTTTGCCAAACTTAACCTCGTAGATTCGCCCAGTTCCCATCTCACTGTACCAGTCACGACAGGTCTTGATTCGTTCCAATGCTTCTTCCATAGTCTTGCAGTACACTGTTATCTCGGTGTCGGATTCGTCCACCGTGTTCTCTATGTAGTAGAACTTGCTGTAGTCGGTTGTCTTCTTTTCATTGTCCTTCTCGAATTTTTTCTGCAAATTTTTGAAGTCAGCTATCTCTTGCTCCGTGGCATACTCGTACTTGTTTATTTCATCCTGCGTAAGAGCATAGCGAGTACCTTCGGAATCATAACAGAACCAGCATCTTCCTGCGCTGTTGTAGCCATCCACCCTAAACAAATGCAAATAGCCTATCCCGACTGTCCTGTCAATTATAATGTCATTGGTATGGAACATCTTGTCCGTTGCTTTGGTGTTGGCTTCTTCAATGTTCTTTTTCTCTGCATCTATAATCTTCGGCATCACCTCGTTGCGATGCTCCATCATCTTCCGCAGCACTTTCTTCGGGTCACAGCAGAACACCTCGCATACCACGCGGAATGTATCGTTTCTGTGCTTCTCGTACATATCTTCCAATATGTCTTCATCGTCCAATAACCCCATATTTTCGGCAAGCGCGTATGCTGGGTGCAACCTGCCCCAAGTTTTCGCCTGTGCCTTTATGATATTATTGGTAATCTCAATAGTTTCTTTAAGGTCAAGTTGTTTCTTTGCGTCCTTGTTGTCTTTCTCGAATTTGTCCTGTGACTCTCTGAACAACATCTGTTCTTCCTTCGTAGCATATCGGTAGTTCTTCAATTCTATATCAAGTATAGAAATATTGGCATTATCCTTGTCAATACACTCTAAATACTTACCATTAAAACCTCTAACCTTAAATACAGGATAATATGGAAGACCCGTAAGCGGATGATTTCTATAAATTATGTCACCATCCTTGAACAAGCGTGCCTGCCAGTTCTTCCAACTCCTATATGATTGGGATGGGAACAGCATACATTCCGAAGTATCTATTTCATTTTCTTCTTCAATTCTTCCACAAGGTTTCCCAGATTCATTAAACTTATATGTAATATACGAGTATCGTTTATTCTTCGGGTCTAATTTTGATACTCTTACAAAGATAAAGTTCCGTGAACACTCCAAAAACTCACAATATCCGTACAATGGGCTGTAAAGCCTCGTGTATAATGGACAGTCCCTTAAAAATTCAATTATTCTTTCTTGTTTCATAATATGTAAAATTTTATTTAGTTATACATTCCTTCTTCCGCCTCCACAGCCAAGCCCTTCGGTATTAAACCTCGCCAGTCGAAGTGATGAGCATTAAGCCAATCAATATAATTGGGTATTGCATCCTCAATACCCCCTTCAATATCATCAAGGAAAGCACATCTTCTTGTATCCTCTTCCTTTGTCATACTTTTCATTGACCGCAAGTACGGCTTGAATATAATCTCGTGGAAGTACAGCCTTGTAATCTTCCCGCTTATGTACCCCAGACAGTAGTCGTGCTGGACTCTGGTCTTCCACCCCTCGTCCGAACCTTCGGTCTCCATAAGCACCCAAGTATTGTACGGCACTCTTGCTGACAAGTCCTTTATGAGCAGTTTCTTTTGTTCTTCGGTTATCATAAATTAATAATTTGGTTCATATACTAAAATTCCTACATTGTAATAGTAAAAATATGCTGGAAGTTCTGTTTGGTCAATCTTTTTAGACTTACTTAAATAGTCTTCTAACATATCGTTAGAAAAAGTTCTAATATGTTGATTATCTCCACTATGCTCGCAATTTCCACAAAATGGATATTCAGTTCCGTATGTTTCTAGATTGTATCTTTCTTTTTCGACAGTCATAATTGGTTGTTTTTTATTTATACATCCCTTCTTCCGATTCCAATGCCAAGCCCTTCGGTATTAAACCTCTATAGTCGAAGTGATGCGCATTGAGCCAATCAATGCTGTCAGCGATAGAATAATCAGCGTCATACATCCACCTTTCAGTAATATATTGATATTCCACCTTTTCTTCCTCCGTCATACTCTCCATTGGGCGGAGATAAGGTTTAATGTTTTCAAGTGTTTTTGTATCATTCCAGAATGAAGCAATCCAAGTTCCTTTACGCCAAGCCCAAGTGGATTTGGCGAGTTTCTCTATGGAATAGATTGTTATCGGGTTATTATGCCCATTAACTTTTGCTTTAACACCATATGATAATCTTGCAGTTAAATCTTTCAATAATATTTTCTTTTCTTCATCTGTCATATCTCAATCATTTTGTTGTCCCTTAATACAATCTTATGGTAGCCGTATGGCACTTCCACCCGCCTCGTGAACATACCCTCTCTGGCGTTGACTGGCGAGCCGACATACACTTGCGGTATCATTTCGTAGTCATGGAACTCTATGTGAAACTCCTTCGGCTTCATATTCTAAATGTTAGGCATAATATTCTTCTGGCATAGGTACTTCGTATTCAACAGTATCAAAAATACCAATACCAATATATGAATTGAATATCTTTTGTGCAACCATTTCATAAGGTATTAAAGTTATTACCTTCACATCGTCGGTAATAATTTCAGGCTCTTTAAATTTCTTTTCCAAGTGTTTAAGGTATGCACTCATTTTTGTCCTCTGCTTTTTTGTTAATGGTTTTATATGTTCCCCATTAACAAGCATATATTTTTCAATATGCTCTAAAATTTTTTCTGTGTTCATAGTCAATATTTTTAATTTAGTTATAATGTACCGTGTCCTTCGTGTCGGCTTCGCCGTCCGCCATATCCAGCACTTCCCTGACCGAGTAGTCGCCCCCGTCAAAGACCTTGTACTTCGCGTCAATGCCTTCCTTCCTCATAGATAAGTTTCCTTGTATGTGTGACCATCTTTAGTGCTTGAATCAACTCGTTCATCAGAATATCGGAAAAATCATTGAACCCAATGAACTGGTTATATTTTTCCTGCTCTTTCTCACTCAAACTATTCCACTTATCCATCATACATTGCCACCATTCGTGAGACTGCTTGCTTGCATATTCGTGAATCATTTCATCTGTAACAATATCCTCCCAAGATACATCGGTTTGTTTACTGATTTCTGTACTCAACATATTTGCCAATTCTTTTTCTTGTTCTTCTGTAACATCTGCCACGACTATTGGCTTACCCATAGGCTCAAAAGTCACAGTGCATTCAATCGGTTTTCCGTCTTTGCCTCTTGGAATGCCACCTTTGACAGTTTTAGATATTAGTTCTATTTCCATAACCTATAACTATTCCTCTGTTGATTTGAATTCAAAAGGTATGATACTACGGATTTCTTCGATAAGTTCCATATAGTCGTGTCCGACAAGACCTATCTCGGTTATACAGGTTTCGTCTTCGTTAGTATCGAAGAATGGTACACTCTTTCCATCCTTCATTATACAACCCAAACATGAGTGTGGTGTGTGACGGTTGTCCATTTCGTAATCAACCTTAACTGTGTAGCCGTTCTTGACCAGTTCGTCAATCGGCAGTCTGTTTGTAATGTGAATAGTCTTAATCATAGTTTCGTTAATTTTTGTGTTTATATTCAGCAATTTTTGATGTGAAAATGACATACATATTTTTCCCTTGAATCTTTTTGATTGGGCATTTGTTTTCCTTTGCGACCTGTCGGAATGCAGAAGCAAACTTCTTGTCTGCGCCAGTTATGCAGATTTCAAAGACATAGTGGTACGGTTGCTGGTAGAGTTCGTTCTTGAAGTAGGTGAAACTTTCAATCTTTGCACCGCAACGCAATGACTTGATTTGTTTCAGTATGTCTTCGTGACGTTTTTCAACTGCCTCCAAACGTTCTCTTTTTGACATTTTCTGATATTTTTCAATTGTTTCTTTCATATCTTATTTTCTTTCAAATTTTGCACAAAGTTAAACAATATATTTCAAACCACAAAACAAAATTTCACTAATTTGAATATTTGTTGAGAAAATCCTTTATAGCATCCTTTATTGCTGTCGCTAAAAATGTTGGCACCGCATTAGCAATTTGAAGGTTCTTATCTTTTTTTGTACCATAGAACATGTAGTTATCAGGGAAACCTTGTATTCTTGCGCCTTCTCTCCTTGTTAATGGTCTGGGCTGTTTAGGGTGGATACTGCGTGTGGCTGATGCTGTATCGAAATTCCTTGTAATTGTTGTGGAAGGACGATTCCACCAAAGTCTGCAATAGAAATTGTTGAACCCAACTGTTGGTCTTAATTCCTCTGGTGCATCCAAAGGTGTTCCGCCATCGGGAAGTGAATCCATAAAGGCGACCAGTTTCGGTGTAATCTTTGGACAATCGTGGTCGGTTATCTTTGATGGGGCATCATTTCGCATAAGTCTTTGGTATTCGTTTTCTGGTTCGATGGTATAATTGACCCAAGATTGATTTGTACCAATGACAGGTAAATCACCGATTGCTTCACCCAGCGTAACATAAGGTGATAACCCTTCTTTATAGGAATCTGGCTCTTCAGGATTATAATGTGTTGGTTGAGGATATGTGAATTCGTATCCCAAATTATTACCTACGATTATTACCCTTTCCCTAATTTGAGGTGTTCCATAATCAGCCGCGTTCATTAGTTTAATGTCAACATGATACCCTAATGATTCAAAGAGACTTATTATCTTTTTTATTAGTTTGCCACCTTCCATTGAGAGAAGCCCTTTGACATTTTCAAAGACAAACATTTTGGGCTTAATTTCCAACAATATGCGATAATATTGTTGGAACAATTTCCCTCTTTCGTCACCTTCTGCTCTTTTTCCTGCGGTAGAGTATGCTTGGCAAGGAGGCCCGCCTATTACAACGTCAACATCACCTTCCTTTATACCCAGGTCTTCAGTTAGATTTTTCAGTCCAAAATCCTTGATGTCACAGTTATACATTTTGACTGTGGGATGGTTTAAAGAATATGCTTTTGCCATTGGCTTAAGTATTTCATTCGCGGCGACAATTTCAAAAGATTTGTCGTGGGCAAAACCATATGAGAGGCCACCAACACCAGAAAATATGTCAATCACTTTATATGCCATAGTATCATTAACTTTCGATTGTTTCCTTGAAAGCATTGATGTATGTTTCATAAGGTATTTTCACCTTGTTCCATATATCTTCGCTTATTTCAGTTATCCCGTTGTCATCAAAACTAATGGTTTTATATTCAAAATAAGTTATTTCATTCTTTGCAGCATCCACAATCTTGAACTTTGATATCGAAAAGATTGTCGGACTTTCCTTCACGACCTTAATTAGGCTCTTGCCTGTTTTGTAATATTTAACTTCCATTATTTCTTCAATGTTTCGATTAGTATTTTTGTCACATCTGGACAGTTAATTTTCTCATAGGTTTCATCTGGTTTCAGCCAAATCAACTTTCTTGCCAATACCTTATAACCAAGTTTCTCAAGTGGAATTTGATAAAGGGACTGTTGTATAATATAGTGCGAATATGCGCAGTCAGTAAGATAGTCGAATGGTTTCAGCATATGGATGTCGTTCGTTTCGTTATATTCATTATACAATGACCCGTTTGTCTTATAGTCCATTATGACCAACCCACTCTTGCTGTCGTCGGTAGGATGCTTGTAGTATACGAGTTTATCAAATGTACCAGCATAACCAAGTTCCTCATTATACACCATTGTTTCGGCAAGGACTGAATACATGCTGTCAACATTGAACAAGTCCTCGTTGAACTGGGCGACAGCCTCCTGTTTTGGTGATACTGGATAGAAATAGCCGTCAACCAACTGTATCTTGAATCTATCGTTAATATCATCGGGGTTGCCCAATAACAAGTGATGCCACATTTCGCCATATTCATGTACAACAGTACCAAGCGTACAGGCCTTATCTGCGTTACGTTTCCACATGTCCTTGACTATCTCAGCATCCATATCGTGTTTGAGAGCATATCTCTCGGCGATATCATCCCAGTCGGCTTCTGGTTCAAACAACTTGACAGTTGCGCTGACGGAACGCAAGTCAACCTTCTTCCGTCCCCTCTTCACATAATATGTGTGTGAAGAAGGAACGAATACAAGGTCTTTGAATTCGGAAAGAATATGTTGTCTAATCTCGTTAACCTCTGGAGGTTCGGGATGGGACTGTATTCTCTTCTGAATTTCAGTTACACTCAACATAAATCGGAAAAGAATTAGAATGGTAAATCGTCATCGTTAGTATCGGGAACTACCACTGCTTCGGGTGCTTTTGGTTCAGACTTTGGTTTTGCAACTGACTTTGCAGGTGCTGGTGTCTGTACTGCCTGTGGTTCGCCAGTTGTTGTACCTTCTTCATCCTTCTTACCAGTCGAAGCAAACGTCATATAGTGGACGGTTATTGTTTTGCCTTCCTGATGGATACCGTTCTTGTCGGTGTAGGAATCATACCTCAGTTCACCAGTAAGGATTACGGAACTTCCCTTCTTCAAGTTCTTTGCCATGTTGAAGAATGGCGAATTCTCCCAGCAATTAACTGTGTGCCAGTAGGTCTCTTCTCTGCCGTACTCGTTGTTTCCCAAACGGAATGTTACATACTTGCTACCCTTCTTGGTAGTCTCGACTTTTGCATCAGCACCAACGTGCCCTGTTAAATTAATTTCGTACATCTTGCGTAAAAATTAAGTTTTACATTTATAATTAAAAATTCACTTTCATTTTTTTTTGAAGTTTGCGAGACAAAGATATATATAATTCTTCAATCTCACAAACTTTTTCTTAAAAATTTTTCAATTAATTCCAATAGAGGAAAACTTGTTCGTCTGTATGATTCTCTTTTTCAGATTGTTCTGTAGGAGTTTCATTAGTCTTCTTCATAGTTTTCTCCATTGTGTCTTTCTTTCCACCATTCATCGTCTTCAATCTTTATATTGTTTTCTTTTCGGTATTCAATCTCCTGTTTGACATAATCCGTGAACCAGTTAGGTTTCGAATAATAGGCCAATATGTTATTCAAGTGAGAATCTGATAATTCACATAAGGGCTTCCAGATTCTATTTCCGTCCTTGTCAAATGTGCCGCGCTTCAAATATTTGCGTATTGTGCTGAAGGGTGCGTTCGAATATATTGAAATGTCCCTGCAAGGCACTTTGTTTACACTGCGTCTCTGATAGTCTAGTCCGCCGTCAACAAAATACATCTCACCGTTCATGTCCACATAACTTACATAGTCGTGGGTATGTTTGGATTCAAGGATTGTACCGTCTGGTGTCATTATCCTGTTGCAAATTAGTCGGACTTCTGGCTCATCGGGGGATTCATTGTTGCTGTCAACATCAGCATCATCATTCTCGCCTAATCCATCAAGTAAACCATTGATACGCTCTTCTGTGTAATGATTTTGTGCTTCTTCGTAATATTCATCATAAGTTCCTGTTCCGATATTTGCAAATGCACCTGCAGCAATCTTAGGTGAATATGTCAGAGCAACAGCCATTGAAAATAGTACACTAGTGAAACTTGTTATATTAGTATCACAACTTAACTCATAATCAAGGTTCACCCACGGGGCTTCAACCTTAATCTTTATTCTGTCATCGTCTTTGTGTTCCATAGTTTAAAATATTTTTTTCTAATTATTAGTCACAATAAATCTGCCTTGTTACCCACAATCCAATATTGGAATCATATACCTCATACATCTGTGCTGGACGTTCGTAAGCGCACCCCATTGAGAAGGCAAATGCGTCAAGTCCGATTATTGAACCGTTAACAACCGCATTTGGTATTGATGTGCAACTGTGGTAATGTCCCATATAAACCTTGTCCTGCTTGAAGTTCTTATCACATCGCATCGTATATCTGTTTAGGGCTGGATAAATACCACAAACAGTTCCATTACCACCACTCTTCACTTGGAAACCGTGTTGGAATAAGAATCTTCTACCGTCACTCATATCTACCTTAGCAATTTCAGAATCTGGAATGATAAAGTCAATTCCGAGGTTTGTGAGTTCACATTGTGTCTTGATATTTTGATACATAAGCCACTCATATGACATCTTGGCGTTGTTGCCGTGTTGTATCTTCTTGCTTGTCCTTGAATGATTACCTGTTATTCCAATAAATGTAATCTTTGAGAGGTTTGCTTTTTCCACAATGTATCTCAAACCATTATATATAAGGTTCTGTGCCTCGTGAGTCGCTTCTAGCGGAGACATTTCGTTTGTCTGTTGAAGTTCCTCGTGGATATAACCGCTGATGGTATCACCAAGGCTTGCGAATATGAGTTCATCAACCTCATCAGTGAGAAGGCAGTCTACTAAACTTACAAAGTATTTCTTTATACGTTCCTTTGCTATCTTAATGTTATATTCGTTCATAAAGCATACAGTTTCAGGTTTTACAACCTGTTCAATATGTGCATCACTGAAAAGCGCAATTGCATACCTTGAACCGCTTACCCTGCTTTCAACGTCAATGTCATAACACTCAAACGGAAGTGCCTGTACGCTCTTGGCTTGCTTGAACTGCTGGTATTCATCCTCATCTTCTCTTGGTTTTTCAATTGTAATGATTTGTGGCTTTTGGGACGAATTCTTGCCGTTGCTCTTCGTTTTGGTAGAGTTCTTTCCATTCTTTTCACTTACTGAACCATTTACGCCAGTCAGGTAATAGGTTCTTCCGTTAAAGGTAAAATAACCGTCCTTCTTGAAGTTTTCGGTTATCCAGAACCTTGAACGGTTAATCGCTTTTGATAATTGTCTTAGGCTTTCATAAAGGTTTCCTTTGTCATCAACAATTTGGTTTCTGACGCTTGCTACTATTGTTTCGCTCATTGATTATAAAAATGTTATTCTAATTATTTTTTCTTATTTTTGTTGGTAGCCATCCTCCAATTTTGTAATCCCTATCCGTATGTCCAGTCTTATATGGTGAATTTGGACAGTATTGGCAGAATGGAAAATTTCGGAATCTTGGACAATGTTGGCAGATTTCTTCCCTGATACTACCATTTTGGTCTAAAGATTTTATAAATTTGTAATATTCATCATATCTATGTTCATTATTCATATCACAATCTATATTCTCTTCTATTCTTATATTCCTAATCTTTCTAATAGTGTATTCTTAATATTCTCTTTAACATTTTCTTTATTGAATTTATATATCGGATTATCATCCAAAGATATCACCTTGATAGCATTTTCCTTCTTGTAAATATCTTCAAACTTAGTACAACCTGGAACCATCACATCCGCATGATTGATTTCTTTATACTCAACCTTCGTGTGGTCTTTATTGTAAACCATTGAACAAGGGGCAATCAAGACAATTTCTTCATATTGCTTAACAGGAGGTATGCTAAAGGCTATTGAACCGCCATCTCTATAATGTCTCCATTTAATTTCAGGACAAGTTTTCTTGATATCTTCAAAGACTTCTTTCAACAAGTAATATGCTTCATCGTATTTCATGGTATACTATCTTATATAAAAGTTATTTTCTTTATCCAAATAATACACTGAGATACCAATTTCCATCGCATATTTGATTTCCCTTGTCGTGCCGTAACTTCCTTCAAAGTCTGGTAATACCACAAGTACGTCGCACTGGTCAATCATTGCATAGTTGATTTGTAGATATTCATTTCTATCAAACCTGCTTGGGTCACCCAAGTTCCATAGGACGGCAGGGTTCATTACAGCGTAGCCCTTTTGTATCAAGAACTTTTCAACGGAATTGAACCTGTTCATAATATCATCAACCTCCAGCCCTGTCATCTTTCCCGCAATATAGACCTTGGTGTTTTTATCAAACGGGAAATCTGACGGTATTAGTTGCATTTCATCAACCCTTCGCTTGATATCTTCGTCAACCTTCTCATCGGAAACAAACACATCAAAAGGTAATGTTATCACAAAGGTTGTGGGATAATCCTCGTTAGTAAAGGATTTATACCAAATGTCCACCTGTTTCAAATGTCCGTCAACATCAAACCCGTCATAATGTGAATGGATGTCAAACACACAACCCGATTCCTTGTACTTATCAAAAAGATATTCGCTACGCACACCTAATGCTAAATGCGTGTTGTCGTAATTCACAATGTCTTCAATCGTTAACATAATCTTCCTAAATTTTTCCGCAAATATAATTCAAGTTTTTAAACTGGCAAAGATTTTTTTTAAATTTTTTGATATTTATACTAAAAAATATTTTGTATCATGGATGACGGAAAAAAGATATACGAGTATGGTTATGACGATAACACACCTATAACCATTGACGGAACTGACTACTACATAAAGAACTACGAGTTTTTCAGAGGGTTGGAAAAAGTTCAAAGCGAGGGTTAAATTTATACCATAATATAATAAATTTTTTAATGATGAAGAAACTTTTTGTGATTTTGGCAACAGTATTGTTCGCCGTAGCAATGACTTCCTGTAAGTCTTGTAGTAAACCAGACGAACCGAAAGGTTGGAACTACGATGAAGTAGTTAAGGCAGATTATGATTATATTGCAAGCCAATATAGTCCATTTTATTTTTATGAGGTAGATGTTTTGTTTGATACAATCCTACCTTGCCATGAGGCATATGTCGAATCAATTCGCACTGTCTTTCAGTATGAAGACACTTGTCCTGAAAATTCCTTTGTAATTTTCATAGAACACAATGCTGATATGACAACCGATACCATTATTGAAAAGGGTTATTGGTTGGAATGCATGGATATGAGTGCTTATAATGCTGTTTCTTTTGATTCCTGTATGAATATAATTGAACCATATAGGGATACGTTGTTGACACGTGCAATGACATTCCGTAGAGTTCTTGCACCACCTTTCCCAGAAAACGGACAATATATATTTGGCGTTGGCATTCTAGTTGTTGATTCAAAGACTGGCGAGATTGTTAATTGGGATGCTGAAAAAACAAGTGAAGGTCGTTTTGCAGTCAAGCCGTTGGATGAACCGAAACCAATTGTTGACGTTATAATGGTTGAAGAATGTGAAGAAGAATAGATAATGATTTTTCTTTATAAAAGATAAGAGCCTGTCGTGATTGATAGACTCTTATCTTTTTTTATATGGTTTCTAACTTACCAACGCAACTGCACCAGCAGATATTTCCTCCTTCGGTTTCAATCAGCCAATAGGTATCCATAAAGTCAGCGCCAATGCCTACGAGCCTACCAGTAGTATACCCATCGGTTACTACAATTTTCTCCTTGTTTGATAAATAGTCCTCGTATATCTCCTTCAAAGGGAATGTTTCCTGTCGGGGCGACCATGTTCCTTTCACTATTGCTTCTAACTCGTGTTCAGTATATATGTGACGGATTTTGCCGTATTTATATGAAGAAAGGATTTTTCTTAATTCCGTGTTGTCTTTTTCAAAGTTTTTATAGTTTGTGCGTACATCCCCATAGGCAATATTATCAACTTGGGTGATAAACTTCAACATATCGTGCGACACAACAAACGCCTTCTCTAACAACTTGCGAAATTGTTCCAAATCGTCAATCAACAGATAGTCTTTTTTCTTAGTTTTTGGCATAGTCTTATTTTTTTTCAATATAAATCTTCTGAAAATAGTCTTTTCTTTTGTTCACTAATCTGACCTGCTTCAAATGCTATCTTTGCAGCCTCTTCTCTACTAACAAATCGACCTTTAGAGGTATAGAAGCCTTGGTCGTAAGGATTGTTAGAGGCTTCGCCTTTGAACCTATGAAGAATATCAGCGTGTCTATATCCAATTTCTATATCATATATATCGTTTTGCCAATATATCTTCGGACACTCTCTTGTTGAGACTCGCTTGATTGCTGCGCACAATATGTATTCAGTCTTCGTTTCCATTATTCTTTCTTTTTTTACCGAACATTGTTTTGAAATCGCAAATATATGAACTATTTTTCACTTAACCAAATATTTATTAAAAAAATTTAATTATATTATATGAACTACATAGACTGCATAGTGAACGAGACCATACATAGATACGTCCTGAACGAGTCGGCCACCGACCGTTTCATTGATAACCTCATATTGAAAAACCTTCCCGAAAGGGCGAAGGGACTGATAAATACACCGTTGAATGTGATAGTGAAGGAACATCCAGAGGCACTGAACGGCGTGGCGCTGAACGAGAACCCTGAAGTGATGCAGAAGTACGGCGACCTTCCGCTGAAGGACTTCATAAGGGTTTCGATAATGCAGATGTTCGACATCGGTCACGGAAAAGGACCGAAGAAGTACCTGCGTGGCATCTTCCGCATAATGCTTGACGAGATACGCTGTCTGTCGAACCCCGACCAAAACGCCGTCAACCAGTTGAAGGACGACGTGATGTATATTATGCAGGCCTCGCAGAACGGCACCGACCCTGAGGCGTCGCAGATGGACGGGAATCTGAACGGGCTGTCGCTCTCGCAGATAAACCGCACGTTTAAGGAGAAGCGCAAGGCGTTCTTCGCGAATATCCGCAACAGGCTGTCCAGTACCTTCAAGGGCAAGTCTAATGCTCCGAGGTACGAGAAGGTTGTCATAACCGACCAGAAGCAGTGTACAAAATATGCGCCTTATACCAAGTGGTGCATAACGTGGAGTCCCGCGAACTACAACATCTACACGCAGGGAGGCAGGAGGTTCTACATGTTCCTGAGGGAAGGCTACCAAAATGTCAGGTGCGAGGTCGGCGAGAACTGCCCGTTCGACGACTACGGGATGAGTATGGTGTCGGTCTTGGTCGACATGGAAGGCAACATCGCCATCATAACGACGAGGTGGAACCACGACCACGACGGCGAGATGAGTCCGCCGTCGCAGGAGCAGATAGAGATGGTCATGAACCTTATGGGCGTGAACCTGTACAGGGAATGCCCCCCGTATACAAGGGACGAACTGAAGGCGATGGGCATCACGCCGTTTGAGGACGTACCTGAACTGCTCACCCAGGGGGTCGACCCAATGGAGATATTCAGTCGGATTGGTGATTTCTACGACGGGTTCGCAAGGGTTGAACTGAACAGGAAATGGAACTACTTCACGACTGATGGGATGTTGCTCTCACCCGACCAGTGGTTTGATGCTGCTGGTAATTTTTTCGAAGGGTTCGCGGGGGTTGTACTGAACAACGGGAAATGGAACTTCCTTACGACTGATGGTCAGATATTATATAAGCCAAATGAACCCGACCAGTGGTTCGATGATGCTTATTATTTTCACGAAGGGTTTGCTTTGGTTGAAGTGAACAGGAAAGACTATTGGTTGCGTAAGGACGGGGTATTGTGTGACTATCACACGAAGCAACCAATAGGTGATATGAATGAATCCTATGATATGAAATCCGTACTGCTGAACGAGTCGGTACAGAAGTGCAAGGACTTGTGGTACAGGATAATGAGAAATAACTAACATATTTTAAATTTAATGCAAAGAAGAATCGATGAGATGATGGATGAAATAGAATCATCTGAAATAAACCTCAAGCCGTTCAAGCCCAAGAATGAACTTGAACCACACCTATGGGTTGACGGAAAGTTGGATTCAAGGGTTAGGCTTAAACTGTTGGATATTGCTGATGATTTTATTAAGACATTGAATATAAAGTGGGTGAAACCATTGGATATTGTTCTTACGGGTTCGATTGCCAATTACAACTGGTCAGAATTCTCGGATATTGATGTCCACGTTATAATGGATTATGATGAGGTATCGCCGAAAAGGGAGTTTGTTGAAAAATACTTCAAGACAAAAAGGGATGAATGGTCGGAAGCACATGATGAACTCACTATATTCGGTTATCCAGTTGAAATGTTTGTTGAGGATAGTGAAAACCCGTCAGACAGTTCGGGAGTGTATTCACTGAACAGTAACAAGTGGCTTGTAAAGCCCACCGATATGAAGGAAATGGAAAGTGACCCTGAATATGTTAAGGATGTTGCTGCAAAAATAATCACCAAGATTGAGTCTCTCTGTGACAAGATTGAAACAGAAACTGACACGGTAAAGGTTCGCAAGGCAACCGACAAGTTGGAAAAAATATACGACTACCTCAAACATGCAAGACAGAAATCACTGAAGGAAGACGGCGAGATGGGGTTTGGAAATATCCTGTGGAAGATTGTAAAGCATATGGGGTATATTGAAATGCTCTGGGACTGCTTCAATACCTCATACGACAAGTCGAACTCGCTTAACGAGGGTTGGTTGTTCGGTGCTGGTGGAATGTTCAGTCAATATAACAATATGGTGAATATTCCTAACAATAATGTCAATGCCGTTGAACAGATGATTAAGCAATACAATGACAAGATGAGGGAATATGGGGTTAAACCGAAAGGCTATAAGACAGCCAAGAACAATAACTACTTTACTACCTATTACTTCAATGACAATAGGCTTGCAAATACCATACGTCAGAGCAACTATAGTATGGAAGCAATGTATCGTCAGGCTTCGCAACCTCAGCAACAGCAACAAGCCCCAAACGGTCAGCAACAGACGGCTAATAATCAACAAGCACAGCGACCTGCAACGACTGGACAACAAGCACAGCCGACAACTGGAACTACACAACAACGACCAGTTAATACCACAGCATCGTTACGTCCGAAACAACCGTCGTCACAGCAACAGTCACCAAATATTCAACAGACTTCACAACTCCAAAAGTCCACACCAACTAGCTTGCCACATGTGACACAGCACCAGTCATTATTATATGCTGACTCCATTTTTAATGGTAAGTTGACTAGAGTTAATAAAACACCAAGTGAAGATAGTGTGTTTGAATTGAACCCCGTAGGAAGTAATAAGGCAAATGTAACGCTTAATAAAAATGCTTATAGAAAAATATTGGCCAACCCATCTTATCTTGATGGATGTAAATATCAAATAATAGGTTATAACGATGTTGTAGTCAATAAGCAAGGTGTGGCTCAAAAGGATGATAATGGTAAGTGGGTTATCACTACTCCACCTGAAATTTTATTAAAATAATTGAAATATTTTTGTATTTTTTGGAATACAATTATATTTATAAGAAAAAATAATGATATATAATTAAGACATTATGGCTGATTATTCTAACGAAATATCGAGAATGCAATTCTTGATGGGTTTTAACAACAATATCAACGAGAGCAAGGATAATTCCTCGGCAATCGAATATTCGATGGAAGGCGCTGACGGTAAGACCTATGGTATCATAAAGGAAGGTACTAAGTATTATATAAAGGTCGCTCCGAAGAAAAACAGTGCAGTATTGCTTGAAGACTATGACTACATCGGTGGTATCAACGAGAAGAAGAAATATGAATATTCTTCGTACAACATGGCATCAAAGCAGTTTGACCTCAAACTTATGTCAATCAACGAGGCTTGCCACGCAAACAAGCCAGTGGTTCAGCCGACCGAAAGCGCTGAATGGCAGGTTAAGGAAACAAAGGAAATGCGCAAGGAACTTGACCGTTTCAACCAAATCTGTGAGAATGTAAACAACCTTCTCAGCGAGAACAACGCATTCTTCCTTGACAGACCAACCGCTTGCGGAAAGAACGCACCACAGGGCAAGGATTCTTCAAACCCGTTTTCAATGGTTCTCACCAATGCCGACATGGAATTTGACGGCAAGAAGGTAACTGACCCAGCAAAGGCTGACAAGACCTATGACAAGAAGGCTGAGGCTGAAGAAGACTACAAGGGTACAAAGCATACCGACCCCAAGACCGCCGACGATACTTTCTCGGAAAAGGGAAAGAAGATAAACGAAGGAAGAACATTCCGTCTGACTGAAGAACAGGTTCTCGCATGGAGCAAGTCGAAGGACTTCATTGATATGAGCAAGGGTACAAAGAAGGGTTCGACCAAGCCTTACGAATACATTGAGGAGCCAATCAACGAGGAAACCCAGATGGCCGAGTTCGGCGAGACTGACGTTAAGCCGTTGCCAGCAGGTATCGGTGATGCTGACGGAAAGGGTGAGCCTTTTAACGATGAGGTTAATGAATCGGATGAAGATAACACGATTGAAATCATTATCAACGCTGACGGTGATGACGATATTCTCTGTGATGATGAAGGTTGTATTGATTTGGGTGACGAAGAGGTTGAAGTAGAGGATGACGATGAGGAAGATGATTTTGAAGATGATGAGGAGGAAGTTATTGACCTCACCGATATTCTTGATGACGAAGAACCTGTCGAAGATGAAACCGAAGAATCTGAAATAGAACTTGACTTTGACGATGAAGAGTCTGACGAAGACGAAGACTTGGATGACGAAGAAGATGACTTTGATTTTGAGGACGAAGAGGAAGAAGAAATCGACCTTGATGATGAGGAAGATGATTTTGACGACGAAGAAGATTTTGAAGAAGATGATGATGAAGAACGTCTTGATGAATCAAACGACCCACAATACTTCGGTGAACACCCAGCATACGGCAAGGAACCAATGGAATACGGCAACTATGAAGAACCGAGTGGTCGTAAGGACTGGAATGACGAATCAGCAAAGGGACGCAAGAGATTTGGGTTGAAGAAGGGTTCAAACTTCCCATACACCAACAAGTCGGTTTCTGATGCTGTAAGCGAAGCAATGTCGCGTGTGTTAAAAAAAAAATAAATGAACGTAAGGTATTAAGAGTACCTCATACTGAACCCGCCCTGGATATGGCTGACCAGGGCGGGGCAGACTTCGGTCAGATGCCCCCTATGCCGCCTATGGATATGAATGGCGGTATGCCCCCAATGGGCAATAACATGATGCCACCTGCTGACGATGGTGAAAATTACGAGGCTGATATGAACATTGATGTTGAAGCCGATGAAAACACCGAGCCTGAAAAATACATACAGCAGGTTACTGGCAAACTCAGCCAATCCTTAAGAAAATACAACGAATCACTACCACAGCCAGATGCTGACCTCAACAAGTATGTTGCTGGAATGATAAACGCACAGGCACTTAAGGGTCTTTCAAAGGAAGATGCTGATGAAATAATCAAGAAGATACAGGACGATACTGCGAATCCCGAACAATCACAGGGTAACGAAGGTGGTGAAATGCCGAACGATATGCAACCGCCAATGCAAGGTGATGAAGGTGGAATGCAACCGCAGGGTAATGAACCCCCAATGATGGAAGGCCGTTTGTCTGAAAGGACTATTTCAACCTTGAAGAAAAATGACGATATAAGTGCTGAACCTAAGAAGAAAAAATCCTTCAAAACGTCACCTTATAATTCGCCTTCGTGGAAGAAATAATGCTGATTGTATAATACACAAGAAATATTTTGCCAAGTGAAAAATATATACTACTTTTGTAGTATATATTTTTTTTTTATGAAACGACAACCAAGAATTTCAAAAGAAATCAAATTAGATGATTTGAATTTCAAAAGTACCTACGGAACTTTTAACCGTAACATTCCAAATGTAATTTATATCAATGGGAAGACAAAGGTTAAACCTATCGTTGAAAAGACTGACTATTCAATGGATTCAAGGAATATAAAGAAATCCTTCACAAATTTTGTTGATAAAACCGTGAAGGATAATGATACTTTCTTTGATGAATATATATGTACTTGCGATGTAAGCGAGAATGGTCTGGAATATGGGAAGAGAAGCAATCTGAAGTATTCGGTTTTCCTAAAGCCCAAGGAATTGAAACCGATTGAGGATTATCTTTCTGTTATCAGTAACTTTAATGCAACCGTAACTAGTTTTCTGAGTGAAGAGTTGAACGAAAGAGGCTTTGAGACTAGGTACTAGTTTTCGGTTTCCTCTTCCACCTCAGCAGTACACATGACACCATTACATTCAAAAGAGACCGTCTTTGCTGAAGGATTCAGTGGTGTCCAGTACTTAATGTGGATGAGTTCTCCGTCAACATTGCCCCACTTGCACGGCTTTATACATTTGTAGCAGTCGGTATCACCGACCAACTCGTCAATAACGTCAGGATATTCCTTGCATGTCACCTGAAAAGCCTTGTTGAGCATTCGTGCTTGCCATTTATTAACTAACTTTACAAGCCCAATCATTCGGTTGAAATTAGACAAACCAACTTTCAACCAGCCGAACTTTGTTTTCTTGATGGGTATGAGACAGTGGTCGATTTTGAACCATAGTTTAGTCCACCAACTGCCACCGTACCATACGCGGTAGCCACAAAGTATCTGGGCAAGACCCCCATCCCAAAAGGTTAAATATTCGTCACGATAGCAATTGCCACACCAGTAACCCTTTCCATTTTGTCTTACATATATGATATGATTTGGAACTGTACAACAATATACTTCGCCATCATAGTCAACCCATTCTTCGGTAAAATTCTTTATAAGTCCATGTCTTACTTTTGAAGTTTCAATCTCAACTTCTTTGTTCTTCATCCAATTTATTTCATATGATGGTTTTTTTGATATTATTTTATGTCCACTCTCTTTTATTATTGATGTTTTATGTCTATCACGTATACGTACTCTAAATGTATCTCCACATTTCAATATTAATTCACATACATCATCAGATAACTGTTTAGATGTTGTAGTTAATATGTTGCTGGTTTTCGCTTGGTGTCCATCCCCGATATATAAATATTCCAAAAACAAACGGATTGACTCTTTATCGAGTTCTTTTATGAAAGAAGGAACTTTTTTATTTTCAGCACCACGTCCACAATTATTTGTAATCCATTCTCTTAATAATGGTTGGCTAAAATATTTGAAAGAGTTTGGTTTATTAGTATGAGGAATGAAGCCCATATTACTGATTAATGATTTTGCTAGTTCTGTTTCGGTATATGGGTTATGTGCAATGTTAATTGTTGTTTTATAAGTAAATCCTTCAGCAACATAAAACCCTAAAAATTTCAAAAAGGGTTTCATTTCAATTCGTACTTCACTGTAATGGTCGATTCTTGTGTACGGTTTACTTTTCCGATTAACCTTTACAATTTTTTCAGTTGCAGGAATTACGAAAAATTCTTCAGGTGTTTTGCCGTCCCATTTTACATCCTTCTTAAATCGCTTGTCTTGCCCAAAATAAGTGTCAGGTGTTGTTAATTCAAATGGGTGACACCGTTTTTCTTGTTTTTTGAAATATGAGCCTTTGCTAACATATAAATTATGATTTGGTGTTACAAGAATATCAAGCCCTCTATTCATAAGTTTATACATTTTCCCTTCATAATGATAATGTATAATATCGGTTGGGCGATTATATTCAAGATACTCACCGTCTTTGAGTGTCGCAACTTCATCTTCCATAGTTATATCTTTTATATTTTTCCAACCATTTTTAGTTAAGATTTCAGCGGAATCCGTAAAGCATCCCCACTTTTCTTTCCCACACACACCCATTCGCGCCCACTTGTGTATGCGTTTTTCAACAGCGTTTATCGCACTATATAAATTGTCGCCGTGTTCCTTAAACCAATCGTCACCCCATTCATGCATAGTAGTTAATTTTTTTTTATGTTTATAAATATTGTTTTATAGGTTAATCAGCCGATAGATTATATTTATAGGCTATTTAGCCTATAGTTTTGTTGCTTTATCCTTATATACAGCAATTCCTCTGGTATCAGTTGGTAGTTCAATCTTGCTATTATCATTATATTCAATGATGTATTTTTGGTTTTCATTATCAATGTATATTTCAGACACACCATTTATTCCTGCCATATAATCAAAATCGGTTTGTTCAAGCGACCTAATGCGTAGTATTGTTTCAGAAGTAGAATATTCAACATTTTCTTTATCTTTGTTTTTTGTTGATTTCAGCACACACTTATAGCAACCGTCTGGTGTGACTTCAACTTCGGTTTCTTGTTCGGGATAGTAGAAGGTATTGTTTTTAAGAATATTATCAATGGTTGAGTTATATTCGGGATTGGAAGATTCTATTTCATATATTTCTTTTGTCTTATCATCCCATATGTAGCCATTCTTTTCAAGTTTGTTGAAGAAATTTTCTTTTTCACCAGGTGTTGCGTAACGATAAGATAAATGTGGCAGATACATTGTGTCAGGGTCTTCGTTATATGCAATAAAAAAATTTGTATTTTCATTGTATCTATCATATATTAAAGTGTTGTGCTCATCCCTATCGTTTTTTGCTGTAATCACATCACCATGTTTAAACAGCACTTTCTGCCACTCAACCCAATTTCTATGTTTTTCTGATGGGAATAGCATACATTCTCCATCGGGACAGTTATGGAATTTACCATTAGCCGAAAACAAACGCGAATATCTGTGATTGTCGAATGTTTCTATTGCGTTTCTTTCTCCAACAGTATCATATACGCAGTTTAGTTCAACCTCACCAAAAATTGGGCTATATAATTTGAGACCTCTCGGCGCATCCTTCAAAATTTCACCAATGTTAACATTATTCTCGTTCATAACCTATAAATTTTTCAATTAATTCAGATAGTTTTATAAATTCACCATCCTTGCTCAACAATATTGTGTTCGGACAAAGAACCTGTTTGTTCTCATCATATTCATCAAACTGAAAGTTTTCCTTAAAATATTCTATCATACCGCCACATTGGTCTAATTCTTCAAAGGTTATAACACCAAAGAACTTGAGGCATTTGTCAGTGCATTTCTCGTAATTCCAATCGTTTATCGAACCATCAGAGTTGACCGACATTGAAATATAGTCGCCATAACCTTCTTCTCCGATACAACAGAAGTCTGGGACATATCCGTCAATACTGTGAATAACTTTATTATCATATACTAATTCATAAGTTCCACTATCACACAGTTTGTCATAAAGACCAACTTCCTTGCCATTCCAATTCTGAACAACACCAGTCTTTATATCAATGTCCCAAACAACTTCTTCGTTATCCTTGTTGTATCCTGTTAGATTTTCAAGTACATCTTCTTGGTCAACACCAACCATTTCAAACTGGTCTTGGTCTTCTGACCATACTGGGATATGAAGCCTAAAAAATAATTTATTTTCTTCCATATTATTAATTTTTGAAATTATTATTTTCAGCATTTGCATTAATTAAGGATTTGAGCAACCACTTTGCCATGCTTCTCGCTGCGTTATAACAAGCGTTGTATGTCGTTTCCGTGCCATCCATACCGCTATAATATTCTGACCATTCAGTTGCGAGTTCCTTGCTTTTCATTTCAATGAGTTTGTCAATATCAATGTTTGTCATATCTTTTCCTTCTATTTTGTTTCTAAATTTATAGATATTTCAAGACTTTTGGAAACAGTTCCAAGACAATCAACCATTATAATACCGCTATCTTCATTAGTAATATCCTCTGTTTGGGTGTGACCTACAATCTGTATAACATCAGTATCTTTGTATAGGTTGTCCTGTGCAAGCGAATAAGGTCTAATCCATAACGGGGACTGTGAATAATCATCCCCATATACATCCCACAGGCTTGAGTTAGGCTCAAACATAAATGCCGTCTTGTCACGTTGCCACACAATATTGATAGCCGCTTCCATCTGCTGTGGCTTCATCTTTGCGTCTGCAACGTATTTGCTTGCCCAAGTATTGGTTATCCCTGCGTGGGTGACAATATACTTGTTTCCGATTGCATATGCGACACCATGAAAATACTGTGTATTGTCTTTGAGCAACTTGGTAATCTTTCTCGCATTATGGACTTGGTATCGGCTATACCTTTCCTGACATTCTTTCATATAGTGAAGGTCATGGTTTCCATATAGTAATATGATGTTGTCGGGGTATTTCTTTTTTAGTTCAATTATAGAATTGAAATTATCCGACATCATATTGAAGTCTATTTTACTGTCATACGGGTCAAAATAATCACCTACGAAGATGTTTGTCGCATCAGTCGTATTAACAAGGTTTTTCCAGTTTGTGCGCCCGTGTATGTCGCCGATAATATTGAATTTCTTTTCCATAAAAAAATATTTTTTATAATGATAAACCGATTCCAAGGCAAATCGCTGTGGTAAAAGTAAAAAGTATTCGCCAAAATGTATCGTTGATATCTGCACCCATCCCGCTATATGTGTTTGCAATTGCAGCCATCGTTATGTTTAACAGCATACCGAAAGAGAATATGCCCATTGATATTAATGCCGACTTAAGTGACAGGAATATCCATAACAGTGTTACCATAAATACCACGCACCCAAAGAGCATAATACCAAAATATTTGTTATATTTCGGTTGGTTATTATTTTGTTCTAAGCCTTCCATCGTAGTCCGTCAATGTTTAGTTTGGATATTACTTTCTTTAAGTTTGGAAATAACATTTCAAGGTCGTTTGAAAGTGTGTACCAGTCAACTTCGGGTATCATTTCGCCAGTTTTGTTCGACTTGAACAGCGATGTGCATTTCAGTTCGTTTGTGTCAATGTCGTTCGGAAGTTCAACTGAAAATAGGTACAAGTCCTTTTTCTTTATATATGGGAATAAACCCTCATCCTTTATTGGACTGGATGCTTCTTCCGCAAGTTCCTTTATATCAATTCCAGTTTCCTCCTTGAGTTCTCTTGCGCAAGTCTCAAAATAACCCTCACCCTCTTCGACATGACCTTTCGGGATATCAAAGTTTCCCTCCTTGAAAGGCTTCTCGTTTGGGTGGGTCATTAATATGCCCGACGGACACTTTATAATAATTCCAGCACTAATTACTTTCATGCTTTGTCGTTGTTTTCTAAGTTTATTATTTTCCCGTCAAGGTTGACATACGGTATATTGAGGTGTACATATTCCTCATCCCAATCATCGTACATCATATCCCACCATGGGTTCTTTACATATGCGTTCGCATTACTATTACTATAAAAGATAATGCGCTCGATGGTATAGACTGTTGCATCTGGTATCTCATACTTGATTGCACACTTTTCTAATTCTGTAATTATACTGTCAAAGTTCACGAACTTTCCCCACTTGTTGGTTGTAATGTTCCCAGTCTCCTTGTAGGTTATATAGTAACTTTCAATCCTGCCAGTGGCTTCCTGGCACTTCTCAATAAATTCGTATAAGAGTTCCTTTTTCATAATAGTGTAATTTTATTTCCAGTATTCCAAAATCTTCTTTGCCCTTTCAATGAAATGTTGTTCATCCTCAACCATTAGGTTGGTACAACTTCCACCGTAATTGCAATCACATATAATATAGTATAACTTGAGGGCTTTTACAAGTGTTTCGAGTGAAGGCGGTTCTGCGTCGCCTAAACACCCGTTATTCTGCTGGATTGAATTGGCGATGCACTTATCGGTAGTTTTCTCAAAGTTTTCCTTTTCAAACCGCTTTATCGCCTCGTTTTCAATCTCAATGGATGCATTAACCAAATCAATCGTCTTTTCTCGGTCTTGAATGGTCGGATAAACTAAGTCAGGCAACAGTTCCTTTATTTCCTCAAGTTCCTTCTTTGCTTGTTCACATTTCTCAATGTCAGTCATATAGTCCGACGAAATAAGGGAACCTATTGTTAAATACAATAGATTCTCCTTCTGTAGGTTTCTTAAAAATTCAATGTCCATAACGCTATTCAATCATTAAATAATCTTTCACCAAATCTTCGTTTTCTTGAGTAAACAAATTTCTTTGTTGTGGTGTATGGAATGAGAGAAAATAATAGTCGTAAAATTCTAAATTATATTCAATGCTATTACCACGCCTTGTGATGGCATATTTGTGTATTGACCCATCAACCCATTCCTCGTCCGTAACAACGCCACCAAACCTCTTGTCGTGTTCCATTATTTGACTGATTCTTGCCATTGCAATGGCTGACTTGGCTTGTTTTTCAGTCGCAAAAACATTGTAATTACATTTAAAATTACGTAAGTCACGTGTTGGTTTGATTTCGCTTATATCTGTATCAATATAATATCCATCAAATCTTGTTTCTTTATCATTTCTCCACCTATAAGGCTTCGTTTCGATTTTCTTAAACACAATATGTTCCAAGGTTGAATTTTCCTTGTCAATCTCATAGCCTTCTGGCGGTACGATTGTGATTTCCTTCCTGTTGTTAGTTTCTTCCATTGTTGCTAAAAGTTTTTAAATTAATTTTTATAATAATTTCCGATAATGTTTGCCTAGTTCATCCCATTCGTCAAAAGTAAACTTTGGTGCTTCGGGTGAATCGGGTTCAACAAAAACATATTCGGGGTTGTTATTGTTTTCTGTGTTTCTAATTTCAATGTTCCATGATTCTGTACTTTCAACAAATGTATCTCCGTCAAATATGTTGTGAACATCACAAGCATCATTCACAAGGTCGAATAGTATTTTTCCGTCTGATTTTCTTTTTAGGATGTCTAATGAAAAACTCATAGTTGTTAAATTTTTTGGTTAAACATTTTCTTCTGCATTGTATCTGTCAGCCATTTCAATATCGTCAATTTCGCCCTTGTCAATCATTTCAGCCTCCTTGCCAAGGAACTTTAGACATTTCAACTTAAAGGCTTCTGCAACAGGGTCGCCGTCAATGCGAACAACTATGCCCTCGCGTGGAACCTTGTTCTTGCACATCGGTTCGTTCTTCTCCATACCGAACTTTTCCTCAGTCTTGAGCCTTGCAAGGACATTCTCGTGCCAGTGTGTCTCCGTCGGTATATCTGGATATAAATCCTGCAATGTTCCGTGGTATAGAATGTTGATAGGTCTGATTTTTGATGCAACTTCCGAACCTTCGTTCTTTTCAATCTCATCGTAAAGTTCAAGGGTGAAATTCTTTACCTCCTCAACATCATATTCCTTTGTGATATGTTCATCATGATACTTCACCCTATATATCATAAGGTAGTTCTGTCCTTCCTTGCAACCATAGTCATACCCCTTCTGTATCATCTTCTGTGAACCGCCAGTGTATCCGACAATTTCTCCGTAGATAGTGATATTTCTTGGGATGTAGTCCTTTAGCAGATTGTAATATTCACCCCATACGTCAGTTCCGTAGTATCCGTCAGTAACATTCTCGTTGATGGTTGAGTTCTTGATAACTGACCTTGATGAATATATTACATCATACCCTTCCTTTGTGAACTGCAACCATTTGGGGAGTTTGTTGAATACCTTCTTGTATAAACCGTTCCACTTGGGCATCTTAACCTTTACATTTCCGATACACATGGAAGTCCCATGAAGTTTTATAGTAACTACCACATTATCAGTAGGTTGAAATCTATGCATATTCCTTTCAAGACCTGCGGTGTCATAATGGAACGAGAATTGTCCGTCAATCATTCGGTTGAATTTCTTCAACTTCTTGTTTCTTTTTCCCTCACCCCTGCTTCCGTGTCCATTGGAAGGCATTGGCGGAACATAAGCCTTTATGAACAACTTTCCGTCAACCTCGTCAAAGTCGGTGTCAACAAGTTTTTCAAGTTCTGCCTCGGGAATGTCTACTGGTATGAAGTTCTTTAATTCTTCAAGGGAGAATATATAACCCATTGAAACAACCCCACGGAGTTTGACCATACGAACACGCCCGTACTTGTTGAAGTAACCCTTCCTTTCGGTATCGGCGTTAAGCGACTTGTCATCATACAGCGAGTTTGCATAGAGGAATCCTCCATTAATCTGTGTTTCGTTTGAAGCATAGAACATAACGTCACCTTCCTTTACCTGGTCTTTGCGAACCACGATTGTACGTCCGTTCAGTTCTGTTGTTGCAAGAAAGTCCGAGTTCTCAATCGGTACAATCTCGCCAATGCGGACAATGGTACAGCAGTATTCTGCACTCATGTCCTTTGACTTTGTGAAAATTTCTTTTGTCATTGTTTATTCTTTTTTAATTTTTTTATATTTGAAATTTCCGCAAAAGTACCATATATTTTTGAAACCGCAAAACTTTTTTGAAAGTTTTTGATATTTATTATATAAAAAATTTAATTCATATGGAGACTGATAACAATTTGACTCAGAACATTGAAGATAATGAACTTGAACATACACCTACGAATGACCGTATACATAAGGGTATTGTGCTTATGAAGTCGGCTATCAAGAAATACGAGGAAGGTAACTTCAATATGGCGGACAACGACCGTAAGGAAGCAAACCGCAACTTCGACATTGCTATGAGGGAAATGTCAACCGAAGACGGAATGGATGATATGATGTACGGCGAGTGCCGTAATTTCGGACTGCTCTACAACGTGCTTGAGAGTAATACACATAACCTTTATCCCGACAAGGCTGACGTGTTGCAGGAATTTGTAACACTCATAAGGGGGAACAAGGTTTTGTCGGAAGAATTCAATGCCTATAATGCTTTCGTATCACCCGTGAACGTTGAAGACAACGCAAAGTATGTCAACGAGGCGATTGCCCTTGTACCACACTATTCAAAGAAGGTGTTGCGTGAAAACAACAACAAGTTCCTCAAACTTATAAGGAAGCACAACCTTAATGAGAATGTCGGTGTTGATGATGATATGGTTTCGGTATTTGAAAGCGTTGAATATGCAATGCTGAACGGCAAGGACTTGTCCAATATCAACGAATTCGCAAAGGTGGAGAAGATTCTTGAAAACTGCGTAAGGGAAAACAACCGCATTGTCGAAGAAGAAACCGACCACGAGGCAATATATGAGGAGAAGGTTGATGAACTCGCAAAGAAATATGACAAGATTATGAACGAGGACGAAAAGTCGTTGCTCAAGAAGATGTCATTGAGCGAAGCAAAGAAAACCTCACTGTTTGAAGAGACAAAGCAGTTGGCACTTGAAGCGTTGAGAACCGAAATTGACAAGTCGGATAACGACGAAAAGAAGGAATGGAATGAAATATTCGAACAGATTTCAAGCACAACATACAACCCAGATACATTCCTTGTTGACCTTTCAAAGATGATTGAAATAAAGGATAGTTTAAGTGAATAACAGGACTTTCTATATAACTGAAGAACAGCAGAGACGGTTGTTGAACGAGTCGGCTGCCGACCGTTTCATTGACAAGTTGATACTGAAAAACCTTCCCGAAAAGGCTAAGGGACTGATAAACACACCATTGAATGTGATTGCGAAGGAACACCCCGAAGCACTGAACGGTGTGGCGTTGAACGGCACACCAGAAGTGATGGAAAAATACGGCAACCTGCCGTTGAAGGACTTCATAAGGGTTTCGATAATGCAGATGTTCGACATCGGTCACGGGAAAGGCCCGAAAAAATACCTGCGTGGCATCTTCCGCATAATGCTTGACGAGATACGTTGCCTGTCAAACCCTGATATGAACCGCATTAACCAGTTGAAGGACGATGTGATGTACATCATGCAAGCGTCACAGAACGGCTCCGACCCAGAGGCAGCACAGATGGACGGTGACCTCAACGGAATGTCCTTGACACAGATAAACCAGACGTTCAAGGAGAAGCGCAAGGCGTTCTTCGCGAACATCCGCAACAAGTTGTCCAGCACCTTCAAGGGCAAGTCAAATGCACCAAGGTACGAGAAGGTCGTCATTACAAATCACGACCAGTGCGTGAAATATGCGCCTTACGTTGGGTGGTGCATAACATTTAATAGTTCAGCAAACTACGATACTTATACCCAGGGCGGTAGAAGGTTCTACCTGTTTTTAAGAGACGGGTATCAGAATGTTGAACGCAAGGCTGGCGAGAACTGTCCGTTCGATGAATACGGAATGAGCATGGTATCCGTTCTGGTTGATATGGATGGAAACATTAGCATCATAACGACAAGGTGGAACCACGAGCATGACGGTGAGTTGAACAATCCGTCGCAGGAGCAGATAGAGATGGTGATGAACCTTATGGGCGTAAACTTGTATAAGGAGTGTCCCCCGTATACAAGGGACGAATTAAAGGCGATGGGCATTATACCTTTTGAGGACGTACCCGAACTGCTTGCCCAGGGGGTTGAACCTAAGGAGATATTTGGTGCTGTTAGCGATTTAGGATATGGCTTTACGAAGGTTTACCTTAATCGTAAATATAACCTTATCAATAAGGAAGGCCAATTGGTATCACCACAATGGTTTGATTATGTATGGTATTTTAGTAATGGTTTTGCAATTGTTGAACTGAATGGCAAACGGAACTTCATCAATACTGAAGGACAACTTTTATCATCCCAGTGGTTTGTTGGTGCAAGTAATTTTTCTGAAGGTTTTGCTAGGGTTGAACTGAATGGTAAATGGAACTTTATCAACACGGAAGGTCAAGTCCTATATAAACCTAACGAACCAGACCAGTGGTTTGATAGTGTAGGTGGTTTTTTTAACGTTTTTGCTACTGTTCAACTGAATGGTAAATATTATGTTTTACGTTCAGATGGTGTTCTATGCGACTATAATACTTATCAACCCGTCCCTGAACTGAACGAGGGTAAATCAAATAAACGCGCATTCTACATACCAGAAACAAGATTGAATGAATTTTCGGAGAATATGCTGACCGAATCGTTCATTATCCCCAAGCACGAGCAGGTGAGGGTTGTAAGGGAATACCTTGACAAGAACTTCCTGCGTAGCGAAAGCGATGACATTGACGAGAATGGTTACCCCTGCAAGGTGAAGAGTGTTACATTGGTAAGTTCTAACGGTCAGCCGTTGAAGCCTATGACAATTGCGGAACTCTTTATGATGCTTGACGACAAGTTCAACCGTATCATAAGGGACAAGGACAAGAGACAGGTGTTCCTTAAACAGGTTATAACCGACTGGTATTACAAGCGTATCAGCAAGGAGGGAATATTGTCATCAAATGTAATACAAGTTAGTGGAAAAAAGAAAAAATAATTAACCTTGTTTTTATATTCATTTCAAACTATTTTTTGTTTCAAAAAATTTAATGCAATGATTTACAATTTGGAATCCATAATAGAGGAAGGAAAGTACAAGGGGCAGAAGGTTGCCGATATTATTACAGAAGACAAGAAGGCTGTATGGCAGATGATTGTCAAGGAGCACTTGCAATTCACTGATGATGTCTTGTCGGCAGTGAATATCAAGAAGAAAGTCAGTGACGTACACGTTGAATCCGTGGTTGTTGAACATAAGAGACAGAAGCCGTTAGCAAAGAAGGACACCAAGAAGGAAGCCGACGATGTGATGCGTGAACTTGAAGTTATCGAGAAAAATGTAATAAATGCCGTCACTGACGAGGAACTTGAACAGACAGAAGAAGAAACTCCGATTGAATAATGTCAAAGAAAGGGAATGTCTACTTATTATATGACATTGATAATGACTTGTATAAGATAGGTTTCACAAGAGGAACAGTCGAGAAACGCCTATCGCAGTTGCAGACAGGTAATGCTACTAAACTGGCTATAATCAGAACCTTTGAGTGTGAACACCCGTCACTGGTGGAACATCATCTACACGCGAAATTTAGCGGTAAGCAAGTCCTTAACGAGTGGTACGACCTTGAGGATGAAGATGTCTTTTCCTTTTTGGAGTATTGTGAGACAGTAAATAATTCATTGGAAAGTGTTTCGGAAAATCCGTTCTTCAAGAAGCATCTTGGTCTGACTTGATTTCATCGACCTTTGATTTGAGAGACCTTGAAATCAGTTTTTTCTTTATTATGGGTGAGTAATCAAAAGAATCCTGCTGTATTCTATGCATTCCCAAATAAATCGTTTCATACTTTAGATAGGCGACAAATAACGTGTCGAAGGCATTCCTAAACGTTTCGTCCGCCATGTAACACCTGTCAAAATAGGCTTCGTACCATTCAAGACCTTCGTTTTCGTCCTTGACGTGATACAGGTTTTTACGGCGGTTAGTCTTGCCCAGTGTGAACGGGTTGCCAAATATTGTGCTGTTTGAAATGTCAAATACATTTTCACCTTCTATGTTTTCAATGTTTTTGTTAAAAATAACAATTCTTTCCATATCAATTTTACATTTTGCTACTATTTATAATAAAAATTTTGTACGATGAATAGTATATTAGAAAACTTGAAGAGATTTATTGATTCCGAAGTTCGCAGAACATTGAACGAGGAACGCGAAACCATATATGAAGTAGTCCTTAATGAAAAGAAGACAAAAACCAAAAAGAAAGATAGTTCAAAAGTTAAGCGTAGACAGGTGCTTGCTATGATGAACCAGGACAAGATTGACCTTGCAGCATTGGGGCGTAAGTTATATCCCGACATGGATGATGATACTTCACGTTCATACATAAGCAAGAAGGCTCGTGGTGAAAGAGAACTCAGTGACAGCGAAGTCAATAAACTCTATACTATTCTTCATTCAAACAAGGATAAACAAATTCGTTAGTAGTACGTATCAACATAAAAGTGTACTAAAACGGTCACCTTTCCCCAAGGATTGACCGTTTTATTTATATATTCTACTATTCTTTTGTTTCTTCAACTTTCCAAATGTGCTCATTGTCCTTGCACCAGTAGGTGGCATTCGGCTTTATCCCGTCAGTAACAAACTGATGGAGAATCTCTTCAATGTTCACAATATTCTTCATGAAGAAATCGTAGAGTTCGTCGATGTGCTTCGTTATATCGGGCGGGAATTTCGGTCCGTCGAAATCCTCAAGTGTGTCAGAATAAGCCTTGTCCATGTATCCCAATGCATATGCGACATCCTCATATAGGAAATCACCACCCCACATTGAATAGACATCAATGCCGTAAATGTCGTCGTTAATCTTCGTAAATCTCAATCTCTTGATTAGTTCAATCTGTTCTTCAGTAAATGTTAATTTAATCTTTGCCATATCAATTAGTTTTTAGATTTTCTTTTCAAAATAACACTTGTCTTGGTTGTATCTCTCTTTGGCATACTTTCAGCGACGCCAACGCTCTCGCATAGCATTATGAACGCATATAGTTGTTTTTCGGATTCGTCCCTACGTTCCAGTTCCCTGCGTTTCATTGCCATTACAACCCTAACCTTGTTGTTGTCTTCTATAAATTCCATAGCCTTGCGAGCCTTTATTTCAAGGTCATGATTGGATATGTTAGGCGACAGTTGTATTTCCTTTACCTCGGTTGTCTTACGGTTCTGCAATTTCTGTGATTTCTTCAGTTCATACATATACTTTGAATAGTCACATAGTTTTAACACTGGCGGTTTGGCTTCGGGGTTTATTTCAACTAAATCCAGTTCCATTTCCCGTGATAATCTTTTTGCTTCATTCAGCCCCATTATGCGGGTAAAATCTTCTTCACTCTTCTCGAAGTTATTCTTGCGGTATACGACTCTCGCTTCGTAGTAACCAGTAATCTCGTTGTTGATTCTTGGTTCAGTTACTTGGTTGTTTCTTTTTTCTTTTTGCATCTGTTCTCGCTGTAATATTCCAAATATTGTTCTCTAAAAATTCTATCTTGGTTTTCTAAAAGTTCTCGACCTTTTTCATAGCCGTGCAATTTGCCATAGGTCAGCATCTTCCCTCTTATTTTGTAACATTCGTCACGTTTTCGTAGTTGGACATAGTCGTAAATTGTAAGGTTCATGTCTGTGCACGTGCGGTTGATTATATCCAATACTTTTTCTCTGTCGCCATTGCCATCGAATATGCTTGTTCCGAGTATGGTTGTCATTACATTCTTACCCTTGAACTCCTCGTTTGCGCTTACAAGACATTTTTCCAATGCTTCATAGTCAAGTGTTTCCCGATTGCTTCTTGGAAACTTACAAATATACATAAGTGAAACTATCGGTTTCTCACCTACATTCAAACGTTTTCCTAACTTACGCGTATCGCCATAGTTGGTCGACTTGTTTGCTACATCCAGTTCTGGGTATTTTATACGCATCTTCGACTGTAGGCCGTTTGTCAACATATTGTTGATTGATGTACCGAGCAACACGACATCATAGTTGTCGGTCTCCCATATGGCATCCTTGTCCTTAATAAATTGAATCATATATTATTGGAAATTTTTACATTTTGATAATTTTTCGAGAAGTTTCTTTTCTTCCGAATTTATTTGTTTTGGCATCTTGTACTTTATAATTACCACGAGGTCGCCATAATTGCCTTTGGTATCAGGTAACCCCTTACCTCTAAGAATCAATCTCTTGCCATCAAACGTACCCTGTGGAATTGTTATGTTGTACTTCTTGTTTCCAACACCAATTATCTCACAACTGCCACCCATAAGGCATTGTGGTATTGAAACTTCCTTTGTTATTTCAATGTCGTATGGATTTCTGTCAGACATATTCATTCCGTTTTCTGGAACAATCTTGAAAATAACATAAAGGTCACCGTTTATACCATCGTTGACGCAATGCCCCATACCTTCCATTGTAATGTATGCACCGTTGATGACACCTTGTGGTATGTTTATGGTAATTGATTCGTTTTCAACACTAAGACCTGTTCCGTTACAGGAAGGACATGGGTTGACAATAATCTCGCCAGTACCACCACACTTGTCGCATACGGTGGTTTGTTGTATTACAGTAAAACCATTTCGTCTTGTTTCAGTAAAGTGACCACGTCCGCCACATTTTGGACAAGTTTCCTTGTGTCCGTGTTCTGATAAACCCGTTCCGTGACATTTGCTACACGGCTTACGTCTTCTATAACCAAATGTCTTTTCGGCCTGGCTATATGCTTCATTAATAGTTATTTCGAGTGTTATCTTGATGTTTTCGCCTCTTTGGATTGTGCGTCTTCTACCGCCAAAGCCGTTAAAATCATCATCACCGAAACTGAAGCCATGCATATTCGCAAAGTATCTGAACATATCGTCCATATTCATATTGTCGAACTGCATATTGCCGTCAACAGTACCAAACTGGTCATATTGCTGGCGTTTGGCCTTGTCTGACAATACACTATATGCTTCGGATATTTCCTTGAACTTTTCCTCTGCTTCCTTCTTTTCGGCTTCCGACTTGTTTACCAGACGGTCTGGATGAAACTGCATTGCAAGTTTCTTGTATGCCTTCTTGATGACATCTTCACTTGCATTCTTTTCAACACCTAATATTTTATAGTAATCTTTAGTCATATTTTTCTAAATATAGTAAAAATTGCCCGCAAATCCAAGACTCACGGGCGTGAAAATGTTTGTTTTTTGTTATTGCGGTTTCTGTTCTTCACCTTCTGGCATGTTACTACCTTGTGAGAAATTACCACCATTGAACATGTCGCCGAAGTTTGCACCGAACGGATTTGACGTTGGGTTGGTTTGTGGGTTTGCTTGTGAATAAGCCTTTCCACTTACAGCATACATACGTTCCTGCATTGCCTTGGTGATTTCTTCCATCTTGTCAATGTCATCGGTTTTCTTTACTTCCTTGAGTTCTTCAATCTTTTCTTCCAAGAACTTCTTATCATCATCAGTCATGACTTCGGGTTTGTCCTTGAAATCCTCAATAATCTTTTCGGCCTGGAACAATATGCTCTCGAAACTATTGAGTTTGTCGGCACGTTCATTTGCCTTAGCATCTTCCTCAGCGTGTTCTTCAGCCTCTCTCTTAATTCTTTCAACCTCCTCATCAGTAAGGCTGTTCTTGTTTTCGATGGTAATGTGCTGTTCCTTGCCAGTCGCCTTATCCTTTGCTGTTACTGTAAGGATTGAGTTAGCATCAATATCGAATGTAACTTCAATCTGTGGTATACCATGTCTTGCGGGGGCAATACCGTCAAGATTAAACTCACCAACAACCTTGTTGTCTCTTGCCATAGGTCTCATACCGTTAAGAACCTTGATGGTTACTGCGGGCTGGTTGTCCTCTGCGGTTGTGAATATCTGCGACTTTCTGCAAGGTATAGTTGTGTTGGCTTCAATAAGTGTTGTAGCAACGCCACCCATAGTTTCAATTGAATAGTTCATAGGGCATACGTCAAGCAACAATATATCTCCAGCACCCTCACCGCCGACAAGGGTGTTAGCCTGTATAGCCGCGCCTTCCGCTACTGCAAGGTCAAGGTTGGATGATTTTATGAGTTTTACTCCGAATTCCTTTGTAAGCGCTTCTTGTACCATCGGGATACGGCAAGAACCACCGACAAGCAATATACCGTCAAGGTCTGACTTTGTAAAGCCCGATGCTTCCAACGCCTTCTTTGCACATTCTATAATGCGGTCAACAAACCATTGGATAAGTTGTTCAAACTTAGCCCTTGATAAGTTACAAACCAAATGTAGTGGTGCGTTGTCCTTTGAAGTAATGTAAGGTAGGTTGATTTCGGTCATACTTGAAGATGAAAGTTCAATTTTAGCCTTTTCAGATGCTTCAATTATACGAGACATTGCCTGTGCATCACCAGAGAGGTCAATACCATTTTCTTTCTTGAATTCTGATATCACATATTCAGCAATCTTCTTATCAATATCACTACCACCAAGATAAACATCACCGTTGGTTGCTTTTATTTCAACAATATTATCGCTAATATCAGCAATGGACAAATCGCTGGTCGCGCCACCTGTGTCTACCACCATGTATTTTCCACCCTTATCCATATCAATATTAGATGAAAGGATTGCGGCTGTTGGTTCAGCAATAACCCTAAGAACATTCAACCCTGCAAGTTCACCAGCCTTCTTTGTGGCACTTCTTGCATTGTCAGAGAAAAATGCTGGAACTGTAATAACAGCGTCAGTAACCTCTTCGCCAATATAATCTTCGGCGGTTTTCTTTAATTTAGAAATAATCATTGACGATATTTCTTCTGGAGAATATTCCTTACCTTCTACCGAAACTCTCGGTTGTCCGTTGCGGTTTACCACGTCATATTGCACGTGTTTAATATCCTTTTCCGATTCAGCATAAGTTGCACCCATAAACCTCTTGATAATGTTAACGGTTTCTTTGGGATTAACAATCATCTGTCTCTTGGCTGAATTACCGACCTTGCGTTCTCCATTCTTCAACGCAACTACTGACGGGGTGGCGCTTGAACCTTCCTCGTTTACTATTACTACAGGTTTTCCTGCTTCAATTACTGCGACTTCTGATAATGTACTACCTAAGTCGATTCCAATTGCTTTACTATTTTTCATTTCGTTAAATTTTAATTTCGTTATTTTTGCATTCTATTTATCTAATTCCGTACCATTAGTATTTTACTGTCATTTTGTCAGTATTTTCTGCCAATTCCTTAACTTTATTAAGGAAGAATCCGTCTTTATGTGACACATTGATACTTCTTTCCCTAATAGTTTCGGGAATTTCGTCATAAAGTTTTTGCATTACGTCCTTTGGCATATTAGTATGTTTTGTTAAATAACTTGCAGAGGAAACTAACATATTACGCCACTCTTCACTTTCAAATGTGCGCCTTACGTCATTTTCGCAGGTCTTGATTATGTTCTTGATTTCAGTATTGACTGAAATTTCGTTTGATGGGTCGTTTATTAATAAACCGCCATTTGTTACTGGTTCAGTCTTAAGGTATGTGGTAGTATAGCCATTTGCACCCAAACCATACCTGCGTATCATTGCTGAAGCCAATTTGGTTGCTTCCATAAGGTCGCTTTGTGAACCAGCAGTTCTGTATTCTGTACCAAATACTATCTTTTCAGCCATATACCCACCCAAAGCAACACGTATCCTGTCCATAAGTGCGGTTTTTGTATCGGTTGTATTATTATCAAGATTAATCTCCCATAGCATAAAACCTTCAGTGTTTGAAGATGCTGTCCGTGAACATAACTTTTCTGGCATCTTGCCATAGAGTTTAGCATACATTACAAAGTGACCGCTTTCGTGTACGGCTGTTATTGCCTGTTCGTCATTATTCTTTTCCTTGCGGAGGTTGTCTGTGCGCAATACTTCAGTGAACTCTATACAATCCACAGGTGCGTATTTGTCGGGTTCGTCAATATAAAGTGGTTCGTTGTAAAGTTCAATTACTGTATGGTTGTTTTCATACTTGAAATTAATACGTTTCAAATCAATACCTCTATCTTCGGCATATTCAACAATCTTGGCAAACTTTGTCTTTACTATTTCGTAAGTGGAAGAAAAGACTGGCCTTGTACCTTGTGTCGGAAATACAGAATCATTGTATATAATATCAACAATGCTTTGGTCGTATGTAACCAATATGTCATAGGTGGATTTTATTGCATTTGCATACCTATCAATATCCATCTTTATTATTTTTCTGAAATCTTCAGTAGTGAATGATGGGTATGTAATCATTATGTTGCCCAAACGTGAAATTTGCTCGTTTCTGAATCTTTTTTGCAATGATGATTTTATATCTACTATGCTAATCTTCTTGGTTATCTCGTGGAACTGGTCGGGAGACATGTCGGGGTCAACATCATATGACATTGTATATGCTTCGTCAATGTTCGCAAGGACGAAAATAAGACAGTTCTTATAATTCATTGTAATACCTTTAATAGATTCTGTCACTATCTTGTAGATAATGTCAAAAATGCCTTCTATGTCCTTGTCTGTAAAGTAGGCAACAAAGTCTGAAAACGTTTCAAACCTCTTGTCAATCTTGCTTTGGTATGCAACGAATCCGTAGAGTCTTTTTAACGTGCTGACATTAAGGAAAAATTTACCCAAGTCACACCTCCAAGGTGTTGGAAGACTACACTCATCATCATAATCATATTGTTCTATTTTATTTAGTTTTTCATTCTTGTCGTCAATGTTGAAATATTCCTTTATTTCTGATATGCTTGCGGTGTCGAACGCTTTTAAACATTCCTCAGCATTAACCCATTCACCGTTAACTAACTTAATGTCACAGTTATTCATAAGTCTGTCACACCAAGTAATCAAACTACCGAAATATCTTGCATCGTAATAGGACATACGTTTCTTTAATATTCCATCATCCAGTAACTCCCAGAAGGTTTTGAGACCAGACCTGTTGTCTTTTTCCTCACCGTCCTGTGATTTTGTGGCAGCATATTGGAACTCGTCATAAACAAATACGATATTGGACTTGTCAATCGGAACTTCATTGTCGAACATTTCCTTTACCTCCCAGTTGGTATTCTCACTAATCTGGGCAAAGTTGAAATATACCATATCCTTTTCGATGTCCAGTAATTGCATAAGTCTCTTTACGAGAGATGTCTTTCCACAACCAGTCATACCGAAAAGGTTTATGACAATAGGCTTGTCTATAAGTTGCGGAAACAAATACCAGGTACGCATATTGTTTATTACCTGTTCAATGATTGGGTCTATTCCTACATATTCTTCCTTGAGAACCTTCTCGGCATTATTAAGAAGTTTCTTCTTCGCTTCAATTTCCTTTGTGTTAATTTGCATTGTTATTCCTCCATTATTGTTATTTAGTGTATTGTTCACAACAGTTGCCGATATCTTCACTCTCATTATCAAGTTCGTAAATGCTGATATAATATTCTAAATCCCAAAACAACCAAGATAAAGTTATGTAATTAAGTTTATGGCACCATTCACCATTCACCATTATTTTAGGGATATCAATCATAAGTCTCGGCAATATTTCACAAGTTCTTTCTTGTCTAAAAGTTATAGAACTGTCTCTTTTATTATTAAAATTAATTCTTTTGATAATTCGTCCTATTCCCATAATTCATTCCTCCATGTCAATGTGTTTTTGCACCTTGTTGACTGTAAGTCTAATATTGTTCTTAACGTCCATAAAAGTTCCATGTATTTCCGTTTCCTTGAAACCTTCACTGGTAAGATATGCTTTCGCAGCATCTTCGCTATCAAAGTAGCCAATCTGTCCAATTCTATATGGGACTGTGCCGAGACGCATGTTGCGTTCAAATATTAAGTAAATTTCTTCCATATGTAAATTATTTATTAAGTTCGTTAAAAATTTCACCCATCTCGTGCAACGTTAACCTGCGTCCGATTGTTATCTTTCGTCCGCAGACCTTGGTGTCGTTATCGTTTATTTCATTCGACCTGTCTTCAAGAACGACCTCGTGAAAGACTACATTTTCACCCGAATAGTAGTTGAAGCAATCCAACGGGTTCAAACAACCATGGAACCCGTGCCTGCATAATTCTGCCTCATCACAGGTATAGGTTTCCCCTTCCTTGTATTGGAAATTAAAGCAGGTCATATCAGAGTTAAAGCCTTTATAGGCGATATGACCTTGTGGTTGTCTCTTTATTCTCGTGTTATAAAATGCAAATTGGTGAATACTTGTTACCGAATCTGGGATGTTAATAGAGGTAAGGTTGTAGCAACCAGAAAACGCACCCCATTCAATTTTCGTCACCGAATCGGGAATGTTGATTGAGGTAAGGCCGCGGCAACCTCTAAATGCATCATCGCCAATTTCCGTCACAGAATCGGGGATGTAGACTGAGGTAAGACTTCTACATTCCAGAAATGCACCATTGCTAATGCTTTCAACTGAATTGCCGATTGTTACCGATGTCAATCCACTACAACCTCTAAACGCCTCATAATCAATATATGTAACAGAATTGGGGATTGTCAATGTTCCTCTCAGTCCGCTGCAACCTTTAAATGCACCCCAACCAATTTCTGTCACTGAATCAGCAATTGTAACCGATGCCAGTCCGCTGCAAAAAGAAAATGCACCATCGCCAATGCCAGTAACAGAATTGGGAATTGTCACTGATGTCAGACCGCTACAAAAAGAAAATGCACCATCGCCAATTATTCTCACACTATCAGGTATTACAACATCGGCACCATTGCCTTTGTAGTCTATAAGTTCGCCGTTTTTTATTATAAAATCTTCCATAAAAAAATAATCTTTGTTTGACAGTGCAAACATATAACATTTCTCCGAAAGTACAAAACTTTTTTTTATTTTTTCTTTTTTCTATTTTTTAATAAAAAAAACATATGATAAAAGTTTTTACTTCATTTAGTGGTTATGACAGCCAGTGCCTGGCACTTGAAAGGGCTGGTATTGAATATGACCTTGTGGGTTGGTCGGAAATTGATAGTTATGTCATTCGGGCGCACAACGCATTGTTTCCTCAATGGAAAGATAGGAAATATGGTGATATTAGAAACATCAATTGGGACAATGTCCCTGACTTTGATTTATTCACCTATAGTTCTCCATGCCAAGATTTCTCAAAGGCTGGTAAACTGGAAGGCGGTGAGAAGAATAGCGGTACGAAGTCTTCGTTGTTATGGGAATGTGAAAAGGCGATTTCAGCCAAAAAACCAAAAATATTGCTTATGGAGAACGTGCGAAATCTGACTTCCCCTAAATTTATACCATTATTCAATAATTGGTTATCGGTATTGGAATCCTGTGGGTATAAGAACTACTGGCAGATAATGAGCGCCAGGGATTATGGCGTCCCCCAAAATCGTCCAAGGGTGTATGTGGTTTCTGTTAGGAATGACTTGGTGGAAACTTATGGTGATTTTTCATTTCCAAATCCAATTGAACTAAAACAGCCGTTATCTAGTTATATTCAGACAAATGTTGATAAAAAATATTATTTATATGAGGATAATGCTGAATTTGTTATATCAAAATGTAAAAAAATCGAAGAATATCCGTCAGTACTTGGGTGGACACGTGATAGGGAAGGGAAGATTGTGAACTACCACCCAGTGGAATCTGCTAATTGTCTAACTGCAACCAAACGTGATAACACACAGAACTATATACTTGAATTGGTGGACGGTGTGCAACGTGTTAGAAAACTCACAGAATGGGAATGTTTTGCCTTGATGGGATTAACCGATACAGAAATTAAAACTATATTGGAATCAGGCGTTCCAAAAACATTTCTTCATAAAATGGCTGGAAATTCCATAGTTGTTGATGTTTTGTGCGAAGTTTTTCAGAATATCAACTATTTATACTTTAATGGCAACTAAAAAAGAGGAATATATTAAATGTGCTACCGACAAGACGCGAAAGTACTTTATAGAGACTTACTTGTCCACCTTCAATGCTGATGAACGCACTGAGGTGGCATTTAAATTGTTTCCGCGCCAACTTGTATTCTTGGATAGTCTAGTTGAGAATCCAAATACTATAGCAATCAAACATCGTCAGGCTGGTATAACAACAGTGTCGGCTGCCTGGATTACTGGCCAGATAGTCTTTGCGAACCGCAAGTCCCCCGAAACAGTGCTTTGCATAGGAAACAAACTTGATATTTCGCAACAGTTGCTTGAGAAAATTGCTGGATTCCTTGACCAGGTACCCAGATGGATGTGGGGCGCGGATTATTATTCGCCAGACCCGACAGACCCAAAGAATAGGCGGTCTATATACATAACTCGAAATAAGGCTAAACTGGAACTCTTTAATGGGTGTACGGTACACGCTAGGTCAAGTGGTGAAAATGCTGCCCGTGGTATTTCTGCCGTATCAATACTGATATTTGACGAGGCTGCTTTTATTCAGAACGGTATGACTGTTTATGCACAGGCAGTTGCTGCCACATCATCTGTTCGTAATGCAAAGATAATTATGGTTTCAACCCCTAACGGTAAAGACCATTTGTATTACAGGACATACAATAATGCATTAAAGGGCGAAAATAACTATCATCCTGTGGAATTTAAGTGGTTTCAAGACCCAAGATACAACAGAAGTCTCTACTGGTCGAAGAAGAATCCTGAAACTGGTGAGATTGAACTTGAATACGACCCTGTTATTGACAAGAGGGGTAATATAGAATATAACGAGGGCAGATGGCGTAAACTTGAAAAGGATGGTTGGATACCCAACAGCCCTTGGTATACTTCAATGTGCAAGTCATTCAATAACGATGAAATGAGAATTGCACAGGAATTGAATGTATCATTCCTTGGGTCATCGGATAACGTCATACCGCCAGAGGTTATTGAGGCACACCTTAACCAAAATGTGATTGAACTTCCTGAAGACTGGCCACTAAAAGACCCGCTTATGAACGAAACGTGGATTTGGGAAGACCCGATACCTGGTCACAGATATATATGCGCCTGTGATATAAGTTCTGGGTCTAGCGATGATAGAACTGCTATAGAGATTATTGATGTTGATGCTATAGATGAAAATGGTAGACCTTATTTCAATCAAGTCCTTGAATATTATGGTAAAAGAACTGCTGATGAAGTGGGAGAAATGATATTCCATTACGGAACAATGTATAACGATGCATTGGTTGTAGTTGAATGTATTGGCGGTTATGGTGACGGGGCAGTATTGCAACTCAAGAATATGAAATACCCCAACCTTTATTACGATGAGCCATCACTCAAGACTTATACTGCACAAACGACTTATGCAAGGTTTAAGATGAATGATACTGAGAAACTTCCAGGGTTTAGGACTAATTCATTGAGAATACAGTGTATATCAACTTTCGTTGCAATGCTTAAGGATAATTCCTTTAGAGTAAGGAGTTCAAGGATTATAAGTGAAATGGAGACTTGGATATGGAAAAGTGGACGACCAGACCATATGGACGGTTGTCACGATGATACGCTTACCTGTCTTTCTATGGGACTTTTCATATTACAATACTATATGATACGTTCAGACAAACAGAAGGCGAAGGATAAGGTTATGGTGAGTTCGTGGCGGACAAGCAGTGGCGTAACTACACCGAAACACGAGCAGGATAACGTGTCAATGCACGATATGTCAAAGAAAAATCCTCCGTTCTATACATCAAGTTACCTCAACAAACAGAAGGACTCAAACCTGATGGCTATGTTGATGTTGGGCGGATATTATAAACAATATAAAGAGAAATATAATGGTAAAAAGAGTTAGCGAAGAATATATTACTTCAATAGTACGTCAAGTTATTAACGAAAGTCTTTCGGAAGGTTTCTTTGGTGACGCATTGAATTTCAGCCGTTATGATTATACATTGTCAGTCGGTTCAAACCTTATTGATAAGTTCATTGATGACCTCAAGTCCCGTAACATTAGGTTCAAACTTGGTCGACCAATAGAAGGTGGTGGTAATTTTGTCCATTTCAAATCTGAGAAAGATTATGACCGAGCAAGTGAAATATACGATAGCGAACTGATGAATACCTACGGGCGTAGTATCGCCGAAGGTTGTAAAAAATCGAAAAAAGGACTATTTTCTAAATATATAAATTAAGTTTTAGACTATGGCATCAACTAACAGACCAACAATATACCAGCGTCTATCCAATGTGTTTGGTAACAGTACGGTAATACCAGTTGACTATAATGGAAACAACAAGCGTGTAAACCGTTATGAACTGAATAACAGTGATGTATTATTCACCACGACAAACAAGGATGAATATGAACGCAAGAAACTTGAACTGAAACAACAGCATTTACTTGCAAGGCAGTGGAAAAAGGCACAGTACGACATATCGTTTATGTCACTGGCAAGTCTCAGTAACGTACAGATGATGTACCGTGAGGCCGACCTTATGGACCAGTTTCCTGAAATCGGTACGGCACTTGATGTATTTATGGAAGAATCAACATATACACCAAACAAAGGGTTTATGGTTAACATATCTTCCAAGTCGAATCGTATCAAATCAATACTTTCGGATTTGCTTGTCAACAGGCTTTCGATTAATGTTACCCTTCCGATGATTTGCCGTAGCACCTGTAAGTACGGTAATACCTTTATGCTTTTGAATATTGATAAGGATAATGGTATTATCGGATGGCGGCAACTCCCAGTATATGAGATGCAACGGTTTGAAAACGACAATGAAAATCCTTATGCTTCGGCATTTATACCTACTAACCCAGACATTGATACAGATAAACCTGATACAACTAAATTTGTGTGGGTTGGAAAAAGTGAGTTTACCCCATATAGAAACTGGCAGATAGCACATTTCAGACTGCTCTATGATTCCATATTCTTACCATATGGCATGTCAATTTTGAACAAGGCACGTAGACACTGGCGCATGCTATCAATGATGGAGGATATGATGCTGTTATATAGACTTGAAAGGTCAGTGGAGCGTAGGGTATTCAAGGTTTATGTCGGCGCAATTGACGATGAAGACGTCCCTGCATATGTTGACGATATTGCAAACAGATTCAAGAGGACACAAGTAATTGACCCCGAAACTGGCCAGTTGGATTTGAGGAAGTGTGTACTTAACCAAGGCGATGATTTCTTTATCCCTACCCGCGACGAAAACGCATCAAGCCCTATTGAAACACTTCCAGCAGCACAGAATCTTACCGCTATGGACGATATAAAGTTTGTTCAGAATAAATTATGCACCGCATTGAGGGTTCCAAAACCGTTCCTTAACTTTGAGGAAGAGAAGGGCGAAGGAAAGAACCTTTCATTGCTTGACGTAAGGTTTACAAGAACAGTCAATATGATACAGCAGATGATACTGCTAGAACTCAACAAGGTTTGCGTTATACACCTGTATCTTTTAGGGTTCACAGATGACCTTACTAATTTCTCCCTTTCAATGAACAACCCGTCGTCACAGGCTGAGATGCTTGAGATTGAAAACATCGCCAAGAAGGTTCAGACCGCAAAGGATGCTGTTTCCGACCCAGGTGGCGGTATACCGCTTATGTCTATGACACGCGCATGGAAGGAAGTTATGGGTTGGTCTGAAAAGGAAATTGAACAAAACTGGAACGAAATGCGACTTGAAAAGGCATTGGCACAGGAACTTGCACAGACCAGTGCAATCATTAAGCGTACTGGTGTATTCGATAGTGTTGATAACATCTATGGTGAACCTGGCGCCGAATATCCTGAAGGACAACAAGGTGGCGAAGGTGGTGAGGAAGGTGGTATGCCTGGTGGTGGCGGAGGAGGCTTCGGTGGTGGCCTTGACTTCGGTGGCGACATGGGTGGTGACCTTTCTGGTGCTGAAGGTGAGATGGATATGGGTACTGCCGCAGGTGAAGATATGGGTGGTGCTCCTGATATGGGCGGTGGAATGCCCGAACCTCCTGCTGGCGGTAAAGACGGTGGTAATGAACCCCCACAACCTATGATGGAATCTAACGGACAAGTTTCATTGTTTGATAAGGCGTTTTTGGTCAATGAGGAACTTAATTCGGTGGCAAACGGTCTTAGGAAATATCTCAGCGAAACAAAAGAAAATGACAATATATTCGATAAATAATAATTAACATAAATTTTTTGAATTATGAACTGGAAGAAATGGGTTGCTGTTGGGATAGCAACAGCAATAGTTATTACGGGAATTGTTTTGCATCTCGTACAACCGACAATCAGTTTCGCATGGACTGAACTGATGTGTACAGGTACATTCATCGGCGGTGGTATCGCTGGATATTTGTTCGGCAAGAACAATCCAGTTGTTGAACCGAAAGAAGAAAAACAGATTCTGAACGACTAGAATTAAAGAAGACCACGTGCTAGAATTGGTTAATAGGTCGGTCTGCAAAACCGATTTTTAGTGGTTCAAGTCCACTCGTGGCCTCAAGTGAAACAAGAAAAGCCTGACGTTTGCCAGGCTTTTTGCGTTGTGAAAACACAACAGGGTTATTAACTGTTGTTTTAGAAAAAAAGTCTCAGGGACTATCACAAAACCACGTTTAGCCGACACTTAATGGTGTGAGAGTTTGAGACATTTGCGGAGAGGACAGGACTCGAACCTGCAAGTCCAGAGGACGGTGGTTTTCAAGACCACTGCATTACCAATTATGCTACCTCTCCAGTTAGCAAAGTAATGCTTTGGCGGAGAGAGGGAGGCTCGAACTCCCGCGCCAGATTTCTCTGGCCTATCGGTTTAGCAAACCGACCCCTTCACCAACTTGGGTATCTCTCCATTAATAAATCGTTGTTATCCCTGGAGGAATCGAACCTCCACGACCAGAACCAAAATCTGGTGCACTACCATTATGCAAAGGGACATTTTAAGCACTCTGGATGGGACTCGAACCCATAAATCTCCACCGTGAAAGGGTGGTGTCCTAACCTATTAGACGACCAGAGCAAAAAAGTGACAGATTTCTTCAAGTTTTTTAATTTTTTGTTCTAGCCAGTGTTTTAAAACTTGGTGCGTGGCCAGCACTTTACCAGTTCTGTCAAACATTCCATAAAACAGTTCACTGCCTCAACCTCTCTTTAAACATTTACAGAAGACTTATCGCTTTCTTGTTCTTGCTGGGCGCCAATCCAACAAGGAAAACTTGCTCCTATGTTCCGTGGAATAGCCTCTACCACGAGTCAAAATTTAGATTAGAAACGTCTTAGTGACCACCGACGTTTTGCGGTGTGTATGGGACACGAACCCATGACCCTCGGCGTGATAGACCGATATTCTAACCTACTGAACTAACACACCATAATAAAATCCTCATCAGGACTTGAACCTGAACTTCCTTCTTGCTTGCACACAGGATTACTTTTACGGTTGCCTCACCAACCTCTCTGTACTGATGTTATCTCGGAGCGAGGGTTTACCAGTTCCCCTTCAGTTTGGATTGTTGTGTGTTCGCCATTGTAGCCTGACCAAGAATCGAACTTGAATCTGCGGTTTAGAAAACCGTCGTTCTATCCATTGAACTATCAAGCCATATCGAGAGTTTCTTTTCACTCCCAAGCCACTATCTTCTATATTTAGAAGGTCGCGAGTACGGAGACGACCATTGGTGTTTCACCGAGGGCAAGCCCGCAAACCACTCGCTTGACCGCAAGCATCTCCCGTTTTTTTACGGGGCTTCCGTCGCAGTGACTTGAACGCATAATTCCGTTTTCTACGGAAATTCATAGAAAACATTCTTTTCCTGCTTCGCCGAGCCACAACTTCTTAGGCCACTCGCGTGACGGTCGTCCATTGGAGGGTTCTCCACAGGCGTAAATTCGGGCGAACTCAGCCCTACTCACAATATTTTTAGCCCTTCGTCCCTGATATTAAGGGTGGCGTTTGTTTTCGGTGGATTCTCTTTGTTCATCTCGGCAAGTCCATCCACCAGCAGATACCTGCAAGCCTTCCTTGTTTAGAGTCGCTACGGTTAGAGGCTGTCATATCCGTCCACGACTTGATGGTGGCTGCCACTTAACGATGTAGTGCTTTCTGTCGGCTTTCACAACCACCATTACGTGTTATTATCCGACCGCCAGCCTACGTCTACCTCACGGCAGTTGTCTGGTTTAAGTTCGTAGCGGAGGCGGGAATCGAACCCGCGAGGCACAAGGGCACGAGATTATGAGACTCGCCAGCTACCACTACTGACACTCCGCAATATCGCCGCACCGCCTCGACTCGAACGAAGACCTCATAACGCTTTTAACGTCATTGCACTACCAGTATTATGCTACAGTGCGTTTTTTTAATCAAATGGTCGGTGTTGGATTCAAACCAACTCGATGAGTTCTTAGTATCATCTTAACCGCATTACTGGCGTACCGACTGTTCAACTATTCGGCAACCGACCATTCTCCTAAGAAAGGAGTAGCATGAAAAGTAAAATTGTGTGGGAGGAGGAGGACTCGAACCTCCGAAGGTGTTACCCGCCTGATTTACAGTCAGGTGCAATTGCCACTATGCGACCCTCCCGTTAAAAAAAACAGAACCCTTTGATTTAACCCGTGCATAGTAAATTGTTTGCTGTTATAGGGTTCCATGAAAAAACAGAAGTCTGGTGATGTTCCTTTTGTGTTTAACTTAAAAAATGCAGAAAGTTTTAAAAGTTTTGCTGTAAATGACTTCCATCATTGGGGAACCCGCTAAGAACCGTTGTAAAAATAAATGTAACGGTGAGAACATCAGCCCTCAATGTTTTAGAACAGAAGCCTAGAATTTTGGATTAACAGTCCAGTCCTTAAAAAGGTTTTGCTGTAATGGCTTCCTTAAATATATTTTTTTTTTCAAATCCAATATGTCAAAGAACTTTGTCAACTTTTATTTTGTGGATTGACGACACAAAGGTAAATATAATTATTGAGACTACCAAAAAAAATTATTTTTTTTTACTTGATATTTTTCTCGTATTCTACGAGTAATTTATCAAGAAATTTTTGTCCGTCAAATCCAGCCTCCAAGAAGTTAAGAAGCATTGGGTTATACCCTGACATAAAGATATTGCCGTTTCTGTCCATTTCAGGACAAGTGATGTTACGGCTATTCAAGTTCCACCAAACAATCTTGGTTATATAACCCTTTTCTTTCCAAAGTTTTTCCAGTTCATCCTTCTTATATTTGGAACCTTCGTCAAATTCCATATCAGAAAGTATGACAAGAAATTCTGGGAGTTCATCCGTATCAAGCAAGAGTTCCATGACTTTTGCGAGGTCGGTATTGGAACAATCACCAGTTATCATCGAACCGATTTCCTTGCTATAATTGGAGGTTCTGTCACCTATTGGCCTATCATCTGTATGATGGCATATGTGTTTGTGTTTTTCATTTCCCAATTCTATGATATGCGGGTAAGATGAAAAAGTGACCACGTGGTTGTTAAGGTATGTACTGCACTTACCAAGATAGTGACCGATAGATAAAGCCTTGCCAATTGAATCGTTTCGGTCGTACATACTTCCTGATGTATCAACTATAGGCATACAACTTATTGAAATCTTTTCCATCTGGTCAAAGACAATGTCTGCATCAATCTTGCTGGCGTTCTTATAAATGTCGTATACGGTAGCCGTTGAGACATTCATCTTGGAAGTACCTTTCTTTACGCTATCAAGGTATTCGCTATATTTTGGGTTTATATCCTTGCGTGTATTAAAACACTTAGCATATTTTAACATTGCCAGTGACGGTATATGTTCAAACTCGATGTTTTCAACCTCGTTTCTTGACAAAGTGTTCTCAATGGTATTGCATTTTATGAACTTACCATATGTCTGTTTATTCATGCCCCACTTTTTTGCAATTTGTCTTGCAATTAAGAGGTTTTTTGATGCATAGCGTGGCATCCACTTCTTAATGAGTTCGTTTCCTTTTTCAATTTCAGACTTGAGGAACGAAAGAACTTCATCGGTTAGTCCGAATATAGCCAAAACATCGTCTGCGCGTCCTGATTTAACAATGCCCTCAATGTTGCACTGAGCAAGTTTCATAAGTCTTCTACCAAGGTCGCGTCTTCCTAAACCATAACGCGGGTCACGAATGAACCTTGCGAAGATTTTATCCTTTTCGGTTGTACCAATAAGGTCTTCGGTTACTTCACCCAAGTGATTCTGATAATATTCAGACAAAAACAACAAGTTTATAAGGTTATTGTTGTTTGATACTTTGGTGTATGCAATGTCACCATTTTCAGTAGTCTTCACGTTAGCAAATGCTTCCATAATGTTTGTCATATTTTTTCCCTTTCTAAAATTTTCTATAAGTGAACGATTTGATTAACAACGGTTCTGATGGTTCATAGTTATTGTACTCCTTTGTTGGATGCAAGTTGACAATGATATTCATACTTTTTCTTTCATAGTTATTTTTTATTGGGTGCAAAGGTAAATCATTTTTTTGTAACTGCAAAACTTTTTTTAATTTTTTTTCGAGGTTTATATGCGCCACTCTTTTTACCATTCCTCCAATCCCAAATCGTCTTATAGTTAAAGACTTGTGGAACGGTATAGATATAATACAAACAGTCCAAAATCTTCTTCTTCATCCATTCGGTGTTAGCGAATCTTGAATTAAATCCATATTCTATCACTACCACATCATTAACTGTATAAACTCTTGGTTGTGGTGATGTCGCCTTGTTTGACATGTCGCCCTTGAATCTTCCAATCCAAACTGAAAATCGGATGTCGGGTTTTCCATTGCCCTCGTGCTTGCGCCATGTCTCAACTTTGGAGGGGTGATTTGATAAACGTATCTTTATTGTGAAGGTCTTGTCACTTGAAACAACAACATCATAGAAACTGTTACCTTCTCCACCCATTTCCAGTGAATCTGCTAAAAATAACAGTAGGCTGTCATCCGTTCCGTTCTCGTTGTGTTCCTGATTTCTGTAGTGCTTGATGAATTTTAGGGCATTCCATCTTTTCTTGGCAAACCATTCAACCGTTGCCTTGTCCAATCTGTCAAAATATCGTCTATTTGCCATAGGCTGAAAAATATTTCTACTATTATAAATAGTTTTTCGGACGCCTATTGGAATAAAAAAGGGCTGGGATTTTTGCAACTCCCAACCGTCTAATTCTGAATGATGTCAACTGCTTTACTTGCTTTCGCCTCGGTTTTTATGCTTCGGACACGGCGCGTTGACTGCGCTCTCACACCATTTGGATATTAGTCCAATCTGGCTTGCGACTATTTCTTTTTTGCCTTGTTCTTGCCCTTATATACCATCTTGCATTCGTATACATTGTTGTCCGAGTCAAGGAACATGAACTTGTCGGCCAGTTGCATAACACCTAACTTTGGGGTATTGTTACCGCCGTGAGAAATATTTTCGTTAAGAAGTACCTTTGTAATTGCAGCAAGTTTTGCATCTACGGTTTCGTCTACAATCTGACGTATTTTATCATAGTCTATTGTTCCCGTATCTTCATCAAGCGCAGGTAACATTGATTTTTTCGAATTTTCCTTCTGCTGGTCGTATTCCTCAAGTTGCTCGTTGATGCGTGATATGTTATCAATGCCTGAAATATTGGCAAGTCTATTGGTAAATTCATCCATCCTTGGGTCTGAAGGTGACATTTCACACGGATTCTTCAGTATGCTTTCCAATATCGCCTTCGGTACACCACACTTGTCAAGATTCTTTGGTTTTCGACCATTCTTGATTTCTTCAAGTTCCTTGTCGGCGCTCCAACTGTCGTCATCTTTCGGTACGTATTTGCCGAATACCATCTCGTTGAGTTCTTCCACACTACCCGTTACCATCTGTGGCGCATTTCTCTTTTGTGCTGCTGTTGCTTGAACCCCACCGCTTTTCTGTAGGTCTTTATATAATGCTAAGGTTTCTGCTAATGATTTGCTGTCTGCCATAATTCTAGAATTTTTATATGTAATATAGAGGTTGAAAATTATAAAACCAACTTCTTGTCAAGTTTTTCTATGCGTTCCATAAGTGAAAGGACTTTCTTGACGCTTTCGTCCATAGTCTCAGCGTTTTGGTCTACCCACTGGCCACTCATATACTCTTTTTTCTTTGCTCTCTTTTCACGAGCCAGTTGATTTTTCCTTTCCCTTTCACGTTCCTTCTTTTGTTTCTCAATGTCGTTAAGGATTTCCTCGGTATCATCGTGAACCATATTGCCAGTTTCTTCACGCTCTTTCCATCTGCGTTCCCTGTCCTTGAGATTACGGATGTCCATTTTCTCTCTGCGTTCCTTCTCCTGCCAAGCCTTTTCCATTTCAGCCTGCTTCTGTGCTTCGGCTTCTGCTTCTTGCGCTTCAACGTCTGCCCATATGTCTTTCTCTGGTTGGGTTGGTTTCGGTCCTGTCGTTGGTTCGTCCGATGGAGTTTCCTCCTTCTTAGTATCAAAAGCCTTTGAGGTTTTTAATATATCCATTGTAATTGGTGATTTCAAAAGTTCAAGGTTTGATTTGCCAACATCGAGGCTCTTTTCCGCCGAGGTCATCTTTGGATTTGTTGCATTGTCGACCTGCGGCACTTCTGCATTTTTGAATGACACAATCTTGTGAACTGTAGCCATTGTCTTGTCACCGTTAGGGTTGAATTTTCCATACTTTGGGCTTGGTGGATGATTGAACGTCTGACCAGTTTCCTTCCATGATGAAATCCTATCGGTTCTGAAGAACTTCCAGTGGGGAACGGTTGTGGTTGTGTCGCCGTAAGGTTCAAAAGCCCTTATGACATCGTGACCATTCTTGTCCTGTCCATAAGCATATACCTCTATCACTCTTGCGCCAGTATGTTTGTCCTCACCTTTCGAGTGGTAGTTAATGATAACCCTGTGGCGATTGTCAATGGCACTTCCGATTTCAGTCGGACTTACTGTTGATTCTTCCAAGAGTTCTCTGAATATGTGTTCAAGCAATGTCATTTCTTCCTAAAGTGTAAATTGTCCCTCATAAAGTTCATCATTATATTCAGGATACGGGAAATCTACATTGTATAGACTCCTAATCATAGACTGCCTCCTTGCATAGTTGTCAGTGTTGGGGGTATCTATGTTACCATTACCAGCGTTTGAATCGATATCAGTATCGAAATTGGAATAGTATAACCCCCTCGGTTGTCTTGGGTCTGGTAGATAGAACCCGTGTCCTGGATGTCCTGTACCCTTACCTTGCCAGTCTCCGTCAGCAAGCGCATCGGGGTGGGTCGAACTATACTGGTTCGTCCTTTGGTAGTCACTACGGACTTCCATCTCGTGACGTGCGTCCATTGACCGTATTTCAAGGCAGGTCTGCATAACTCACTAAATATGATTTAGGTTCTTGCTACTGCTGAATAACCACCAACATTACCTCTTTCGGTTCTTGCCCTCATTGATGCTATTGATTCAACATACTGTCCCTCGTTAACATTTGCTGAGGTGTCAATTATATTTTCGGTGTAAGGATTTACACTGCTGTAGAGGCTTCTTGTCATCATCTGCAACCTTGCCCAGTTGTCAGTATTCGGTGTGCGTTCGTCACCGTTACCAGCATGGCTTTCGTATGCAGTATCGAAGTTCGAATAATTGAACAGTCCTGTAGGCAAAGTGCAGTCAGGCAACCAGTGCGAATGACCTGGATGTCCCGTACCTTTACCCTGCCAGTCACCGTTTGCAAGAGCATCAGGGTGGTTGGCGTTATATTGGTTGGTTCTCTGATAGTCACTGCGGATTTCCATCTCGTGACGGGCGTCCATTGACCTTATTTCCAAACAAGTGCGCATATTGTTAAAATTTTTTGTTCTTTATTTTACCTAATAAATAGTTCGGTTTATTGTTTTTTATCTGATTTTGTACCAAAAGTTCTCATACAAATTCACATCCCTCATAATTGAGAGTTTGGATTTTTTGAACCTAACGATAATCTTTCCGATTTTCTTGTATGCTATTTTCAAAGTTCTCTTCAATCTATTAATGAGATATTTCTTTGAAAAATTGTATTTTATTGCATATGGCTCGGCATATTTATCACCGTCAGAAGATGATAATATTTTCAATGCCTCTTCCGTATGTGAAATCATTTGATATAAGGCTGATTCTTTTACTATCTTGTCCACCTCGTTGGGTTGTGGGTCGGATTCTTTAAGTTGTCCATATAATCCATTGAGGTAACCATCTAGTTCATAGTCAAATGAAAGATATAACCCTGTTGCCACAGTTCGTTCTTCTAATGTTTCACCATTATACATTATACCTTCAACAAAGCGATAGAAATCATCATCTTTTCGGTCTTGAAAGTTCAACTTTGTCTTTTCCTGCTGATACAGGTATTCAACCTCGTGGAAGATAGAATCATACAAATCATTTGAAACCAAATGTCCCGAAAGGTAGCATAATGCAATATTTATAAACCTCATTCCTTTATATGAAATACTGTTTGCTGGCTTATGGGGTTTTTCTTTCTCATATTCCTCCCTACTATTGAAATAATAGTTAAAGCAACTAACTAAAATATCACCGACTTTAAATGAGAAATTCTCTTCATCTTTATCAAATCCATGCTTCTTGATGTTTGAAAATATTTCAAAACTAATATCCTCTACATCCTTGCTTATGGATAATTCTTCATTGATTATTGAATTTATGTTTTTTTTTATTACTTCTTCATTTAACATATTTCTTTTCAATTTTTCAGTTTGTTCTTCTGTTATATAAAAAGTCCTTCCTTCATTTACTGAACTCTTCACCTTGTTGGGTTTTGTGATTTTGAAACCAGACTCAGCAACATTCAACAGATTCTTGTTAATATCACTCATCTTAATCTTGGTTTCCTTTGGCGGTTTTACAATTCTATCCTTTGTATGTTCTTTTCTAAAAGAATTATTTAAACCACCCATGGCCTTTGCTTGCTTGAAACCTTTTACTGTTTCAATTGCGGTATTCAAGGTATTTCTCACCCAGTTTTCCATAGGTTCGCCACCGTTAAGAATATAGTTTACAGAATCCCTGCTACCATTGTAGTTATCAAAGAAGTTCTTTATACGTTTCATTTCATTGTAGAGGATACCACCTTCGTTGTCATTCATATTGATTATGTTGACAAGACGCTTATAACCTTCCACGGACTTGTCGCCCTTGTACTTGTCGAGGGTTTCTTTCAAATGTGCATATATGTTCTTTCCCAGTGGAAATCTTCTTCCTTTGAGTTCGCTGTTGCCGTCACCCGATTCAAACAATAAGTGTAACATGAGTGTAAATTAGTTTTTAGGGTTGATATTTCTACTATTTTCAATATCCTTATTAAGTTCGTCATAGTTGCTGAATGAAACATCATCATATATATCAACACAATCATCGGCAGAGGTTGGTCTTGAAGCATAACTGAATGAAGCATATCTTCCCCACATCTGCGGGCAAATCATATTTGCATACTGGTCGGTTGTGGACGGGTTTCCATTCTCACCTGGTTCAATATATCCATCTGGTTTTATAAACCTCTGTCCTCCATATTCGGGCGTATCGCTTGGATTCTCCGTGTTATATATAATACCGTTCAGTTGGTCTTCCGTTATTCTGAATATTCTTTTTGGCTTCATAATTTTTTCAATTATACTATTTATATTTATAAATATAGCATAGATTTGATTTTAGATGTCAAACATTCTTAACCATAACCGACTTGACTTTGATTTTGCCCTTAACAAGAGTGAATACTGGGACTTTCATCTCGCAAAGACCCGTCAGTTCCTTCCGTATATGTTCGAACTGACCGACAAGTGTCTCTTATCATACATTGATACCAACGACAAGGCTTGCTTGGTGGATGTATCTCTTTTTTCAAAGGACAAGTTTGTTTGGAATGACGCAAGGAATAATGGCTTGACTTTGGAGAATATCGGTTATACAGGTATTGATAACGGACTTATAACATATAATAAGAATGAAATATCGAACCGTCAGTTCCTTGAAATATTCGAGAACTCCACGTATTCGATTCCGCAAGACGACTACAGATTCAAGGTAAATCCAGTGGATGGTAATAACCTTATATACGATTATGATAGTGAAATTGGTACTTTGAACGGTATTGAGGTTGCAAAACTTAATGGCGGTTTCTATCAAGGGTTCTTCAGGACTGATGATGGTTGTGACTACAGGGTTTTGCCGTCAAGTCTTGAAAATGGTATAACACTGGAGTTCGTATTGTGCCGTAACGACTTTGAGGTTGATTATGATGAGTGCCGTTATACCTTGAACGACAAGTATCAGGGTAACAAGGGTATCTTCTTCTATATGGGAACCCGTGCGGAGAACAAGTGGTGGAAATACTATGATACCGATGAGAAGTTTGAAAAATCTGGCAACCATTACTTTATTGATGGATATAAGGTTGACGGGTATGAACTTGATGAAAGCACTGAAACGGATGCACAATACTTTGCATTAAGAGACAGGACTTCCTACTTTGCTGACAATTATGCTGTGGGTGATTATATTACAAGGGAATTTGACGAAAGCGAATATGACTATACCTATATAATTAATGAAGGATATTACCTTGAGGACATCACCTTTGGTAACGGCAAACCTTTCTGGACTAAGGACGGACATTTGCTTTCACAGCCAAACATTATTGAATATAAGACCGACAACAAGTACCTTATGTTTGATAGGACTAAGGAAGGTACTACTGCAAGCACTTGGGAGGAAGGAACTATAGCGATTATCACTGATATTAAGGTTGACTTGAAGGAAAATGGGTTCTTGCTATTCAACAGGACTAAGAAAGGTTATACAGCAAAGTCTGTCGGTGAGTTGTACGAGAAGGAATCTAAGCATTACAATGTTGTCAATGATATTATCAACAACGCTTTCGGTTTGCAGATAACTGATGATGGCCGAATTGGTTATAAATATATTGTCAGGGATTGTGAGGCTGAACTCAAATACAAGGTTGAGAGTGAATATTCCTTTGAAAATGTTGTTCCCTACGGAAGATGGTGTGTTATAGATTTAAGAATATTGCCTAATTCAATCCCTGGGATTGCTGGTTACCACGCATATAGGAAGGAAGGGCATAAAATGAGACTGATGTTATATGTAAACGGCAGACTTGTAATGGTTTCCCGTGAACTCCCGATGTTAGACCTTCGTATACTCAACGATATGTATGACAAGCAGGAGGCAGTTCCCTTCAATATCTCATTGGGTGGTGGTACACAGGGGTTATGTGATGTGGTATATGCAAATTTCAGGCAGTTACCTGAATATGCATTGCCACTTGAAGAAGCATTTGGCGGTAGTTTCATAGGTTATTTCAAATCCTTCAAGTTCTACAACTGTCTCCTTAACTACAATGAGATAAATGAGAACTACGAATACGAGATGAACCTTCTCCGTGGTTATGTTCCTGGATTTGACATTGACAATATTCCGATTTCGGTTGACGAGGCTAAGGAAACCCGTGAGTGTGGTAATGTAATCAAGAAGATTGCTGTTGATGCGGGCGGCTATATACTGGATACACAAAATCTTGTATATTCAAGCGATAACGATGGCAAGGTTCTTGGCGTTGAGAACGGTGAACTTGCATGGGTAAGCAAGGGTGTAGGGAAATATAGCGGATATATTCCAGCACACATATTAATTAAGACTATTCATGCGACAACCCATAATATGGGGCGTGACATCAATGTGCAGGTATTTGAAACTGTCAATCATCAGAGACGCATGGTTCTTGCTGATACTTCGGTTAATGAGAACGGTGATGTCACAATAAGCGTGAATGTCAATCCGAACGGACTTTATTATAATATAATAGGTTGATTGTAAAATGGTGAAAGTTCTAAGCAATACTAACATAGTCGGACAGAGCACAAGTCTTGTGTTCAAGACCTTCAAGGGCGATATAATTGGTCACTACACGATAAAGGACGATTCTATTGAAACCTTATACGATGGCATGACCCTTAGGGTAATGCTGACCAAACAACTTGACGATACTAACAATTATCTTTCAGTAATTGGTGCCAATGGTATAAAGATTGGTAACGAGACATTGATATATAAGTCCGAAAATGAAAAACTGACAAGCAAGCACTTGAAGAAAAACTCCGTTATTGATTTGACATATCTCGTTATTGACGGAAGGACTGGTTGGTTTATGGACGCAAACATACTTACAACCCCCGAAATATCAATAGAACCTGCCAGCATAACAATCAATTCAAGGGTGACAAACCAGGGAACTATCAGGGCTATTACAAACACAACCGAACCGAACTACACACCTACTGGTACGGTGACGATACAATTGTCCGCGCCAGTCAGTGGTGAGCAGGGTGATGTTGTTACTGAAGCATCAGCAGTTCCTTTTGTTGACAATAATGCAAGTCCAGAGAATTTAATTTTCAAAAAAGCGGAAAAGAAACGCATTGCCGCGATATTTAAAGGTAAGGGTGTTAAGTTTGTGCATGAAGGTACTGCGGTTACAACGACAGCCGAACCTCATACACATAGGGTTAATATGATAATTGACAATAATTAATAGAAAAATAATATATTATGCCAACATATGATTTGATAAGTAAAGTTACGATACCCAACAGCGGTGGTACTAATGTAACCTACGAAATAAAGGACGAATGGGCACGAAATGCTATAAGCGCACTTGGCGACGTGATGGAATTTATCGGTGTTCCCACTACCCCTATCAGTGACGGTTCAACCACAAACCCAATAGTTATTGACGGTGTAAGCGTTACGGCTAAGAAGGGTGATGTTGTTCTTCAGAATAACAAGGAGTTTGTCTGGGATGGAACTGCTTGGCGTGAGTTCGGTGATATTGGTACTATTTCAGCCACAGACTATACCAATGTTACAGTATATTCATCAAACACTTCGTGGGATGTTGGTAGTGGTAGCGGTGAGGTTGATATTACAGCCACTGGTGCCAATGTTCTTCCTGCCAATGCTACATTTACTACGACAGTTACACCAACCTTGAAGAAATTGTCAACGGCAACGATTACAGGCGTTACGGGCAGTACAACTACGCATGATACCCCAACCCTTAATACAACAAGTTATGCAGTTCAATCCATTGATAACTTTGGAACTGATGCAACGGTTGGTAGTGCTTCTGGGTGGAGTGCAGGTTCTTTCCCAACATTGGCTACAAGCGGAAGTGATAACAGTTCAAATGTTGCAACGGCAACTTGGAATGGTGGCCTTAGCGGTGCTTTGGATACAAACGATTCTGAAAATCTTATAATATCATATAGCAACGGTAATAATATTTCGGGTACTGTTTCAAGTGCAACACACACAACCTATTCGTTGAGTGGCGGTTCGTTGCCTTCGTTAACTGTTACAAACACAACGGTTGCTACAAAGGGCAACACTTCAACGAGGGTAATAGGTGCTCCATCAACTGGCGATACAGTTGCGTTGGGTACAAGCCTGACTGCTGGTTCTTCCGTTACGGTTCCCGTTGCCGATGTAAGTGCTACAACTGTTGCTACGGGTATAAGTAATGATGCTCCTGGTTCGGGTGAGACTGGCGTGGCAACTGGTATTACAAGCGCATCTACTACGGCTTCTGGAACAGTTGCTGTTATGACAGATATTAGCCATATCACATTACCACAGATTACATCAGCTGAAAGCGGTAGCGGACATATGCACACAATTGGTCAGAGCAGTTAATATCATTAACACAATTTTTATTGAATATGGCAGATATTAATAAAATAACAATACCAGACAGCAACGGTACGCCACAGACGTATGACCTGAAGGATTCACGCATTGAGTTCAATGGCGCTTCGGGGGAGTTCTTGGCGAGTGACGGCACATGGCAGACACCCCCTGGTGGTGGAAGCACCTATACCGCAGGTGATGGAATTAATATAGATGCTAACAATGAAATTTCAACTAACAATATAATTTGGAGGACTTGGTAATGGGACTATATGTTGGAAATACAAGAGTTTCGCCAGTAATTATGGCAACACCTATTTATAGAGGAAGTTATAATATAGTAACTGATTTGGGGTTGACTACTGACTCTTCACAATCAGATATTATCACAGCATTAGAGAGTGAAATATCCACACCGCAATATGCAAATTATTGTTTCGTTGATATACCTTATGCCAACTATTCTGAAGTAAGCGGTTATGATGAGTTTACCACTACTGATGATTATGTAGGCTATTATGTGTTGGTTAGTGATGTCTATACATTGGTAACTGCTGACAATAAAGATTCATTGAATATCACAGCTGGTACTACCGTTGCATATTCAGTATCATATACAAGTTATTTTGAGAAGATACAGAGATATAGATACAACGGCAATAGTTGGGAATATGAATATGATGTAGATTTTAGTGGTTATGCCACTGTCAATGCCGACAATTTCACTGATGCTGGAACAACATTTTTAAGTGGACTTGGAATGCCTGATTGGACACATTATGATATTGTATCAGTTTTAGCTTCTGGTTCAAAATATACAGCACCTGCAAATGGCTGGTTCTTTGCATTTGGAAGAACATCCGCATTATCTGGGGCAAATATTAATATGTTTTATAGTGATAATTCCGTTTTTAACGCAAGAACTATTTCTTGGACTTATACAATTTCTTTTGTAGGGGTATATTTACCAGTTAAGACTGGTGATGAAATTCAAATAAACTATAGTGCATCTATTACATTTACAACATCGGGAGATGGAATTGTTTTCATTTATGCCGAAGGCAATCCAACACCGCCGCAACCATAACTAATGTTCCATAATAACTAATTAAATAAATTTGATACGATTATGTTAAAGATATACCAAAACGGCTTATTGAAGATAGTTAAAGATGAATGGACAGAAACCGATGCCAAGTTCATCAAGAATGTTGAGATAGTGGAAGACAGCGAGCATACTATTGATGATTTCATTGTATGTGGTACTGAATATCTTTTAAAGACTGATGAACGTGCGATAGAATTTTATAAGAACTACACACGACAGATAAGGAACAGTTATCTTGAACAGTATGTTGATTCGGTTGTATCAAACCCATTGAGGTGGGCTGATATGACGGATGAACAGAAACAGCCATATATTGACTACAGAAGATACTTGTTGGACTTTACAGAACAAGATGGCTGGTGGTATATGATGCCAGTTACGCTGGAGGAGTGGAAAAATACTATTGAATAGACTATATTTATAACGCAAACTAAATTTTTGAATATTATGGCTGTAAGATATGCTGTTGCAACGGGCAATTGGAATACTGAATCAACTTGGAATAATGGAACTACCCTTGGTATCCCCACAAGTGGTGACGAGGTGTATTTGAACGGCTTTAATGTTACCGTAAGTACGACCAACATAACCTGCGGGACAATCCGTAACGACCTGTTTGCTGATACTGGGAATAGTGGGGGAAAATTGATAGTTTCTTCTTCAAGTAACACAACAATATCATCAAACCTTATTGCTGAGAATACAATTGTAACATTGGATAACAACATTACCCTAACGGTTAATGGTGATATAACTTGCTTGCATTCGTCAGGTACTGCGGCAATTGCAAGGAGTGGGTCTGCAACAATAGTAATCAACGGCAACGTAACCTCTAACGGCGGGTATCTGTATTCTGCAACTGGTAACGATTCAACCTCAATAACTATCAACGGCAATATAACGATTAGTGGCGGTACATTATTGTCCTATGCTACGGCACCTACGGTGTTGTTAAATAATGGAACGATAACATTGAACAGTGCGAACATAATAAACATAAGTGCCATCATAAATATTAATAGTTCTGTTCTTCCCCAGTCGGCAATTTCAAGGATGCAGAATGCCTTGACGGTTGATATTTTCCAGCAGATACTTGATGCACATTTGAATAATTAGCAAAAATACATAAAATTATGATTATCTTCAATTTGATAAAGGACAAGAGACCGAACGGCAAGGTTGCGAAGTTCTATAATAATTATGAGAAGTTGAACTGGTTCGGAAAGATGATATGGCATATTGCATTTGTCAACTGGATTCCTATGGTGGCATCATTGGGTTTCCTGTTGTTGGTAGGAATATTGTGGAACTTTGTTGAATGTGGAACATTGTTCTATATTGCCCTTGGTATTGTGGGCGTTGTATTTCTCCCGTGGATTATATATGGACTTGTTTCAATCATCAAGGAATGCAACGATGACGGAAGGACTTTGTAATTTAGAAACTGAATTATGCAACTGACGACTGTTTTCATATTGATGCTATTGTTTGTTGTCGCCGATGCGATGCAGGATGGGATTACTCACGACTTTGAGGGAACTGTGTTCAGAAACCTAAATCCAAAGTTCTTTAACCCTGACGTTTCGTGGGTGAACAAATATAAGGATGACAATCCACTGGAAGGGGAAAAGTTCTTTGGTAGCACAACCTTCCTTGTGTGGCTTACCGATTTTTGGCATCTGTTGAAGTTTATAAAGATGAACTGTGTGTGGATAGCATTATCCGTTGCAAGCGGTACTTGGTGGCTGTACTTTGTCGGTATGACATTTCACGGGGTGGTATTTGAAGTCGCATATAGACTTATAAGAAGGAAAAAGAAATAGAAACCTATGTTAACCCCAATGCCGTTAAGTACTTTTCTTGCTGTGTTGTTCGTCGCAATAATTGGCGTTGTCGCGATTGAGGAATATTTCAAGGACAATGATGATAACAAGGGTGGGCAATGTGCCTAGTTCTTGTTTTTGCACTATTTTTAGTAGTGGTGAAAATGATGTGAAAATATAAGTGAAAATATTATCTTTCAATATGTTAACAGAAGAAATTGTTAAAGAAAAAATCAATAAAAGGATTAACAAGGAATTAATAAACACTAAAAATTCCCAAAGGAAATATATTGAAATGAGTTCTATTGCATCAAATAATGGAAAGTCTCCTGAAGAAAGAAAAATAGCCATGGCAATGCGATTTTCAAGTCCGTTTGAACTTTATAATATTATCAATGAATTGGATAAGCAACTTATTGAAGAATTTTCATCATTAGCCGAGGTTAATTCTATTGTGAAGAAATCACCGCTATACAAGATGATAATGTTGAGCGAGGAAGCAATCGCTTTGTTGAATAGTCCGAACGGCGAAAAATATGTAACGCCATATATAGAATACGGGTTTACGAAGGAGAAAATGATAAAACGAATCAGGGGTGCATTAAAGATTGCATATAACAAGTTAGGGAAGATAATTGTTAAGTACAAGCAGGATTTTCTTATGGAATCAACGGCACGTAATATTTATTCGCCAATACATTATCTATTTGATTAAAATTTCAAATTTCCCAACTATTTATTTAATAAAAAAATATTTTGACAAATGGTTAACGGTATAACATACTTTAGGCTTGTATCGAACTACTATGAGGGCGATACTACGAAGAGGTCGGGTCTTGAAGGGTGTGACATTGACAGGAACTTCTATTTTATTGAAGGAAAGACAATAAAGGAGGTTTTTGTTTCCGAGGACAGACGTGACCTGGTGATAAAACTTATGGACGGCACTGAAATAGTTGCCGAAAACGCATTCGGTTCAATATCTGACAACTTCTCATTCGATTTCGATGAGGAAACTGGTACTTTGACAATAAAGTATCTTGGCGAAATTCTTGATGAACTTACTGGCTTTGTAAGCCGAGGCATAATGGAGGAATATGTTTCCGAAAGCAACAGTATCTACACTGACAATACACTTGTAGGCAACGGCAATATGAGAATGCCTCTTGGTATTCATCCGATGCACCGCACTGGTCTTTATCGTGCTGTTGACAGGTTTATAGATTCGCGTATAGGTGAAACATTGCCTTCCCCATCGGAAATCGGTGTAGGAGACAGGTTCCTGACCAACGAGGAATTCTCGACCTTCGGCATACTCTACAATTTTGACGGAGTAAAGAGATTGAAGGAACGTCTTGCAGAAGCGAATTCGCCTTGGAGGATTCCGACAAAGGAAGATTGGGATGATATGCTGAATGCAATTGAACCAGACCCAGAATATGCAAATCACGATTCTTATTCGTGCAACAGGTACTTTGGGCAGATGGCTGGTGCAATATTGAGGCAGAACGGAATGTGGACGCTTGTGAATCCAGTTCCGAACATTCCAGTTGAACAGAATGTAAACAGTAACGATGAAGATGAGGATGGTATCGGCGGTGACTACAGCAACAGTCCGTATTGCCCTTCACCAATAAGCGACAACCCCGATTTCCTCTGCTTGAACGACTATGGTTTTGACGCTTTGCCGTCTGGCTATTCAAACGACTCCAAGGACTTGGTTTATTTTTACGGGGACATTTACGGCGACCCAGGCGAGGTTGTTGAACGGACTGGGTTCTGGACTTCAACTACAAGAAACGACAACAGTGCATACATCAAGCGTATTGACAATATGTCGGACAAGATATATCAGGACATTGTTGACGGGTCGGACTATTACTCAATAAGGCTTGTAAAGGATTATACCTATGACAACTATTCCGAGAGTGAGGAAATCCTTGACGAGACCTACACTACCTGCCTGATGCCTTCAAAGACCAGCGGTCATAAGGTTTGGACTTCGATGAATATTTCAATCGGCGTTGGAAAATGCAGGTGCTTCAGACCTTCAAAGTATGATGGTGTCAATGTGAGGTATTTTATTTGGGAATGGGACGGAGTTAAGTGGATGCGTAATGAACTCAGACGTGGCGAGGCTGTCTATATTGACCAGATGGATGAATATACCTATGTTTCTTTTGAACCGACTGACAGTGAGGTTCCAGAAATGGAATGGGAATGCTTCAATACAGTTGAGGAAATGCCAAAGGCAAGCGCAGTTTCTTCCGAATATGTTGCAGTTGGTAACTGCGTGTTTCAGTATCAGAAATTAAGCGGGACAGATTACCCCGAAGCAGTTGAAGTTTCAGATATTCCCGACCCGATTACTATTGATTCTCCACGATATATCAAGATATTTGTAAGTGAAGGTACTTTGTGCTATTACAAGTACTTCGAAAAGGTTCTCATTGAAGCCGATGAATATTACAAGAAGGAAACCACTACAACCTTTGACAGCGGTATCTACCTGTTGAAGAAGGTTAAGGTTGGCGACAAGTACACTATGGAACTCATACTAATCACTGGCGGTGGAACTGGAACCGACAAGACGTTCGAAGATATTCCTTCCGACTGGATGGGTAACTAATTGAAGAGACATTTGGTTCAGGCAGGAAGATTTTTCTTGCTTGAACTTTTTTAAGAAGAAACATTGAAAATAATTTGAAATACCAAAATTTGAAAAACATATGAACGGCATAACATACTACCAGACACGTTCGCCTTACAGGGGTGACTTTACCAAGAACTGTAGCCTTAATGGTTTTGAGATAGATTCCAACTTCCTCAACCTTGAGGGTAGGGATATAAGACGTATGTATACGAGGGGTTGTACCTTGTATGCTGAACTGTATAACGGCGAAACCATCAGCACGACAATTGATTCCTGCGGGGGCGGAAGTGGTAGCGGTTCGTGCGACTGTGAAAGGGAAATTAACTATCTGGAAGGTGAACGGGATGTTGTTGTAAGATATAACTATTCAATTGATGGTATTGGTAACTTTGATATATCAGTCGAATGCAGGCTTACCATAAGCGGATTAACAGATATTGGTGAAGCGTCATCGTCCCAAATAAACAATTTAACCTTCACACCACTTGGGGAGGAAGAGCCATATAATAGTTTTGAAATTAGCGGAACATATAATAATATACCAATACATATATATACAAGAGGTGCTTTGCTTACTCAGGGTATATTTAGTGATAGCCAATTTCAAACAAGAATCGGTACTTGTGATGTAATGGTAATCCGAGGTACATATAGTGGGGCTTTAAACGCAGATAAGGAAAATATATTTAGGTTTCCAATACTTGACATTGATGGAAGTGGTGAAGAATTAGTCTTTAATGAAAATAGTAGATTTACTTACTCCGACAATGATTTTGAAATAATGTCTTCAACTTCAAACTACATAATAATAGCACTATCCGACCGTATTGGGAATGTTATTAATACTTGTTATTTAATGGAAGACGGTCATTTCCAAATCAGTATTTTTTGGTTACCACAGGAGGTAGACCTTATGACCTCTATTACCTGGTCGGAATTAAAGTCACTTAGGGATAACTCGCAACTTATCCCTGGGATGCAATATAGGATAATAGATTATGACTGCACAACAGTACAGGAAGACACTGATTCTGCACATCATCCGTTCGATATTATAGTGTTTGCTGATGATGAACATACATTGAATGAGAATGCAAGGGCATGTAAAAGTGAAAGTGATTATCCATCATTAATAATTGAACGAAGTAATGGAGTGCAAGTACTTCTTAAATATAGTCAAATGTATACCTATGATGGTATAGAATATGCTTTATTAAGTGATGATGGTAGTGTCGGGTTTGCTTGTCTGTATAAATATGGTAATTTCTATTTTATAATCCAAATAGAACCCGAAGGCGCTCAATTGGTTGATTTTGAAACTTTTAAAGAACGGTTTAATACTGAATTTCCCCAAGCGCCACAGATTGTTAGTATGGATATAATTAATAGTTATTTTTCAAATTCCAACCTGAATGCATGGGAGTTAAAATACTGCTTGGACAATGATACCAATAGGTTTGGGTGGGCGGCCAAAATGAATGCAACTATAATATTTGAGAGTAAATACATGTATAATAATAATGGTTATACTATTGTATTAGGACTTAAATTTATTAAAATGGAAACTATTAATGATGAAGATTATTTTGTTTTCCAATATGATGATTCTATTGTGACTCCAATCGTACAAACACCATTTTATATTAGCGGTTCAGGTGCATATAATATTGAAAAGTTATATTATAAGACACAAAACTTATCTGATTCGCCATTTGATGAATATGGTCATTTGTTACAAGGGAAACTCTTTATTTATGATGAAACTACTACTGATAGTATGATAGATATTTTAAGTATAATTGATGCAGGTAGTTTTTTTGAGGGGAGATATATTGCGGATACCAACGAAGGTAAAGGTGTAATATATTATATGAAAGATGAGTGGAATAATGAATGCCCTTATGATTTTAAGAACATTCAGTTTAAACGGCATTATCTTACTGATGAACTTAGTGTTTTAAATGGATTTATTTCATTTGATGGGAATGTACCAGAAAACATAAGTAGTTTAAATATACCTATATCAACAAGTGCAAGTTATATTGATTTGGATAGTGAACAATACCCGTATTCTACTCATAATCCATATTATAGTACGGGTAATACCATAATAATACAATCACAATTATATTATAATTGGTCCTATTCTGAAGGTGGTAATGAATTCTCGGTTTACACTGAAAATGAAATACCTACTGCTGGTGATAAGGTATACAACCATAGTGGTACTGAAATTGGCGAAGTTAAAGGCTATACACCTGCAACATCGGTCTATAGATTTGAAGTTGATAAAAATGAATCATACTTGTATACTTTCGATATATTTGTGAATGATGTACATTATGACAAGTCCGTTTATAACAATAATATTCTTTATTGTTCCAATAATATATTAGGATTATTAAATAACGGTAATAGTTTGCCTATACTTCAAATTCTTAACAATACAGTTTTTTCAACATTCTCAGAAACAAAATATGTTGTTGGAAACAAATTTGGAGTTGCAAACAAAGACAATACATTTTCACAAGAAACTGTTGAAAATAATTTTGGTGATAACTGTATTGGAAATATTGTATTTGTTACTAGGTTTAACACTTTCGGGGATAATTTCAATAATAATGTTATAGGCCGTTCTGATGGTTTTAATAGTAATATCATAGGTAATGATTTCAGTGAAAATCTTATTATGGTAAATGAGGATAATGGAAAAACTTTTTTCCTAATGAATGTATTTGGCAATAGTGTGTATCAAAATACATTCGGGAACGATGTTTGCAATAACACATTCGGGAACAGTGTGTACCAAAATACATTCGGGAACTGTGTACGGCAACTTACTGTTTTTGATGGTGTTACTTATGTATCGGTTACTGGAGGAAGTTCGGCAAATTCGTATATTCAAAATGCTCAAATTCTCAACGGAACATGTGGGTCTGGAACTGGTACTGATGCTTATTTACCAATAGATTTTGCACCGAACTTATCTTGTACGCAAATCGCTGGACTTGATAGTAATGATGTTTTACGGATTTGGAAACCAGCGGATTTGATACCAGCACCATAAATATTTTATGTGTTAGTTTTTCGCTTTTTTGACCTGACTGAAATCTCCAATTCCTTGTTAAGTAGCATATCAAAAATTTGATGTTCACCTTCCAAATTCACGGAGGTTATGGTAATTGAAAGGATTTCTGGGTTCTTGCCGTTCATATTGTATATTTCGGTGGATTTTATAGTCCCATCGTCATTACAATGCAATAGTTCATTTGTCAGTCCTCTAAATTCTATAGTTTGCCCTTCCATTAGTCGTTCAAACTCCTTACCTCGTATATTGTAAGCAACGGGTTTCCTTCAATGGTTGAAATGAAGGTATCGTAATAGTTCTTAACCCATTCCTTGTCGCTTATATTGTAGTTCAACTCGTGGTATTCGCCGTACTTGTCAATAACCCCGTAAGTCCAGAAACTGCATGAATGTAAAACATAATCCTCCTTGCTGTCAAAGTTTACAAAATATGAAGACCTGTTAATCATATTGTCGCGCAACTTGACTTCATAGTCAGTCTTGGGTTCTCTGCCTTCAACACATAGTTCCCATACTGTTTCATATACATTCCGTCCGTAAAGGTGGTTCTTTGGCCAATCTATATCATTGAACCTTGCGGAATATGATTTACTTCCATCCTTCAATTTGAAAGGTGAACTGAATTCAGCCTCAGTGCCTTCCTTTATTAATCTGTCCTGGTAACATTTGGGGCTTCGATAAAAAGCCTGCGGGTTACTGGTGGTATAAGCATTGTGGTTTTCATCATATTCACATCCTTCGGTGAGGTAGTCGAAATATTCGGCGTCACTCATATCAGTCAATACTTGATAAAGTTTTCCGTAACGTTCAAGTTGGACTTCCGTAAGTTTCAAAACCTTTGAATCAAGGATATCCTTTATCAGGGCTACGTGATGGTTATGTAGTGACTTAGCCATATCAAATGGATATAGCATATATTTATCAACAGGATGCTCAAGATTGTATTTCTGTATAAGTTCCTCGTGGCAGTCTCCTATTACGAGGACGGTTCTCATTACGCTTCTCATAATTCACTAATAGATTTTTCCAACGTTAGTTCTGAATGGGATTTCCTTTAAATAGTGCGGTTTTTCCAATTCACTCTTTATAAAATCCGAAAAGAATTCATATAACCATGGTTCCACTGGTACACAGTTGAACAGTATTCTATTGTCAATGATACAGATTTCAGCATTTGCAGGTATTTCACCCATCTTGCACGAAAATGGCCTTACAAATACAAAGTTATGTGCGTTAGTTGTCATAGTTCAAATTAAATTTCTGCTAATTATTCAACCTTACGGTTATTGACGGGTCAACGAATGTAAATTCACTCTCATTGTATTCCATATATACACCGAAAGGTATGCTTTCTATTCCGCTGTTCTGTATGCAAATACCCTTGTTGGGTTCACAGAACATCACTACTGCGTTCTTATTGTCTTCCGTCTTGCCTCCGAGGTACGGATATGTTCTATTTTCTACGTTTGATTCCATGTCTGTTAATTGTTTTGATTGTTATTTTTCTTCTTGACGCTTAACAATATCCTGCGACATAACTATATATTCGGGCGGTTGTGGTAGTTCGTTAAAATATTTCTCAAATTCAATGCACTTGTCACACTCAAACACAACATTTTCCTTGTTGCCGTCATTCAATTCTACGCAGTATGTGTTATAATTTTTGTCAAAAGTCACTTTTATCTTCTTCATATTATTTGAAATTATTTGTTTTCGTTAATTTCATTTAAATATAAATCTCTCAATGCAATTCCAAGATATTTTGCACCGCTTTGGCCGAACCAGTATTTTTTACTGAAAAGTTGCCCTTTTCCGTCAACAAAGTTATAACCTTTGTCCTTTATGAATATCTTTCCGAACCCATTTTCAAATGGGAAACACTCATCATACCAGTTTTCGTGTCCCATATATTTTGCATCATCATTAATGTATTTACCTTCCTTGTTAATATACATCCATTTCAAATATTTTCCACCAGAACCGTCCATTACTGAGAAAATCATACATATTCCTGCATAATCATTATGGAATGCGGTTGCATCAGTAAAGAAACGTCCACCAAATGCTTTTTCTAAATTCTTGTCATAATAGTACCACATATTATATATTTTCACCAAAGAATATCCACAGGAGAAATTGTCAATATATTCAGCCTTATCAATGAAGGTTATATTTCCCTTTGTGTCAGCATATCCCCACTTAGTGTCATACCTTACTGGCGCATAATCCCCTTCTGTGAAGTCGCCGACATTGTTAGCCCATTCCTTTAACAGGAACTCACCGTTCTCATTCATAAAGTTCCAGCGGTTCTTATCGTTGCAGATAGGAATAAAACCATTAATAAATTCACCAGTCAACAACATATGGGGATATTGTGACATATCAGCCTCAGTAGTTACAGTTGCAGTATGAATATGAAAAACACCCATGCGATAGGTTGGTTCTACCATATCAGTCTCCAATATATACCAGTGCTTGCTGTTCTTATATGGAACATATTGAAAACTATGGGGTATAGTATCATATACAGCAATTATGTTGGCATCATTACCAACTACCGACCCGTAGGGCAGTGTGTTTTCTGTAACTAATATGACTTGTATCATCTGTGAGTAGTTTTCTTAAAATATAGGGATGATGGGGAAGAAAAACAATATCAAGCATCAATCTTTGAAACTAAGATATGGAAAATATATCGTTGGCTTCTGAACTTCATCAACACCATATTGTGTTATATCCATTTGTTTCAATAACGCAATCAAGACATCAACAACAATTGAGTTTCCTGCTTGCTGGTACATCGCGGTGTCTGAACAGACTATCTTGAAATCATCACGAAAGCCCATAAGTCTTAAACATTCGCGGGGCGTTAACTTTCTAAACCTCCCTGTGTGAGAGACATAGTTATCAATTCCTGCGCGGTGCATCTTATGCATTGAGTGAAGCAACGGCCTTGCAACATCAAGGTCGGTTTCGGTTGAAGTCTTGAAGTTCTTTGTACCTTCCGTCTTTATGAACTTGGTCATCTTTTCGGAAAGGTAGTATTTTTCAAGAACATCCTTGACTGGGAATACAAACTCATCAAATCTTGGATTGTTATAGTCGCCATTGTCGCGTGGAGTTATAAATTTCTGATTTTCACCTTCAATATAAAACCTGTCATCCTTGAAATCCTCAAGAAAATCATACATTCTGCATTTCAGTTCAATTGGTTTGGGGTATTGAAACTCTGTTTTCTCTTTAAATCCCAAACAATATAACCTTCTTCGGTTCTGCGGAATTCCATAATCACAACTATTCAAGATTCTAAACTTCACATCATAGCCAAATTCTTCAAATATATCGTGGATGACATTCCAAGTCCTACCATTGTCGTGAGTTAACAAACCACGGACGTTTTCAAACAGAAAGACTTTAGGCTGAGTCTTCTTGATAACTCTTGCAAACTCATAGAACAATGTACCTCTTGCATCCTCAAACCCTAACTTGTGACCGACACTTGAAAATGCCTGACAGGGAGCACCACCTACAATAAAATCAACCTTACCCTTATATTTGGTTGCATCAAAGTCCCTAATGTCAGTGAACCAATCGCCTTCGTTAATATCATAGTTTGCGAAATAACTCTTCTTGACGTTCAGTTCAATGTCGCCAGCAAAAACAATCTTGTGTTTAAGTCCCAGCCTTTGGAAAGCATGTTCTATTGCTCCAATCCCGCTGAACAACGTACCAACACGTACAATCCTTTCGGGGAACTGAAAAGGTTTTTCCTTCCAGTTAGTGTTATAGTCAATTGCAGTCTCCTTCAGTTCTTGAAATTCCAATTGTTCGGAATGTTCCCTTATGACTTTCTTTGCTTCAACTATCTTGTCGGATGTTTCACTGATGTGGTCGTCAATCTTTGTTATAATATCTTCTTTCTATTTCAAATCACCTTTTGAAAAACGTACCGCCAAACCTATTGCTTTTCCTAATAAGCAAGGAACTGCATTACCGATTTGAACCAATTGTTTGGCTTTTGTCCCCTCGAAAATAAAGTCATCGGGAAACGATTGCAATCTAGCCATTTCCCTTGCAGTCAATACACGTGGAAGTTTTGAATGAACATTCACTCCGCCGTGATTTTCCTTTATGGTACAGGACGCTTCGTTCCAAGGACATTTCTTCCAAGCATCGGAATATCCTTTATATAGGCTTTTTCCTTCGGGGCATTCTATCATTCGCTGTTGCATTTCCTCACTATGTTTGGTTGGGACGTGATTAAAACCAGGGTCTTCAGGATGATTTATCAAGTCGCCAATCGCTTCGCCAGTTGTAATATATTCATTTGGCGTTAGTATTGGTTTGGGATGATAATTCGTTGCGCCAATCCGATTTCCAATAAAAATCACTCGTTCCCTTTTCTGTGGCGTGTAATAATCAGCAGCACAAAGTGTGGTAACATTCATTTCGTAGCCAATCTCCTTGTAGTCGGAGATAATTTTCTTCTCCACTTTGCCACCAAGCATACTGCGAAGTCCTTTTACGTTTTCACATATAACAAAATCTGGTTGCAAAGTCTTGACAATTTCAAGCATTTCCTTATATAAGGAGTTACGTGGGTCGTCTGCAATACGGTTGCCCGCCATACTGAAACCTTGACAAGGAAATCCTCCAGCAATAATATTCAATTTTCGTCCATTAAGTTTTTCTTTTACCGCTTGATAAAACTTATCTTTTACATCTTGTTGTTTAATATCGCCCTCAACAAAAGGATGATTAAAGTTACGACGATAGGTCATCCCTGCCTCTTTGAACCAATCAAGCCCACAAATACCTTGCAAGCCAGCCAATTCAAGTCCTTTACTAAGTCCTCCAGCTCCGCAAAACAAATCAACAAATGTCATATCAGATTTCGGAACATTATCCCAAACTTCACTGATATCAAACCAATTAACAATATCTTTCTTTCGCATAATAGTTATATAAATTTTCCGTTTTTCAACATCAAGTTGATTCTTTTCCAGTCAACGCCATATTGGTTTCTTGGACAACCTAGGTTTGCGTCATCAATATAGATATGGGCATAAACCTTCGGTGAATCAGTCCATCGCCTTTGTGTTGGATTCTCATTAACTGCATATAGCGGGATATTCCTGTCATTGAACCATTGAACCGCATCATCCAGTACGGTTTTATCTTCATTCACTGGTGAAGGTTCGCTTCCTCGCATTGTGAGCAGTATCAGTTGGTGGCCGTTATCAGTCAAAGCCTTCAATGTCTCAACTGCACCCTCCAAATCCTGTCCAACATTTGGATAGAGGTGTTCTACGCAGGTTCCATCAAAATCAATCGCAAATATCATATTCTAACTTTTCAATTTCGTTATTCAATTTATCTATAATTTCCTTCTTGTTCGCAAAGAGTTCCGTTTCCTTGGCTGACGCACTAACCATAATGCCTTCGGAGTTGACAGCACTTATGGAATATACTGGTGTTCCGACTTCAACCTTAACTGCTTTGACCTCGCATTTGAACGGCAGAGTTGAACCGAATTCCTTTCGTCCGAACATATATGCGATGTCACCTATCTTAAACCTATTTGCAATCATATTCAGCCTCCATTAGAATATTTCGGTATATAGCCTCCATAGCGAAAGTAAGTTTGCTGACAATCTCAAATCGTTCCTTGTTAGACATGACATCATTTTTTTCTGGACTGAACAGCATTGAGACAGGATAGTTGTACTCGTCATCGTATATAACTTCAATATAAGTCATTACACGCTTTCCTTTCTGATGTATGGCATAAGGTACGGTGTAGGTTTTCTTGTTATTTTCAATTGTGAATGTCCCATATACCTCATCGTTATCGTCACAGAGATACTTGACATCAGCATTGAAGAAAAGCCTATCTTCTTCAAGTCGTATTGATTGGGAGTTGGCTGAAATAATTGTAGCCAGCATAAATGTTAATGTTAAAAATATTGCTTTCATTATCTATTAATTAAATTAAAATTCGGGTCGTTGTCAACATCATAAAGGAATCCACACATAAAGGCTGATGAAACCATTGCCCATGTCGGTTGTTCCTGTGTGTTCGCTTTCATTGCCTTGATAAACCTTTCGGTTGCATCAATGACATTTTCTTTTTTCTTGTTGTTAATTTTCATCGTATCTGTTATTTTAAAACATAAAAAATGCGTTCAAGCAAATCTATTCGTCTAATCGGGAGTATTTCAAACGGAACGGGGTGTTTGTCTTTGTTGGTTTCTAAAAAGTGTAAATCATTATTATTGAAATTATATTCAATATAGGTAACATGCACTTTCTCTTCATTTTCAATATTATATTTTGATATGTCAACCGATAATTCATTTTCCCGTGAACCAATGCGAGGCTTACCGTATTCTTTGATATATTGTATGACATATGACTTATATTTTTTCCAAATGATACGACGTAATTGGTGAATGATTTCAATTGTTTCATCTCTAAGCCATTCAAGTTTGTTTTCTTCCATATTATTTCTCCTTTCCTTTTAGTTAAACATTAAGTTTGATGTTGCAAACATAAATACTATTTTTGAAACTGCAAAATATTTATTGAAAAAATATTTCAAAACTATGCGAATGCCCAGACCAGTATATAGACTTGCGACAATTGAACAATGTCACTCGTTGCTGAACGAAACAATGCACGTCTCCACTGAAATTGACCCTCTGAAAGAAAAGGTGTGTGATTTCATAAATTCCAAGATTGTTGAACAAATTGAAAATGTTGAAGAATATGGGGAATATACTTTTGTTATCAATAATGAATGGTTTGAGAAACTGAAAATCAATCTATATTTGGAATTTGTCATGCAACAGACCTTGGACGATAGGGGCAATGCAAACTATTACAATGAAAATGGGATTGATAACAATGGAAAACTAATCTCACCTGAACTGAATGTTCAAGTACAAGTTGACAAGTTAGGAAAATATGATAAGGGCTTATTATGGACAGTTGTGACTCACGAACTGATGCACCTCTATGATGACTGCCGTTGGATTAGAAGGGGACACGATAGTCTGTGTGTGCAACCTTCAACAGTCAGTGACTACGGTTTGAAGATATTGGCGGACAATTACAATATAGGACTACTGAAAGCAATATCGTTGGGTTGTTATCTTTCACAGTTCTCGGAAGAAAATGCCTTTGTCACAATGACGGTTGAAGAATTGAGAGCAATGAATGCGAGGGATGTTAATATCAAGAAGAAGATGAGAACAACCAAGGCATTCCGCAACTATAACAAGTTCGTTATTGATATGAGATATTATCTTAACAATACAAATGATAGGGAGTTAGTATTTATCAATAACCTTTTGTTAACGAAATTCAAGGATTCTCATGTTCCGAAGATGAGTGGTAACAATTTCAATCCATCAGCATACAAGGAAAAGTTGTCTAAGTGGAGCAATGAGGTCAAGGTTCATTTTATGAGACGCTTTTGTGGTGCGGTGCAGTATTATTTGGAAGAGAGGGGACTCCGTAGATTCACTTGTTTAGGGATTCAATAAAAAAATCCCCGTCAGTTATCGGCGGGGAATTGAATGATTGTTGTTATTCCTTGTCTTTGTTGTCATCAACATCCTCAAGAATCATGTCCCGTGCCTTGCGTGGCAGTGAGAAAAAGTCCTTCGGCAAACATTCAAAGTTATTTTTCTTGAACTTTTTGAATTTTTCATCGTTCTTCCAGCAATGTTCAAAATCACATTCGTTACACCCATTGTCTGCTGGTTCAATCCATTGTGTTTCAACATTCACAGCACCATTGTCGTAATCGTAAGTAACGTTGAGTACTTTATAAAGAGCACCACCTGATTTGATATTTTCACCAATTCTCGGTATAGTTTTTAAATTTTTGGTGGTTAATAATGGGCAACGTAATGCGCCTTTTCCGTCCTTAAATTCAAAAATAATGTCTTTGCCGTTATTGTCTTTCGGATAATAGAAGATATTCATCTCCCATTTTAAGTCATCCTTAATATATTCACAACAGGAATAATTGCTTTTGCTAGTTTCTGTACACATAGTTATTCAAATTATTTAATCTCCTTATTATCCACCATAAAGCATTGTTCTTCATCAAACCCCAGCACAAGTTCATGAAAACGGGTGTTCTCACTATCATAATCACCGTCACCTGGGTTGAAAGCCTTTATGAAACAACCAACATAATATAGGCGGTATATTACATTCCCCTTGTCGTCAATCATATCATAGGAAGAATCAAAACGTTTGTTCCAATCACAATTCTTCACCTTGTATGGTATTGATGGCTCGTTGCCACGCATAATGTCATAAACGGTAAGTCGTATTTCCTTGCGTTCATTATCAACTTTCACTGTCTTGAAGTACCAGTATGGTATGTATAGTTCTGTGTTGGTCACCAAGTCAAAGACAAAGCGGTTCTTTCTTCCAACGAATTTTACTTCTGAATCTGTTATTACTTTTATATCCATAGTCAATTAATTTTTTTATCAATATAGACCACTTTCTAAAAAAAAGCAATAAATAATTGTTTCTTCGGACTATTTATAATAGAAAAAATAATAACGAAATAAAAATAATTTTTGAATATGGCAAAGCAAGTTATTAGACTTAACGAATCAGACCTTGCAAGAATGATTGGCGAGGCTGTAAAGGAACTCAAGAAAGAAGGTAAGTCCCACAAGAGAGGTGAAGATTGCAGAGGTGGAAACTGTGACGGTCACAAGACCAAGATGAAACCCTACAAGGAACCGAAGTATCGCGATTTCAATTTCGATGAAGAGGAAGACGAAGTAATAGTAAATGAAAACGTCAAAAAGAAAAACTCTCGTTTAACCGACAATATGATTTCGGAAGCAATCAGACATACAATAAAGGACTATATCCGCAAGAAATAACATTTCTTTTCTTTTTCCATAGGCAAACAAATGAACGAGTGTGGTGTCCGCGCTCGTTTTTTTTTATGCTATATATATTTGAGGACTAATCCTCTCTCTGACAACATATCTTCAACATCCCGCAGGTTATTACCGAAATGGATTACAATCCTGTATGGTTCGGGATATTCTTCATATCCGTTTATATCCTCATATGCCAATGCAACCACCCCGTCACGGCAGTCCTGCATCGTGAAACAGTTGTTATCCTGTGCAAGTACCAGGTTTATACTAGTCTTAAGTTCCTTTACATACTGATATTGACTCCTATCAGGTATTAGTATATCATTCCTTATATTACCAGCAGGGCAATCATCCCAGCCTTCAGAAAAGACATCCTCGTCATTCTCGGCAAGCAGGAAATGGTAGACATTCAAACCGTCAACATCCATACCGATATATGATATGTATACAACTTTCAAATCATTATTAGGTTCTTCCATATGAAATTCAATCTTTCTTAATTATAAATTGTGTTAATTGATATAAATCCTTGTTTGGAACTAAAACATTCACATCTTTATGCCCATAAGACTTCCGTTGATATGGGACGTATGGTTTTTGGGGATTCTTGAATACTATTTCTTTTCCTTCAACTTTATCCTTTACAAACTTTGTGAGTTTTTCTCGTTGCAGAAATAAGAAGTCGTCATATGTTTCAATCATAAGGTAGTCATTGGAAGGTTTGATTTCAAACCCGTATTTTGCAAGATTCTCCGTCTGTGGGGTTGCCGAACCAGGAAATCCTGTATTGCCCACCAGTTCAATCCATGTCATTTCATTGGAGGCATTCTTGCTGGAACGACTGACTTTTTTTATCAACTTCTTGTCAATCGAACAGACTGTATTGTTAGTGCTTATCCATATGAAGTCTGTATGACAGTTGATGTCCAGTTCCTTGGTGGTCTTAATACACTTGCCACCGATTTTTTCCTCAATCAGTCGCATGGCTTCATCCTCGTCCTTGCTACCTAACTCTAAATATTTCCCATACTTCTCCAAGTCCATTATTTGTCCTTTTCTGACTTTATTGTTTCATTAGCAATCATTTCCTTGTAGATTACCTTGTCAAACATATCCTCACTGACTGAATCTGTAAAGAGTTGATATATGCATTGTATATCCCTTGTCTGTGTAATACGGTAGATACGGTCTTCCGCCTGTTTATTTACTGCGGACGACCAGTCATAACTGTTAAACGCGAGAAAACGTGCAATCGGAAGGCTAATGCCCACACCGCTTGCAGCCACGTTGCCTATAAAAACCATTACTTTAGGGTTATTCATAAACTCATCCTGCGCCTTATCCTTTGCCTTGGTTGTCATCTTGCCGTTATAATAGACACACTTCTTTCCATAATGTTTAACAAGAATATCCATCTCTTCCTGAAATGTTGTCATAATAACAACCTTTTCGCCCGACTCAATCAGTTCGTCCACCAAGTCAATCGTATTTGATGTCATTTCCTTAGCCAAGAACTGTCTAACAAGCATACCCTCAACCAACTGACGGTATTCTTCCGAATCGTTATTACCCATCTGTTCCTGCGCTTCCTGATATTCCTTCCACAACTTGTCATAATGTGCTTTCTGCTTATCATTGAGGTCGTAACGCTTGGTAATAATCTCCTTCTTTACCATATCACCGATTTCATCGGCGGTTCGTCTTACATAAACATGCTTTATCTTTTCTCGTAGTTCGTCAAGGTTGGTAGCATCACCCATCTTCATAATGGTTCTACCGTCCCTTAATCTCATTTCCTTACCACCGCAGAATTGTTTAACATAGTAGAAGTAGTCGTTTGTTATTTCGGCATTGATAAGTTTTAGGATATGATAGAGGTTGATAGGTCTGTTGGTTAATGGAGTACCAGTTGCAAGGAAAACATATGAAGGTTTGCTTTTTTGTAGGAAGTCCGCAATAGTCTTGTAACGTATTGATGTGTTATTTGAAAGTTTATGCGCTTCGTCGATAATAACACAATCAAAATGGTTAGTAAATAATGGAGATTTCATTAGTGCTTCGTTAATTTTATCCTTGTTGCGTGACTTGACGGTCTTCTGAACCATCTCACCAGTTGACTTGGATTTAACCATTACAGGCACTTTCATTACCTCAACAACATTTCCGTCTTGGTCTTTGACTTCAACGTTTTCGTATAGGGGGTCAGTTGCTATTTCATAGAAGTTTTGGACTATATCGTAGTTGATTATAGTAAATTTCTTTATATCTCCCCATTTTGAACCATTAATAATTGTTATGTTGTCAGGACTTTCGTAAAGTTCAATCTCCTTTTGCCAATTTGACTTCAAAGATGCTGTTGTAATAACAAGAATATGCTCAACACCAGTCTCCATTGATGCAACTATTGAAGAATTCGTTTTGCCAAGACCCATACCATGGGCTAAAATACACTTCTTGTTTGCAAGCATAAACTTTACAGCTTCTTTCTGATGTTCCTTGATTTTACGTCCATGGGTTTTCTTGTCATACTTGTCAAAATCAACCTCAATGCTACTGCTGTCAACAACATTCAATGGTGATAGAAGGCTTCGCTTTGACACATACATAAGTTGAGGTTCTACAGACTGACGGTACTGAACGTAGCAGTGGTAGCAGTCGTTTATTTCGCCTATAACTTTTCCAATCTTTATCTTTGTTGGTAGGAAATCAATGAAATACTTTTCTTTTATCTTTTCAGCAAAAGCCTTTGTGATTCCAATTACCCTATTTACTTCAAATGGGACATAATCCTTGTTTTTCATTATGTAGTCAATAGCAAAATCGTCCAACAACAAGTCACCTTTCTTGTATTTGGACTTGAAGTAACGGATGAGGTTGTTTTGACCTTCATAATCCTTTACTATCGAATATGCTTTCGTTATTCGGTCTGTTGCCATTATATTACACTCATTATTTCATCACTACCTAATATGATACCACCAAAAGCCAAAGGGCTTATACGTAACAGAGTGGCAGCTACGGGATTTTTCTTTTCACAACTTACTAGCAATGAATTATTATCACTTTTATCCGTAGTATCCGTAATTATTTCCATATCCCAGTCTTCTATCCTGTATGTTGCACCGCCCCTGATAATTTCAAGGCTCTTAGTGTTAAATTCTTCTCCGTTAATCTTCACTATCATAACATATAAAATTCAAAAACTCCGCAAAGGTAGGAACTATTTTTCGAAAAACCAAATATTTATTAAAAAAATATTTTTTAATGCCAAACAACAATGCACGAGTAACCCGTAACAACCTGTTCTATTCAGAAGAGGATTTCAAACTTGAAACTGACATTGTTATGGGATATATGGAGGAGGACTTAAACCAGACGGTTGTTGTATATGAAGTTGACAGGGTTGCAACCCAAAGTGATGACATATACAAGGACAGCGTAGGTGACATACGGTTTAAGATGCCGTGTGAAATACCCTGCTTGTACGAGATTAAGGACTCGCAGATGAAGTCATATAGTTCCAAGACACAGAACGGCGCTTATTCGATAACTGGAAATCTGACGGTCTACACAATGCCGAAGATTCTTGAAAAATATGACTGTGACATCAAGAGGGGTGATTATATTGGCGTACTGGTCGAGAACGGACGTATGATATACTTTGCAGTTGTTGATGATGGCAAGGTAAATTACTATAACCAGTCATACATCGGAGCATTTAAGCCAGCATATAGGGTTATACAGGCAGCCCCAGTGACTGATGAAGAGTTTAAGGGTATTTAGTTTTTGAAGTTATGAAGCATACTAGGGATAACATAGTGAAAGTTGACCTGTCGCATTATTATGACGGGGACATCAAGCGTTTTATGAACCAAAGTGAAATACTTGAAGGCGAACCTAACTTTCCACAGCCAGTAGAATATGTCGATATTGACAAGGCGATGATAGATTTTGTCAATGAAAGAATACCGATGTATGCTGACGAAAAACTTATCCCAACTTTCACTCTGTACAGCAATCAAAGATTCTCTGAATATTCGCAGACATGGGAACATACTGATGAGGATGGTAATCTTTTGATGAATTTCAAGACGGTTACAAGAGGTACTTCGCCTAAGGCTGGCTCGTTACTAGGTGGTGCAAGGAATATTCCAGGTGATAGGAAATACACTTTGAGGATTAAGAACGTACTTGAAGACAATGGTAATGAAGCGTATGAGATTTATTCAATGAAACAACCGTTTACGATTGATATGGACTATTATGTAGCATTTGTTACTTCAAAATATGAACATTTGAACTTATTTAACACTTTAATCAATGATTTGTTCAAATCGTTGCAGTGTTATCTACAGGTCAACGGACATTGGTTTCCATTACTGCTTGATGACATAAGTGATGAAACTGAATATTCGATTGATAGTCGAAAGTTCTTCGTTCAAGCAGCCGCAATAAAGGTTAGGGCATATATCATACGGAGAGAAGACTTTGAAGTGAAGAAATACCCGAAGAAAATGAGGGTCAATCCTATTCTTGACAGGAAAAAGCCTCATATATCGTTCTTTGAAACGGAAGAACACGGAGAGGGTGCATTCAATGAACTGAACATTGATTTTGTCAGGGGGATTGACAAGGTTTCTTTTGATGTAAACTTTGATATGGATGTATGTGACATATCAACCACGAATGTTAGGGTGTTCAAGATATATGCAGATGGCGAACTTCTTAATTTGAAGGACAATCAGATGAAAATATTTGAAGGAACAACACTCAAGGTTGTGATTATACGATTCGACAAATCCCAAAAGTCAACCGTCACTTTCAAGGAACGAAATTTTTAGTCTCAAAAACGCACGTTCAAAAATTTCTATAGTCTATAAGACGTTATATATTAAAAAACATAAAAGTTTTTAATTTACTTTTATGTTTTAAAGTAGAATATTATTATAAGACGTCTTATTATATATTAGACTATATATGTCCATTGTTCAAGTTGAATGGGCTAGGTGTGAAAATCCCCACTTATCAAAAATTGAAGAAAATTTGCATTTTTGGATTTGAGTTGACTATTTATTAAGTAAAATAACTATATAAAAATTTATTGAAATATGGCAATAATGAACAATACTGGACGTAAACACTCAACACCTGGTGTTTATTTTAGTGAAGTTGATATGACATATGCTTCAAAGTCACTGGGTATCACTACGCTGGGCGTTACTGGTGAAACACTCCGTGGTCCTGCCTTTCAACCGATGATGATTGAGAACTGGAGACAGTTCCAGACTTATTTCGGTGGTACTTCAGTTGAAAAGTACAGAGGCAGTCAGTATCCAAAGTACGAACTTCCGTACATAGCAAAGACCTACTTGGAGCAGTCACAGCAACTTGAAGTCGTAAGGGTATTGGGACTCAGCGGTGTTAACGCAGGTCCTGCTTGGGTACTCACAGCAACAAAGCATAAGTTATACACGGGTTATTCGTACACTGAGATTGAAAAAGAACCCGAAGTACCAGAAGGATATTGGGATGACAAGACTTTCCCGTCAGACGCAGATGTACCTCAGATTCCAAACGTAACCGAAATTGACCCCGACTATGTAAGGGTTCTTGAAGGCTACAAGTGGAAAACTGACTGCTACTACGAACCGACTGTTACATTTGACGAAAACGAGACCTACATTGACGGTGAAACTCTTCCAGAACCTTACGAGAATGGCTTGATGAGAATCGTTAACAGCACAAGAATCGTTGACGTTAAGGTAGTAAATCCTAACGATGCACAGGCTTACCAGGAATACCTTGAAGAATACAACCTTGATGCTGAAACAAGGGCTAACATACTTGCCCACGGTGCAATGGTTGCAAAACTTGGTGTACCTACAAGTGATGTTACCTACTGGATGGTTAAGTTTGATGAAAATCCTGCTACTACAAGCAGTCCTGCTGCAACTATTCAGATGTTGAACGACAATGCTGAATATGTACAGGACGAAAACAGCGGTGTTATCACATTGCCTGCTGGCAGTGAATACTTCCTGTTGAGTTTTGACCAGATAGCAGATTTCCCGACTGAATTTGATACCCTTGATTCAAGCAATTTCTGCGTTGTAACAATCGATTCAGCAGACTTGGATATTACTGGTTCAAGCGTAACGCCAAAGTACATCTACTATCATTCAGAACCATACTACGCATACTACAAGAAGGTTTACAAGGTAAATGTTCAGACCGAAGAGGAAGATACCTGTTCAAATTACCTTAACACGGTAATCGGTGTATTGCGTTCACGTGGCGAACACAAGAAGGCTAAACTCTTGAGAACTCCGACTGAAAGCGACATTGAAAACGGTATCTGTGAAGATGTTTATGAATACGATGGTATCGAATACTATGCTAAGGAAGTTAAATTGGTTCCTTCAAGCACTCTTAAACTCGGTAGTTCATGCAACCCAGGCTTCTCGGCAACAACTGGCGATTTCAGCATTGACGCTAACAACTACGGTACTTTCACAATCGAAGTTACTTATGCTTACGATGATAATAACGAACCATTGATACATCGTTATCCTGTAACTCTCAACAAGGGTGACAAGAACTATATCTACAACGTAATCGGCGGTGACCCAGAGGTTGGCGAATCCGAAGTTTATGTTGAAGAACTTTATGATGTTTCACTTGAACAACTCATTGAAAGCGGTGAAGTAAATGCAATCAATAGCGAATTGGTATCATACCCAGAAGTGTACATCGTTCCAGACCTCAAGCCTGTTAATGACTTGCTGACTATGCCTGAATCAAGCCTTACAAAGAAGGACTTGGGTAAGAGATTCCTCTACAGCGCCAACGAATCGGTTGTTGAAGAAGAAGGTGTAGTTACTCCGATAACAGTTCACTATTCATTTGACAACGGCAACACTTGGGTTGAAGCAGAAGGCAAGACTGGATACATCTACACGGTTGTAAGTCACCTCAAGACTGATGGTAAGAAGGAATATTTCTATGGAGCATACGTTGCTAACATTGAATTCGGCTACGAAAAGACAAGTTGTCTTGATATTCCTAAGTCATATGAATGGTTCAAGTGTACTGAATCCATATCGGGCGCAGTAAAGAACACTTTCGGTTATGATGATGGTTTTGATGAGACCAACTTTGAAGAGTTCCTTGCTAACTACGACACGACTGTTGAGTCTCCGCAGTACATGAGACTTGTAATCGGTGGTTTGACAACTACTGACGAGGGTGACGATACATTTATGTGCTACAAGAAGGTTATAACAAGCCTCGTTGATTCGACCAACGCAACCTACAAGACTGAATACATTACCCCGTTCAACTACAAGACTGACGTAGAGGCTGAGGGTACTCGTATTTTCAGAAATACGGTTGAAGTTCTTGCCGACAGGATGTACTACATTTACCTTGAAGATGATGATGTTTATCCTATCACACTTGACTTCAACAACTACAAGGAACAGTACAGATATGCTTCGACTCCTTGGATACTTTCCGAAATCAAGGGTTCGGCTACTGATATTGAATTGAACAGACTTTTCAGATTCCACACCATTTCTGATGGTAGTGATTCTTCTGTAGAAGTTAAGATTTCAATTGAAAACATTGACCCTGACAATGGTGTATTTGACGTAGTTGTTCGTGATTTCAATGACAATGACTACAATATCAATGTTCTTGAACGTTATGGTAAGGTTAACCTTACCCCAGGCGACCCAGATTACATTGCATTGCGTATCGGTTCGTTTGATGAAACTTACGAATCTGTTTCAAAGTACATCACGGTTGAAGTCAACGAAAACGACAAGACTAGAAAATCGATACCTTGCGGTTTCTTGGGTTATCCTGTAAGAAACTACTACGGACTTGGTGTTTACGAAAGTGAGATGCATTATAAAAAGGTTGCTGAATCAAAGGTAACTGTTGATGATTCCTACTGGACTGAACATCCTGAATATACCAAGCAGAGCGAGGAAGAAATCATTTCAATTGAACCTACTTATGACTCACCTGAATACTTGAGATACCCAATCAACTCAACAAGTTATGTATACTATGAAAAGGTTGACCAGATTCGTCCTACACAACCTTATTTCAGATACAACACAACTGTTGACGAGGATGTAAGAATCAAGAAGCAGTACTTTGGTCTTTCTGATATTTCGGGTATTGACGAGGATATGTTAAAGTATAAGGGTGTTGAGGCTTACAATGGTTTACCTGATGGTATGACTGCTGCATTCCACCTTGATGCTCGTATTTTCAACGGCAAGCCAGACCCAGACGGGTATATCTACGATGGTGAATTGAAACAGAAGGTTACAGTTGATGGTATTACTGGTTATAGTTGGGTTACCGTATCGAAGAACGAAGTTACCAGCGCAGGTGAAGAACCAAGAATGGGTACTTCCGAAACTATGATGGGTACTATCTATGAAGACAAGAAATACCGCAAGTTCACTTGCTGCTTCTACGGCGGTTGGGATGGATGGGACTACTACCGTACATCACGTTCGAACTCTGACGAATACCGTTACAGCAAGTATAAGGGTGCTATCAACAAGTCAAGCGGACACGGAACAATGTTCAACGTTCTCAGCAACCCAGAGGCTTTTGGTTTCAGTGGTGAGGACAGAATCATAACTTCCGACTACTATGCTTACCTTGCTGGTGTTAAGCAATTCTCCAACCCGAAGGTTATTGAAATCAATGTACTTGCAACTCCTGGTATTGACTATGTTAACCAGCCAGCACTCGTTGATGAGGTAATTGAAATGGTTGAGGATGAAAGGGCTGACGCACTTTATGTTGTAACTACACCTGACAAGCCGTTTGGCGCTTCTGACAACGAAAGTGAAATGTACACCCCAGAAGATGCTGTTTACAACCTTGAGGATACTGGTATTGACAGCAACCATGTTTGTACTTACTATCCTTGGGAGAAGTATTTCGACAGTGCAAACAGCCAGTACATCTACTTGCCTATCACCCGTGATGTTTGCCGTAGCATTGCCTACACAGACAACATTGCTTATCCGTGGTACGCCGCTGCTGGTTGGAACCGTGGTAACTTGAGCGGTGTCCGCCCAAGAAAGAAACTGAAACTCGGCGAACAGGATACCTTGTATGATGGACGTATTAATTTCATCAACTCGTTTGCTAACGAAGGTGATAAGATTTGGGGTGACAAGAACCTCCAGGTTGCTGAATCACAGATGAACAGGATTTCAAAGAGGAGACTTATGCTCCGTATTAAGAAACTCTGTGAAAACGCTTGCATCAGCCTGATATTCGACCCGAACGACCCGACAGCAGGAAAAACCTTCCGTACTGTTGTCAGCGACATTCTCGACAATATCAAGTCCAACCGTGGTATCACTGACTACAGGATTGAAATTGACGACAGCCCTGAGGCTCGTGAAAGATTAGAACTCAATGCGACAATCTACATTAAGCCGACACAGTTGTTGGAATATATTGATATTCAAGCAGTTATAACCCCACAATCAACAAACTTCTCAATTGGTTAACCAAAAATTTTCTCACAAAAATAGGCGCATTATCTAATGCGCTTATTTTTTTTTTTCACTCCTTATGAAAAATAGTTTACCAAAATTATCATTTCCCACTAATTATAATTGATAATAAGAAGAAAAAATATTTTTTCGATATGAAAAAAAATTATAGTAATATTTCACGCATCAACAAGATGCTTACGGAAAATGCCAAGAGACGTATGACATTGGAAAACCTCATTATGGATAACGGTGAGTACGATGAATATGACAATGGTGAAGATATGGGGTTTGAAGAAGATGGAAATGTTGATATACCAGAAGGCGGTAATAATACCAACGCAAAGGAATTAATAAATGATATCAGACAGATTGCATTGCAGGGTGTATCTTCATTGGCAAGTAATGTTACTGACCCAATGTACGAAGTATTCAAGAAGATTTGGAATATTTGTGACAGCAGTGTAAATATTGAAAACAAGAATAAGATGTCCAAGGATGGACAAAATGGTATAAAATAAATTGAAATAAAAAACATACAATTATGTCAGATTTATTGATAAAAGCGCCTATTGAATACGAACTTTTAAGAAAGAATCGTTTCTTGCTCCGTTTCCCGTCAGACTTGGGAATACAGGAATGGTGGGTGGATAGTGGCAACAGGCCTCATTTTTCACAGAACTCAACTGATATACATTTTCTGAATACTCAGACCTATGTAATCGGTAAGTACAAATGGGAAACCATGTCGTTTACATTACGTGACCCAATAGGTCCGTCGGCATCACAGGCTGTGATGGAATGGGTACGTCTTCACTCCGAATCAATCACTGGCCGTCAGGGTTATGCTTGCGCATATAAGCGCGACCTTATCCTTGAAATGCTTGACCCTACTGGAACTGCAATTTCACAGTGGATTATCAAGGGTGCGATGATTACTGATGTAAACTTCGGCGACCTTAACTATAGTAGTGATGATTTGGCTACAATTGAAATGACAATTCAGCCAGCATACTGTATCTTGTCGTTCTAAGAATTGGTTTTGGAACATTCGATAATGTAAGCGGATATCTTGTTATATACCGCTTGCATTTCTATTTTTATAAGAAATATTATGAAAAATATAACCAATATCATTTATATAAACTTATGCGACAGCCGATAAAGGGAGAACACAAGAAACCTAAAACCATAATTCCTTCAAGACGTAAGGTAGTGAAGAAATATGGAACATCGAAACTTGAAACTTTTTTTGCTCATGAATACCTTGACCGTTTGGGGTTGAAATACATATACGAATACAACGCCAAAGATATCGGTAGGTTTTTTGATTTTGCGATAACAATCTATGATTATGATTATATTATGGAATCGAAGAATGATATTGTTGGCGTTCGGCAGGAGAAACAGATAGTACCGATTGCCTTTATGATTGAGATTGATGGTGACTGGTATCATGGAAACAAGGAAGTTTTAGGTGAAAAGAAATTAACCAAAATGCAGTTAAGGAATAAGGTTGTTGATGCTATCAAGGATAAGTGGTGTGCAATGCATCACATTCCAATATTAAGACTTTGGGAAAATGATGTTAGGAAAAATCCTAAGAAGATATTTGATGAACTGAATGCTTTTATCGATGAAGCCAAGAGGCAACGTCGAATTCTTGAAACAAAACAAAGGCCTCATTAAAAGTTGGTTTTATTTTATTATTCCACTATTTTATTTGGAGAAAAAAAAATACAAGTTTATGAATGCAGTCGGTAAAAAAGAATCAACCTATACGCTTATGGTTCCTTATAATTACGGGGATGCCATAGAAGATTACAACTATAATGGGCGTGATTTTACAAAAGAAGAATATGCCAAGATGGTTATTGACAGTTACAAAAAATACAAGGGCGGTATTATTGAGACGCTCAATCAGAGAGGTATTGGTCACAATCTTGCATTAAACAACTTAAAAAAAGAGAATGTAAGATTTAAGGCAACTGCCAACTATTTTGTCGGGACGAAGATAAACCTATACGACTTGAACAACCAGGAGCCGAGCATTGACGCATTAATACATTACTATCAAACGGGTGAACCTTTTATTCTTATGATTAATATGTATCATTTAGGTGATATGGAACTTGCTGACCTTGAAAGTGATATAAAGAATTGGGGGCGAGAAAGCCGTAAGATTATGAACTCAAAGAAGTTTACTGAAGCAGAAAAGATTACAGGTCTTTCAAAGAAGGACTTGAAGTTGAAGTTTGATGATGCAAAGTCCTGTGCGATATTGAAGAACTGCAAAATGATTGAATATATCAACAACCGAAAGTTCGCCTTTCTTGTTGAACGGATAATTTTTATAACAGAAGGATGATATGGGTTGGATATTGGAACACGTCAGTGACGAAATAGTGAAGAATAGTGCCGAATACAAGGAACTTCAAAAGTCAATGGTTGAAGAATCGGTGCTTGAAAGATACATTCTCCCGAAACGTGATGAAATTCTCGCCATAAACGAACTTGCTGAGGTTAAGGCTAAGGAGAAGAATAAGGAGATAAGACGTATCGTAGAAGAAAGGTTGAATTTGGAAGAAGGCCGATGTGGAACGCCTCAAAATACAGAGAAAACATACGAAACAACTATGACAAAATATCAGGAGTTTGAGATTGAACGAGCAAAGAAACTCCTTCAAGAACAAGGATATGATGTAGTGAAGAAAGAAGAAATAAATAATTTGAAATAAAAGAATTTAACTATATGGACGGCACTATGACAAAGAACGGAAAGACAAAATACAACCGCGACAAACAACTTGCGATTTTAAAGGCTGAAAACCAAATGCTTGAGGATGCAAAGCAGAGTATACTTGAAAAGATTGGTGATAATGGTGACACATTAATTGAACAGATTTCAAATGCTCAGGAGGAAAATCTTAGATTAGGACGCGAACAACTTGGTGCGTCCCCCAACGAGATAAAGAATGCTGAGTATGGAGAACCTTCCAAACTGGAGGTTGAAAAGTACGAACGACATCTTAAAGCCCGCAAGGTAAGTGATGCTGAAATGAGACGCAAGGATATTACAGTCCAACTCGTGGAAAAGGAAAAGAAGGATGGAAAACTATTAAAAGGCTTTGGTGATAAGGTACTGACTGTGGTTTCAGGAAAGAAAAAAAAGAAAGTGGAAGATGAAGAAGAAGTCATAACCAAGAGTGCAAGCGAACTTTTTGAAGGTAGAACTGAAAAAGGCTTGGGGTATGTTGAAGAAGAAAGCACAAAGAAGGTAAGTTCTGAAAAGATGAACAAGCAGTTGGTTGATATTGCGGAAGAAATTGCAAAGCCGATTGATGAAGCCCCCAATGTTGTTGAGACTAATACCAGCGTCCTTGACAGTTTTGACCCACGTGACATTCCCGACTATGTTCAGTATGACATAATTCCATTGCCTTCAAAGGGCAAGTGCTATCCAGTTGGTAGTCCTTTAAGATGTGGTAGGATACCAGTGGCGTATCTGACTGCTTCGGACGAGAACCTTATTGCATCACCAAATATGTATCGTGACGGATTGTTGATTGATACTATCATCAAACGTAAAGTATTGGATAAGAATATTGATACGGATGAATTGGTAAGAGGCGACAAGGATGCGATTGCATTGTGGCTTAGGGCGACAGCCTACGGCAACGAATTCCCGATAGTCGTGAGAAACCCGAAGGATGTTTCAAAGAAATACGACAGGGTTGTAGACCTTTCATCGTTTGAGTATCTGCCGTTTGATATTGAGTCGGATGAAGACGGATATTTTGAATACAAGACTTCCAATGGGGATATAATCAAGTTCAGCGTATTGAATACAAGGGAATATAAGGATATTGAGAAGTTGATGCGCAAGGACTTGGTAAACGAGAGTAAGACACAGGTGGTTGAAAATATCACCAGCATACTTGAAAGCATCAATATTAACCGTGACAACATTGATTCCAACGACCTTGAAATCTTGAAGGAATCCTGTTCAAACATTAGAACTTGGGCTGAAACACTACCAGATAAAAAAGAAAAGTTGCCCGCTTCAAATACTCTTTATAGCGAAACGATAACGATGGAAATGAAGAAGTACACCAAGTCGGTAAACGGTAATAGTAATAGGGAATATGTTGAAAAATACATTGAAAATATGCGGGCAGGAGAATCAAAGAAGTACCGAGAATATGTAAAGGCAAACATTCCTGGTGTTGATTTTAGTATAAAGATAGAAATCCCCGAAGCTGATGGAGGCGGCTTCTTTAATACCTTTCTTACCTACGATGACACTATTTTCATCAATATATGACCCGCAGTATGAGAAACGATTAAAAGAAGAATTATATTCCTGTCATAAAAATATGAAACTCTCAATGACGGAACTCCTCAGGATGCCAGTAATGGACAGACGGGCGTACATTGGCGTGCATAATAAGTTAAGCGAAGAGGAAAGGAAACGAATGGAAGAGAAATCAAGGCATTAATTTGGTGAAATTAGTGCCTTTTTGATATTTATTGTAGATTAATTTTTATTGTGATGGCTTTTAGTGGTGGACAAAGAATATCTGATGCAACATTAGGAAATTTAGAAGAAGTAATCAAAAGCGCTATGCGTGGTCATGGCGGCTTTGGTGGTACTGGTAGTGCTATAGGTGGAATCAATGACAGTTATGGTGGTGGTTACGGAGGTGGTGGTTATGATGGTGGCGGTTATCCTAGTAGTTTGCGTGAGATAAAAAACAAATTCATGGCAAACAGGGAAGAATTAAAATACAGCAGGGATTTTTCAGATATAAAGAAAGCAAAGGAAGAAGAAACTTTCAATAAACTCAAGGAAAACATTCTTAAACGCAGGGGCAAATTTGACACGAAAGATGAAGAAAGAGCAAGAAAGATAGCATCAAAATCTGGACTGAAAGAAGCCAAAGAAGGTGCTGACCTCAAGAGGGCTGAACGTGCTGATGTCCGTGCAAAAGGGGCTGCCGCCGCCGCCGTTGGTCAAGAGATTGGCCAAAAGATTGGTGATGCAATCAACGAAATTATGGACTTGTATCTCACTTGGTTTACTTTCCAAGAAAAGACTACAATTGCCCATAATAAGATGATGCATGCCATTATGCTTAATAAAATGAATAATTACGGAAAAATCCTTTCAAGTAGCATAAAGAATACCGTAGGCTCATTTATTGGGGGTTCAATTACTGAATCGGCAAATGCTATGGGTAGAATGGGCAGTGAGGCAATGTCTTCAATGGTTAATATGGCGACAACACAATTAAAGGAAGAAACTGCTTTCTATACCCAAAAAATGGAAGGACAAATGAACGCCCAAAATAAGACGATACAGACAACAGCAAACACCCTTGCTGGTATTGCTGGCGCTTGTGCATTAATACCAGGTATTGGTTGGGTGGCAGCAGGAGTTTTAGGCGTAGTTTCTGGTGCATTGAGTGGTATTGCAAAGGCATATACATCATTTCAAAGTGCGAAACTTGAAATCGCAATGGAAAATTTAAAAGAATTTACCGATTTTCAAATTGAAACAACCGAAAAGGTGACTGAAAACATCACCAGTACTATGGAACCAATCATAAAAATGAGCGAAGATATTCAAAAAGAAGTCCTTAAATTGGGTACTGTTATAATGAAAACTGTTGGTGAATTTAATTACGGCGAGGAGAATATTGAAAAATATAAAAACGCCTTATTTAATGTAAATTTTGAATTGGCTAATTTGGGTAAAACACTGGAAGATTACGGGAAGATACAAACGACATATAGCGAAGGAACTGGTCGTGCTATAAATTTATCTGGACGTGATGCAATGAATGTATTTGCAACCGCAAGGTTATATGGGTTGGATGATAGTGCAAGTGCTCAATTATATTCGGATATGAATATATTCAATATGTCTATCGAAGACGGCAGTGATATGTTAACTTTGATGTATAAGAAAGTTAGCAATATGGGGTTGTCCACAAGAAAATTCGGTAAAGACCTTGCCAAAAACATGAAACTTGCGGAAAAATATGATTTCAAGAATGGTGTAAAGGGGTTGGCTGAAATGACTGCGTGGGCGGAAAAGATGAGGTTTAATATGGACAATTTACCATCAGCACTTGATAAAATACAAGAAGGTGGTATTGAAGATGTACTTTCAAACTCAGCACAATTACAGGTGCTAGGTGGTAATTTTGCAATGTATTCCGACCCAATGGCAATGATTTACGAAGGGTTTAACGACCCTGATGCTTATGCAAAACGTCTTACCGAAATGACCAAAGGTATGGGCTATTTTGACAAAAGTATTGGGTCAGTGCATTTCAGCATGTCCGACCAAATTATGTTACGACAATATGCTAAGACTGCTGGTTTGGATTACAATGATGTTCGTAAACAAATTAACGAACAAATGAAGCAGGGCGAAGTTATGAAAACCTTAAGAGGTAGTAGTTGGAGTGACGAACAGAAGGGTTTGTTAAGTTCAAAAGCACAATGGGATAAGGACGAACAGACTTGGAAGGTAAACGTGATGGAAAAGAATGCCCAAGGTCAGTATGAGTATGTTTCCAAGAAATTAAGCGATATTGGTGCAGAAGATATTAAAAACATAGTTCCTGAAGATACTGATGAACAAATGATTGATATTGCAAAAAAGCAACTATCGTATGAAGAGCAGACTGCCAATGCGACATTATCAACCGCTGCATTATTAGAAAAATCTAATTATGGAGTTACTGAAGCAGAAGCAAAGAAAAGGATTGACATACAACAAAGCAAGATGTATGAAATTGATGAAAAAATGAAATACGCTCATCCTAAAATAGAGGAAATAAAGACTAAAAATTATGAAGTCGGTATTGAAAATACGTTAGCAATATTAGACAAGAATACTAAACTGATGGATGCTTATTTTGAAGGTCAAAATAAGGCTATGGAACGTTTTAGGGAAAATATGATTGAACATATAAATTTTTTGGCTGAATTGCAAGAAGATATAACAAAACATAAAGGAATTTTAGGTGATTTGATGACTAGTAAGTTAGGCGGGAGTGCCAAAGGGTATCAAGAAAAAGTTAAGATGAACGTTGCTGAAGGTAATATAGAAGATTATGTTGATGAAAATTATAATGTAAATGAAGAATATAGAAATGACGATACACAACGTGCTGAATTGTCAGAAGCGATAGCGCAAGTTTATCAGCCACCAGAACTTGATGCAATAACTAAAATAGTTGGAATGACTCCTACAGGTCAGATTGTAAATACTATTAATAGTCTTTTCGGTATAGATGATGATATTAGGGCAGATTACATATCTAATATGATTAAAAATGGACTACTTAAATATGACAAAGATAGCGGGTCGTGGGTGATGAATTCTGAAGATGGTATCATTTCTCCTAACGGTTCGCCGCATTTAATACCAATCAATGATGGGTTTGTCAAAACCCATCCAAATGATACTATATTAGCCGCCAAGCCAGGAGGCCCGTTCGATACACTGTTTGATGGTATATTCGGCATGGTCAAGGAGATACATTCAGCCCTTACCATTAGTGGTAATGGTAACATAAATGTGAATGTAAATGGTGGTATTGACTTGAAGTCCAACGGTATGAATATTGAAAACCTACGGAATAATGAAATGTTGAAGAGGGCAATAACGGAAGTTGTACTGGAGAATATGTCCAACAAAGTTAATGGTGGAAAGAATGATATGTGGAAAACAAACTTCCGTCAATAAAAAAAACGAATAACAACTATTTATCACTATATTATTATAAAGATTTTTCAATATGGCAGGTTTGATTAACAGTTCGATAAATGATACGATAAGCAAGTTTACTCCAAGGGGTAAGAATGGTTACGGACAGATAACCGACAATATAGATAGTTTATCCTTGGGTGAACTGAAGAATTTTGCAACCTCCATATGCGACCTTGTAATTGGGGATTTTCCTACATTCAACCAGTATATGTATTCCTGCATGTACCGACTTATGCTGATAAACATCGTTGAAAAGGATGTTACGTTGAATGCACTTGGTGCAAACGCCTATGACGGTGGTGATTCAAGGAATATCGGCACACGAGTTGAAAGACCGCCTTATGCTGAGGAAATAAACTACCTCAACTTTGCCGACAAGTTAAGATATGCTGGTGGGACAAGGGAATATTCAACAAGGGAGAAGGAAAAGAACGACCCATATTTTGATTACGACAACCTTTACCTTGATGATACCAACAAGGGTACGTTCACAAACAAGTGGGCGACCAATATTGACAGAAACTCAATCTTATATAAAACAAAGAGGATTTTCAATGAAAATAAAGCCAATACCATAATATCCCAGTTCGGCACAAACTGCGGTGACGGAACACCCAACAAACCAAGGAAGGGTGTTACGTATGACGGACAGGTTAGGACGCAGTTCGGCGAATCACATGGACGCAACTTACTGACAAGGGATGCTGAATACAACGGTATTGCACAGAATATCAACGGTTATATGAATCCCTACTGCCGTGTATGGACGCATCATCACAAGATGGACAGGTATTCACGAGCGATGAGACCGTTTGACGGAGACCGTGACAAGATACATCACTGGGAAATGTTCAACATTGAAGATGATAACAAATGGGGCTGGAAGAGCAAACAGAACGATGGGTGGCAGTATTCCGTTATGAACAAGGATACTGGTTTTATAAATATGACGCCATCCTATCAGAATGGTGGTGGTTACAATAATATACATTCAAAACAATGTATGTTCTCCATCGAAAACCTTGCATGGAAGGACTATGACCCTTATGCATTTGACCAGTGCCTGTCGTGGGAGCAGAGAGGCCCGCTGGGTGGTCGCATAATGTGGTTTCCGCCATATGATTTGCAATTCAGTGAAACTGCTTCAGCACAATGGACGCCAAGCACTTTCATTGGTAGAGGCGAGGATGTATATACATATACAAATAGTTCAAGGACTGGAACATTGAGTTTCATAATGCTGACCGACCATCCGTCAATAACTGACTATGTAACTTGGTATCAACCTAATGATACAGGAAGTGAGGGTGGTGCATCACAAATTGGAATAACACTGGACGGCAATACTACAACGACTATTGTCAATAAGGTAAAGGATACCGACTGGCTACGTTTCTTTGCTGGATGTGATAAGGATACCATATTTGAACGAGCAGTTCCTACGCCCTTGACTGACGAGGGTATGCAGATAGTTGCCCCTCCTGATAAAGAGACTGTAAACACCAAGGAAAGCAAGCAGGAAAATGTAGAGGAAACTATAAAAGCGAGAGTTTATGTATTTTATCCTAACAACTATTCAGGACAATTTGATAGGGATGGTGTTGTTGACCCAATTGTTTATCTGCTTGCAGGTAGGGGTTGTCAGAAAAACGGCGAGAATGATATACCGATTGACTGGAACGATAACTTTGACCCCGAAAATGCATTGGGTTATGAGATGGGCAACGAAACCGTAAGTTATGGTTTGAATGTCACGATAGAGGGTAATACTGACCTTAGAAAGTCAACACAGTTCAAGGATGACAAGAATATTATATCATATAACAAAACCACACATCAATATGATGAGAGCAATCCAATAAAGTGGTACTATAGGATTGATGGCGAATATAAGCCGACGGGCGATAGGGTTAAAAACACTTACGACCAAGCGTTGGTAAGGCCTAGCGGTGCATCAGAAACAACCGCTTGGACAAACACGAACTATTGGGACTTGGAATCATTACATCTGAATACCAATATAAATTCAGTCAAGAACAATTTAAAACTTGGTGATGATGATAATATAAAGTTATATTCTTTAGTTGATTTTGCTTGTGCTTACGCTAAATTGAAGGGCTACACTAAAATGGAAAAGTACTTAAGGGATAAGTTTAACCTAACGTCAACGGTTGTAAATTCTGATACAAACTATTCACCAGAGGAAAGTACACCTAATTACTCACCTACGGACGAAAGGAATAAATTCAATTCATTATCTTCAGTTGACCAGATATTAACTTTATTTGATGAATATGAATTAACTAGTATTGTATCTTGTGGTAATGCTCCAAATGATGGTATTGACCCTGAACCAAAGAACAACAAGAGATTAGACCGTAACAACAACTTGGCCAAAGAAAGAAGTTGTACTCTTATGACTTGGTTGAAAAAATTTAAAGAATGCAGTGCAACAGAATACGGTCCGAATACGATTACAAAAGTGCCAAGTCAAAACCAATACAATAATAACGGCAAGGAAAACAAGTCGGCAAGATTTGCTTATGCTGATTTAACCTTCAAAAAATCCAGCGTAGTAACCACAACCGTCAACGTTACATCCGAGATTGATGTTTATAACGGCTATATGTATTATGCCGATGACGAGGAAGGTCACAAGATGTACAAGGACAAGGAAGGCCGTATTTGGATTGATGTTAACGGAAAGATGGTTCTTAGGGACTTTTATCTAACAGATGTTGTTGCTAGGGATAACGATAAGAATGGTAACTCCAACGATGTAAAGACCATCAATATGTATCAGTCCAACAAACTCCGCTACGACCAGGAATATCATTTCTACAAGAAGTTGGAGAGAGACCACCCTGCCGTATGGACTAAACTGACCGACAAGTTGAAGTATTTTGACCCAGCGTTCCACAGCATGACACCCGAAGGATTTAATGCAAGGCTTACGTTCCTTAACCAGTGTGTAAGGCAGGGCAATACGCTTACAATGTCGGATACTATTGGGTCAACGGCAAATAACTTGGCGTTTGGACGTGCACCCTATTGCGTCCTGAGGGTTGGAGACTTTTATAACCAAATGATAGTGATTGACAGTATCAACATTGACTACAAGGTATCAGATGGCTTGCAGTGGGACTTGAATGACGAGGGTATTGGTGTACAGCCGATGCTTGCAAGGGTGAGCATTAACTTCAAGTTCATTGGCGGTGGCGACTTGGCGGGACCTGTCAGACGACTACAGAATGCTATGTCGTTCAATTATTATGCCAACACCCGTCTCTATGATAACAGGGCTGACCGTATGGTTTATAATCCCGACGAACGTGCGCAGGGTGGCGGCGGTCACGATGAACCCGACCAACTGAAGAGTTACGCTTATGTCGGTCGGTATTATGATGAGACTAAGGCTACAGGTGTAACTTCGGCATTGAGTGGTACTAGTGGTAAGGAAAAGGCCGCGAAGACTATGGACTTCAAGGAGTTCAAAGCTCAGACTGGACTGGATAAGTACAAGGATAATGAGGATGTTATCCGCGAAATATCCAAATATACTGGTGTAGGAATGAACGAGATTGAAAAGATGATTGATGAGGAAGGCAAGGTAAATATGGATGACTATTCACCATTCGCCGACTATTATAACAATAATAATTCACCTAGCAGATAATATTTATGGCAAGTACTTACGACAGATATGCAAAGTTCAGACAGAACGGATATGTAGGGAAAGTCCCGTTTATTAGGATTGCTGAAAGCGGGGACGACCTTACGGTTACATACGACAAGGGGACTATGAGGATGGATATTTTGTCCAACTACTATTATGGCGACCCCAACTTTGGGTGGCTTATATTACAGGCCAATCCGTCACTTCCATCATACGAGTACCTTATTGACAGTGGTGTAAGTATAAGGATACCTTATCCGTTAAGCAGTGCATTGTCACGCTACGAATCAGCGATAGAATACTATTTTGAACACGGGGAATAGGTTGATTTTCCATTCTATTTTCACTATATTTATTTCTAAAAACACACGATTATGCCTGACAATGAACCACTAGTTTCAATGTATGACCTCAACGAACAAATGAAGGGTGCTAAAAATCCTGGCGGTACTAGAATTATTTATGTTGAACCTAACGATGCCAGCGGATATGTTGGTATCGGGAATGGGAAAGATGATTTTAGAGAATATTTAAAAGACCCAGATAAATACACGAAGAAAAATAACCCAGCAACAAAGCCTCCTGTACCATTAACCCCTGACTACACAAAGTTCTGTATCAGTTTCGACCTTATCGTTGAAAAGGTGAGCAGAATGAAAAGGGATATGAATACCGTTGACAAGGAATGGGTTATAATTTCATGGACTTCGGATTTCAATACTGGAAAGGATACTGACAGCAAAGACCCAAGTGACTTAAAGATTTCGCCAGTAAGTTTCTTGCAGGGACAAACATTTGACAACCATGACTTCTTGACAACATATTACACTGATGCGCATTTCAATGAGATATTGAAGAATCAGGAAAAGAAGACTGTGGAAGGGTTGGGTGTTGAATCGGTAACCCTTGCATTTGAGAACTGGTATTGTCCCGTTGCAACAATAAAGTTCGTTGATGTAAGAGGTTCTTCGTTGTTTGGTGTTGAGGAACATAACCATAGGACACCTAAAGGTGAAATTACAGCCGACACCGTATTCGGTTGTTTCTTCACATTCCCATATCCCAAGTTCACCTTGCAGTTGAAGGGTTTTTACGGACAGGCAGTAAGTTATCAGTTGTCCTGCAAGTCGTTTAAGGCTAACTTCAATTCACAGACTGGTAATTTTGAAGCGACTGCAAGTTTTATCGGTTACCAGTATGGCATATTGACGGATGTTCCGATTTCATATTTGGTAATTGCCCCCGAATGTACATACGGCGATAGTGGTAGTGCTTACTGGAATATGAAGACTGAGGACAAACCCGAAAATGACGATTGGCGGTTAAGCAACGGACAGATGCCTATCAAGTTAAGACAACTTGTGGAGAATATGAACAGGGCGTTGAAGGGTGGCGCGGAGAATAATGAGAATCAATAAGGTTGGATATGACTTTGCAAGAAAAAGAAGAAGAAATCAAAAGAAAATTTAATAAACTTAACCCTGTTTCCGATAAAGTTACATTAGAAAGTTTTCGAAATATCGGAACTAAAACCGAGACGGACGAATCAGTATATGTTCTGAAATTTAAAGGGGTTCTTAATGAATATAGAAGTTCTATCAACTACAAGGAACTTGATGGTATAAGTCTTATTGATGCTACGGTAAATGAAATAAAATCTAAGGCGCTATCCTTAGTTAATGACGATGAAAAACAACAAAAGGTTAAAGAGAAAAAATCATACTTAGCAACTCAAGCACAAGCGATAAAAGCAAGTGTAAGTGCCACTGAAGGTGACAAGTATTATGAAATATATGAACAATACAACAAAGTAATAAACCTGTTCAATTCAATAGATTCATCACATAAATACGTTATCAATTCCATATACAATCAGGGGTTTAAAATAATAATTGCTAATGTTATACAGAATATTTATGAAAGTAATAATATCAGTGAAGACACCCTTGAAAAGATTGCAACTGAATTAAAGAAACTGTGGGAAATATGCAAGAAGAATAACTATGTTGTTAATTCCGATGGTAATGCAAATGGGTTCCCTTGCCACGTTTCCGCATATGACATAGAAGGGAAATCAGATAAGAAATACATTGAATACAACAAGTTCAGGTCTTCAAGACTTGGCGCTGAGTACGGTACGTTTTATTATAATGGTGAAATATTACTAAATGAATTTAACGAGGAAAACGAAGACATAAAATCGACAAAACGTTATTTTGTTAATCTGCTTGCACCTAGAAAGGGTGTGAAACCTCTTGGTGATATTGGTTTTTATTGGCTTTCAAAGGATAATCCCGACTATGGTACGCATAATGACAAGGATGTAATTGTTGATTACCCAGAACGTTTTAAAACAGAAATGGGTGCCCCTTTTGGCGTTGAGGTTAGTAAAGAGGAATATACTAAAGCATTAGAAGAAATTCAAAGTTTATATTCATTTACTAAGATTGATGAAAAAACTTTATTTCAAAACATTTCATTCTTAATCTACGACGACTGTGACTTTGGTAAAAACTTGATTGATGAAATCAGTAATGCAAGGAAGACAATTGATGAGATTGACAACAGCATTGCAAGTAACAACGAGGAGCAGAAAAGAGACTTTTTGGCTGAAGCAGGAATGCCACCAACCCTTGGGGACTTGTTCAAGACGATTATGTGCCATCTTGAGACCTTCACCCATATGGTATTCACTTGTTCGCAGACAATCTACAATCAAATCAAGGACAACGAGCGAACCCCTGACAAATTACATCTCAACCTAGACGATACCGACATTATCAACTACGATATAATTACGTCAAACAAGAGTGTAACACCAGTAACACCATTTCCAGGAATATATAGGGAACAGGATTATAGCAGTACTAACAAGGAGTCGCTTCATCCGCTTAGGGGACAGCCGCCTGACGGCATAAAGTCAATGTCGTGGACTGGCGAAATTGACAAGAACTTGGAAAAGAAGATGGAAGAGACTATACTTGTTGAGTCCATTTACAATAAAATTACCAGTGTATACGAGAGTATGCAGGAAAGTGCTGGCGAGGAAATACCTACGTCCTATGGTATAATGCCTTACCCAATACTCCCGACCGACCTCAACCACTCATTGTTCCCAGCATATTCTATTGACAGGATTGACGGACTTGCGGCATATTTGGCGTTTAGGATGTCACTGCTTCATTATTGTAAAAAAATCAATTCAGACCAGTACCAAATGGGTACTATTGGCGAAGTGGACGGATTCAATTATTGGGAAACGTTACGTTCAAGTGTTGGTAGCGATAGCGGTGCATTAAATATATTAAGGAACATCAACGATAAGATAGGCGGACTTGATAAGTTTGATGAAACCGTTAGGCAGATAGTAACCTGTACTTCCGAAGACGATAGGTTTAAGACTGACGGCCGATACATATTTGAACGCTACGCCAAGACCTTTGGCATCGTGGATACCTGTAATGATGATGGGACTTATACTGAAGGAAGAGAGTTAAAGAAATCTCAACGCATATTAGCGGAAGGCAACAACAGACAAGGGATTTCCGAATACCAATACAGGTATATGGAGGATATCAAGGATAGCAGTCTGGAAGAAAACAACTACTATCATCGTTTCAAAACCAACAAGTTAATACCTATCGGTATGGAAACATTCGATGAACTAGCCAACATTGTCACTCCAAAGAGGAATGACACTGGGTACTTAACTTTTGACATTAAAGCCAGCAACACTACTCCGCCAACACAAAATGACGTTGTAGTATGCGGAACTCCAACTCACAATCCATCTGACGAACATATTCAATATGAAGTCACAAACAATGATATGTTTAGGGTTTTTATTGATGGTGGTGATAAGTATGGTGAACGTGCGATTGGACAGATAAGGGACAGCATACTTAACACATATAAAGACGGTGACGTTGAAATTGGTGGTGGAAATTATAAGCAAACGTTCAATTTAAGCAATATTAGGGAAAGTTATTTCAATATAGATGATTCTGATTTTGTTAAGTATTTTGGTGATAAGAAATTAAGTTTATATCCAAACACGGCAATACAGGAGGAAATAACTGACGTTGCTGACCCAAATTGCATCTATTTTCCAACGGACAAATCTTCAATAAGAATACCTAACGGTTATATCCAATCAACTAGAAACAACGGAAAAGCCAAAGTCGATGCGAAAATTTTATATGACGAAAATATTAAAGTTGTAAAGTCTAAACTATACAAGAGCGACGGGGAGACATTGGTAGGCAATGAGAACCAACTTAGTGATGAATATCTTAAATTAGTTGGTGACGGTACGGCTGACTTAAAAACCTTAAAATTAAGGGACTTTGACATTTATGTCAGTATCAATAACGCACAAAAAGAATTGGTATCGCTCTTTGGTTCCCAACTCTACTATAAACTGAATGAAGGGTTAAGGGAAAACCCGTTTGCCTGTGATGCGGCAAAAGCATTTCTATTTCTACATACATTAAAATATGACATTAAAAGCATATACAAGTTAGGGTATGGGGCGGTCTGTGTTGATGGCGTTGATGAACGCCCAATGATAGTGCCTTATGGTTGTTTGCTATTGGAGGGCGCACTGATATATCGTTACAGATATTGGAACAAAGCAGCAAAAGATTTGTTATCACCAATATATGCTGACGAAGATGGTGATGAGCCTAGTAATATCACTGCCGATGACGGGTGTGGCTTCTTATTCTATGAAGAAGGTGCATTGACAACCCCATTTATATTTCCAAGAATTGCCATTCAGCAGGAAAAATCGAAGCATTTCCTATATAAGAACTTAGCGATATCACAATATTACGACTTATATACACAAAACGAACTCCTGCATAAGTTTGAAGATTTTGTAAAGGGTGACTGGCAGACGATAAAGAATGCCTTGGAATTAAAGCGTGGCGATGGCCGAGTTCTTTCGGTTGAGGAATTTAATGGTTTTGCTGCAACGATAAAAACGTTTGTTGACAATAACGACACATCAGATATTTGGCAAGTTCTTAGTGAACACACACCATTTAATTATACTACAAGTGCTGATGAAAGCCGAGAATGTAAACTCAGTAACTTTGTAGGTAATTATTGGTATATAAAGCCGACGCCAAGCGGAAACTTGCAATTGCGGGTATATGAGGGTAATACATTAATCAATGATTTGTTTTATGCCGTCTACCTTTCAAAGATACTTGTTTCTTCAACAGTCGGGTATAATACAGGTACTGTACTCAGTATTGGTAAGAACGCATTTAATAACTATCTGAATGGTTTCAAGAAGACCATTACGGGCATCTACAATGCAAACTCCGAGGCTGTTACAGAAGAACCGCAACGGGAGAATACCACACAACTGGACAAGAACATTGACCTTAAGGTGACCATATATATGTATATCAAGAACCTTTGGGACAGATGGCTTCTCCATAACAACAATATGGGTGATATAGTCAAGGACAACCCATATAGCGTAAGGAACTATTTCATCAATTTCATGTTCTGTGATTCGTTCTACCGCAATATGTACAATATGACGGTAAATATGGAACACGCCGCCAATATGATTTCAAACGACCACGTGACAGATGCCCCGAAGTCACTTCATTCATATCTGGGTGATATTGCGTGCGAGAACAAGTGTATATTCCTTGCTTTGCCAGATACCGTTGACTTGGGTAATCCCGATACTGTCACTGCTATTGCCAATATGAACAGTATGTTTGTACCATATACTTGGAAGGAGAAGAAAAAGATTCGTCAGGAAAATAAATTCATTGTAATGCACTGCTATACCGACAGCGGTGTAATCGGAAAACAGCAGGAAGCCGCTGGTGAGGGGTTTGATTTATATGCATTTGATGACGGGAAGAATGTGACCTCAGTGGCTAAGGGGGCAACGGAGTTGTTTAAAAATCTGGTAGGCGAGAAGGAGGATGCCTTGCGTAAAGCGAATAAAAATAATCCCGACGACCCGTTTTACAAACTCAATATGCAGAAGATTAGGTATGGATACAATGTACCTTCTTTCGGTGTGGCATTTAGTAGGCAGAACAACAGCATCTTCAAGAACATCAACGTCAATATGGACACCCCAATGGTAACGGAGGTCTATTCAAAGACATATGAGGACATAGTGAACAAGGCCAGTGGCAATACCGCCCACGTTACATTCTACGGACAGGACATATATCCAGTATTCCAAAACTATTCCTACCAGTGCGAGGTGGAAATGATGGGTAATGCGCAGGTTACGCCGATGATGTATATACAGTTGCTCAACATCCCGTTGTTTAACGGGGCATATATGATAACCTCGGTACAGCACGACATGAAGCCTGGATATATGACGACCAAGTTCAAGGCTATAAAGATGTCAAAGAGATGCCCAAGGTATGTTGACAGCGCATATGTTGAAACTGACGGAACATACGGTGGTGTCAGTGGTGGCGGTAGTGCTGGCGGTGGAACCTATATTGATACAAGTTACGGGTTATCATACGGTTGTAACGGGTTTGATATTACAAAAGCAAAACAAGGTGGTTATAACTATAAAGGTAGTAATATGCCAAAAATCGTAAAAGAAATGCACCAATTCAGTGGTTGTTGTGTTGGTGGCGTACATCAAATGTTTAATGGTGGATTAGGAAAGGCTTGGGTTGATACTACCCCTAATTATGGGTGGGCTGGTTATAGTGCATACATACCTTTTGAAGATTTATTTTTAAAACAAAGTCAACTTTACGAATTAGTTGCATATGTCGGTGCTGACGGACGTTATCCTAGTGATGCCCCAGATGTTAAAAACAATGATGATAGAAAAAAATGGAACGAATGGTTTTCAAAAACAGAATACTATAATAAAGATTGTTGTGTTATGTTTATGACACATGGACAGCATCCTCCAAAAACTGGTGATAAATGGAACAGAGAAAGTCAAAACAATCAACAATTAACTAATGAATTATATAACACAAGGGCAGATTTTAATTCAAATAACTTCACTGATAAGACCAGAGAATACGGACATGGTGTTTGGTGGGATGCACAATCACATCATTGGGTAAGCGATGTGATACAAACAACAGATGTAGTAACAGGTGGTAAAGGGTTAGCAATATCAGGACCAATATGTTATAGTGATGGCGCAAAGTACTGGCGTTTATATGCTTTGCGTGATGATTGTAAAGGTGAAGGTAAAATAGAAATTACAAGCAATACTGATGCTACTGCACACGATGCAAGTGAAGAACAAAAGAAACGTGGTGAAGAAGTAATGCGCTTGTTACGTAAAAATATACCATCATTAACTCCAGTTCAAGCCGCAGGTATTGCGGGTGTTTGGGGACACGAAAGTGGTGGATGGAATCCAGAAGCAAGTGCAACACCTAATAGTTCAGCATTTGGTTTAGCACAATGGGTAAAGATAAGAACGGCTGGTAGTGAAAGTAACACTAACGGTGATTTTGTACAGTATCTACAAAGAAAAAAACCAAGTGAATATGAGAATATTAAAAATATGAATATTACACAGGTTCACGATTATTTCAAGGCAAATTACAATACAATAGAAAAGCAGATTGTTTTTGCCGTTTATGAGATGACCGAAATTCCACAATTCAAACTTAATAGCGGTAACAAATGTAATGTATTAGGCAATGAAGCAAACTATAGCACCTCAACTATATACAATACTGGCAACATTTTGTCTGTTAATTATGCACCATATCCCGACAATAAGACTTTTGAAGGAAACAAGACTGCAATTCACGATGTTATAAGACGTTTTTTGTTGGGTTATGAAATGCAAAATCAGCCACCGAAAGCAGACGAGGTTAAAATGGAATCACGTCTGGGGTGGGCTAAAATTGCGTTTGAAATAGCAATGGATAAAAATATATGGGCATAAATTTTGCAGTTTAAAACAAATGACGTATCTTTGCCCCCGATGAAAACTATAGGTAACATAGTGGGGGCAAAGCCCATAGACTGCAACATTGGTATTATTACCCAGTGTGATACCATTACTGATATACAATCTCTTTCATTACCGACCTTAATAGTAGGGTTTGAAAATGCAAGGAATACAATACCAGACTTTAACATATTGGACAAGCATCCATATAAGAACTTATGGTGGACTTACAGGAAGAATGAGAACCGATATGAACACGAAACGGATATAGGTAGTTTCACTGAACTCTGCATAAATAACTCGTTGGAGAATATAGGATACAAATACATAGACCTAATAAACTTCAACTGGTGCAGGACAAGGAAGATGTTGAAATATCTTTCAAACAAGAAGAAGGAAAAGATACTACATTATACAAGAGGGCATAACTTTATGTTCATATATGTACCAACAGACAAAACTGTATATGGTATTTCCCTAACCCTCTGTGAATATCTTGGATATGACAGGGAGAAGGTAATGGCACTTGCAAAAAAACTTCCAAATATGACATTAGTAAATGATTATTCCTTTATAATTGGAAAGGTGGGAGAAATTGCCAATGACAGCCAGCATCTTGTACCCGTGATGTTTGATATGTGGAGAAGAAAGTGACTTTTTTGTTAATTTTTCTTAATCACAACTATTTATAATAAAAATTTTATTGTAATGAGAGAAAAATTAGTAAACGAAAAGCATTTTTCGAGGAGCATGAGAAGACAGATGCGCCTTGACGGATATTTCAATGGACTTTTGAATAAGAAGAACAAGGTTGAAGAACCGAAGAAGATAAGCGCTCCAACACCAACAAAGGAGGAAGCAAAGAAACTTATGGACAGACTTTTCGACACAACCCGTATGGACAGCAAGGTATTGGTTGAAGAGGAAGAAGTAAAGGTTGAACCAGTTGAAACAATTGAAGTTGCCAATGAGGTTATAAAGGAAGAACCAATCATTGAAACCGTTGTTGAAGTTGCAGAACCAGTGGTTGAAACGGGTGAAGACGGAATAAATCCAAATCCAGTTAGACCTACTGAGGAAGTTGAGTCAGTTGCAGAAGAAACCGAACCAGATATTGAGGAAAAGCCGAAGAAGAAGAGAGGTTCAAAGAAGAGCAAGAAGCAGACTTCCGAGACAGAAGAATAATCATACAAAAGCATTTTCATTATGGGAAGCAAGATTAACGACATAAAGAACATACTTGACCCGTCAAACGAATCCGTTCCAAGAAAGGTCAAGGTGGAAAAGAAGGACAAGGGACTTTTTGAACGCACAGAATGCAGTACAATGCTTCTGACAGAAGATAATAAGGTATTGTTAACTGACTAATGCATTATGGATAAGGAACTGGTTAAAAGATATCACCTTGAGGAAGCCTTGAAGCGCTATCAGCAAATAAACGAATACAGTTTTGTTACCGAACAGGGTGAAGAAGACGAACAACAGCCACCGCAGGATGGTGGAATGCAACCTCCACAACCATCACAGGGTGGACAAGACAACATGCAACCCCCGATGCCACAAGACCAGGACGGACAGATGCCTCCGATGGATAACAACGCACCGCAGGGTGATATGGGACAAGGTGGAGACATGAATGCCCCAACACCACCAATGGATGACAATGCTGAACCGCCGATAGGTGATGAAGGAATGCCAGCACCCGAAGGCGATATGGGTGGCGATATGCCAGAAGAAGGTGGAGATATGGGAGACGTTGATACCATGCAACCCGATGACGAGGTGATTGATGTGGACGAACTGACACAGGCGCAGGAGACCAACGAATACAAGATTGACGGCGTTGATGAAAAACTTACCGCCCTTCTGAAGATAGTTGACAAGTGGTCGAAGGCTATTGACAACAACACCAGGAAGGTGGAAGACTTGCAACAGGAACTTGCTATGCGCAATCCGACCGAAAAGGAACGCCTTAACATAAGGTCACAGCAAAGTATGCCGTTCGGGGAATCCCCAAAGGAATATTGGGAGAAGAAGACCAGCGACCCGAACTCCAACTACGAGGTAATGTTCAATAACGACATTGCGCCGAGCCAGGAACAGAAACAATATACCATTACAAAGGGTGACATTGATTCGATGAATGACAAAGAAGTGATGAAGTCGATGGATTTCCCGAACCTTAAACTAAAAGATTATTTTGAATAATAATAAAAAAGACATTAACTATGAACCCAAATGAAGAATTTGCATACTATAACAAAATAATGGCTGAAAATCCATATCTTGTACAAGAAATTATTGAAGAGGTCAAGACTATAATTGCCGAGTACGAGAAGAACAAGGACACCCACCCAGACGGCATACAGCCATATCATTGGACTGCACATCTGTTATCACAGACTGACGGACAGAACACTATGTCGTTATGCTCCGACCTCGCACAGACATTAAGCACCTATGTTTTTGAACCTTTCGAGGAAGTTGGTTTGGATAAGCGGACAACCCCACGCTTCATAGCATATGTACTTCAGATGTACTACGGACGCAAAGGCGGTGCAAGAAGAAAAAATTTGCGTGAGGACAACGTTCGGAGAACAATCGTACTTACTGAATCCGACTTGCACAATATGGTAAGGATTGCAGTGAAAAAACTGTTAAGACACATTTAAGTTCAATGACAATTATAAAGAAAAGCACCTTATTTTGAGGTGCTTTTTTAGTTTTTAGACGTTTCAATTATTTCACATAGAATCCAAGAGGCGTTCCCCTCTTTGCCTTGATAAGATTCTCAACAAGGTTGGCGTTTTTCTCCATAACAGTATATGGCGACATCCTTTCAAGTCTTTCATCCAAAGCCTTTAATACATTTTCCTTTTCCTTATTGCCGAGAGACATCAATGACTGGTAGTCCATAGTCAACGGCGAAGAAATCATCTGTATAGCACCAGAAAACTTACCTCTTACAAGACTTAATGTTTCGGCAGCCTCAGCAACAAGCAACTGACGAATTGTCTGCTTTGCTGGGTTATTGAACAAAGCATAGTCAAGTTTCCCCAGTGGAACCTGGTCGGGAGACAAAAGAGTATCAGGGTTTAACCTGTGACATTCATCAACATCATCAGGCTCATAGTAGGTATACCAACAGTAACAGTTATGATAACGACCGAAACCACCCTTTCTATCAGCGAGACCGCCAGGGGTACTCATAAGGTGTATGATATGCGACCCATCGGGACCAGCCGTTACCTTGTATGCCAAGTCACACTGCAAATACTTGTTCTTTGTTGACATATCGGCAGCCGTAAGTGCAATGTCATAGAACGGAAGTACATAGGCACCCATACCGATTCCATAGCCAGAGCCGAGACCGCCGTTGAATGCGGCAAGCGAACCAAGTTGTCCCACAACGCCACTACCGAAAACAGCACCGCCACCCCAAGCGTTTGCAAACATTGCAGGGTCGCTGGTAGGCGGGGTAATGAACAAGACCTTGTTAATTTCACGTCCAGCAGGTATGAGGTAACTTTGGCGACCAGGTTCGATTACGAAGAAATCCTTCTTCAATTCCCACGGGCCTCTCTGCTGTAGACCGACTTCCTTTGAGAAATAGTATGAAAAATCTTTCGTTATATCAAGCGTTCTAACCGACAATGCAAATGCAAGGTCAAGGCTTGATATGTTCTTCCCGTAAAGGTTAGCCCAGTTTGATTCTATTATAAAATTCTGCACACGCTCCGAGTAATCCCCCACGGCAATTGCTAGGAGATTACATAACTGGTCGTCAGTAAGTTCAACCTTTCTTACGGGGGCACCTAACTTTGCCCTTACTATCTCGAATAATTTTTGTTTTTCCTCGTCTAAAACCATAACAATTGATTTTTTATAATAAATAGTTCAAAGGCATGAATATTTTGTTTCAAAAAACGATTGAACTGAATATTTATAAATATATTTTTCAAAGATATGGCGCAGTATTTTGAAATAAATAAGAATGCAACACTTCCGTCGTTAAGACTTGAAGTTATAAACGACGGTCGCAATGACTTTGGCAAACTCTACCTTGCACTACAGGGCAGTTCGTCGGTTACTTTTACAATGACCAACACTGCTACGGGTATAAAGAAGATTGCGAAGGCCAAGGCATATGTTGTTTATGACGAAAATAGCGACTGCGAGGAGAGATATTTCATAGAATACAGGTGGAAGAAGAGAGATACTAATGAACCAGGGACTTATACTGGACATTTCCATATAGACTTCCAGTCGCCTGTATATATGGAAGGGGTTACGTTTCCGCAGGGCGAACTGATTGTGCCGATTGCCGAAGACCTTATAATACTAGTCAACGATTCAATGATTAAGAAATGAATAACAAATAATAATAGTATAAATTAACAATAGAAATATGAAGAAACAAGTTATAAGAATGACACAGAACGGACTTCAGAGACTTATCAGCGAGTCAGTCCGCAGGATTCTCAAGGAGGCTGAAAAGGCTACGGGAGTTACTGGTTATGAGGAAGATTTACCTGACGGTTGGACAAAGTATACCGACAAGAATGGTAAGACATCTTATTTTGATGAAGACTACAATGAATACATAAAGACATATACAAGTGATGGGCAAGAACGTCTTGTACCAGTTAATGATTTTGGAAATACTGAATTTCGCGGAAATAAAGGTATAGCAAATTTGTACAAATCAACACGTGGTAATTTAAAACTCGGCGACTTTAGTCAACTTGGTACGAAGTATGAACCTTATAATGTTCCAGGTGTTAAAGACCGCGAACACACAAACCTCAACGACTGTACTGATACCATCAGACGTATCTATACCATCAAGGATGCCAGGAAGCGTGAAATGGCGTTGCAGTACTTATATATGGACTTGAAGGATGATGCTTTGAGATATGGTAAGAGGATTTATGAAGCGGTTTGTGCAAGATATATGACTTATGATATGTTTGACGAAGCTGAATTGGAATCTTTTTTGTTAAAAATGTTAAACATGTGTCTAGGAATCGAAAAGGGTGAAAGTGGTACGGCAATCGCATTTAATCCAAATATGGAAGATGTTTCATTCAAGACATATTTCGCGCAAAAAATTGCAGGTAATTTACGTAACATTATAGATGAAAAGAAGAAACGTACCTTCTATAAGATAACCAAGTACGAGGCAGACAAGATGATGTTGAAGAGGTTACCAAAACGCGAATTCAACAAGATAGTTGATGATATAAGGAGTAAATATGAAATAAAAGAATTAAAGCCTGGCACTTACGATTCATTAGAAGATATGGAATACACAACCAATGGTGTGGTTACCAATGAAAAACATGCTGAAATGATGAAAAAAGCAAACAGACTTGCAATTGAAAAAGTTTGGGAATTATTCCCCGACAGGACGTTCAACTCATTTGCGGAAATTCAAACCAGACAAATACCAGATGTATTTAGAGTAAAGAAAGGTTCAGAAACAGAAAATGACAATAGATTCATTGTTAATAAGAGTGATGACTTGGACGACCCAACTAAAGGTGAATACAATTACTACACAACAATTTCAAAGAAACCGTCAATGGATACTGACAGTTTGGATGACTTATCAAAAACATTAGGTAACGACCTTTCAATGAGTTCAGAACCTGAATATGGTGATAAGACATTAGGCATTAAGAAGCAAGGCAAGTCAGAACGACAATATGCTTTTGAAGCAATCAACCGCATAGTCAGAAAAGTTTTGACGGAAATGAGAAAAAAGTAAGAATTTTCTTTGTTAATTTAAAAATATAAGTTATCTTTGCCGCGTTGAGATTTTGTGAAGATGCTTGATAGAAAGCAGTGACGGGGGAGAACATAATCCTCCGTCCTTTAAAATTAAACATGGAAGCAAAATAATGATTAAAAATTAATTTAAAATGTCACAAGATGTAAAAGATTACACAGACGAAATTTTCGATGATGTAGAACTTGAAAACAAGAAAGAGAAAGTTGAAAAACCACAGTTCAATCCATCAAACTACCTTGATGTGAAATTGAAGGATGGTGAACAAACCAGAGAGATTAAGATTAGGATACTCCCAGTATCTGCAACAAACCAGCACATTGCTGTGCCAATCAGAATTCATGCGTTGACCAATGTTAACAAGGACCTTATCAAGTCAGGCTTTAAGAATTACACCTGTCTCAATGATGAACATTTGGAACATAAGGATGAAAGAGGCTGTCCAATATGTAACATGGCAAAGGAATTATTCAAGAAGGCTAACGAGGAAACCGACCCTATAGTAAAGAAGGCGTTATGCAAGGAAGCATACAAGTATGAGCCGAAAGTAGCTTATGTTGTAAGGGTTATTGACCGTAGCAAGGAAGATGAAGGTGTGAAATTCTGGAGATTCAACAAGTACGACAATCATAACGGTATATACGACAAGTTGAAGACTATTTACGCACAGCGCAACAAGGAATCTTTGGATGACGGTGATGGACCATACAATGTATTTGACCTTCACAATGGGCATGACTTTATAATTACCCTTACCAAAGGTGAGAATACCAACCGCACGGAAGTTTCCATTATGGATTCTTCAAGACAGACTCCGCTTTCAAAGGATGAGAAAAAGATTGAAGAGTGGGTCAACGACACCAAGAAATGGGAAGACGTTTATACGGTAAAGCCATACGATTACCTTGACATTGTTGTCAATAGTGGTATTCCGATGTTTGACAAGGAGAAAGGTTGCTTTGTTGACAGGACTGAGGTTGAGAAGGAGGAAGAAGATGTTACATACGAAGCCCCAATGGTTGCCGAACAGCCTGTAGCCCCCAAGAACGATGATGACCTTCCATTCTAATCTTTAATAGAAAAAATTTATGGCAAAATTAAATTTTAACTACGGCACAATGAGTAGTTCCAAGAGTGCAATCCTTCTTATGAAGGCGCACTCTTTTGAGACCGAAAACATACCGTTCCTCTGTATGAAATCAAGTATTGACACAAGGGACGGCGAGGGTATAATAAAATCAAGGACAGGTATGTCGCACGACTGTATGGTGATTGAACCTGATGACAAAGTTTATGATACCATTGTAAACTATTGTTCAAACATCAAGAACAACGGGTATGAGACACCCAAGTGGCTTTTGGTTGATGAAGCCCAGTTCCTTACAGCCGAACAGGTGGATGACCTTGCAAGGGTTGTTGACGAATTGAATATTGACGTGGAGTGCTACGGTCTTAGGACAGACTTCAAGACGCGACTGTTTGAAGGAAGTCGCAGGTTGTTCGAGATTGCGGACAACATCAATGAAATCAAATCCATATGTCATTGTGGTAACGAGGCAAGTGTAAACGCCCGTATGATTGGTGATGTTCTTATTGTCAGTGGCGAACAGGTTATGGTCGGTGGAAACGATATGTACCGTCCGTTGTGCAGGAAATGTTATAACGAATATAAATGCAAATTATAATTTTTAAGAAACATGACAAAGCAAGCGATTAAGAAGGGTGCTGGAACAGCATCGGTAACAAAGAAGGTCGGTCTTGCCGCCTTTAAGGAAAAGAAGGGTATGGTATATCACGAGGGTGATAATATCCAAAATACTGTAAGTAATGCAAACAAACCGTTGGATTGGCTCATCATGCCAAAGGCTTTTAGTGATGCAACAAAACTCCCTGGTCTACCTAACGGTGTGGTAATCAGTGTGTTAGGACATTCCAACGTGGGTAAATCTACATTATTGAACCACGCAATTGTGGCCGCACAGAGACAGGGTTACATACCAGTCATATTCGATACTGAGAATGCTTTTTCGTTTACTTACGCAAAGCAGATGGGTATGGAAGCCGAACCTATCTATGGTGATGTTGAAGTAGAAGTAGTAAACCCAGAAACTGGCGAGGTTACTATTGAAACGAGAAATGAAATTGTAAGTTGGGATGGCAATTTCCTTTACTACGATAACAAGCGTCTCATTGAACAGTACGGAAAATGGGATTATTCACAAGGCAAGGAAGTACAGAAGAGACGTAATATGGCAGTTATTGAGGATGTTGCAATGTGTATAAACGAACTCCTTGACGCACAGGAAGATGGTGAAATTGACATGGGATTTCTATTTGTATGGGATTCCGTAGGTTCATTATCTTCGTTCAAGACCTACAATGCAAAGGGTGTTGGCAACGCAATGTGGGATGCTGGTGCAATTAGTGTTGCGTTCAACCGCATAGTTAACGACCGAATACCATCTTCAAGAAAGGTGTCATCGAAATACACAAATACATTCCTTTACGTAAATAAGGTATGGATGGACGCTATGACCAATCCTGTCGGGCCTGCAATCATGCAGACAAAGGGCGGTAAGTCTCTTAAATACTCAACCCGTCTTGAGATACTTTTAGGCGGGCAACTGACTGCTGGTATTAAGAGATTGACTGCGACATATAAGGGGCTTGATTATAGTTATGGTATCGAAACTAAGATTAAGATACTTAAAAATCATCTTGACGCACCGCATAATGTGTGTTATGAAGGCAAGATGATTGCTTCCGATTGTGGATTTATTGCACCTGATGAACTCGATGAATACAGAAAGAACCACATTGGTGACATACTCAAACAATTACAAGAGATGTCAAATAGTAAGGAAACCATTGATGTAAAACAAGTTGAGTTTACTGAGAAACCTGATAGTGAGTATGAACAAGAAAATTAGAAAAATTTCTTGTAGGAACAAAAACATAATATTAATTTTGCAACACAAAAATTTTAGGAACTATGAAAGTAACATTATTGAAAAAGGCTGACTATGAGTTCAAGCCAGAAAACATGACAGCGATGCCGTTCGGCACATTTAACACCTTGATGAAGGTTGAACCCAAGAGTGAAGAAGAACTTCCATTGATGGTTGCATTCAACAACCGTGACGAGTACGAGAAGAAGGCAAGTGACTTTGCTATTGACGAGACTAAGGAGGTATATATTAACGAGAAAGGTCAGATTTTTTGTCACCTGCAATAACAATATCGAAATGTCAACCCAACCGATACCCAACAAAATAAAGACTGCCAATCCCGAACTGTCCACCAAGAAGTTCAATACCTTACTGGTGGATGGTTCCAACCTATTGGAGGTATGTTTTAACGGGTACAAGAAGTTATCATCAAGCGGAAAGGAAATTGGTGCAATATACCAGTTCCTTCTTCAACTGAAACTTCTGTTACGGAAGGGTAACTTTAGGTACGTCTATTGTTTTTTTGACGGTGATTCTTCGGGACAATACCGTTTCAATTATTATCCAGACTACAAGGCGAACAGGGACAAGACTTTTGATGAGGAGGAACTTTCTGACTATATGAAGGAAGTGAATGAACGTATCAGACGGATGCAAAAGCACTTCTTCAAACCCAAGAGGGATGAATCGGAAAAGGAAAACTTCTTTTGGCAAAGAAATGTTCTTATGGAATGCCTTGAGGAACTTGCGGTAAGGCAGTGTATTTGTGACAAGGTTGAAGCGGATGACCTTATAGGGTATTACGTAACACACAAGAAACCAGAGGAACGTATAGTAATATGCTCTAACGACAGAGACTTAACGCAGTTAATATCAGAAGATGTTATAGTGTATGTCCAGTCATTACATGATTTTGTGAATACGAAGAACCATACCAGTGTTATGGGGTATCATTATTCAAACGTCTTACTGAAGAAGATACTCTGCGGTGATACTTCCGACAATATTAAGGGGGTAAAGGGATTGGGTGAAAAAACATTATTCCAAAACTTCCCCGAACTTACGGAACGCCGTGTTACACTTAACGAGGTCATTACCAAGGCAAGTGAAATAAATGAGAAACGCAAGTCCGAGAAGAAGAAGCCGTTAAAGTGGGCAGAAAACATAGTAAATGGTACAACAGACGGTATACAGGGGGATAAACTCTACGAGATAAACGAGAAGATTATAGACCTCAAGCATCCGTTGATGACAGATGAATCTGTTGAACTGATGGAATCCTTTATGTATGCCCCGATGGATATGGAAGGACGTTCAATGGAGAACCTTTACAGGATACTGCTTGAAAATGAGATTGACGACCTGAAGGACGAGGGTGCTTTTGCAAACTTCTTCACGGAATTCAAATACCTAATTGACAAGGAGACAAAAAATTCACAAAACTAATATTGTTTTTTATGAAACAAAGAGATTATTTTAAGAATGCTAACCTTTAAAAACTTTTAAGATGGACAACGAAAACAAAAAGAAATCAAACGATTTCTGGGAACGATTCCAATTTGTACTTTCAGTTAACGACAACATCGTATGTCAGCGATACTTCAAGATACTCGGCTTTAACCCCGAATGTATCGGCTCGTTGGAACTGAAGGAATGTATGGACGAATGCGTAACACTCATAAAGAGGGACTTGGAATCCAAGAGCCGTACTTATTTATGGTACACGGTAGATTCACCAGTTAAACTCTGTGGTTTTGAAAACCCTGAGGAGACTGAATACCTCACCTATGAGGGCATCGAGCCTTACGTTCCAGAACAACTCAATCCATACGATGTTTCATTCAAGTTTACATTCCTTATTGACGATGAAAAGATTTATGAATACCTCTGGGATGGGACACAGTACCCCAAGTTCATAAGGAATACAGTTGACTTGCAGAACTCTAACACATTGTACAAGGATTCAGACCAGTCAAGCCTCAACTTCTCACAGAGTTTGAGCAAGAGGCTCACCTACGGCAAGCCCGACTACACCTACGTTATCATCAAGAACATAATCCACACAGCCACCAGAAGGAACAGCGACTATACCCATAGCGACCAGTATGGTGACAAGAAGATTATGTTGACCAAGGGTGGCGTACCGTTCAACAAGACAATGATACGCAACTTCTGGCAGAACAAAGGTGAAAAAGGCGGTAAGAAAAATTAGTTAGTTCAACATGGGCGGTTCGTCAGTCATTGGCGGTCTGCCCACTTTTTAAAGTTTTTAATGATGCAGAAAACGGTTAGCAGGGATAACTTGGGTTATCTCGGAGAAGATTATCAGAGATTATTACTAAAAGCATTTATAGAGGACAAGGACTTCTTCAAGTCCATAGAGCCGATAGTTGACCAGAATATGTTCACGATTGACGAACTGAAGCGACTGGTCGGATTTATGAAGGAACGCTTTGAGAAGGTTGGTACGGTTCCGACATATTATGATATGGAACTAATGGTAAAAAGTAAGATTACCGAACCAATAACAATGAATAAGGCACTTGCATTACTCAAATCCTTGAAGGAATCGGAAAACACTAATGGTCTTGACCTTATTGAGACTGAATGTGAACATTTCTTCAAACAGCAGAACCTTACAAAGGCTATAAACAAGGCGACACAGATTATAAAGACTGGCGATACAAACCGCTACGAAGAGATTGAAGGTTTGATACAGGACGCCTTGAATATAAACACCAAGCAGGACTGGGATATCCATACCCCCGATGAGTTTTTGGATGCAGCATTAAGTGATGATTTCAGGGATACCATACCCACTGGGGTTGACAAGATTGACAAGATACTTATGGGCGGTCTTGGAAAGGGTGAACTAGGTGTAATCATAAGTCCTAGTGGTATCGGTAAAACATCCGCGACTTCTGGGTTTGCAACATATGCTTCGACATTTGCAACAGAGGCCAATAACGACAAGGGCTTCAAGGTATTTCATCTTTTCTTTGAGGATAAGGAAACCGCAATCCTGCGCAAATATTATGCATACCTTACTGGCTACGAGTCAACTTCAATGTCAGACCCGACAGTTAGGTCGGCAGTATGGCAGATGATTAAGGAAGATGAAGACATAAAGATGAAACGCAAGATGCTGGATGCTAACATAAGGCTCAAACGTGCTGAGACTGGCGGTTACACTTGCAGTGACCTATCAAGAGACCTTGACCATATGATTTCAATTGGCTTTAAACCCGATATGGTCATAGTGGATTACTTTGAATGTCTCAAGGTTGAAAGAAGTAACAGTGGTGATGACAAGTGGTCTCGTGAAGAACTTACAATCCGCAGGCTTGAATCAATTGCCCACAAGTACAACGTTGCCCTTTGGGTTCCAGTTCAAGGCACAAAGGATTCAATGAACGTCGAATATGTTGGTATGAACCAGGGTGGTGGTTCGGTTGCAAAGGTCCAGGTCGGACACATAATTCTGTCATTTGCCCGTACAGATGAAATGAAGCCAAAGAATAAAATGAACATATACCTTCATAAGTTTAGAGGCGGGGCTATAACACAGACACAGTTTATAGGGGTCACATTCAATAACGGTACTTGCCGATTTGATATGACCGAAAGCGAGATGGTTGACAAGACGCTGGATTTTCAACAAAATCAATCCAGTAAGCAGTTAACTGCCTCAATAGCAAGGAATGTGTATGAAAATTCAAAAGTCAAAAAATAAGTGTAAAATTACGGAAGTTTAATGTATTTATTGTTCTTAAAAATAACAAATAAATAAAATTTTTATGAATTACGTTGATAATGAATTAGAAGAATGGCTAAATCATAATGATTTAGGTTTGAGTATTGTCAGAAAGAAATATCTTGCGACAATAGGTAGTGATGAAGAAGGAAATCCAGTACAGGAAACATTTAGTCAGTGGATGGATAGGATTTCAAATGGTAATGCCGACATAAGAAAGTTGCTGGTTGAAAAAAAGTTTTTATTTGGTGGTAGAATACTTTCTAACAGAAAAATCATTGACAATGGAATTAAGTCAACATTAAGTAACTGCTATGTCCTTTCAGTTGATGATAACATAGAGAGTATATATAAATGCTGTTCGGATATGGCTAGGACATATTCATACGGCGGTGGAGTAGGCATTGACATATCGAAATTAAGACCAAGAGGGGCAGTTGTTCATAATTCAGCGAAAACAACAAGCGGTGCGGTTTCATTTATGAAAACTTTTGACGTTGTAACAGGTACTATTGGACAAAGTGGACGGCGTGGTGCTTTGATGATAAGTTTGGATATTAGACACCCTGATATTGAAGAATTTATTGATATTAAAGCAAATACTACTGAAATTACTAATGCGAACATTTCGGTCAGAGTAAACGATGAATTTATGAGTGCTGTTGAAAACGACAAGGATTACATCCTTAGATATCCTTGCGAAACAACATTATCCGAAACAATTACAGAAAGTTTGCCATATGGTGAGGTTAAATATGAAAATGGTGTTTACCTAAAAAAAGTTAAGGCTAAGGAACTTTTTATGAAAATAGCCAAAAATAATTGGGATTATGGCGAACCTGGTGTTTTGTATTGGGATACTATATGTAACTACAACCTGATGAGCGAGAATCCTAACTTCAAGTATGCAGGAGTAAACCCTTGCGTTAGTGGCGATACCCTTATTTTGACTGATACGGGTTACAAGCGTATTGATAGTCTGGTAGGCAAGAAAGTAAATGTTTGGAATGGCTACGAATGGTCTGAAGTTGAACCTAGAATTACTGGACATAATCAAGAAATGGTATTGATAACCTTATCTAACGGAATTAAACTCAATTGTACCAAATACCACAAGTTTGTTCTAAAGGATGGTAGTCGTGTTGAAGCAAAAGATTTAAAAATCAAGGATAAGTTGGTCAAATGTAATTTCCCTATTATCAATAGCGGTGAAACACATGAAGAGAAACTTTATTATACCTTAGGATTTTTTGCTGGTGACGGTTACTTCAAGAGAGAGGATGAACCTGTAATATATCTATATGACAAAAAGAAGTGTGTTTTACCTTACATACTTGATGGGGTAGTAAGAGAGGATGAAAAAGAAAAACGTTTAGCAATTACACTCACGAAGCATAGAGAATATTTCAAGGATAAAGATTATGTACCTAACTGTGAAGTCTCATTAAAGGATAGGCTTGAATGGCTTTCGGGTTTAATTGATTCTGATGGGAATTGCAATGATGCAAGTGGGTCAATAACAATTTCTTCAATTACCCGCCAGTTCCTACAAGATGTTCAGTTAATGCTGAATACCTTAGGTGTTGCATCAACAGTAAATGTTATGCATAAGTCGGGAGACCGTAAATTACCGAAACATAATAAGAATAACGAATATGGTATATATCATTGCAACGAAAGTTATCGTTTGTGCATTGGTGCTAGCCAGGTACAGATGCTATTGCAACTTGGTCTCTCATTACATAGAGTAAAGACTAATCCTAATGTAAGCAGGAATGCAAGCCGATTTATTGAAATAGTAAATATTGAAGACAACTCAACTTGCGATACCGTTTATTGTTTCAATGAGCCTAAGAATCACACTGGCATCTTTAATGGTTGTGTTACAGCACAGTGTGCCGAAGAACCCCTACCAGATGGCGGTGCTTGCTTGTTGGGTAGTATGAATTTGATGTGTTATGTCAAGGATAATGGTGAGTTTGATTATGATGAATTTGGTAAAGATGTTAGAATTGCAACAACTGCTCTCAATGAAGTACAACAAGAAGGAATAGAACTTCACCCATTACCAATACAGAAACAAACAGCATCCCAATTCAGACAGATTGGGTTAGGTATATTTGATTTGGCTGGTGCGTTAATAAAGATGAAAGTACGTTATGGGTCAGAAGAGAGTTGCAAAGTTGCATATGATATAACACACACAATGTTACTGGAAGCATTTAAACAATCTTGTGACCTTAATACTGAAGGTGTTGTATATGAAGGAATGTTTGATAGCGAAATGTATAAGAAACAGATTAAACCCTATCTTCCACCTAAATACATAAATCGTTACCCACTAAATAGCCAAATATTAACAATTGCACCAACTGGTACATTATCAACGATGGTTAATGCTACATCAGGTGGTGGCGAACCAATGTTTGCAACTTATTACACTAGAACCACAAAGTCATTATACGGAAAAGATGTTACCTTTAAAGTATATCCGCAATGTATTCTTGACTTTTATAATGGTGAGCCTGAAACATTGGATGATTTGCCAGACTATTTTATTACAGCAGATAAATTAGACTGGAGAGAACGTGTTAAGATGCAAGGCACGTTGCAGAAGAATATTGACGCTAGCATATCTTCAACGGTTAACCTTAAAGAAAGTAGTACTATTGAAGATGTGTTTAACATATATCTGACTGCATGGAAAGAAGGTCTTAAAGGTATTACAATATTCAGAGACAATTGCAAACGTGTTGCAATTTTATCAAAACCAGTACAAGAGATTGAACCTTTAACGGAATTCAAAACAACAACAGCGCCAAAACGACCAAAAGCATTGGAGGCTGATTTTTATCAGATAAAAGCAATGGGTGAGGACTTTAGGGTATTCGTAGGATTATATGAAGGTCGCCCCTATGAGATTTTTGCAATGCCTTGTGAGTCCTGTGACAAATTACCATCACATAAAGGACAGATAATTAAAACCAAGAAGCGTACATATAGATTTGTATCCGATTTAGTTGATATTGAAAACATAGCGTTGAATGAAGAAGGTGATAGAATTTATCGTAATGTAACCCTTCATGTTTCAGGAGCATTAAGACATGGTATGCCTATTAAGTCAATAATTTCCCTTGAAGAAAAATGTAATGATAATATAATATCATTCAATAAGGCGATATCAAGAGTATTGGCTAAATACTTGCCCAAGGACACTATTACTGATGACACTTGCCCAGAATGTGGTAATAAATTGGTATTTGAAAACGGTTGTAAACATTGTCCTTCATGTGGATACTCACAATGTGGATAAAACATATAAAGGTACAACTTGGTGAAATATATGCCCAGAGGTCTATACATTCGTTAGTTATGACGGAACTATGACAGAATCGGTTGGTTGTTAGAAATAACTTTTCTTGGTTTCAAATTATAAAAAACCTATATTTATGTGTATAGGTTTTTTTATTTTATTATGGCAAAGAGACAATTTTACGGCATAAAGTTTCCGATAACCATCAAGTCCGAACGAAAGACAGCACTTGACTTGTGCGAAACACCTTCGGAGAAGATAACAAGTGAACTTATGCACCTTATATTTACCCCGAAGCGGCAGAAGTTGAGAGACCCCGACTTCGGTACAGACCTTATACAATACATATTCAGTCCCAACGACAGTCAGACTTGGGATGATGTGATGAGTGAGATAAAAACAAAGGTTTCAAGGTATATTCCCCAGTGTGACATAAAGGACATACAGATTGTAATGAGTGATGACGGATTGGGGATTTACGCCAAGATAACATATTCCGTGACAATAAACGGAAATGAAACTACCAACGAAATAATGACCAAACTGTAGAAAGATGGCGGAGAACAAGATTAGATATTCAGCAAGAACATACGATGAGGTAAGAAACGCAATAAACCAATTTACCCAGCGTTACTATTCAGACATATTCCATAGTTTCAATGATGCTTCAATAGGCTTATGGCTTGTTGATTTGGTATCGGATACATATGATGCCTTGAGTTACAACATTGACAAAATGTATCAGGAAACCAACATTGATTCGGCGCAGTTGAGAAGTTCAATATTGCAACAGGCGAAGAACAACGGAGTTAAGGTTCCTGGTGCAAAGTGTGCATTGGTTGAGGTTGAAATCAGTTGCGAACTTCCAACCAACAATGGTGATAACAACTTGGCTCTTGCTGATGAAAGGTATGCACCTATCGTAAAGAGGGGTTGCCTTTTCAGTTCTGGTGAGGTAACCTTTGAACTTATGGAGGATGTTGATTTCAGTCAGCAATTCGATTCCAATGGCATATCAAACAGGAAGATTCTACCAAGACGCAACAGCAACGGAAACATAGTATCCTACATATATAGAAAACTCGCAGTCTGTGTGGCTGGTCAATCTAAAGTATACAAGAAGACTATAAGTGCATCTGACATTGAACCCTTTATGAACTTTGAAATACCCGATGATGGTGTAACCAACGTTGAGAGCATATTGCTCAAGCAGGGTAGCAGTTTGAAAGGTGAACCAGCATTGAATGAGTTCTATGTTGACAGGGAAAGTTTTGAGGATGTCAACGGCTATCCTACAATGAGGTACTTTGAGGTTGAAAATCTTTGTGAACAGTATCGTTTCGGTCACGTTGAACAGGAAGTTAGTTCAATTGATGGGACAAGGACATATTACTCGCCAGTATGGGAGGTAATAGACAGCATTGACTTGGGTAATGGTACTGAAGAACCGATAAGGATGGCAATGCGTGGCAAATGGAAACGCTTGAAGAACAAGTTCATTACCGAATTTACTGACAAGAATAGACTGAAGGTTACTTTTGGTTCGGGCATTCGTAACCAATATGGGGTTATTCCTGACAACGCACATTTGTTTACCCAGTACCTTATGTCAAGGATGGAAGCCAATGACTATATGGGCGTACTTCCAGAACCTAACACGACTATGTATGTATTGTATCGTGTCGGTGGCGGTGAGATAAGCAATGTTGCAAGCGGTACGGTCACCAATATACTTTACCTTTCAGCCGACATAAATGGCAACTGTGATGATGTTAAGAACGAGAGCAAGAAGATACAGGTAAGGCGTAGCATAAGCGTCAACAACCCAACTCCTTCATATGGAGGAAAGGATGTTCCAACCAACAGTGAGATAAAGTACGTTGCCAAGTATGGAACTGCTTCACAGAACAGGTGTGTTACTGTAAGGGACTATTACGCAAGGCTTTTGGAAATCGAACCGAAGTATGGTTGTCCTTTTAGAACGGGCGTTGCCGAAGAGAACAATAAGATAGTGATATATACCTTGGGTTTGGACTACGAAGGTAAGTTAAAATCTATGCTTTCGGAGACCGTTGCTGAGAACATGAAGGAGTATCTTTCAAACTTTAGGATGATTAACGACTTCGTGGAGATAAGGTCGGGACACATCATAAACCTTGCATTTGACATAGACGTATTCATTGACAAGGCTTATGACAAGAATAATGTTGTAAAAAATATCATTGAACTGGTTACGGCATACTTTGATGTTCGTGCACATCAGATGGGTGAGGATATATTCGTTGGCGACTTGGAGAAGGAAATATCAAAACTTGATGGTGTAGTGAACCTTATAGGGCTGAGATGTTATAACCGCACTGGTGAAGGTTATTCGCCAAACGTTGCAATGCAGAGCATGGTTGACCCGAACAGTTGTAATTATAATCCTGATGACGAGAACACTAGTGGCAGTCTGGTTGATACCAACACCAGCCAGATAGACTTGCTTGCTAGTGACAAGATATTGTTCAGTGACATCAGCACGATGTTTGAGATTAAGTATCCAGGCAAGGATATTAGGGTGAATGTTAAACTTAAATAGATATAAATAATGGCTTGTGCATGTAAAGAGACCGCAAAGAAGGCGGGTGAATTAAGTGAAGACAGTACCGTATTCGAGGAAATTAAGGGATGGAAAAAAGTATTGTATGCGATAGAAAAGTTCATAATATCGGTATTGGTATTTGTTATAATAGTGGCAATTTCACCAATACTATTATTCGTTATGATATTCAGGGGGTTCTTAGGGACAAAGGATACTATAAAACTCAGCAAGGTGGTGAGTGTACTAAAAAAGTTTTAAGGCCAAGTTATGAATAGCAACAGGAGTTATCGAGTAAGGACGGAAGTTGGGCAGAATAGCCCTAATGTCTTAAATGTCAAGATTGACAATAGTTTTGACATATTGGAAATATTATCCCTTAAACTAGACCAGGAAAACCTATATCACCTTCCGAAGTCAAACTATGGGGTGATAATTGGGCGTGTTATTGCAAATAAAGGGTTTGGTGTTCCGAATGCAAAAATTTCCGTATTCATACCTAAGGATAGCACCGAAGAACTGACTCCACTATATACTTATTCAAGTCCGTTCAGCAACGGCTCTGATGGTGTTAGATACAATCTGTTACCTTCAATGGTAAATGAGGAATGTCATCAGGACGTTGGGACTTTCTTTACAAAGAAGACTTTGCTTGACAATAATACGGTTATTGAAATCTTTGAAAAATACTACCGATACACAACAACGACCAACAGTGCTGGCGACTTTTTCCTTTCGGGCGTTCCGACTGGTATGCAGCAGGTACATATGGACTTGGATATGTCGGATTGTGGGGTATTGAGCCAGACCCCAAGGGATATGATATATAAGGGGTACAATATCAACCAGTTTGAAAGTAACGTCCAGTTCAAGAAGAGCACAAACCTTAACAACCTTGCACAGATATTCACACAGAACAAGTCAATATATGTCTATCCGTTTTGGGGTGACACAACAGACGAAGATACTAATTCAACGATAACAAGGTGTGACATTGAAATTGATTACGAGTTTGAACCCACCTGCATTTTTATGGGTAGTGTGATAACTGATACTGGCGATGCAAGTTTATCCAAGAAATGTCAACCAGATATTATGCTTGGCAAGATGTCCAATATGGTGACTGGTGAAGGTAGCATTGAAATGATTAGGAAAACCCCGAACGGGAAAGTTGAGGAATATTCAGTTAAGGGGCAAAAACTTATTGATGGTAACGGTGTGTGGTGCTATCAGATACCAATGAACCTTGACTACGTTACCACAGATGAGTTTGGTAATCTTGTCGCTAGTGACAATCCAAACAAAGGGATTGCCACAAGAACAAGGGTAAGGTTCAGAATATCAATGATGGACATTGATGATGACAGCATTGCGCGTAAAAGGGCGAGATACCTAGTACCGAACAACCCTTTGCTTGACAGTACATATTATCCAGAGTTCAATAGAAACCACGAGTTTGACTATGAGTTTGGTTCACTAACGGCAGATGAGAACTTCAGAGACCTCTATTGGAACAAGGTTTATACCGTAAAGAGTTACATACCGAGATTACAGAAGAAGACCAATACCAAAAGGAAAAACTTTACGGGTATCAAGGCTGTAAACCATTATGGTGACAACAACCCGATGCCATATAACAACATACAGATAAAGTTCAACTTCGCATATAGGTTTATGTGCACCTTACTGATGTTTACACTTGTTTTAGTGGCAATAATAAACAGAACAATCTCACCATTGGGCGTGGCATTGTTCAAGGTCGGTAGGATACTTTTCAGGGTTGGTAAGATGTTTAGTAATGGAGAACCAGATGCTTTCATAGAAAATAGAGACGATAGCGTTAATGATAATGCTGATAATGGCAAAGGCAAAGGGCTTATGACAGCAGGATGTAGGCTTATGAGGACTGGTCTTAGCATGTGTATTGGGTTTGAAAGCGATTTATGTGATGAGATTGGCGGGTTAGCAATAACAACATTTTATCCTGGTATAACCCCAAAATTTTACGAATTAAAAATGGCACCAGGCAGTGCTGGTAACATAATAGGCGATAATGAAAATTATGGCAACGCGTGTATTGAAAATGGTTGGTTTCAAGCAACTAATAATGACCCTCTTTATACGGATATTAGCGGAATAATGAATTGTATAGAGAATTCCCTCGCTGCTGAAAATGAAGTCATCTCATTTAATTTCCACAACGACTGGGTTAACGGTGTACTTTATTTCCCATTGTGGATGAGGGTTATAAGGCCAAAGAAGAAATTCTTTTTCAACCTATTTACCCGAAAAGCAAAGGATACCTATTGTAATGCATCAAGGTCACCCAAAGGACGTGGATTGAAAATATACCAGCCCTGCGCACCGATAAGGGAATTGGATGACAACAATCGGGAGAGTCTTCCGCCATTATTTAACGGTTACCAAGGCGCAGCATACAATCCTAATGGACTGGGTGGTGGCGGTGGTCATATTTACATGCATACTAACAGATGGTTAGACATAACGGACTACTATATGGGTATTGGCAACGAAAGCAATGGGTATAGGTTTAAATCACATAAGAAAACCATCGGAATGCTAAAGACTGATAATGGTATAATAGTTGAAAGAGAGACAAAACTTGGGCAATATGTTTATTACTATTCGTGTGGTGAATATCAAGAAGCAAGAGGTGGAGCATATCCATTTCAGAGTGGGACAGATGTGATAAAAACGCTTTTTGCAACTGATATTGTCTTACTGGGCAGTTTAGACAAATGTGACAGTGATGGTGTCCCGCAGTTTTTTAAAGAACTTCCAAGCACAACATATAATATGCCACCATCGTTATTGTCATTGGACTATGAAGTTGATGATACAGGAGATATTCCGAATTCGGTTAATTCAACTGACGAAGACAGGAATGACGATATAATGGAGGCCATCAAGCCAGAGACATTACATACTGAATACAGTGGTGCAGACTGGGGTGATTCAAGTTATGATTTACATTACGATAATCGTCCCTATCATCCATTTACACTATTTCCATCAGGCTATGATTGGACAATAGGTGGGATGATACGCAACATAATAAATTTCACACATGGTAATACAACACGTCCCATCTCAATACCAGTAATACCTGGCGGCGAACAGTTTGATAATGGTGGATTGTTTTATGGTATAACTTGTAATTCGTCATATGTAAAGCCTAAGTCCTGCATAAATCTTTCAAGACAATGTGAGTTTGGTGTGACATTAGACCAGTCTATTGACATTCCAGGCGATTTAACAAGGGTAGAAAATGATAATTCTTACGGCCTATTATTACCTGACGGTTTCATTTCATATGATGAGATTGCAAATCATGACGGACGCAGTATGTTTGCAACTATGAACTATGACCTTCTTAAATATAGGTTCGATGAAAGGACTGGCTACAAGAAGGTAGATTTTAGGCATAAGACTGTTGATAATTTTGACGGTTCGTTGTCACGGCTTATGAAAAATGAACACGGGGGCTATGGCAACCCTTCTCCAAACGAAAGAAATTATGTTGACAACTACAAATTAGAAACAGCCAGCAGGGATTATCTAAACTTTAGATTCGGTGATAAAAATGTTAATTACTACCGCATTAATGGCCGTTTCTTAGGTAAACCTGTAGACAAGAGAATTCCACAGTATAGAAATTCATTCTATTTTTATTTTGGACTAAAGGAAGGGAAGACGGCTATTGACCGTTTTAAAGCAGAATATTACGGAACCTGTCCAGCCAATAGTGGTGAATATGCTGTAAAAGTGAAGTATAGAGCAAACGAATGGTGCATAAATGAACCGCATTCTGGTGCATATGTTGCGTTGTATGCAAGAGATATCGTATTGCCGTATACTGTTTCATTCCTTAACAACGATGACTTGACTGCCGAGGTAATTGATTCTGATGGCTACATTGAGAATGAAAAGGTATATTTCGCCAGTGAACCAATTGAGGAGTTGGAAAGTGAAGGGTATTTTAGAGTTAACAAGCATTTACCTAACGCCCATTACACTGTGACAATTGTTGATGCTGAAAGCAACGTGACCAATATTGAAATAGCATTTGTAGTTCCTGTTATTGACGCACAAGTTGGTGCGATTAATTTCACAAAGACAAACGATGAACTGTTTAATGACCCAAATATTGACTACTCTACAATAGCGAACGACACCACTACGATTGATAGCACAAGCCGTGAAATAGGCGGTTGCATTGCAATATCCAATATCAACACCAACAGTGTAAGTGATGTTGTTAGGGTAAAAGTTGCGCCAGCAAATCCGTCAGACTTCCCATCAACAGACCCATTGGGTATTTATACTGGTTTTGAATATAGGATAGTTTTAGGCTCTTCATATTCAGGATGGTATGACAATCAAGGTACTGCGGTTGGTAATATGGGCAAGATTAAATATGATGAAACTATTGATACGTTTCTGATTACACTTCCAAAGGGTGGTGTTTCATACAAAGTAACCCTAATTTCGCTTTGTGATGACGAAGAGACTGAAAACCAAACCATCAGTAACGTTTATGTTGACGAAGGGTCTAATAATATCTTATTGGTGAATGATATTGACTATCGTCTTTTTTCTAATTTTGAAAGTGGCGTAGATAACGATGGCGTCTTTGATTCGTCAGATATTAGGGGGTGGGTTGACATTGACAATCTGTCATATTCGGACAGTACTAATTTTACCCCGCAGGCATTAGTTCAAACCAAGTTAATAGATAGATTAAGTTTGGCTACACAGCCTTCGGGTGGTGATGTTGTTGATACTGCGGAATTATTAAGTAGTGAAACAGTTACAGGAAGTAATTCATCATACAGATGGACTAGTGAATACAGACTACCGTTAACCGACCTACCTGTTGATATTCAGTCATACGAATCAATACCGACTACCAATGACGGCCTATACATTTATTACGAGTACAATCTAGTCAACTGGGAACAATACCCACGCCCAGAAGACTGGGTATTTAGTGATAACGACACATATGCAACCATAAATGATTCAAACGCTGATGATACATTCCATACTTGGCGAAGGATAGGTACTGATGAGAACAATTATGTATATAGGCACTATACAATAGAACCGCACAAGGAACTGTACAAATGGAACGGTACTTCATATGAACAAGTATTAGATGGCGACAATAACCCAGTATCCGACTATCAAGATGACCCGAACTTTGATTATGCAGGATATTACGACGGTATGGATGGTGCTGGTAAGGAATCTTGGATAGAACTAATAAACGAATGTATTGACAAGAGGTACGATGTGGTAATGAAGATGAAAGATGCCTTCTGGATACAGGATTATCAGGAGGGACAGCAGGATAATGATGGTAATACATTGTTGCTATCAACCATCGGCTATGACATACCATACACGAAAGTCATAAAATATACTGACTATATGGACAATTTAAGTCTTCCAGTACAACCGACACCTTCAGTCCAGCAATATGAAACAACAAGCGACAACAAGCCTCATATTTGGTATCCGTTGGTTGATATGAGCGATAACAATACACTAATATGGAATAACAAGTTGCCATATGCTGTTGGTGTAAAATGTGGAAACGGAACTAAATTGCCGACGACAATCAATCCCAATACCGACATTAATACAACCAACAAGACTGAAATACTTTCACAGTTCACCAAGGTTCTCTATATGAACAAGACGTTTGATTTCAGGTATGTATGCTGGGGTGAGACTGGTGATACTAATAGCGGCTTTTATAGGGTATGGGACTATGATGCAAGACCAAGTAGTGTTACCCCTGCAATACCAGGCAGTAATTCACTTAACCCCATTGTGAAAAACGGAATATTTGCCATTGCAATTGAAAATGGAATTATAAATAGTGATATTGATTATAATAATAATGCGAGGGTCAACTTCATATCCCAAAAAATAACAAACACAACAACCAACGTTGAGACTGAATTGAATATATGTAATTTTAGGGATTATACTACGAATATGTATGATACCGAAAGCCGAATGCCAACTCGACGCACGCTGGTTGAAGACTTTTCATTAATAGATGAAAGTATTACTGATTTGGCTAACGATAGCAACACCAACCCAACTTTGAACAATTATAGAGTATGGGAGAATGATAACAACGGATTGCAACTGCAAACATTTCCAAGGAGTAGCACAGACTGCTATTCAGTGGAGTTTACCCATCACTATATGGGTGATGATGTGCAGATAGACGAATTGCAGGGTGTTAATGTAAAACCTGGACTTAAAGTCAGTCTGGAAGGAAGTTTGCTAACCAAGAACAGTTATTATGACGATAACTTGTCATCTATAATAGATATGAATAACCTTGCCAACTGTATCATTACTCCACATATTAATAGTGACGAACTGAACATTAATGTAACATACTATTTGATGCTACACGAATATGATGCCGTATTGAACATTCCGATAAATAATAGTTCAACATATAACGAGAAAAAGATGTATATGGAAAAGAACCCATATATTAACCATTACAAATGCTTTGATGATAGTCATTCGGCTTTCCAATATGATAACATTGACTTTTATTTTGGAGAGGTTATGAAACCTTATAACGTGTTTACGTTTGCTAAGAGAAATGGTTTCTTTATCCCAGACCCGCAAAACCCAAATCCGCTGGGACTTGAATTTACTGACGAAAGCGGTAACATTGTAACATTGGAAGTGGCTGAAGCGACATCACTTGTCATAGGTAAGTGTACTAATGGTAGGGAAGAAGACATTCCACATTCATTTGATTTGAATGCACTTTTCGGCGAATATTCTTTACCTGGAGTATCAAGAAGCACTTATGATACAAGCATTTGTTCGTCAGCACTATTCTATGTTATCGCAAAGGATGATGAGAGCAGGACATTGGCGGCATCACCGCTTATTGATATGATTGACTGGCAAGCACAGTTGGTGTACTATAACAGTGGCAATGACATTGTACTACGAATACATAAGCCATCCCTTAAAACTAGCATTAACACACCAGATGATGCCTTGAGATATTATTACTATTTCACTAAACCTTTGGTAATTTCACCTACGAAGGATGATGAAAGTTACTTCTTTGAAGTCGACATACCAACTTGCTCGGCACAGCAAATCAATAGGTCGGGAAGCAATTGGCCAAGATGGTGGGAAATAACATTGTATAGTGGTGGAACTGCAACAACTAGCGGTATCACATTCATTAACGACAGCCAAAAGACTATGGCAGATGTACGCACATATTGGCAGAATCACTTTACTACTAATATCAATAACGATACTGAATGTCAACTTTATTTTAGGGATATTATAGGGGTAGGACATTATAGTGAACACATACCAGTTGTCGATAATACGACTAAATGGAGTGATGACATATTAGGTGGGGCATATCCAATATATTATGACGGAACGACAGGTGACTATTAAACCATAACAATATAAATGTTTGATATAATGGAAATAAGGCGAACAGAGACAAATTCGGTCAACAGCATAAACCTTGACAACAACATTAATGCTGAAATTATTCACACGTCAAGGCCAATGCCATTTGATAGCACTACGACTACTATCAATTCATATGAGGTTTTTATGAACGAGGCTGATTCGTGCGACAAGTATCGTCTTTTACTGAAAATCAACCCGTTCTGTACAAACATATTGTTTAACTCGTGTACTGAAATAGTTAAGAACGAAGGCGGCGGTAATAATGACGGTATTGAAACGGTATTGGACAATAGTATAAGTGCATATACCCCCGACTGCCCTAACGCTTACGGCAAGTACAGTAATATAAGCAGGGTTGATATGATAAGCAACACTGAGTATTCCAGAGAAGAAATAGGGTATACTTACCACCCTGGGTATGATATATTTGACAATCACATTCTACGCAACAGAAGTTATAATATTGTTAACTACATATTAAGTGGCGACAGGGAAAGAAACCATTTCAATACGATAAGCGACTATTCAAGATACAATGACGGCAGTCCAGTATTTATAACACCAAGACGGTTTACAGCAAGCAACAGTAACCCATTTACTGCGGACGTAAGGATTAAAAAGCATCTATATAAGGTTGACGATTTGTATTCGTTCTTTGAATTGGATTCAGTCAATGAGAATCTCCGCGAGGAAAACGGGTGGTATGGATTCAAGAATACGACAGTAATTGAAAGCGTAGTTCCGCAATTAGTCGATGTAAATGAAAGACCTATGGATGTGAATAGGGTTATAAACAGTCGTGGCAACTGTGATTTCATTGATATGTATCCCGACAGGACGTTATTCTCCTTCAACCCCAAGTATAACCCTTATCGCAGACGCGAGGAGAATAATTGGGACGTAATACTCACATACCCATATAGGAATACTTATAATCACAATATAGTTTCAAACTATCGTGATGAAAATGGTGAAATTGTAGACCCAGAATACAGAGTTAATGGACTCTTGGTCGCATCCTGCCAAAATGTTATGGACGGTAACGGGTCAAATGTAACGTTGTTTAGGACTTTTTCAAAGCACGGACTTAACAGTAGGGATAGTGTAATGTTCTCATACCTTGACCCCGAAAATAACAATAGCAGTGATTCGGTTTATCAAACCTTACCAAATACTTACTGGGTAACAAGGGTTGGTGACATTAACAATAATAACAAGGAGAACTTCTTTTACTTATCCGATTATAATTTCTTAAACGACCTGTTTAGTGGTAGGATATTGGAAACATTTTATCATCCACTTGGTTCAGTATACACGGAAGACGTTGACTATGAACACACCTATGGCTCAGAACCCAATACAATCCCAAGCGACAATGGCGGTGTGATATTGATTTATTCATACGAAGTTGGCGGTGGCGGAGGCGTTGAATTGTCTGAAGTTCCAACGAATGCTGATGAAAACTCTGTGGAAAATATTACTGTTGATGGTGTGAACTACATATTAACCAGTACTTACTACGAGGTAGGTGATGGTGAAAATCCTCCAAGTGTTATATTAAGCAATATCCTTTCAAGGATGAAGTTTAGGGTTTCAAGGGTCTACAAGGGCAAGAAGTCCGATTACTACATAAGGATATTCCGCAAACTCCCTAATTGGAAATACAGCAGAGAACAATTGACGGAATATGTTTCTGAAAACAGGAATTTGATGTATGAATTTACTTTGAGAAACGCTTGCAATGAAGACGGTCATAACATTTTATTCAACCATTCCGTAACGCCGATGGCATTCAGTAATACAATTTATAATGATGCTGTTACACAATATCTTTTTACCGACAGCATACAGGCTGAACACATCAAGGACAATCGTGGAAGGCCATTGTCATCATTTTACATAACAGTATTAAAGTCCAATCGTGGCTATCGTGAATGGTATGGGCTTGGTACTAGCCGTAATATTGGTTCCGATAATGTTGAATACTCCCACTGTTTCGGAAAGTTGCTATCAGGATTCAACTATTTAGCCTTAAGCAGAGACTCAAGACTATGGCCTGAAAGAAACTATCTTTCTGACATAGGTATATTAACTGACAAGAATATTATGGACGAATCTTTATATGGCATACCAACCAGTGCAAACGAATGGGTTGGGTTGCCAGATGATATTGGCATTAGCAATGATGAATTTGTTGGCGACATTTGCGAATGGAATGATTATGAATGTATTGAACGTGTACTGGAAAAAGTTTGCTATCGTTTCAATACAGTACAGAGGGAATATGGCAGTGAGTTGTTGGATGATTTTAATTTTACTGACCACGAACTGACCAGTGACGATTATGATATGGGTGGAAACGGACAAAACTGGGGTGGATTTAATGTTACGACATATGACAGGTATTCGCCTAATTTTCAGAATATGCTTACCAAACCCGAAGGGTATTTCTATAATCCCCACTATGAAGTGGTTATCAAAAAGTTCAGTAATACAATAAGTCAAGGTTCGCACGAACTTTTAAGTATCAAGAAAGCAACTCCCACTCAAGCAGACGGTATATTTATTAGGTTGGAGACGTATGGGAAACACAAGTTGACTTCAGAAGATTCGGTTTACTTATGTGATGATGTTTCACATTTGTGGTACTTGAATGATGTCGTCTATATTGACAGCCCAAATTCGTTTGTAATCAATATAATCCCAAGGGATATTGAACAAGTCGAAGAGAAACCTTATGTAGACTGGATAACAACTTGCGAAAACATCAATGGCGGTCTGTGGAAAGTAAGAGTTAGAAACAAGTCTATCCCCCGATATGCTTCAAATATTAGCGTCAATACATTCCTATGGCGAGATATATTGTCAAGCGTTGGTTCCGATTCGCTTGGCTATCCGTTTGCAAATGGATATAATTATATTGAACAAACTATTAATTTCTTCCTGAAACGCCAAGACCCATATGGATATAACGGTTTGTATTATGTACAAGCACCTGCTGATAGTGACAGGGAGTATTTGGCGAATAGTATGTTTCCTGATGTGGAAGGTACGAAACCTATATTGGAAACCATATCATATGATAATTATATTATACCCGATGGTTTATGTTAGAGTATAAGATAAATATTAATGAGTTGCAGCAGGAGGGGATAGTAAATATCCCAATATACCCCATAGAAGTTTATGAGGATGAGGAGAATTTTGAAACTATTGATATTATATGTTATTACGACCCTCTCAATGGAACAGTTAATGACGGTGACCGTGTAACCGCAGGGTTTACCCGACTGGAATATGTTGAGGACGTGGGAATCGTTGAAACTGACGAGACAAGAACTTATACTGCTGAATATGCGAACCCTGAACTCGGTTATTTTCAAATAACTGAACAGCGTTTTCTTGACTTGGCATTATCAAACATCATATATGATACTGATGAGAATGAACGTGTATATATAGATTTCGTGTTTGATGATGGACATTACTTTATGCCAACCGATGACATTGTGCTTTGGGTTCAGTTTACTTATAACGGGGACATTTACGAATATGACTTTAACTGCTCCTATCACAGTCGTACTACATTGAGGTGGATGGCCGACCCAAACTATGAATATCTTGATTATTTTTTAAGTACAGTCTTTAACAACGACTATTATGAGTTGAGTGAAGAGATATTTGAAGACGCTGATACCCTCGATGAAGTGCCATTGGTCGCCGACATATATAGCCCGCAACATATAAGAACTCCAAATATTTACATTTGCAACGGAGAACCTACAATATGCAGTTACACTTATTATGAAAAGAAGAATGGTGAAGGTTCACTATACAATCTGAAATGCCATAGGGAACGATTGTTCTTTAAGGATGATGAAACAAGTGTAACAGTAGCCAAGACACTTAATAATAATGGATTGATAATTCCAATATCACAGTCCTTTGACGTAAGGACTTTTCAGGAGGAAAATATCAACGAGTATTTTGTTCGTGCTGAATCCGAAAGTGCAATTAACCCAATCGTTGACATGGAAAAACTAACATACAAGCCGATGATACCAGTGCTTGATGAAAACAATAACATTATTGGATACGAAACCGCATTAAAAATTGTATTTAACCTTCATTTTAGAAAGCACCGAGGTGAGAACTGGACTTGTTCAAATGAAAGCCTTTGGAATGGTATTGATGATGATGGTGAGTTTTTACCTGATAACTTTAGTTTTGATAATAAGTCCGACCAGTCTGATGTATTATGGTATTTAGGGTTTAGTGATAGTGACGTAAGATATCAGAAATCCAAACTTAAGAAGTCTTTCATCCATATTTCATTCTACGATAGTATGGACAGTGGCAGTCAGAACCTACTTGCCTATTCAACGGCATATCTGGATAGCGGTTACTTATATTCAAAGGATATAAAATGTAATGAATTTAGCCCATACAGGTCGGTTGAAGGATTTACCGAAGAAGAGAGTGACCCGTTGACTAACATTGAAGGTGTGAGAACCTACACTGAACCTTACGGGGATGAAGTGGAAAGTTTAACTGACGACAAAAAAGAAGAACTTAGGTTGAGTTCAAGGATTGTAATTGAGGGTGAGAGCAATACCAAGACATCAAGTGAGGGATACAACCTTTACCTATGGAGTGATGATAGCACAAGAGTACCAACTGACATTTATATGAAAGTTGAGTTTAACCATGCTGGCTACGGAAGAATAATTCCTCTTATGATGCCTTATATATACAATGAAGAACAAATGGGCATCAAGACCTTTGAAGACATAAGAAACGACTGGGTTGATGGTGATGGGTATGGTATAAAACTATATAATAAGTATTCCTACATACATTTCAAGTATAGATATGATGAATACTCAAAGAAGTATATTTATTATATGGACAATGAAACATACGGTACTGATGTTGGATACAATGATAAGAATTGTATTACAATAAATCTGTATGAAGCAAAAGTTTCGTTTATGCCCGCTGATGAAAATAACAGTTAGACAAGATTGACAATGCAGACATTCAAGGTTACGATAAATAGGGAAGATTTAAGGTCGAGGGTTTGCAGTCTGTTTCCGTATTGTGAAATGGACGAGAACGGTGTATGGTCAGTACAGCAGGCAACAAGTTCGATAGATGGTAGTTACGGCCACTTTATGGCTAACATAAGATTGCCTTACGATATAAATCTCTCAATATACGAGGCCATTTCAGATATCGCTGATTATGATAGTTGGGATAGCACTAACACAATACCTTACACTTGCCAGTTGCCAATTGGTAACTACAATAGTCCTGAAATAATCCGCAGGGTTGAAAGTTATACATATGTTGAACGCACAGAAGACATTGACACTGAACTGTATATTGAATACGAGCCATTACCTATGGCCACTTATAATAGCGAGGAACACATAAAAGTTCCGATTAGAAATAACTACGGAATACTGGTAAGGTGTGATGATGAGTTGGCTTACAGATATTACGACAAGGAACCAGTATACGGATATTATAGAAGAAACGACATATTGGTCGGCGACAATGTCTATAGTTACAGGACTTTAATGAACCACTATTATGCATATCGAAACATATTGCATAAGACCAATCCCTTTATAATGTTTATTGAGAGAGGTATTGGTAGGATTGAAGTTGACAGAGTTGCATTGGGGCTTGATGACTATGAACGTTATCCTCTTGTACCAGATATAATATATTATTCCGAAGCAAGGGACTTGTCAAACGAATACTACAATTTAGCAAGGTTGTGTGATATGTACAACCAAATGATTCAACAGGATTCAACTTTCTATGATTCTGAAATGTGTTGCAAATGTACAAGGTACGAACAGATGGGTGGCGATATAATGCTTAACTACCTCAATAATTTGGAAAGGGTGGCAATGGAAATAAGTGCAGAATATCTTTCATACGCAGTTGACGACAAGACTAATGCTCCATATGAAGGGTTTCCTTCTAACTACATAGACTTTTCAATACGGCAGGAGTATAGCGACTTGGGCTATATGAGTTCATATGTAAATGAATTCATACCAGGCAACCGTTACTATCACGGGGAGTATCTGACTTATAACGGAGAAACTTATATAGTCCAGTTGAATAGATACAGGGAAGGCAGTGAGGATAATTATCCTTTCATATTGATGAACGGGGAATATTACCAATTGATTGAAAATGCTCAGGATTATGCCAATACTCCATTAAATTTCTATTACTATGTTGGTAATGAACCGCTTGAAGAAATAGCAGAACAACTTTCGCCCGAATATGATGGTATTGTCCACAATAGTCTATTCTATCTTTATGACGGCGTGGAACTTCACAATATTACCAACGACATCCACAAATATACTACAGGTATTTGGAACGAAACCACTGGCAGATTGGAATTTGATTCACAGCATATCATTCCATTAAGAGAGTTTGTAACCAACGAAAATAGAATATGGTATGACAGCAACAATACTGACGGCAACAAATATAAGTTGTTTAACGAAGTTACATCACAGTGGACAAACATAGGGCAACTTGATGTTTACAATGGTGAATACTTGATGCAGAACGGCGCCTATTACCGATGGGATAGTGAAAGCCGACGTTATGTACAATTAGATAGTGACTCAAACTTCCCAGACGTTTATACAGTAAGAGGTATTGCTGACAGCAAGTTGTTCGGTTTGAGGGGAAGTGTGCAATATACCAACTCAAACGGCGAGGTTGAAACGCCAACTACTGGATACGACTGGCTGTTTTATTATAGAATAAACAGGGTTGAATCCTATCAGGTTACAACTGACGAGAACGGAAATATTACAATGTGGCGCGATGAAGAATTAGAACCAGGTGATACGGCAAGATATTTATATGCTTATGGCAACGTAATTGAAAGTATTACAAACAACTCCGAAGAAAGAACAATTACGATAAAGTATATTATTGGTTGTCATCTTCTTGCGACATACGAGGGTAGCGAACCTAACGATGATGATACTTTGATTCATTACTATTCAAACTTTAGATATGACGAAAATGACGAACACGGCATAATCTATACTGAAATCTACAGGTATCTGGAAGGAAGCGAACTTGATGAACTTTGTACTACTGGTGACGATTTTACTCATTATGTAAGGGACGAAATTGATGAAATTGAAGATTTCTACAACAAGTATCTTTTCTATAAGTTTGAAATGTATTCAACTGGTGTTACAACTGTAAATTTCTTGTTCAACAACCAAAACATACAAAGACAGGTCATAACATCCGAATATGAGGAGAATGTAATAAATGATATTGACCAGTTGCATGCCCCGTTGTTCAAAAAGGATTACTTTATCGGAGTTACTTATGAACCAGTAGTACAAGGAAACATCAATATAGTAAGAGGTAATGCTGCCGCTTATGAACGATTCTCCAAACTTGGGGAGGTAAGGACAATGGAAGACCTTGAAAATTATGCCAACGGCGGATTTTTCAACATACAATCCGATAGTTAGAGTTGAAAAAAAATCTAAAAAAGACTATTTATAATCATAGAGACTGAAATTATGGCAGGAAACAATACATACGGCATAGTAAGACCCGCATTGATTAGTGCAAACGATGTGGAGATATTCTATAACTATCGTCCAACAAGAAGCAGTGCCGAGGGAACATCAACGGCATTTAGGAAGATTGACGACCCTAACGAGATTTTCTCGAACTCCAATATGAACGAATCAGAGACAAACGACCTCCGTTTACCAGGTATGTATACTCTTAAACTTCCTATCAACTACTTTGGAAGGAAAGGATTTTATACCGTATATATCAGACCGAAGGAAATTGTGTGCACCATAAAGGATATTGGAGCATTGTCGGCATATCCTGAAATTAGGGGTATTGTGTTGGATTTGAACGAAATGGATGGGGATACAAGGTCAATATTCAATAATGATGACTTGGTTGGTTATAGGGTTGAATACTACGACTATTCAAACGGATTAGTCAGACAGGACTACTATAGGATAATAACAAGCAACAACCTATGCGAACCAGTTTCGCAGAACCTCACATCTGCAAATACCAATTCAAACGGATATAGGTTCAATGCAAGCGGCAGTATGTGTTTCCTTACCGTAACACCATCAACAAGCCCGTCATTCAAGGCAAACGCAAAGCCTTATATAGGAACACCTAACCAAAGGATTGTTATAAGCAATACGAAGTTTGACCCCATATCAATTGATATTGAAATGGTTGACCACGATATTGATACGGTAAGTATGATGCTTGAGGGCGAACAGGTTAGAAATCTTGACAATGGTCGTGTATCTACATACAACTGGAATGGTGAAATTTATCATCAGGATGAATTCAGCACTATCAAGGATAGTTACACTGGACGTAGCATAGCGGAAGTTAAATTGAACAAGACTGGTAACATTGACAACAGCCTTGACTTAGAATCATTGAAAGGGGAATAGGAGATGGCACGATACCAGAAGATAACCAGCACCTACATTGCAAGGACACACCATCAGAACTTTACCAATGGTACAATTTGGGAACGCAACTGGGTTACCATTGGCGAACGCCATAGACTTGAACCAGGTAAGCGAAGTGTTTATGGGAACTATAATTTCCTTTTCACTGACAATACCAACAGGACATACCGCAAGCGTCAGAACTGCGGACGATGGGTTGCACACCTTATGTATGGGGATGTCGCTGATGCTACTCCGCAGGTAAATGAATCAACGGTAAGTTGGGAAAGTGACGATATAAGGTCTTACGCTTACTACGGTTCTGCTTTGGAACTTGTCGAAAAGAGCGTTGTGAACATAATAAACGAGTTTCCAGGCAACATTACTGTTAGCAATGATTTGCTTATGCTTCCCAACGAGTATGGCGGTTTAACCCCTACTGATATGTACTGGCTGTCAAATCCGTTTGACATTGACCTTTACCACGAGGATATTGACCATTTCCCGTCAACGGCCAATATAATGAGGTTTATGTCTTTGTCGTGGCAGAACTACGAACTGATAACACTTGATGATAACGGCGCTATAATTAGACGTGACAACATTGCATCGTACATCATAAACAAAACTGACGAAAACTTAGTTGACTATCACGATGAGAATTGGGACTATATATTATACGATGGGACATTCTATAAGTGGAATGAAGAGACTGGTGAATATGAACCGATAGTATTCAACGACTGCGACAACTACTTTGTTAGATGTGATGAATACATTAGGTATCTTGACAGGTATTACGAATGGGATGTTCAAAGGGGTGAATACATTGAAGTTAATATTCACGAGGTATGCCCAAGGGATTATGAGAACCTGTACATAATAGACATTGAAACCGACAACACTTCATCTTCTGGAACCCCCAATACATCATCATCCTCTGGAACATCTTACGGGGTAACACTTTACGGCTATCGTGTTGGTAGTAATATATTATTTGCTACGAGAGACAGGAACTTCATAATACAGCCCCTTAACGATGTAATCGAAGATTACTTTGACGGGTTGACTGCTTTTGAAAAACAACTCTTGACAAGAAAGACTAATCCGTTGTACCGCAACAGCTTTGTAACCCCTGTAGAAACAGACGAAGGTTTTGTAATGCAGAAGCAGAAGTATATTTGGCCATCAAACGGATACTGTATTGATGTTTCAAGCCCAGCATATTCAATATACTTGACTAGCCTTATTGAAATGGCTAGGAATATGGATAACTTCAATTCCAACAACATCATTGAACGGATGACCCACGAGAGCATCAAGAACTTTGACTGGTCGTACCGCAGGGTATATGATGACGGGGATGAAGTTGACAATATTGAAGGTGGCCAAAGAATGGAGGATATTCTTCTGATATACGGAAGGATATACGACGATATAAAGAGATACATTGATGGTATCTATTTCACCTCAAGGATTACATATGATAATTTTAACAACCTCTGTAACGCCGAGATTTCAGACAAGAATGAATTGAGAGGGTGGGAAATATACTCAACAATTTGGCAACCATACTATTACAGGGAGATTAATTCTGATGAAATCCCTGAAGACGTAAATATAACAACATATAACGAACTGCCACGCAACATAAATGGAAACAGTCCAGAATATGTTGAAATAGACTGTACAAACCCGACCTACTACATAAGGACGGTTGAAAGTCCTAACGAACAGTATCTTGATGACGAGTACCTCTACGGATATTACGGGGAAAATCTTCCGTGGGTTACAAAGGTTGACCCTTGGATTATAACCAATTCGCAAGGATTTGCATATAGACTTATAGGCACAAGCATTGAGTTTGATTCTGCTTGTAATGACGTTAATGTACCTGGCTACTGGGACGAACACAATACCTTTACATATCTCCCGCCAGTAGTTACCGAGGATAGTCCCGAATATATTAGAGTGTATAACAATACTGTTGGCTTTTGGTACTATCAGAAAATCACATACTTTGACAATACACCATACCTTCACGATAGATGGTATGGCGCAACGAACAAAAACTATATAACACCCATAGTAAATGACATTGAGTTCAACAGGAGGCTTTTCCTTTCAACATACAAGATTTGGAATACGAAAGGAACGAAACACGGAATTGATATGGTTATGGCCATGTTCGGTTTCGGTCGCGAGGATGACGAAATTATGGGTGACTATACGCTGACGGAAGAATACTTTACCTTCGTGCCAAGACGTTACGATGAAGTAATCTATCATTATGTACAGTTGTATGGTGACGACATTACGTGTGTGTATACAGGTCCGACAGGTGTCGTGTGGGATGACCACAACACTTTTGAAGCCAAGCCTGTATATCCTACAGCCAATGATGAACAGTATCCAATATACATAAGGGTTGGTAGTGATGAATACGGATATTCCTACTACGAAAAGGTACACGAGGAACTTTCACAGATGATAGAAAGACTTACTAGTCATAAACATTCATTCGACCCGTATGAACAGAATATGTTTATGGGTATTCCAATGTCGGATGCATATATCGGCGAAGACAAGTATATCATACCTTTCTATTCAGACAATAAGGAGTATGACGGGAACATATATTTCCAGATGAAAGGTGGCTGGGCAAAACGCAGCACTGACATTAACTACAAGTACGACTACACGGAAACTTGGTCTTACCTCCGTTCAGTTTCAAATATCAATGAGTTACTGGGATTAAGTCCGTTTGACCTTGAGAACGGCGACTTGATATATGTTGTATCGTTGATAGACCTGCCAAGTTACAACGATAGTGTACCTGACAACCTGTCACATTATTTCAAGGTTATTGATTCGACAATGCCCAACGAGTTCAGTTCGTGGCGAATGATACCTTTAAGCGGCGACATAATATACAGCAACTATGTACCGCTGGACGAAAATGTAACTCACGAGGACTACCTCCACGCAAAATACCTTGACGACATCATATCGTTGAACATTGGTAACAATCCGCATACTGGTTATGGAAACTACGATATGGGACGCGAATATATCGACTATATGCAACTGCCGTACAAATATGCGATTGAGAACAATATGTTCGATACCTTCAGTGATGCTGATGATGCCAGATATGTAAGTTTCCCGCACGAAGAGGTTGCAAGCAATGACAAGGTAAAGATTATAATACCCAACGGTAGCCTTATCCAATATACCAACTCGAAGGTATTGTATATGCATAACAACTTGGATAATGCGTATTTCAAGCAATTCTTCAATGATGTGATATTGAATTACCTCCTGCAAGTAATACCGTCAACCACGATATTGATACTGGACGGGTTTATGGATACTGATGAGAAGGAAGGTAGATTCTGTCACATTGAGGTTGAACACGAACCAGATGATTGGGGTATGGCTTATCAGTCTGGTGATTACGCTCTGTGCAGTACCATAACAATCACAGCAATTCCGTTTGAAGGATACGCTTTCAGTCATTGGACTAATAGCAACGATGAAACAATCAGCAACCTGCCGACTTACAGGGTAAGGGTTACTGGCGACGAAACCTACACTGCACACTTTATAAAGGCCTGCAAGGTTGATACGGGATTTGTTGGCGGACGTTGTGACGATGGTGAGATTGAACTTGTGAGAGATGATAGTTTGTACGCAGTCATACCACCTGTTGAATACACAATCACTTATACATCAACGCAAGCGTTACCTGAAAGTAACTGGATAACTAACAATACAAACACGAGTAAAAACACATATAATACTAGAACTCATAAAGGTGTTCTTTACTTGAATGATAATGTGACTACTATTGGTGGTGGTAGTAATATTGATTCCAGCCCTTTTTATCTTAACGAAAACATAACATCAGTAGATTTAAGTGAGAGTGGATTAACTATTATTGATGGTTATGCATTTAGAGGCTGTAGTAATTTGTTAAATGTTATATTTTCAACAACACTTACCAAAATAAATTATTATGCTTTTTATGGGTGTAGTGGCATAACTGAATTAAACATTCCAGAAGGTGTAACAGAGATAAGTTATTCGGTATTTCGGAATTGCTCAAGTTTAAGGAGAGTCACGTTACCAAGTAGTATTACTAGTATAAGCGTTAATACATTTGTTGACTGCAATGCATTGGAAAGTGTATATTTTCTAGGTAATATTGAACAGTGGTGTAGAATTACCTTCGGACATAGTGGTGGTAATCCACTTCAATTTGCGCATAACCTATACATTGACAACGAACTTGTTACTGATTTGGCTATACCCGAAAGCATAACAGAGATAAAAACACAAACTTTTTATAATGCAACTTGTTTGACTTCAGTTGCAATACCTAATACTGTTACAGATATTGGTGAAAATGCTTTTTTGGATTGTAGTGGTATAACAGGTACTTTAATAATACCTGATTCGGTCACGAACATTGCAAACGGGGCATTTTGTTATTGTACTGGTATTGAAGAAGTTATAATAGGAAATTCAGTTGTAAATATTGGCAGTAATGCATTTACTGGGAATGTCTATACTGGAAGTAATTTATCACTATTAACTATAGGAAGTAATGTTCAAACAATTGGCGAACAAGCCTTTGGTTCTTGTAATAATTTATTAAACGTAACTTGTTTAGCAGCAACTCCACCGACCTTAGAGGCTGGTAACTTTGAAGTTGAGGGTGATAAACTTTATGTTCCGTCAGCATCAGTAAATACATACAAGAACCGAACATCGTGGAGAAATGCATTTGGAACTAACAACATATTGCCGATTCAATAATAACCAAAACCCGACTATTTATAATATAATATGATAGATTGCAGTACCAACATAATAGACTTAATAAACAACCACCCCGAACAGGTGCGTACTGCCTTGGGGATTGGTGATAATGACAATTTCATAATACTTCAACCAATAAGTGGTGAGTATGCTGGACAGGACTGTATCTTTACTGACAATAGGGTCGATGACTATACTGGCGACATAACTGCATATATAATCATTGGTCTTGGATATGAACCAAGTACGCCAGCACTTATTGACGGGGGCGGACAAATACTATCAAACGCACTGTTACCACTCAATGAGGATAACAAAGATAACATTTATTATGCTATAATAAAAGGCTATTCCTGCGACATAAACAGTGGCTTTTTTGTTCAGACACAGAGGAAACGCTTTTGGGTTAACGGCTATGTTTGCGAGGAAGGTAGTGACCTTGGCAGAGTTGACGGCGGAAGGTTTGTTGAATATGGCGGTAATGTCACCTTGTGGGCGTACCCAAACGAAAGCGACTATACAGTAACTTGGACTGACACTTCCGACCCAGAAACCCCAGTAACTATAGACAGTAATGCATTGACACATACGATAAACAATATAACAAGGGACTATTCAATTGAAACTTGTTTCGTTGTACCACCAGCAAAGCATACGTTCAGGGTATTTACCAATGACGGTAAAATCAGCAACTTGGATTTGGACAGAATGGTTGAGGGTTACAAACTGGGGGATGTGAGGGTTGACTTTATTCTTGAAGGTACTACATATACAATTGATACTAATAATTGTGATTATGGGCAGATTAAGACATTTGACTTTAATACGGCACAGGAAAGTTGGATTAACTTCAGTTCAAATAGTGAACACAATCTTGACAGAGGCGTAATCCTTTACAACGTACCCGACAATATTAGTTTGACAGTAACAAAAACCGCTTATAGCGATGTATGTTGTTATACCAACGACTGTTCGGACACTATGGCCTATACGTCATTCAAGGGATTTTATAGTTATGAAAGTGAGAATGATTACAATGACTTGAATAGTTGCGAAATGCAATATCCGACATATGCTTATGAGTTATATAGTGACGATAATACAGCCCCAGACATACACGACAGTTTGATACACTTCCTATCAAGTCTTCCCGAAACTGTAGGCTGTTGCGACTATTATTTTATAAAGGTTCCAACTGGTACGCCTAATGTCTACAACTATTATCAGCGCGATACAGTAAGTGATACCATTTACCTTAAAACCATTGAGTGTTACGGGGAGTTGGACAATAGTGAAACGGTAGTAATACCTTCGTTAACCAGTGATATGTCGTATTTCTCAATCTTTGAACCGAACACAAATGCGATTAAACTGGTGAATGAAGTGTCGGAAAAGGTGACGATATCAATTCAGGACTATTGCGATTGCACGAATACAACCTATATACCGATACCATGCAACGAGGCTATCAACCCTATGTCATATGACAGCATACCGACAGTAAGTGATTATGAATATATTAGGGTAGGTAATGTTTGTTACCGAAGAAGTGACTATAGGGAAACTGGGGTATATAAATTAAACGGTTTTACTGATGTTACTATCAATGAAATTGTAGGTAGCAAGGTTGGTATTCTCTGTACGGGTGATAACGACGGGTTTACTGGAGTTTACTACTGGGACGTTTTATTTAACCAGAGTAGCATACAGCAATCCTTTGTATGTGAGGATAATTGCGAGGCAGTGACTTATGACAAATGCCCCAATTTTTATTTTGCAATGTGCCAAAGCGGTCTAACTATAACAATAAATAAAAGTGTTTAACAAGTGAATATTAGTAATGACATACTTGTTTATAAGGCTTTCCCCGATGATGACAACCCCCTTGGATATCTCCCCATTGACGGCTCATTAATTAGGACTGGCGATGTAATTTATCTGGAAGTGTTACCTCCCACTGGCTATGGTGTCGCGCAAATAAAGGCCAACGGAACGCCGATTACTCCATTCCCCGATGTAGTTGAAGGTAGGTACAGGATAATCGTTAACGACTGTACCGACACATATACGGTTGTATTCGGGCGAATACAACATCTTGAAATAAGTGTAACACAGAGTGATGTAGCCACGTATGAAGCGATTTTTTGAATAATAGAATAGAACAATAAACGAATGAGTACAATTGTAACAACACGGACATATCAGCAGGGTGACAACTTTACATTCACTATTGCCGCCAAGAATGGCTATGGGATTAAGGTAAGCGAAATACCGTCTATGGCACAATACCTCAACGATGAATCCATTGATTCACTCGGAGATATGTTTCCAGGACTTCATAACTACGGACTTTACCCAGCCGTCACCATTTCAGGACAACTTAACAACATATCGGTAAACTACAATGTCACATTGGAGAATGATTCGTGCCGACAATTGCAGTATATGGTTAAGTTCAACGGAGGTACAGACCCTACGACAGGCAATCCAGTTATAATTAGCAATCCACCAGAAGAAATAAATCCATATTATTGGTCGCCGAACCCGTTGACGTTGATTACCCCAACAATTGATGGGGAGTCTTTGGTAGACCCCGATTCTGTACAATTTGTTACGTGGCATTGCTTAACTGATGGGAACGACTATGTCGCAGGCTCACGAGTTTATGTTAACAACGACTTGAACTTTATGGCAGTATGGCAGCCAGCCCCAGTATCCGTGGGTGTTGAAAGTGATACTGAAAGCAGTACTGTACCTGAATTTGAAAACGAATAGCATATGTTGAGTTACACCATAGACAACCTTGCGGATAGTCCCTGCTACTTCTCCTACGTGGAGACCTCAACCCCCTATGACGACATATGGGTGTACGGGGTCAATGCTTTTCATTCTGAAGCAGATTTCAGGTCACACTATACCCAAGGCACAATAACCGAACAGTCCCCCGACCACGTAAGGGTTGATGAAGGTAGCGGCTACATCTATTTCATAAAGACACTTGCATTCCCAAATGATTCAGTACAGGTTGTAATGACTGTCGCCGTGGAGGGTGATACCAACAACAACTCGTTTGAAATATCCTGCGACTGCGAGTGGGTGGAACTGATACGCAACAGGAACGTCATAAGGGTACTTACCGTTTCTAACTTCAACACCTACGACCGTAACGGCACGATAACCATAAGGAACAACCTCAACGCAAGGGATAGGATTATGATACCCTTGGTGCAGGACGCAATGGAGTATATAATAAGGATTGGGCGAGTAGACTATACTAACAGCAACGGAACCCAATTGACGCTCAATCGGGACGAAGACCGTACCATTGCACTTCCTGTTACCCTTGACGCCCTCACCGACAAGACCGATACCGCCAACGAGACTATTACTGCAATAATATGGTCTAACGCCGCCGAGGGGAAGTTCAACATAAAGACCGTCCGCAAGTACGAACCTATCGGCACAATGGATGACCCAACACTGGATATAAGCGAGGAAGACGGACAGTACTATGCCTTTATGCAACGGGTTAACGGTGAGGGACAGACAATTACATACAGACGGAAGGTCACAGTCATAAACAACATCGTATATGTCATAAAGAAATACGACAACGGGCTGAAGGCATATACGACCTACAGAACCGAAGAAAACAACACCACTATAAGGGAACTGGTGCTTGTCAACTACGGACGGGTGTTTATGGTTAATGGGTGCTTCTACGATTTTGTCCTGTGTAATGCCGATGAACGGAACGTTGTCGCAACCCTGACGGTAAAATTCAGTGACAATCCGCAATAACGCATGGGAAAATTCTGTGAGAAAACCTATTTATTATTAAAATTAATTGAAAATACATTATGCCAACAGATACGATTACCCCGACCCTTGTGATAAACAAGTTGACCAAGTCGCAGTACGAAGGGATAGTAAACCCTTCCGATACCGAACTGTACCTCGTTCCTGATGACGATTTGAGGGAACATAGGAGTTACTACACCACTGGCACTGCAACTGTTGACGGCGAGACTGTTGACGTTGACATAATGTACGAGGGGGTCGCCCCAGAGGGTAGCGTTGAGACTGATGCAGTATGGACAATTACAACTATTGTGGCGACAAAAGACGGCAATGTCCTTTCAAACGATGTTGATACCGACCAGACCTGGGATTTTCCAACTCCAACACCAGTCGTACCAGTAATAGGTACAACACCACCAATACTCTACCCAACTACTGCAAGTGATATTAAGACTACTTCAATGGTTGTGAAATCATCTGTTGATGGTAATGGCAAGATACTTACCGAGAATGGCTTCGTATATAATACAAGTGGCAACCCAACTGTTAGTGATACAAAGGTAGTGTGTGATTTGGGTGTTGGTTGGATGGAAAAGAAGTTAGAAAATCTAACTATGAATACTCAATACTATATTAGAAGTTATGGTGAAAATGCAAGTGGATTATCATATGGTAGTGAATCTTTATATAGAACAACGATAATACCTGATATTTATCAATTAGTTGAATATTTAAAAACTACTGGAACTCAATACATTGATACTGATTATATAATAAAATCGAGTGACCGTGTATGTATTAAATCTTACAATTATTTTATTTTTGGTGCAAGAGTTGGTACTGCGAATAGTGCTTTTAATTGTTTGTATTCGGGTAGTAATAGATTCAGATTAGATTACGGAACAATACAATGGGATTCTGGACTTAGTTATCAATCAGGTTCTTTATGTGAAATGGACTGGAACGCAAATGTTGTTAATTTAACCTATGGCAATAATAATATAAGTCACACATTTACAACACAAAGTTTTACTTCATATAGTTGTTATATATTTGGTTTTAACGGTGCAGGAAATGTGAGTACTATTAGAGATGGTATGCAAGTTGTTAATTTTAAAATATATGATAATACTAATACATTAGTTAGAAATATGTACCCAGTCTACCGCATATCTGACAACAAGCCAGGAATGTATGATATAGTGAATGGAGTATTCTACACTAATCAGGGTACAGGTGAGTTTATTGTAGGACCAGATAAGGAATGGGATGAATAATAGTTATTTCTGAATTTTTTCTTAAAAACATTTTTCCGTTTGAAATATATTTCCTATCTTTGCGTCCGAAATGGATGCATTGGTCAGCATATTGGATGTAATATTGGGGAACCACCTGAAGGAGAGTGGTTCTTGGTATAGTTACAACTGCCCCAAGTGCGCCGAGGCTGACGGCGTTGAATGCGACCACAAGGGCAACTTGGAGGTCAATGTTGAGGAAGGGTGGTGTCATTGTTGGAAATGTGGTTATGCTTCCACGATAGAAAGGCTTATAAAACCCTACGCTTCAACCTCACAATTTGATGAGTTTAAACTTATCGTAAGGAACATACGAGAATCCCAGTTATATTCGTTTAACGGAACAGATGAGGATTCAAATAAGAATGCCTTCTGTGAGAAACTTGAACTTCCCGAAACATATACATCATTATTGGATAAACCCAATAAAGCAGTATGGGAATATTTAAGAAACCGTGGGATAAATGAAGATATTGTCAAGAGATTCAATATTGGTTATACCAAGCAATATGGCGAAGCGAACAACAGGGTGGTGATACCCTCCTACGACAAGTGGGGAGAACTGAACTACTGGGTGGGTAGGGATTACACTGGGAAGTCCAAATTGAAGTATAAGAACCCGAAGGTTGACAAGAAGTCCATTGTATTCAACGAATACCATATAAACTGGTACGAACCTGTCACCGTGGTGGAAGGACCGTTCGACCATATTGTGGTTCCCAATTCAATACCCCTTTTGGGTAAGTCCCTAAACGAAGGGTTTATGGTGCTTGACGTACTGATGAAGTATAGCAGGGAAAAGATAAACATACTGCTTGATGATGATGCAAAGTCCGAGGCGTACAATATGTATAAGTTCCTTAACGGGTTTGATGAGTTCAAGGGAAGGGTAAGAGTGGTTGAATGTCCCGAAGGGTACGATGCGTCAGACATATACAGGGACTTTGGTGTCCGAGGGATTGTTGATTTGCTTTGCGGGGCAAAAAAGATAAAGGAAGAAGATTTAATATTTGCAAATATATGTTAGTGGAATTAGATAATAAACTTTGTAGGGACATACGGGACTGGTGTGAACAGGTCAATATGCCGATAAACGAGTATATTGAGAGAGTGCTACGGATGGACTTGTCGTTAAGAAAATATGGTGACCTGAACGAGAAGGTTGGCAAAAAACAAAAGGAAACGAAAAAGAAAGAACCAACAGTAGTAGTTGCACCTTATGAAACGGATATGAATGTACCGACAATTGGTCAAAGCAAGGGTACTCCAGCAAATAAGGAAATTAACGCCAAATATGCACAGGTAGAAAAAGATATTACTGAGCCTGTGGAGAGTGATACACCCAAAGAAGAAGAACCTCAACCTAAACAACCTAAGAAAAAGCAACGCATAATAAACATACATTAGAAAAAAAATATATTTATGATAGAATTGAAAGCAACAGACCGTGTAGCATTTGACCTGCATATGTACCAGGTTGATTACAACGAGCAGAAGATTGAGCAACTGAAACGTGATATATCTGAGAAGTACGGGTTGCCGTTGAAGAACATAACGATAAACTTCATTCCCATAACGAATACTGACGATGGACAGCAGATTTCACTGGCTTCCGACATAATCCATAACATACAGGATGCTAACTTCCAAGTTGAGTTGTTCAAGGAGTATATAAAATGTAAGGAGATAAAGGATATTGACTTTGATGAAATTGTTGCAATAGACAACAGGGTTAATTCCTATGTTGACTTCGAGCAGTATTCAAAGTTCAAGTCATACAAGTTCAAGTATGTGAAGTGGAGCAACTACCTGTCGTATGGTGCTGACAACTACTTTGACTTTACTAATTTGCACGGTCTTGTGCTGTTGAACGGAAAACCAGAGAACCAGTGCGGTAAGACCACGTTTGCAATAGATTTGCTGAGGTTTGCCTTATTTGGCAAGGCAGTAAAGTCCCCGACACTGGACAGTGTATTCAATGTATATCTGCCAGAGGCTACGGAAGTAATGGTGGAGGCTTGCATTGAGATTGAAGGGTGTGACTATGTAATAAGAAGGACTGTTACCCGACCAGCGTTGAAGAAACGTACCGAGAAGAGCAAGTGCAAGCAGAACCTTGAATACTTCAAGTTGACAAACGGAACCCTTGACCTTATTGAGAACTGCGAGGGCGAGAATACCGCAGAGACCAACAACATCATAAAGGATTGCATAGGTAATGTGGATGACTTCAACCTTGTAATATCTGCTACTTCCTATACACTGGGTGATTTGTTGAGAATGGGCAATACCGACAAGGCAAAGTTGTTTTCAAGATGGATGGGGTTGTTAAGTATTGAGAAGAAGGAAGAGATTGCAAAGAAATTATGGAAGGATACCATTAGCCCGTCACTATTCTCAAAGAAATACAACAGTTCACAACTTGAAGGCGAGATAACTGACTACAACAACTGCATAACACAGTCGGAGAATGATATTGCTGAAGCCAACAAGAGTGTTACGGCATTGCAGAAGGAAATCAAGGAGAAGATGGACGAGCGTGACAAGGTTGTGACCGACAGGCGACCCGTAAGGAAGGAACTTGAAAAACTGGACGTTGAGACAATAAACAACCAGATAGCATCAAAGGAAGATGAACTTGCAACCAAGAGGGGTATAATGTCACAGCACAAGGTTGAATACGAAAAGGTAAGGAACAGCAAGTTCGACAACGATGAATATCAAGAGTTGTTGTCCCAGATAGAAGCCGAGAAGAACAAGAAACATGAACTGGACGGGTTGAATGTCGAACTTAAAACCAAGATTAATGCCTTGAAGGAAGACAACCGCCGTATTGCAACGCTTATAGAGAACAAGGTATGTCCTACCTGCAACCAGCCGATAGACGTTTCATTGCAGAATGGGCAGATTGAGGAAAACAACAAGAAGATTGAGGGATATATCAACGAAGGTGTATCAAACAAGAACAAGATACTGACAATAGATGAAAAAATCAAGCAACTGACAGAAAAGTCCAAGGCGATGGAGGCATCAAGGGAGGAAGTCAATGAAAAGCAAAGGCTTGAACTGAAGATGACTGCGGTAAAGACCAATATTGACAACATCAAGTTGACCTTGCAGACATTGAAACAGCAACTTGCAGACATTGAGGAAAACAAGGAAAGCCTCAAGTACAACAACGAGATTGACCTGAAGGTGAACAACCTCAACATTGCAATAAATACCCTTACAGCATCAAGGGACAAGAAACAGAGTGACATTGCAACCATACAGGGTAACATAAAGTTCTATAAACTTGAAATTGATAAGCGCAACGAAGTAATCGCCAAGATAAAGGAGGAGGAAAAACTCATAAGGGACTGGAACCTCTATCTTGAAATGGTCGGAAAGAACGGCATTATAAAGATAATACTGAGAAAGGCATTACCTATTATAAACAACGAGGTTGCAAGAATACTTGACGGCTTATGCGACTTCGAGGTTGTCCTTGACATTGACGACAAGAACAACGTAAGCATTGACCTTGTAAGGGACGGTGAAAGTCTTGACCTTGGAACTTGTGCGTCTGGCTTTGAGGGGACTTTTGCATCATTGGCGCTACGTTCCGCACTTGCAAGCATATCGTCCATAAGCAGACCGAACTTCCTCTGCCTTGACGAGGTTGATTCGACAATATCTTCGGTGAACTACGACAAGTTGACGGAACTCTACCGCAGGATACTTTCAAACTACCAGTTCATAATACATATAGTGCATAACGAACTCCTTGCGGACATCCATGATATGACGATTACGGTGGTAAAGGAAGGCAATGTTTCAAAAATTCAAAAAATTTCTTAAACAAGACTTGTTTTTTTCTGACAAGATAGTTATATTGGCGAGAAAAAATTATTTTGAGAAATGATTGAGAGTGAATGTAATAGTGTAAGCCTTTATTTTAAGGACATTGAGAAGATAAACCACCTGAAGCGCGAGGAGGAATACGAACTGGCTCGTAGGATAAGGGAAGGTGACGAGGAAGCCCTCAATACCCTTATAAAGTCCAACCTCAAGTTTGTAGTTTCTATGGCAAAGGAGTATACAAAGTATGGCGTACCCATAGCAGACTTGATTTCAGCAGGTAATATTGGACTTATTACAGCAGCAAAAAAGTACAGCGAATCCAAGGGGGTAAAACTTATTTCCTATGCTGTGTGGTGGATAAGAGATTCAATTAACGAATGTGTCAAACAATATAAAAAGAAAAACATAACCAATGAAGAGGCTAATACCTACAGCATGGAGGAATACCGTGAATATGCTGACAAGATAAACGCATCATTTGAGGAAGACGTGGTGGATGCACTTAACAACCGTTCAGCCATTGAAACCTTGATGACCTGTCTTAATGAACGTGAGGTTAAGGTGTTGACGCTATACTTTGGACTATACGGTGAAAAGGAAATGAACCTCAACGAAATATCGGATGTAATAAACGTAAGCGCCGAGCGCACAAGACAGATACTGCATATGTCGCTTGACAAACTCAGGGTGAGCGCACTTTGTAGCAAGGAATTTGAAAATCTGAAAAATTTGTGCTAATTTTCAGAAATGATTGATAATTATATATTATAAGTAAATTTTTATGGCAACAAAGAAGAAAACTATCAGCAAGGAAGAGAGCGAAAGCCTCATAAACGATTTCATTGAAAGCAATACTGGAAAGACGATAACGGAGACAAAGAAGAAACCAGCACAGAAGAAAAACCAACCGAAGGAAACGGCTGCCAAGCGCAAGATGAAACGTGTGTCGGAAGATGAACTTCCAAAGGAAACTGTTATGGAAGAAATCCCAACGGAAACCGTTATTGATGATGAGGTACTGAAAATTTTGGAAGAAAATGAAAAGACTGGGGAAGAAATGCCCACATACGAGGTGACGATAGTGGATGCACAACCTTTGGACAAGGTGGAAGTCGAAATGACAATTGAACCACCAAAGGCTGAAGAGAAACCAAAGGATAACCCAGAGGTGAAGAAGCCAGCAAGACCGAAGACGATGATGGAGGTTTACGGTTATTCGCATATGGGAATGATTTATGATTAGTAACTAATTGATTATGAATGGATATGACATTATAAAGGAAGGCCTCAGCGTAATGAGGAGACAGAGGATGCTGACCGAGGAGGTCAACCGCAACAGCAATGATGCAGTTCCCTATTCAAGGGAGGACGAACTTATGACCAGCATCATGGAGACGGCAAAGACCCAGTTCGGTGCTGACTTTTCAAAGTACAAGACCCCGATGCTCTACTACCCGAAGGATGGTGACGTGACATTGAGTGGCGAGATTTCAGACCTTAACGGCTTGAAGTTCCAGTTCAGATACAAGGATTCGTCTGGTAACGGCTGTTACATATTCGTGGATTCCGAAAAGAACGACGGCAACGGAAATACATCAAGTTTCATTCAACTTACTGATGAAACTATCCGTAAGTTCAACATCATATACGGAGTATTCAAGAACTGGAAACGTTCACTTGCAAGTGCCGAAGACATAAAGCCGATGTCGTTGAAGAACGAGGAGGAAGAGGACAGCAACCCGCCGATGGTTCCTGGTGACGACATAATGTAGGTCAATCATTTTCCTCAATATATATCTTCCCTCTCTTTTCAGCCAAGGTTGGAAAGAGATTTTTTTTATTATTTTTTTTATCTTGTACTATTTATAATCATAATAACGAAATAAAATTGATTATAATATGAAACAAAGAATTAGACTTACAGAATCTGACCTAAGGAATATTGTCAGAGAAGCAATCAACGAACTTGATTGGAAAACTTATGCTAATGCTGCAAATAAGTCACTTAAAGGTAACTATAAAATGCGTGAAAAAGGCAAATCCGATTCTTATAAGAATAACCGTGCAAAAAGATTTGCTGATGCAGCCGTTAATGCTTTTAATCAAGAGTTTGGATACGACAATCGTACCCGTGGACATCACCAGTCATATAATATGGATTCATATTTACCTACAGATGAATTTTATTATTCAGATGGCACTAGAGGAAGTTTTTTTGAAAGATGGTTAAAATATAGAAATATTGATATAGATGAATTGACTAATGATGAAATAGATAAGTTATATAACGAATTTCTTAGTAGTGAAGAAACTATAACATCAATGACCGTTAATAACACTGCTAGGGGATGGGATGGTGATACATATGGCGATAGTTTCACGGATACTTATACAATCAGCCCATATAAGTATAGTGAAACAGGTGAGGGTGATGAGTGGGACGAAACAGCATATCCTGATAAAGAAACTATTGATGCTAGAAATAGAGGAAATAGAGAAGTTAGAGACTTTAAAAATGGTAAATATCATTATGAAAAAGGAGAGGGTTGGAAGAATCGGAGGAAAAATAATATTGATGAAACCATATCTCGTGTTATTCGCAATTATATTCGTTAAACCGCCAACTTCACACTCTCATAACTGAATGCACCGACACTCATTCCGAACATATAAGCGAACCATAATTGATTCGCTTTTTTTATGCACTATTTGGTACATATTACTATTTATTGTTAATATAATGCATAAAAATTATGACAGCAATATTGGAATTTATCAAGAAATACTGGAAACTGATAGTGGGGATTATACTTATTGGTTTGATAGTCGCATTGGGCGTGACAATATCTTCAATGAGAAAGACCATCAAGAAGTACAAGGAGAACTACGACATCGCCATGACGAACAACAAGGCGTACCAGGATGAAATCAATGGTCTTACAACCGACAAGCACGTCTATGAACTTACGATTGATGAATTGAGAAATGCTAACGATTCCATATCACAGAAAATAAAGGAAGTCCAGAAGGAACTTGAAATAAAGGACAAGGAACTAGCCGCAGCCTCATATTCACATTCAACGTTCGTAAAGCACGACACCATAAGGTTGACAGATACCATCTTCAAGGAGGAAACCTTTGCTTTCGATACGATAATAAGGGATTCCGTATGGTACAAGTTGTCGCTTTCGCTTGCATACCCTTCAACCATTGTGGTAAATCCAGAGATAACCTCGGAGAAACTTATATACTATACCATTGAGAAGGAGACAATCGAAGCCCCCAAAAAGTGTTGGCTGGCAAGGTTGTTCCAGAAGAAGCACAGGGTACTGAAGGTGCAAGTCAAGGAACTTAATCCATATATAACTGAGGATAAGAACAGATTCATTGAAATAATCAAGAAAAAATAGTATATATCAAAGATATGGATAAGTATAGAAGAATATTGAGACAGGTACTGAACGAAGAACTCTCAAAAAAGGATGTTGAGGAACTTGTATCCAACGAACTCGACAAGAAGTTCAAGACAAGGGATTTTGAACGTCTAATTAATCGTATTACTGCCGATGCCCTAGGTGAATTCTTTGATAAATTATGGATGAAGAAGCAGTTCATAAAGGATTGTATAAAGAACTAAATTTAGAGAGAAATGAACAATATTACGACCAATAGACCCCTATTGACCGAGTCGGCGGTAGACCGTGCCATTGATGCCATGATACAGCGCAACCTGCCCGACAATGCCAAAGGTTATATGGAAATCCCGATAAACCAACTCGCAAAAGAACATCCTGAGATATTGAACAATGTGGCGCTCAACCAAACACCAGAAGTCATGGAAAAATACGGCGGTTTGAAACTGAAGGATTTCATCAGAGTATCAATTATGCAGATGTTCGACATTGGACGCGGTAAGGGTCCCAAGAAGTACATGAGGGGTATTTTCCGAATAATGCTGGATGAGATAAAATGTCTCCGCAACCCCGACATGAACCAAATCAACCAATTGAAAAACGATGTCATGTACATAATGCAAGCGTCAGAGAACGGCATCGACCAGGAAGCGGAAAATATGGATGGCAACCTCAACGGTTGGTCGTTATCTAAAATAAACCAAACATTTAGGGAGAAACGCAAGAAATTCTTTGCGTCAATAAGGGACAGGCTAGGCGGAAAAAGTTTCAACGACAAACCGAGATACAGCAAAGTCGTAATAAATACGCATGAGGATGCTATGAAATACGCAAACTACGTTAAGTGGTGTATTACATTTGATAATCCAACTAATTACGATTCGTACACGCAAGGGGGAAGGCGCTTTTATATATTTCTCCGTGATGGTTTTGAAAATGTACCGCGACAGATGGGTGAGAACTGTCCTTTTGACGACTACGGGATGAGTATGGTGTCGGTATTGGTCGATACGGAGGGTAATATAAGCATAATTACCACAAGGTGGAACCATGACCATGACGGTGAATTAAACCCGCCTTCACCCGAACAGGTTGAGATGGTTATGAATTTAATGGGTGTTAATTTATATAGGGAATGTCCGCCTTATACTAAAGAGGAACTGAAGTCAATGGGTATTACCACGTTTGAAGATGTCCCCGAACTGCTTGTACAGGGGGTTGACCCAAGGGAGATATTCGAAAGGATTTATGCATTCTCCGAAGGTTTCGCATGGGTTGCGTTGAACGGCAAATGTAATTACCTCACCTCAGAAGGTCAGTTGTTGTCACCTAACCAGTGGTTTGATGGTGCTTATGATTTCTACGAAGGGTTCGCAAAGGTTTGGTTGAACGGCAAATGGAACTTCATAACTACCGAAGGTCAGTTGTTGTCACCTAACCAGTGGTTTGATGGTGCTGATGATTTCTCCGAAGGGTTCGCAAAGGTTGAGTTGAACGGCAAATGTAATTACCTCACCTCAGAAGGTCAGTTGTTGTCGCCTAACCAATGGTTTGATTATTGTTATAATTTTTACAAAGGGTTTGCTGTGGTTGAGTTGAATAATAAAAGTTATCTTCTTCGTAGAGATGGATGGTTGTGTGATTATAACACAAAGCAACCAATCCCCGAACTGAATGAGAATAAAGTTAATAAGCGCACCTTCTATATAAACGAAACAACAATAAACGACTTGTTTGATGCAAAGGATATGACTGAATACAAGTTCATATCAAATGTAAAGAAATTCCTTTCTCAGTTGATTGATGACCCAGTGAATGCTCAGCCGAGCAGGGTTTTAAAGTTTAATGGTCTCGATAGGAAGGAACTCATTAGTAAACTTATGGACAATGGCATTGTTATAAAGAAGGAACGCATATCCGACAGGGATGAGAATGGAAATCCCAAGACGGCGACAATGCTTGTGTCATTCAAGATTCCAAGGGAGGATTTCGACCATAAGATGAAGAAATTATACATAAGCCTCTTTGAAAATGTACAATCCCCCTATGAGTTCATATGTGAGGATGGTGGTGCTGGTGCATCGGGAGGTGCTTGCGCTGGCGGAGACTGTGGGTGTATGTCCTGTGGTGAGGCTTGTTCTGCGGGCGGTGCTACAAGTGCTGATACCAGTGGACAATTTATAACGCCGTTGTTCGGTACGATAGTTAGAAGAAAAAAGAAAAAATCTAAGAAAAATGCTGAGTGACAGTTCAAATAATATAAGAGAGAATATTGAGGCGTTGCAGGCTGAAATAGACCAGCAATACGAGGATTCCTATGGAAATCCCGACAAGAAGAAGATTCTTGACCTTGCAAACCGAATAATGGTTCAAGGTTTGAAACTGAATGCAAAAAATTGTCAAAGATTTTAGGTGAAATCTGATTTTACGATATATTTATAAATAAAAATTATTAGTACGATGATAACAAGAAGAATCCCGATAACAGAACTCGCCCAGATTTTAATGGAGAGTACACAGAATGCATCCGAACCGAAGTTGGGCAAGAACGTTGCAAGTGACGACAAGAAGAACAACGAAAAGGGTGTAAAGGACATGATGAAGGCAACAGCAGACTACAATAAGGTCGCTGAAAGAAATACCGAACCCGAAAACGAGAACGGTATTGACTACAACTGCACTACACTTGAATACAGGTTCACTTCAGAACCCCCGAAGTCTTATAAGGACAGGGTAAAGAACCTTGCAGTAAACGGAAACCTCACCAACGACACTGATGAATCTCAAAGTACCAAGGGTAACGAGAAGTTCTATAACAACCGCAAGGAAATATCGAACAAGCGTGAAACCGAACGTAAGAAAAAGGCTGACGCTGGCTTGGTAGGCAGGGAACTGAAGGACGATGAGCAATATAGCCACAAGTCGTTCACTGTTTTTGCCGAAAGTGCCAACAAGGTAACAAAAAGACTTCATTTCAAGAACACCACATTCCTCACGGAGGCAGACCTTCTGAAGAGAATCCCCGATGACTACAAGAGAAAGGACGAGGTATTCTGCGTAAAGGACGCAAGCGGAACCGAATATATGCTCGAATGCAAGATTGACCCGACCTTCAAGATACCGCAGTTAAAGGTTATAGGTTCAATCAACGACAAGGTTATCAATGAACAGTTCGACAGAATAAATCAACTTTCATCATATGACAGGAGCGACTTTAAGAATAACAGTGCTTCATGCAACGACAAGGTTAGTGAGATGCACGAAATGCTTGAGGCTGTAAGACGCTGTCAAAAATAAAGGTAATATCAAAAGGAAGGTACTTGGGAAATGACAACACTTGAAATCATATTGACATTCGTAAGTTCAATTATTGTAACCTTACTTGGTGGACAGTCAATCTTGTTCTACAGGCAAAACAAGAAGATGAAGAAACTTGAAAATAAAGAAAAGGAGATTAGCAATGACGCAAAGGTTTCCGATGGCTGGCAGGAATATGTCACTGAACTCAAAGGTGAAAAAAAGGAACTGAAGGATGAAATAGAGATGTTAAAGAGGGAACATAACGAAGAAAAGGAGAAACTTGAAAAGACCATCAGTGACTATCGTGACAAATATTATGCTTGCCGTGAGGAAAAGGAATCACTAAAAGTTGAAAACGTCAAACTCACCCTTCTCAAGTGTGAAATTCCGAGTTGCCCCACAAGAAAACCACCTTCAGGATATTAAATAATAATAATAAAATAATTGACTTATGAAACGAACAATTAAACTCACAGAAAACGATTTAAAAAATGTAGTTAAAAAGGTTATTAATGAAATGGTTGATAATTCAATATTTCAGCAGTTTGACGACCATGGCGATTTTTATTCGGGCTTAGCATATGTTTATAAGAATGGTTGTGGATATAATTATATAAAAAGTAATGGTCAATTACTATTTCCTAACAAATGGTTACAATGGGCATGGGATTTTAGTCCTAATGGAAAAGCAAGAGTAAGATACAATGATGAAGAATTTTTAATAAATACAAAAGGTGAAGTTCTTGACTATAATGGCACGGTAGATAATAATAAATTATTGGAAGAGGCGATTACCCGCGCAATTCGCAAACTCTTGCGTTAATAATGATTGAATTTTTCTACTAGGTAACAAAAAATCGACCCAGCAAGGTTGATTTTTTTTTCTTATAGGGCTATTTTCATAGAAAAGATTTTAAAAGATGGTAAAATTCATTTTAATATTCATATTGGTAATGGCATCTTTGGATATTACCAACGAGTTAAAAGAAATCGTCATCTGTTTCATCAAGGAACGGAAATACGAACTTTCAATAACGAGAAGGCTTTTCAGTTGGGCTTCGATTGCCTACATATTAACAATCATAATTGTGGGGATATAATAGCATGGGAAAGGAATTTAATGAAAGGATTGCTGAATTGTCCAAATACGGCATTTCGGTCAATGTATACGAGGGCAATTTCATTGTAAGTATCAGTTACCCTGTGGAGTGGAACATACTCAACCCCAAGGACAAGAACATCCTCATGTCACAGGCTGAGAATAACCACCACCTGTTCTATTATGCAATGTCTTGCCAGTATGATATCGGTTTGATATTTGACACGATTGAAGGTACAATTGGCTATAACAAGGCTATTGAAATGAAGATTTCCCTTTTTAAGGAAAAGGTTGCGGAACTACAAGGGATATTTGCAGAAACCGACTACAATGAACTCAAGCAGTTGCAGTTCGTACTGCCGAAACCTCAGAAGAAGAGAGGTCGCAAGAAAAGCACCGAAAAGGTTGAAAAGGAAGAGGTCGTGGAACCTACAACTGAACCAACGGTTGAAACGGAAGAACCTACAGAACAGCCGACAACCAACCCAGACGCATCGGAAATAGATGCAAAGGTTGCAATGGCACTGAAACAAACTAAATCAAGAAAATAAAAACATACGATTATGAAAGAACTTATTATTGTGATAGCATACGTAATAGCGACATACGGATTGTCGGAGATGGTCGTCTTCGGGTACGGCCCGTTCGGTGTGTTCGAGAAATGGCGTTCCCTTACTTCACGCATCAGTTACGGACTTGGGAAACTTTTCTCCTGCATGTTGTGCTTCCCCACGTGGGTTGGGCTTGGATTCAGCCTGTTGAACATGTTTGCCTTCCCTATGTTCCCAATCACGCCGTTTATGGTCATATTGGGCGACACTATTGCGACAAACGCTGGCATGATGGTGGTAATCGCATTTATGGATATGCTGTTCACCGCAGGGTCGTGCTGGATGCTCTATACGGTTGAGGATGCGCTTGAACGCAGTGGAAACGTTGAATATGAAGAAACTATAACTGAAGAATAGTTTGGCCTATGGATGAGATTGAACGTGAAATACAGATTGCGAATACCGAACTTGAAACCCACAGGTATCTTACTGAAAAGACAAGGGACAATTTTGCAAACGAACTCCTTTCATACGACAGGGGCATGCTTGTCAAATCCTTTACAACCACGCCTCAGAAGTTCAAGAAGCCGAGGTCGGTGAGAAGGAAGGAAAGATGGGAACGCTTCATAATGAAACTTAAAAAGATTTTTGGAAATGACGGAACTGAGTGACCTTTATAACATAGCAAGCGCAGTTGACAGGGGACTGCTGGACTACAACGTAAAGAACCTCCGCGACATAAGGGGCGACATAACTATAAACATCAACCTGCCGAAGATTGAGGTACTTAACATAAACGCCGAGATATACGAGGCCAAGAACCATACACGGCTTGGTTGCGAAGACTGCGATGAACTCGAAATGTGGATTAACAGAATACATTTCATCATCACGACCAAAGAAGAGGAAAAGGAGGAATAACTAACTTAATATTTTTGATATGAGAAAGATAATACAACTAACTGAATCCGACTTGCAAAATATAGTCACGGAATCCGTAAAGAGAATATTGACTGAAAATGATGACAATTCCAATAACCCCGAAAACCTTCCAAGATTAGCAGAACTTGGTGATGGTACTTATGATGGAACTTTGAAGGCTCATTGTTTCAATTATAACGGAAAAGACTATTGGTTGGAAACTGGAATTCGCACAATGATACCACAACCGTGGACGGTCACTATCAAAAATGGAAAAGTAGTGAAATAGTGAACAATGATAACAAACATAAAAAAAGCACCCCAAACCAACGAGGTGCTTTTCTTTTTACGCCAAATTATTTTCAATTTACATTTGTCCATCCAGTCTTTTCGATAATCTTCGCCTTCAATTCCTTTTGGAAAACGTCGCTTATGGTACTTATGAATAGTAGGTTGGGGTGTTCCTTGCAGCGTTCCTTTAATATGTAGAAGAGTTCGTCTCTCAGGTCAAGCGACTTTATCCTTATGATGTCGAAATCATCATCGTTCATAACAATTATGTTTTTCTTGTATGGAATAACCCTCTTAATGTTATCTTTGTCCAACAATATGTTATCAACAATCCATTCGGCGTTTTTCTTGTCGTTATATGGGTCATATCCATAGACAACGAATGTTTCAGGGAGAAACCATTTTTCTTTTTTCACGATAGCGAAGTCAATCCTGTCGGTAAATGTATCCACGAGTCTGTCGTTTTCGTCACGGAACTGCCTTATGCCGTCATCCTCATTGGGGTCAATTTTCTTCAGCAACAGCAGTTCGTACTTTACCTTGTCGCTGTCACGGGTTGCCTTTACGGGACATAGGGTGTCGTGGTTTTCTTTTACGAGTTTGTCGAATCTATCAAAAGCGGTGCTACGCCACATCTGCCCCACTTTCATAAGTTTTTTAATCTCCTGGTTGTCCTTTGCAAGTATGATGGAATACACGCCCTTGGTGTCGTTTATGCTTTCGTGGTACTTCTTGTTTGCCTCGCTCTTCTTCTTGTCCCACTTCTTCATATACTGTCGGTGGTGCTTGCGGGCATGTTCAAGTGCCTTCTTGTGACGGCGGGCTTTCTCCCTTTCCTTCCTTATTGACTCTCTCATTGTAAAATAATATTTTGCATTAAATATAGGGAAAAATTGGAAATTTCTCAATATTTATATATTATAATAATTAAGAATTTGGAAATATGAACGGACACGGACTGTTTGACAGATATATGGATGACAATACCTTAAGGCTGTTGTCGGAAGACATTGAGGAGGTATACGATTTCCCTCGCAAGGCTGATACTGACGATATCCCAGAAAATGTTAAGGAAGAACTCACTGATGATGTAGATACGCTCACTAATAAGGTGTCTGAAATGAATAATACACCAGATGAATATGATAACGAAGAAGTATATAGTGAACTCGATGTGGTTAGAAATATTTTAGAATATAAAATGGGCTACAAGTTATGTACCGACAGGCTTTCAGCCATTGAACAACTTAATCCGAGGATAATAGTGAAGCGTGTCGCTGACAGTGACCTGATACCAAGGAAAAATATCGGCGAACCGAACGAGGAGAATATAGAAAGCATTTCAACCAAGATATTCAAACCAGAAAACATAAACAAATTGAGACAAATTAGCAAGGAATATAATATTTCGGATGAAGAATTTGAAGATTTTTTAATCTCAAAAGGTTATGGTACTGGTCTGCATAGCGCGTCATTCAAAAGTAAATATACGCCACGAGAAGCAAAGGAGTCAAAGTTAGTTGCAGTGCCCGAACCCATTAAAATAAAAACCAATGGAAAGATTGACGGTAGTGGAAACTTCGCATATTATGAACTCGAAGACAACAATAAGATTGGCAAGAAAATAGTCAGTCCAGTCGGACGTTTCAACGGTTCATACATTAGTACTGGCAACAACTTTGTGGATGAAACAACCAATACAACATTTCATATTTTTAGGAAAGAAACTTCAGCCGACTACTTATACGGATATTTTAGAGACCGTGAGAAGGGGGATGAAGGATTATCAGAAAAGGATGTTGAAACGCAAATTGGTGGAAATGAAATGTGGAAGCAGAGGCTTGGAAATGCACTGCAAAAACATTCGATTATGAAAGGCGACCGTAAAGCCAATTCACAATATTACCCATTCACATACAAGGATTATTTCTTTGTAAAGGATATTGACGGAACTTATGTTTGTATCAGGGTAGTGACCGCGCAAAGCAAACTGGGATATCGTGAAAAAGGACAGTTAATGTATAAGGCTAAAAGTATTGATGTCGTTTACCTTGAAGGCTATATATTGCAAACTCCGCCACCATCAGCACTTGAAGATGAAACTGGTAATGACAAATCAATGTCCGAGGCAAAATTGATACGATACATAGATGACACTATAGCATATATCAGTTCTAACGAGTCCATTGACCCACGAACACCTGATTATAAGGGGTTTGTTGCTGACCCCAACAAGTATTGGGTCAAGATGGATAGTTTTATAAATTCAACCACTGTTATGATTAACACACTTGCCGCATTTAGGGCAATATTCAAGCATATTGATATGAATATCGAAGACGCCAAAAATCTGCCTGACAGCGAAAAGTCTATGTATTATAGGGCTGAGATAAACCTAAAGAACCCTGAAAGGCTAAAAAATTATCTTTATGATTTCCAAAAACACTTTTATGGCGGTAACTGGCGCAAGATTGAAGGAATTGACCAGTATGCCAACAACCCGAAAGTTTATGTCATAGTCCGCAGATGGTGTATACGACAATTGGAAGTTATAAAGAGTTTGGTTAAAAGAGATAAACCTAACTACGATGATGCTATTAGGACAAACCCAAAACAATTCGAAAAGTCCATTTGGAAACTTTATGGGTCTGACATCTCCATTGGCGATAACACTACTTCGCAAGGCCAAGATGTCATGGAGTCGATAAGACGCAGGTTGCTTGAATATTGCGACTAATATCTGAAAGAAATTTTTCAAAAATTATTTGCAACTTCCAAAAACTTCCATTACCTTTGCACCATCAAACTTTAATTTTTAAGAAAGATGGCAAAATTATCAGAATTATCAGAAGACAATGTAAAGATTGTCAACGATGTAATTGACGAACGTGACCTTAACAGGTATATGGAGTTCAAGTTGTTTTCAATTTCGAAGATGGCTAGTGTAATAAAGGTGAACAAGGCGAGTGCGCAGACTGAAGCAATAGCAAAGAAGCAGGACTTGTGCGTCATAACCATTTATGAGGAAGCATTTGACCGCCTTGACGAGCCGTCAAAGAAACTCATCGTGGAGAATGCAATATCACAGGTCGGCTACGATACCGAGAAGGGTCGCATCATCATAACCCAGCCCGACATCTGCGTGACCTCTGGCGCAAGACAAATCTACGGGGACGCACTTCTCAACGCAGTCGAATCGTCGTCGCTTGCAATACAGCAGATTGCAGACGAGGAGAAGGAAAGGAAGGAATCCAAGAAGAGAGGAAGCAAGAATGCAGAACAATAGCAATAATAGCATTGACGACAGTCCTGCCGCCGACTTCATAAGGGACGCCTGTGACGAATTCCTGAGAACAATGCCGTCAATATCCGATGATATGGGCAAGGTCATTGAGGAGGAAAAGAGAAAAATGCTTGAGGATTTCCAGAAGCAGAAAAAAGAAAAAGCGGATGAACCGTCTGATTAGCGGGCGGTTCTCCTTATGATACGCCTGGTTACCCTGTTGATGTTACGGTCTTGGGGTGACGGTACTGGTGTCGGGTTCTTTACGATTTTCTTCGGCTGTACCGCCAGGACTTTTGCTCTACCACAATTACAAGCCATAGTTAATTCAATTTTTTTTCTATGATATAAATAGTGAGGTGGTTGAAAAGTTTGAAAGAAAAAGTTATAATGAACTACCCCCACCTGAAGGAAGGGGACTTCTTGCCCGTATTATTAAATAAAAATTAATAAGAAAATATGTCAATAATTTTTAACAAATATGAAAACAAAATCGACCATTCGTGGTACGATTCAAGCAACGTGATTTACAGCGCCTGCTACGACAGCGATACTGCCAACAAGACATTGAAGGTTGTTTTCAAGAACGGCGGAACATACCTCTACAAGGACGTTTCGGTGGACGACTACATACAGTTCAAGATGGCTGAATCCAACGGTTCTACTTTCAACAAGTTGATAAAGAAGTACAAGACCGTAAGGCTTTCGGACACCGACATGGCAAAACTGGAGGAAAAGAAAACCCAACTTATCAACGAAAGCAATGAGGTATCAGAAATAACATCCAAGTTATCATACACCCTGCAACTTGACAACAACAACGGTAATTTCAGACTGCTTCTCAACGGAAAGCCCATATTCGAGGGGGTTGAGGAACACGTATCAATTGTAAGGCTTCTGAAGTCTATGGGTATTACATACAACGCGGAAGTCACTGAAATCAGCCAGACCACAGAGGAGGACTTTGAAAGGGCATCTATTATATAGTCGATGCCTTGTTAGTTCAGATGTGCGTCCAATATCTGCTGGAGTATAGGTATTGTCACCGATTGTCCCAACCTTTGTGTCAGTCCGTCTGACAGCCTTTGCAACAGTGTGTTGACATTGGTGGCAATCGTACTTTGGTTTATGGCGGTCACTATTGCTTGTGTTGATGGCACATCAAGAGTACCCTTCTTTGCACACAATGTTGTTTCAGTTGGATTTGTTACAATGTCAGTCTTGACAGTACCTATGTTATTTGTAGTTATACTACCCCACGCACTACCGTCCCACTGGTAGCAAGCATCATTGTATTCTACTACATAATCAGTATCAGCAGCAACTGTATCTCCATCAATATCTATTGACTGCAATGTAGGGTCTGTTACTATATCTGTTGTGGTAGTCTTTAATTCAAACCAGTGCAACGTTCCATAGTCAGCATATATGTATCTTGTTAAATTATATGTTGCAATATCATTTTCTTCTGCGGTTATAGTATCATACACATAATCTTTCAGTACAACTGTTTCGGGTGGGTAATCGGGTAAATAAGTACCAACAAGTTGATTAAATGCGTATGGAATGTCTTTCTTTACGTTTGCTGGGGTTGGGTATTGTTGAGTATTATTTAAGTCGTAATCAGTAACAATAAAAAATGGTGCAGTTCTAACTACTGATACATCATGCCATGTAAAATTTGTCAGGTTACCAATATTCAAATCCTTGACTTTCAAATTACCAATCGAATCAGTTGCCCAGCCACTATATTTGATTGAATCTCCGTAGAAATTAAGAGTAGCGCAAGATAAGTAATGCCCATTAAATAAATTAAGGTCGCCATTAATTGTCGCAGTTATATTCGAATCGCTATTATATTGTGCCAGAGTATAACTTCCGTTAATTGTGGTTGTTGAATTTAACATTAAGTCAGTAACATTACCATTAATAGTAACTGGTGTTGCAACATTATATAATATACCACCTTCCGAGGTTACATTACCAGTAATTGTTAATGATGATATAACAGTATTTAAGTTAAATAATGGTGCGTTCTTAAAAGTAACATTACCAAGTATATTGATAGAGTTGTTTCCATAAATTGCGCCGCCGCCAAATGATGCTGTACCAACTATTGTAATGTCACCTATAAAAGTCCATATTTGTCCAGAATTAGAAGCAAATCTATACATCTGCTGGTCGCCTATTACGAAATTTGCTGTAACGTTTCTTGTAGCAAATGCTGAAATGTCTATTGCACCGCCAGAACTAACACCTATATCTGCATTACCAACATTATCAATGGTACCGTTGCCTATATTAATTCCAGACGTACTTGAAATCTTTAATGTATATCCGTTCAGGTAGCAATAGTCGCCATTTTGAGGACTGTTGTTATAAGCACTCCACGTGTTAGTCTGCGCGTTGTAGACTTCCCATTTTTCTGGAGTACTCCAAAAGTTATCACCCGATATTGCGCGTAGAATTGCCATATCTATTCAATTATATTTTTTAATTGTTCTATAATTTCACAGGCTTCTTGTTCACCATTACCATAAAATGTAGTATTGCCGTTGTGTATGATTGAAAGTGTAAAGTGTTCACCCTCTTTCGTATAGTTAATTAAAATCTGCTCGTTCATAATTGTAGTTCAATTAGTTTTATTATTGATTTTTAATATGACATTCTGAAAAATGCATACGACAAGTTGCGGGCAAACAATTGATATTTGTCCGACAATATGATTGTTCAAAAAGTCTTGTTATTGCGTTATGCAGATAATGCCAATTGCCTATAAATCTAACGGCTGGGGGGGGTAGTAATAGATTGAATTTCAAGGAGATAATTATTCTTTAATTCCCTTGAAACCATAAGTCCGTTATCCGAAATGTTTAACATTGGTTTGAATGTTTTCCTTATAAATATAGACGCTTCAGAAAAATATTTCAAGTTTTTCTTGATAGTTTTGAAAATTTAACCTATTTTTGCGGAAAATTAATTGTAATAACATGGAAACACAAAACACGAATTTTAGAAACATTATTGCGGACAAGAAGAAGACTGCAATTCAGAGAATGAGAGGGATGCTGTTCAACATCAAGCGTGAATATAACCTCACGGACACCGAACTGTCAAAGGCGTTGGATATAAACGAGGATTTCCTGTACGACTTTATGCGTGAGAAGTATGATGGTGAAGTGCCGTTTGACTTTGTCACCAAGATGCTTGCAATAAGAAAGACAAGTGACGAGGAAGTCATAATGCCATTGGCCGACATTGTGATTGATGGCTTGTTCAATAATGCAAAGCCCAAGGAGACGTTGCACGACAAGGTTGGGGAACTCCTATCCATAATAGGTATTGAGAACGAGGAAGACATTGATAGGTTTATTGCCAACTCTAAGCTGGGGTATGGTAAGTGCCATTGCAAGGACTGCGAGGATAAATCCCACAAGGAAGAAAAACCACAGACTGATAGCGATAGGGAAGAAGATACTTTCGGTGGGATGTGTGGTTGTTTATATTCAAAGGATAGCGACGGCAAAACCAACTTCCACATTATGGACACCAAGGAGATAGAGGAATTCTTTGACAGTATTTTTCCTAAGGAAGAGTAAATGGATTTCACACCTTCAAAGTATCAGCAGGACATCTTTGACTTCATCCAGCACGGCAACGGTAACGCTGTCATAAGCGCACTGGCTGGGTCTGGCAAGACTTTTACACTGGTCAATTCCATGAAGTTAATACCTAAGAAAGAGAAATGCCTGTTTATTGCATTTAACAAGTCCATTGTCGAAGAACTCACGGAGAAACTAAAGGATAGACCTAACTGCACAATAAGGACTGTGCATAGTTTAGGCCTGTCCTTTTTACAGAATAACTTCGATGACCATATTGATGTTGACGAATACAAGTACAATTCCTTTTTAAGGGTGAATATCAGTAGACTTTCATCAATAGAGAACATCACTGATATGCCTTCAGATGAACTTAACGAATATTTGGGCAGGATTATATCACTTATAAATTTCAGCAGACTTAATCTTGCACAATCGGTCAACGAGATAAGGAACGTTGCATCAAACTATTCAATACCCATTGAGACTGACGAGGACAAGGTTACGCTTGAATGCCTGAAGTGGGGAAAGGAAAATCTTTCCACAATAGACTATACCGATATGGTATGGCTACCGTTTGAACTATCCCTTAAGCCCGTTGCCAACAAGTACGACTGGATATTCTTTGACGAGTGCCAGGACGCAAGCCTCGCTGGTATAAAACTATTCTTGCGTTGCTTCAAGAGAGGTACGAGGTTCGTTGCCGCAGGTGACAGGAACCAGTGCATAAACATGTTCGCTGGCGCAAGCGAGGAGGCGTTTGACTTCATGTGCAACTATCAGAACACAACCGTATTTCCTCTTCCAATATCCTACCGATGCGACAGGAAGATTATAGAGATGGCACAGGATATTGTCCCCGACATAATGCACAGGGATGATGCTGGTGAAGGTAGTGTTATTACGGATTGCTTCACAAGCGCAATTAAGGACGGCGATATGGTACTTTCACGAACAAAAAGCCCGTTGTTCCGTCTGTACACAAAACTCCTCAGAAAAGGCCGTAAATGCTTTATAAAGGGACAGGATGGGGTTGATGGCCTGATTGAACTCCTCAACCTCTCCGAACAGGAGGAATTGAACCCAGAACTTGACAAGGTAGGAGTGTTTTCAGAACTGTATGAACATATGTTCAAGGAATGTAACAGATTGTTAGCCAAACGTGGTATTACCATTGAGGATGCGACTGTTTCACCTTATATAATGAACATATATGATTCTATTTCAACACTTATAATATTGGCCGACCTATGCCATAACAGCCGTGAGGAACTTAGTACACTACTTGATAAGATACTAAACAGCGAACCCGAAGGAATATGCCTTTCAACAATACACAAGGCCAAGGGGCTTGAAGCCGATAACGTATACATACTCTGCCGTTCGTCAATGCCGATGAGCAAGGCAAAGAAGGACTGGGAAAAAATTGAGGAGACAAACCTCATATACGTTGCTTACACAAGAGCAAAGCATAAGTTGGGTTTTATATCGGAGACTGAGATACCGCCATCGGGGGCATTGAAGGAAACCAATAGTATAATAGAAGACGTCGCTTCAATTGAGGGTAGGCTAGAAACATTACTTGGCTACGAGGTGACGGAACACATATCCGAGGAAGAACTCTCAAGGTTCAGAATCAAAGGGGCTACAAAAATAGAGCCGTTACATAAGGACGACAACACGATAAGTGTTACAAGTAATAGTATTACTATTGGCGAGGATGATGATTTGTTGAAGGAACTGGAAGAACTACTTTAGGTACTTGATGAAGAGGCCTTCATTTGGTAGGCTATATTCGGTGTAGAATGATTCCAGCCCATGTTTCAAGTTCTTATGAAGTTGATTTGCTTCATAAAATCCATGAAATCTGCCAAAACTTTCGTTTCTACTGAATTTGTTCCTGTCAATGCGGTATTTGTCATATGCATTCCGAAATTTATTAACAAACCTCTTATTTGCAAAGTGAATTCGTTGTCTCCATTGTTTCATCGTCATTCCGAGTTCTTTTACGTATGGGGCAATTTCATTTGCGTGGGATTTGATGAAATCCAATGATTCTAAAACCTCTTTGTACATTGAAATATTTCTAAGAGAAAACTCAAAGGTTTCATTAGGGTTGAGGCTCATAAGTTGTGAGTAGAACTGATGTACCATAGCGTCCTGTTCGTGTGGGAAACTATAATAGGTTAACTCACCGACACGTTTCTTAACTTGGTCTTCACTACGAATGAATTCAACACATTTCTCATATAAGGTCTTTCTTTTCTCCATCCCACGACTATATTGATATAGGTGTGTTAATTCATGGTATATTATTGACTTGAAAGTTTTTGTCATATCTTCGCCGACCCAAATCCCGATTACACGCATAAATCTATTTTCATAGTCCAGTTCACTATTCTCATCCAATTTTCGTTCGCAGTTCATAAGATAGTCACGTGTATTGGTATAAATATACACATAATATTCCACATTTAGCATTCCAACTTCTGGGGCAATGTCATTCACTGGGTATTGGATATCACCCTTTACATAAGTTTGCCCATTCGCATCCGAAAAAACTTCAACATTATCTTCCTCGCTTCTATTTCCCAAGTCAGCCAATATTAAATTATAAAGTCTATCTCCCGATTGCATCACAATTTCGGAAATTGATTTTTCCTCGTTAATCATATGTTTCATAATCAATTTTCTTTATTTTTGTTATTTTTCCTGTTGATATTCGTCATAAAACGACTCAAGCCCATATGTCAATTCTCCGTACCAAACTTTTGAATTCTCAAAATCATTCAGTTGTTTTATCCTTTCACTAACCAAATCTGGTTTATAAGTAATAATGTATTTTTCATAAGCGTTACGTAACTTTTTACGAAGGCTCACCTTATTTTTAAAGAATATTAGATGTCCTAAATCAGTAAATCTATCACCTAATTCGTATTGGTAAGAATATAGTGACACATCATTCTCCTTAATATATTCATATAATTTTCCAAATTCCTGAAATTCTGAAAAACCATCAAGTGTAGCTTTAAACTCATCATTAGTATCTTTTTCAATTAAATAGGAATAGAAATCTTGTGCAATATTTTTTTGTTTCTCCAATTCTTTATATGAAACCAACTCACTAACAACACGGTCAGTTTTAATAATGCTGTTATAAAGTTTAAAAAAACGTTTATACCAGTTGTGCTTATCTGTAAGTTCGTTATAATATCTTTTTAACTTATGAATTTCCACGCTAACATTTGATTTGAACGATGACAACAACTCATCTTCCACTTGGAATCCGATAAGCCTCATATAATTTTTGTTATAGTCAAACTCCTGGTTGTAGGTTGTGCGCAAATTTAACAGGTTGAAATAATCTTGTCGGTCAAAACAAATATAGATATAGTATTCCACATTCAGCATATCAATGTCAGGGATAATGTCACTGATTGGATATTCAATGTTTCCTGTTATATAGATTGCGCCGTTTGCCTTTGAAAACATATATTGGTCGGTCTCGACCTTTTCGTTAAAATCTTTCTCAATTATATCAAACAATCTTTCAGCAGACTCTCTAATTTCTGTCGGCATACATGAATATTCATCATATTCTATTGGTGTGTGAATTATCATAAAAAATAACTTTTTTGATAAAAATAGGTGAAATTGAGAAGGAAACCAAGAACGACTAACTTAGATATTCTTCCACCAGTTGATTGACCTCACCATCAGATAACAGACGCATCGACTTTATCGGCTTTGGGTCGAAGAGGTAGAGAATATCAGTTGATTCGGTTGCAAACTCATAGGAATTATAACCAGCATCTTTAAGAAGCAACTTGTCATTATCATTTAACCCATCAATCCCGTCAAATGTTCCTTCGGGATAACCGCACACATCTTCAACTTCGTTTGTATCTGCCACACACAACAAATTGTCATCAATAAGATATTCGGCAATATGTGCATTTGGTATAAGAGTTCCATCATCCTCGTCTTCAAATATATAAAGTAGTGTATCCATTGCGTCAGGTGTCAACCAAATCCCACCTTCTTTATGAGGAATATCGCCAGTGAAACCACGATAGTACTTCGTTGTACCGAAATCACGGCCATCCTCGTTCAACTCACCTGAAGTGATGTAGTTGTCACAGATTTGGACACGGTTGTTTTTCATGTCAATGAAGTCGTTGAAGTCGTCCATATCCTTCTTCTCCATAATCTTGTCACATATTTCAGTCGTCATTTCAGCACCCTTTCGCGTCCCCATGAAAACGTTTTGCAGGTAGTTGTTGAACATTTCGGGTTCCATCCTTGAAACCACCATAAGGTAGAAGTTGGGTTCTATCACCGACATGTCAACGTTAATCTTCTTGAACATCTTCATAATAAGTTCCCACAGTGGCAGTCCGATACGCTTATCCCATCTGTCGGCAAGGGAGAAGTCAGCCTTCTTCAATATGTATTGTGTCCGTTCAAGGTCATCGGGTAATCCATGGGATATTGCAAGTTCCAATATACCCTTTATCCCTTCCATAAGCAACAATGGAAATACCGCACCGCTTGCGACAATCTTCGGGGCAACCTTGTCACCACTTATATATAAGTCAACACTGGAATCGGAATAACCCTCGCCGTGTTCGTCCTTCCTTTCGTTTCCCTTGCAGTAGAGTTCAGCCTGTGCCAGTATGTTGTAGTCGTTGTATAAGACAACAAGTTTGGGGTTGATTTTTTTCACCTCATCAGCATACAGTGATATGTCTGAAGCGTAGTACATTGCCGCCCCGTAAGTAAGTGCGTTGAGCATCCTGCGCTTGTAGACCTCATCGGTAAGGCTTGCCATGTCGTCAATGTCACCGAACTCAAAATCGTCAGTCGGTTCGGGGAGTTCCCTGTGGCTTGAAACATCAACGCCAGGTATGAGTTGCAATACAAGTTCTATAGTATCGTCTGGCACATTGAACAGATTGCATATTACAGCACGGGCAATATCCTCAAGCGTACCAGCATCGGTTTCCTCAGTACGGCTACAGATACCAGTCAGTTTGTCAAGCATTGAAGGCACTTCCGACAGGTCATGGTCGCCAAGTTCTTCCATAATGCTTGTGAATTTGCGCGAAACCGCCTTGACAATGAACTTTTCCTCATCCTCTGGAGGGTATGAAGGGTGGTCGCCAAGCGATGTCTTATGCTGTCGTAATGCGTCCAGTATGTATGACGGCAACTTGAGTTGTTCCATAGTATTAGAGGTTTTTCAAAAATTTCTTGAAATTTATCTCACGGGAGTTTTCGCGGAGGAAATCCCTTCTCATACGCATAATATCTTCCTTCGACAATATTCTGCCTTCTTGCATACTTGCGGTAATTTCAGTCGGTTTGCCGTTAACATTAGCCTCGGTTCCCAACTTGACATCAGGGTCATTAATGTTTATGCCGTTCTGTGTTGCAAGTTTTGCTGTGTTAGCAAGTGCCACCGACGGATTGTTTTTTTCGGATGATGTTGGGTGTGTCTTGCTTATTGTGACGTCATTCGACGGACTGTTGTCGCTGATAGATGTATCCTCGTCAATAGTCTGATAGTTTCCAGACATGAGGTATTCGTATTGTGATTCAGTTATTTTGAAGTTTCTTTTCATAATCAAATAAAATAAAATTGTTATTATTTTCTCCAGAATGAAACAATAAACGAATTAGCGTCAATATCATCAATTGTGCAATAGATGCCGAACTTATCCGTACCTCTGTTTATAGTTTTGTCCATATTTCTCATCATGCTATCCATCGGTTCATTGTCAAATGCACCAGTATAGTCACTCAAGAATGAAACCTTAATGGCATTACCACCCATTTTCCATTCAACAACAGCCAATCCGTTTCCGTATGTACCTATGATAATTGGGTGTTGGTTTGTATATTTCGGCATACGGTAAGGGACATCAAGCAAGTCGTATATCCAGTCAGTTGTAATTTCCTTGCCGTCGATATAGGCTGGCTGGCGGTTGTTATTCATACTTTCGTTTAAAATACGTTTCATACTGTTTTTTACTGCGTCACGTATTTGTTTCTCAGTTATCTCCATATTCAATTAAATATTTTTTAATAAATATTTGGTTGTTTGAAAAATAGTTTATATTTTTGCCACGAATTTTAAAAATGAAAGGGTTATATTATGTTAAGCGAGGAAAGAATTAATGCAAACTACTTGAAGTTCATCCAATACCTTGAGAAGTACGGATGCTATTCGGAAGAAATGATTAACGACATGGGGGAAAGAATCAAGAACGCCCCGTATTCTGGAACAGTTGACTTTGGCGGTGCCTACAGGGGTGGCCTTATTGACGTTACCTTGAACGTGCTTTGTAGGGTCGGTCACTTTGTAAACAGCGCACTGACGACAAACTGCAAGTTCCTTGGGGTAAACCAGAATATGCTTATGAAGGTATTACTTTTGCTCAACGTGGCAAAGGCTGATATGTTCATACCGCAATCAAACGACTGGAAACGCAAGAATGGTATGCCCTACGAGTTCGTGGACAGCAAGACCAAGTTGAAGTTCGGTGAAAGAAGCCTATACCTGTGCCAGAAGTACGGAATTAAGTTGGAGGAGGAAGAGTTCGAGGCATTCCTCTGCATTGACCGCGAGGAGGACGCTGGCGAGAGATTCAGTTCACCGCTATATGCTATGGTGAAGGCTACCAAAATGTTCACGCTTGTCTATAACAGACAGTTGGTTTTGAGCGAAAAGTGATAGATTCGTTTGATGTTGATAAAAGAGGTTATATAGAACATCATGGGTATGATATTAATGTCAATGATGCAAAAACCGACCCAATCGGGTTCTTAAATTTCTTTTCAGAAAAATATGAAGAACCAGAAGATTGGTATGAAAGGGCAGAGCATGGTGATTTTGATAACGATTAAACTGCTTCGCATAATCCAAGTTCATCATATCTTATAATAAACCCAATAGATTACTTAACTATATAAGCGAATCAATATTTGGTTCGCTTTTTCTTTTATATTCACTTGTTTTTATTTGTTCCCATAACTATTTTCATTGAAAATTAATTTTATTTCGATGAAGAAAATATGGTTATGGCTTAAGTTAGCGTTCACATACCTGGCATATGGTATGAAGAAGACCGAGCAGGACATCCTCACCACCAAGGGTTTGAAGGATGACGTTGACAGTGGCATTGAGGCTGAGGTTACAGACCAGCGAGTATCAAAGGCTTTGCTGAAGGGTGAACTCACACAGGCGGTAAAGGAGTTGCGTTACAGGACGTACAAGGTCGATGCTGCATCAAGATTCTTTGAATATTATTCCCCGACACTTACCCACAAGCGCGAGAAACTTGAACAGAAAATGGTTGTATTTGAAAATTCCGACAATAGGGAACTCATAGTTATACAACCCAACTTTACAAAGACCGAGTCGTTGCTCGAATCAATGGAGAGGATTGAGAGACATGAGGAACGCAAGGAAGAATACTACCTTTACATAGGAAGGGAATATGATTTCAGTCCGAGGTTTCCGTTGGAGAAATACACGACAAAGGTTGCAGTTTTCAAGGGTGATGATGAAGAACATGCTGTAATCGACTTCTATGTATCGAAGTATGCCAATCCAGACCTTAAGGTATCAAAGGCGTTCATCAGCGAGGTCGAAAGGGTTAGGGATATAGGAAAGTCAAGTGACATTACTGATATAAACGAACTCACCTTTATGACACTTAACGCTTATGGTGTTGTTGATATGTTCCTTTATACATTCAAGGACTTCAAATTTATGAAGGTGTTGGAATTTGACGGCAGTTATGTAATAAGGTTTGGCTGTAGAATCGATGTCAATGGCGAGGATATGACCAAGGAATACTACTGCAAGGAGATGGATGAGAAATATAAGACCAACGCCCCGAAGGATTTTGTAGTGGACATTACCAACACCCCAGTGGTAAGGGAGTATGTATGTGCCGAATGCGGTAAGGTTGTTAGATACGATACTGCGGAAATAAATGCATTGGAACCAGTATCGCTGGATGAACTGGACGAACAGGAGGAAAAAAGCAGTGTGACTGAATACATGGACATGGAGATGTCGGAACAGACATTTGGCAAGATGCTGTGCAAGGATTGTCTTGAAAAGAAACTGAATAGCCTCAAGTCCGTATATGAAAAGAGAACGAATAATAACAAGTAAATTTATATAAAACTATGAGTGACAATATTTTAGAAAACTATCTTAAACAGGTAGAAGAAGACAAGAAGAATGAAAACAACGACCTTCCAAATGGTATTAAGCGTGAAGATATGACAGACGAGCAGTATGAACTCTATCAGAAGGAACTGAACAAACTCAGACAGCAGTCGAATGCGGAAGCCGAAGCAAAGAGGAAGTTCAATGAAACCTACATCAAGATTTCAGAGGAAAGCCTCATATCTACAGACAAACTGGCAGTTGAGGATGCAACCATAAAGGTAAAGAGGGCATATTGTCCTCATTGTGGCAAGGAAATAGTATCCAAGTTGCCGTCGATGTGGAATCCTTATACAGGAGAAAAGATTTGCCGTTATGACTGTGAATGTGGTTTCAAGGCTAATCTAGAATATACTTATCCAAGGCTAGTAATACTTGACAAGGATGGAAACGAACTTGATATTCAATTCTAATAATAATGAGAAGAAATTGTAATTGAGAAATGAAGAAGACTATTGCGATTGACCTTAATGATGTGGTAAGGGATTTCAGCGGGCAGTTTACCTTCTTATACAAGAAGTACATTGATGGTACTTGTGAAATCAAGAAGGAAGACATTACCGATTTTGACCTATCGAATGTGTTTGAGTTCGAGGATGAAGATGCATACAGGAACTTCAGATTTGTCGACTATGCATTCGACCTTCATGCACGGGCAATGATGTGTGACGACAGGCTGAGTGCATCGTTGAACAACTGGATTTGCAATGAGTTGGGCAATCTTGACGAGCCTCCGACAGTATTGGTGGTAAGTCCGTTTGAGATTGCGCTTACAATCCAGTCAACACTTTCGTTCCTTGCCGCACACGGCTGTAGGGAGAGAGAATATTACTTCCCGATGGATTCGGCGACTATATGGGACAGATGTGACGTTCTTATTACGGCTAATCCTAACCTTATCGCTATGAAACCCGAAGGCAAGACTGCCATCAAGATTGACGCTGCTTATAACAAGGATGTTGAAAGTGATTATGCATTCAAGTCGATGATGGATGTTATTGAAGATAAGGAAGAAACTGTATTAAAACTATTGGAGGAATAGACAATGAGTGAATTTATTTTATTTGAAGACAAGAAGTATGCACTGGACTTGAACAAGTGCATTGAGTTTATGTTGAGTGGCAAGGACGTTGAAACCAGCAAGACCGAGACATACGGACTACTTGAAGATACCAATAAGTTGGAAATGGTAGGACGTGAGTTTTCTGAAACAAAGAGTGCTTGTAACGATGTAATATCGAACATCAAGTACGACCTGCTGAAGAACGTGTTGAATATGCTTTTCTCGCCGATATTTGATTCAAGCGGACAGCCGTTGATGGTTAAATGCTTTGACCATATGCACTTTGGACAGATGCTGGCTTTCAACACATTGGTTAATGCTGGAATTTTGATTGAAATTGATGAAGATAACGAAAATAAAATTGAATATTAATAAGAACTATGAGCAACAAGAAGGACACTAAGATTATAGAGAGGGTTGATTTTGCCATAAGCAATATCAAGGAAAAGAAGAACAAGTGGTTTTTCTTCGTGGTAGATTCCAAGAACGTGCCTAATTCAGGTATGGAATATATGTACCAGATGGCGTACACATTGAAGGAAAAGGGGTTTGATGTTACAATGCTTTACCAGTTGGACAATGAATATACGCCTGAAGAGATTGAAGACCTCAAGAAGAAGAATATGCCGTTGGATAACAACCGCGTATTTACTGGGGTTGGCGAATGGCTAGGAACTGAATATGCCGAACTTCCACATATGAACATTCAGAAGGAACAGTGGGTTGTTTCACCATCGGACTTTCTGTTTGTACCAGAGGTATTTTCATCGCTTTTGAAACAGACCTACCAACACAATATTCCGTGCAAGCGCTTTGTTGTATTGCAGAACTATGACTACATCAGCGAGTTTATTCCATTTGGTGACCAGTGGGCATCTTACGGCGTGGGTGATGCTATTGCAACGACTGAACAACAGAAGGAACTTATATTAAACGTATTCCCATATTTGAAGTGCAAGGTACTCAATCCTTATATAAAGGAATGTTTCAGAAGTCCGATTAAGCCACAGAACCTTATTGTTAATATCATCAGCAAGAGACAGTCGGATGTAAACCGCATCATTAAGCCGTTCTATTGGAGAAACCCGTGGTTGCAGTTCGTAACTTTCAGAGACTTGCGTGGTTATTCGCAGAGCGAATTTGCTGACAAACTTAAGGAAGGTGCCATTACTGTATGGGTTGACGATGAAACGCCTTTCGGATACAGTGCACTTGAAGCAATAAGATGTAATAATATTGTATTAGGTAAAATACCTCAGAACATTCCCGAATGGATGGGCAACAAGGAAAAGCTCTTTGATAATGGTATTTGGTTCAGCAACATTAATGATGTGCCAGATATGCTTGCTAATATTGTCACATCGTGGATGAACGATGAAATACCCGAACCTTTCATTAATGCTATGAATGAGACAAACAAACTTTATACCCGTGAGGATTGGGAAAGCAACATTGACGGTATCTTCAACAGCATAATGGAAGAACGCATTGCCGAACTTGAGAATGTAAAGGAAACCATCAAGAATAAGAAGAATAACGAAGAGGAGGCTGAATAATGGAAAATATGGCTAATTTTAACGATATTGCAGTAATTGTTCCACTGCATAAGATTGACGAAAACAACGATAAGAAGTATATGGACGATTCATACAACAGTGTTGTTGAATGCCGTAAGTTTTATAATGGAAGCCTTGACTTGGTTTATGTTGTTGCCCCAGAAGTTGAAACTTATATCAAGAGTTTCCTTGAAGGCAAGGTAGGTTGCAATTACATTGTTAACACCACTGGCGAGACTGACTTCTGTTCACAGATAAACTTTGCTGTCGATAATATTGACGAGAAGTACCAGTATTTCAGCATACTTGAATATGATGACGTATACAGGCCGAAGTGGTTCAAGATGGCATCGGATTATTACCGTACCAACGAACAGGTCTCCATATTTCTCCCAGTAAATATTATTCATTCATCCGATGATGAGAGATGGCAGTATGGTAATGAGTTACCACTTGCTGGTTCGTTCAGCAACAACCTTGGGTTCATTGACAACGAATGTCTTGAAACCTATTTCAACGTAAACTTGACTGGTGGTATCTTCAACCGTGAGGACTTTGTTAGTGCTGGCAAGTACAAACCGTCAATAAAGGTTGCGTTCAACTATGAACTTTTGCTCAGAATGACAAAGAAGGAATACAAGGTTATGGTAGTTCCGAAGGAGGGTTATGTCCATATGATTGGCAGGGAAGGTTGTCTTAACATGATATATATGCAGACAATCCCCGACAAGGATGTAAAGAAATGGTTTGAACTTGCAAAAAGGGAAAGTAAGTTTGACGAGGATAGGAAGAAGGCTATTTCCAGCAAGGAAAGTGAAGACTTAAAATAAGAAGACTTATGTTGATACGCCGTGAACGACAATGCCAATATTACTACAACGCAGGAAGTTGCAACTCCAAAGAAACGGGGGCGCAAACCAAACCCAGATAAGCGGAAGATGTATTTTGACGCAAGGGAAGAAGAGGCGTTCAGACAGTATCTGACAACCACCGACAAGGCAGAGAAGGATGAGATTTTCCACAAGATACTTTATCCTGCTCTGTCCAAGATGGTGGAATGTATCATTAGGCGCTACAATCTGTCAACACCAAATGAAGATTACGAGAGTACGTTTAAAGATACGTTGTCATTCCTGATAACCAAGACCAGCACTTTTAACCCTGAAAAGAACAAGAAGGCTTATTCCTACTGCGGTACAATCTGCAAGAACTACCTCATATTCAAGATGACTGCCTATTCAAAGAAGGAATCAAAGAACTCTTCCTACGAAACGGTCTATAATGAGCATAATCCCGATGTCCGTTCAAGTGAGGAAAGGGAAACTGAAACAACGGAATTCAACCAGGAATTGTTGGAGTTGATGAGACTGCGTCTCTCACAGTACCTTGAGAAGAAATCAAACTTGAACGAGAATGAACGCAAGGTAGGGTATGCATTATGCGAACTCCTTGAACATTGGGATGAGATATTTAATAACTTTGACGGTGATGAGACGAAGAAGTACAACAAGACCAACGTTCTCTACTATATCAAGGAGAATACGCTGTTGACAACAACCGAGGTACGAAATGCCATGAAGATGTACAAGAAGTTGTACCGCAACACCAAGAAACGCTTCTTGGATAGCCAAATTTAGTGTTTTCGGATATTTATACTTAGTAAAACTTATACGATATGCCAGTACTTAAGAAATATAAGGTGAAACTCAACTCGAAGGATAATCTTGAATGCCTCTTGCAGGAACTTTATGACGAGGCTTGCAAGAACCTTGTTGAGATACAGAACCAGATGAACAAACTTACAAGTTCCGTCCAACTCAACGATGAGATTATGGATGGCAAGGCGAAGTATGCCAAGGCGATGAACGACTATCTCACCAACAAGAACAAGGCGATAAACACCAAACTGGATGTTGCAAGGCTTCTTTCTGATGTAATAAAGATGCAGGGCGACAAGCGCAAGGACAAGGGTGACGTTGATGAGGTTGGCGACTGGGATAAACTGCTTGACAATCTGAGTGAAAAGGATATGCTTCCGATTTCTTCAACCAACGAGAAGAAGGGTGAACAATATATTTTGAAATAATCTTTTGAGGTTATGGCTACCAGTAAGGAGATGAAGGAGAAGACATTGGCTACTATTGATGGTGCGCTGTGTGTTTTGGACAAGTTACCGAGGCTTGACCCGACCAATATCGACATATCATTCAATGCATCGGTAAACCCGTTTGAACTTCTTCTTGATATGCTGAAGCGTACAAGGGGATATGACGGGATGATTGAGATACTGTCAAAGATAATTGGTTGGTCGGTGGACGCATTGGAACCCATAGTCAAGGCATTGATAATTTCAAACCTCAAGTCTTATTTCACCTGTAGCATAAACCCAATAATACCCGACAGGCTGTTGGAGGACGGATTTGTCTTTGACTTGAAAAAGATTGACATAAACGGCATAATGAACTATTCTCCTATAAGTTCAAGAGCAAAGTTGCCGTACTACGATGATAATCCTGGCAAATATATGTACTTTGGTTGTGAGGATTTTGAAACCACCGATGACCTTATAAACGCCACCGACTTTGACGCATTCTTGTGGTATGTGAAGAACTGTACCACGGACAGACAAGTTTGGTTGGGGGTTGACTTACTTAAGGCTAACCAAATATCAGGTTCTCCGAGGCCAAATTCAAAATTTACCAAGCAACGCAAGTCAGATGGCATTGTGACGCTTGAATATAACGGGCGTTCATCGGGGTTGACTAAGGCTATGGGGGAAGCATATAATATTCCACCAGCAACACTTAACACCCAAGTCCCGTTCAACAACTGCATACATTTGTTCATAGGAAATGTACTGAAAGTTCCAGAAAATGAAGTACAGGCGCTTTATAGTACAATACCGATGGTTAGACGTAATATTAGTGACTTACATAACACCATTGATAAGGCTAGAGATTATATCAGTGAAATAGAAGAGACTTTAAAAGAACTGAAAAACGACAAGAACCTTACGGCAGAGGAACTGAAAGAGAAGGAAAACTTCTGCAATGCAGACATCTCCAACCTCAGAACTGCTATAAAGGCAATGAAGGGAACGCGCCGTAATGATACATCAGTCCAAGATGTTATGGGTAACATATTAGTTCCAGACGGGGATACGCAGAAACTTCTTCCTTTACAATCAATAAACACCGAACTGGTTATACCGACATCAATAGTCGAAACAAGCATAATTGAAGAGGAGAGGTATTTAAGACAAGCGGTTCAATCGGAACAGACCCAAGCCAACAACGGAATGTATCGTCCGATTGAAATGAACTACTACTACCGCAAGCCTTTATTCCTGTTCAACTACGACTATGTAATGTCATTGAAGATATTTGACAAGAAGGTTGTTACCGCACAGTTGGTTGATGCGTTGACGCAATGCTTTACCGTCAATATGTCGTTGTCCTACGAGGAGGCTCTTATCCGTGCGGAAGTGGAACGGATGGTAAATGATATTGTTGAGAGTGATGACACCTATGTGAACGACTGTTTCTTTACGTTCGCCAACGATACCTACAATGATATGCTGGAGACCACGCAGATGAACCATATGGGTATTCATACGGACAGCAATGGAAACGGACGTGTTATTGACTATAGTAGCATAATGGATGCTCTGAACCAAGTAAGCGAGGCTGCCACTGAAAACGATATGAGTACTGCAATAGAGGGTGTGTTGAGTGTTGCTTCAGCCTCATTGTTAAGTATAGATGAAACTAGGGAGCGAGATTTCAAGGCTGACATTACATTGATTGAAAGTTTTATGACAAATCTTGCTGCTGTGCTGGTAAGAGCGTTGATTTCACCCAAACTATATATGCTGATGGCTGTAAATATGCGTGTTATGGGTGATGCGAACCCCAACTTCGATGTCGGTAACTTCATAAGGATGAATAAGAACATGATGGTTTCGCTTATCCGTTCCATAAGGGATGAACTCATTAGGCTTATAATGAATGAGGTTATGTCCATCCTTAAGGATATTGCTGAAAGTGTTATGGCAAAGTTGACGGTTGAACAGTTCCAGTACTACAAGAACCTGCTTGCAAGTTGCATTGAATGCTTCAGACTGTTCGGTACTGGCATCAGCGACTGGAATATGGATAATGTTGATTACGCTGACATCTATGAGACTGACGAGCCTGAACCACAACCAAATAACTGCTAAAACAATATAAATTTATGAGTTGGATAAAACAGATTTCAGACAGGGTAAACACACTTTTTGAGAATGCAAGGGCGCCAATGCCCACCATTCCTCCGATACTGCTTGCGTGTGAGATTATGCGCCGTCCAGGGCTTTCGGCTATGGCGTTGGCTGCTTCAATAATAAGGAGACTTCCAGAAGCAGGTGTTCCTACTGACAGAAATCCCGATGGTAGCGAGAATGTCGTGGTGAAGACAATAATGATTGGGTGTGAGGAACTGGTGAGGGAGATAAAGGAGAACTCCTCGGTAACGTGCGCATTAAGTCCTGGACAGATAAACGTGACAATAAGCGGTGGTAATGCTGGCGGTCCTATCATTGGTACGGGAACCAACGTTGCACCATTTACAATAAAAGGTATATTCCAATAGGACTATGGGGTGGATAAAGACTATATCATCACGGGTGAACAACCTTTTTAAGAATGCAAGAACACCAATCCAAAGCATCCCCCCGATACTTATGCTCTGTGAAATCTACCGACGCCCTGGACTTTCTGCTATGGCTTTGGCTTCACAGGTGATAAGAAGGCAGGAGGTTACCGATGACTATTGCCCCTGCGGTATTGCGAATGTTAACAACAGGGTTTGGAAGATAATAGCTGAGGAGGTTGTAAAGCATATCAAGGACTATGGCATTGCTAAATGTACGATAAATATGGGCGACATTCAGTTCCAATGTATTATTGGCGAAACCACTATGTCGGGTAGCAACCTCAATACGATAGGTATTGATGGAATCGGAAGTTGATAACAAAGAAAAAATTCATTAATATATGGAAATAGAAATGTTTACGAACAAGGAACTCGAAGACCAGATGGCTTCCATTGAGAAGAGGTACAATGAGGAGAAGTACAACTGCAAGGTCACCATTGACGAGGCTATCGAACGTATGGAAAAACTTTCAAACGAATATGAAAAGGTAAAGGCAGAATTAAAGCGTAGAGGAGGACAGATTAATGGTTGAGTTTAGTAAAGACAAATATATCATTCGAATGTGTGAGGTTGTCTCCGTTGACGATGAGAACGAGGGGCAACGCATAAAAGTGTTTATACCTGGTATTGATGAGTATGATAGGGTTTCCGAAGGTATGACAATGCCGAGAACTGACAAGTTGCCGTACTGTTTCCCGTTATTACCAAAGATGCTACACGTTATGCCGAAGGTTGGCGAGTGTGTATTGGTGTTGCTGGAGGAAATGGGTGTTACTGGCGGTCAACGCTATTATATCGGGCCGATTATCTCTCAGGACTACAAGATGAAAAAGGATAGTTTCAAGGTCAGTGCGACAAGCCTTATGAACGGACAGCGCAAGTTCCCGCCACTTCCAGCGCCTTCATTAAATCCTGAAACCGAAGGTAGTATCCCCGACAAGGATGATATTGCAGTGAGGGGAAGAAACAATAGCGATATGGTACTGAAGGACAATGAACTACGACTTAGGGTTGGGTTTACTGATACCGACAAGAAGAACGATGTGCTTAACTCTCTGAACTACAACCATACCGACCTTGGATATATACAGATGAAATATGCTGAACGCAACGACGAGAAACGCAGGACTTATAACAGCAGTATCAACATTGTGGCTGACAGGATAAACATATTGTCCCACGATTCAGTTGACAAGTTCGAGATACAGGACAGGAACGAACTGGTTCCTAACAGCGAGATGGCAAAGATACTCGAAAAAGCACATCTATTACCATATGGCGACTTATTGGTGGACTTCTTGAAGGAGTTCATAAGGATATTCAAGAGCCACACCCATCCGTATGCAATGCTTCCGCCTTGTCTGCCCTCACAGGACGTAAAGATATTGGACACGGACTTGAGCACTTTGTTATCCAAATCAATAAGAATCAATTAGCGGAAATAGACTATTTATTATATAATGGATAGCAGATTCAAAGATATTATCAACAAGGAAATTATCGCCTATGAGACGATATATTGGGATATTTGCCGTGACATGATTTCCATAATGGGAAAACCGACGAAGCCGAACTACTACAAAGCAAGAAAAATTACCCATGAGTTGAAGAATAGGTGTTTAAGAAATATCACAGTTGCGCCAAAAAAAATCTCTTTTGATAAATATGAAGATTTTGAATACTGGGCAGAAGATTGCAGGAATTTCAAACTACCAGCCAACTTTGGTGAAACTAGAACAATTCCAAGGTATGACATAAGTGTTAAGGATGATAACAACCAATATTGTTCTTCAATAACACCCTTTATAATGCTCAATATGTGCAACGATATTTTTGAAAGTTATAACTACGACATACCTAATAGCTATATGAAAGAATATATTGATAATGAGTTGGATAAGATATATAAATTATTAATAGCAAAACATTTCTTCACTGTGGATATTGACTACATAACGGATATATGTAAGTCGGTTGACAATTTCATTACAAACACAAACCTTTACAAAAAAATGACTTCAATCGTTGAAGGTGGTGAAATGTTGGGTGGAGAAAATATTTCAGACTCCAACGAAGATATTAGAGACTTGATAAACTATACAGCAAGGAAATTAGCGCGAATAGTCTTCCAATTCAAACAAATGGTAATAATGGATTATTCGCTACCGCATAAACATTCAATACAAGAAAGTGATATCTATTATCAAAATCATATAAAAAAATACTTAATAAGATGAAGTTAAACAATAAATACATCAGACGGATACTTCGTGAAGCAATAGAAGAATCATTGGGCATTTCAGATAAAGTAAAAGAAGTATCTGATTCAATATTAAGAGCCGCACTTAATGGTGAAACTCACGTAAAAATGGATGACATTGACATCTGTTTATCGTATGAAAATATCAATTTTAAGAATTTTGGTGAATATGAACGCTGGGTTGACACCAATCACCGACTAGCATTTAGTTTCATTAAGTTTCACAAAGTAATCACGTTTGGTAATCTATATTTCAAACTTATTTATATAGATGGAAAATTAGACTATGCTGAAACCCTTAATTCAATATACCATGAAGTAGAACACATATTTCAACAAATAAAACAAAATAAAAGTTTTGGAAATGAAAGGAATAACACTAAATACTCTAAAGTAGATATACCACCCACCAACAAATATGAACAATTTGTATGGACTGTAAAATATTTATCTTTCCGTTATGAAATAGATGGTGAAATTAATGGTTTATATGGTAGTTTAAATGGCTGTGCTGAAAAAGGTGAAATACCAAAAAATAAATATGAAATATTAGATATTGTAAAAGAAAGTGATATCTTTAAGAAGATGAATGTTATAAAGGATGGTTTATCATTGACAAAAACCAACCCTAAAGAAATAACTAAGGCTCTTATGTGTTACGGTTATAATGAACCATCTTTAGAAAAATTAGAAGTTAAAGCAACCCATATATTAAACGCTGTAAAATTGAAAATTTGGCGCCTAATAACTAAATTTATGGAGGACTACAATATAAATAACTAATTACTATATTCATTAGATTATGATTGAAACACATACATTCTTGGACAAATGCAACACGTTGATGGTTAATTCGGAGATAAACTACTGCCTTAACCCGATGATTGAACTTTATTACGGCTACGAACTGTCAAGGTGCATAATACATTTTGACACCGACAAGGTAAAGCAACTTGTTGATAATAAGATATACCCTGACATTACCAAGTTAAGGCACAGGCTGAAGATGGTAAATACAGCGAATTTCGAGGCTAACGAGAAACTGAACCGTCCGTTCCCAGACCTGCCGTGTACCGACCTCAGGCAACGTGCAATATCATTCGACCTCGTATTTTTCCTTGTACCGAAGGATTGGGATGGTGGCCGAGGGTTTGATTCAGATACCGATTTGCATCAGATAATACCAAGCAGGTCAGTATCAACAAAGCCATCCAACTGGTTTTATGCTACAAGCATACATAAGTGGGATAAGCCTGGCATCTTTAGTTTTGAAGATTATGAAACTTCCTATTATGCTGACCAGCAAAGTTCAGAACAAGTACCTTTCATAATTGGTAGCCAGCATTTTGAATACGGTAACGAGGATATTGACATTGACATTACCGATGTTTTCAACAAGTTTATGCTAGGCGAATACCCCAACTACGGAATAGGCATTGCATTTTGTCCTGAACTTGAGGGTACACCACAGAAGTTATCACAGTATGTTGGATTTTTCTCAAACACAACCAACGGGTTTTATGAACCATATGTTGAAACAAGATATGACGACTGTCTTTCTGATGACAGAACCGACTTCTATCTTGACAAGGAGAACAGACTTTACTTTTACGCAACGGCTGGCGGTCAGTCAATAGAACTTGACAATTTGCCGACCGTAATGCTGAACGACAAGGAATATACAGCCAAGATGCAGACAAGGGGTGTGTATTACATTGACGTAATGCTTTCATCGGAAGAATATGAACCCGAAACAATGTACTATGATGTATGGACTAACCTCAACTACAAGGGTAGACATATTCCCGACAGTGAACTTTATTTCACAACAAAGGCTCCAGAAGGTTATTTCACTTTTGGTCTCCCATATGAAACCAAATACAACGAGAAGTTTGTCCCATCAATATACGGTATAAAACAGAATGAAAGGGTATGCCGTGGTGACGTGAGAAAGGTAAACATTGACTGTAAGATACAATACACCAAGAAGCAGATATACCCTACCGACAATATTGAGTATCGTTTATATATACTGGATGGCCAGCGTGAATACGATGTTATCAACTGGTCAAAGGTTGACAGGGGATATAACACAAGTTACTTTATGATTGATACTGAATCACTGTTACCAGCCGACTATTATGTAGACCTCCGCATTAAGTACGACATGGAGGAGATTATTCATCACAAGCAATTGAAGTTTACGGTTGTAAACAATATGACAGAAACACACAATTAGAAGAAAAATTTTATGAAACAGGTGATTGACAAGGAAATAAGGAAACGCAGTTTCAGACGAATGCTGAGAAACAACGCAGTTGAAAGCAGACAATATACAAGCGTGGGCAGTGGCAGGACTTCTGAAGCATACAGGTCGGTAATAAGGAAGAACAGCGATATACACGTTGCATTATGTGCAATGGCAAAGATGGAAAACAACTACCTTAGGGAGTGGGTTGAATACCACCTTAACCTTGGATTCGACCACATATTCATATACGACAACAACGACAAGGACAGCGAGAGGTGCGAGGACTGCCTTACACCCGAATTGTTGCAAAAGGTTACTATTGTTGACTATAGGGGTAGGATACAGGGCGACTGCAAGATACAGGTTACCGCCTACCAGGACTGCTACGACAAGAGGCTGAAGGACTACGACTGGGTTTCGTTCCTTGACATTGACGAGTTTATGACATTCACAAAACATAATTCAGTCAAGGATTATCTTACAGCAAGCGTATTCAATGCGTTTGACTGCATAAAGATAAGTTGGCTCTGCTATGACGACAACGACAAGTTGCACTACGAGGACAAGCCTGTGCTCGAAAGGTTTACAAGACCATGCTCCGACAAGTCGGTGAACCAGCACTACAAATTGTTCGTAAGGACTGGGCTGAACGGGTTGAAGATACCCAACGTACATTACACTTCCTATATCAAGGATGTTTGCAACAACTGTGGCAAGCGGGTTACATGGTCTAAGAGCACCAGATTCTCGCCAGTTACATATGAGTGGGCTTATATAAGGCACTATTGCACCAAGAGCCTTGAGGAGTTTGTGAACATCAAGAAGAAACGCCGTAGCAAGGGGTCTTCGGAGACAAGGCTCAGCGAGAGGTTCTACTGGAAGTACAACAAGAAGACAGCCGAGAAGGAAAAACTGCTGAAGGAATTGTTCAAGGGGTTGAGAAAATAATAAAAAATGGATTATTATCAACATGGATGGCTATAAGATGAAAAACATCAATGAGACTTGGATGAAGCAACGCTCGTTTAGGCGATTGGTACGAACCAATATGAAAAACGCAAATGGCGGGAATGGCACACCAATTAACAATGAAAGTGTTTCAACCGCAAGAAGCAACAGGTTCGCGAGGATGGGGAGACCAATAAACACGACATCCGTAAGCGAAGGTATATCAATATGCCTTACGGCTTGGAAGACTGCCGACTATATTGAGGAATGCCTTGATAGTATTGAAAACCAGAGTTGGTTCAAGACACACGACAACTTTGAGGTACTGCTTGGTATTGACGCTTGCGAGGAAACACTTGCAAAGGTGAAGGAGATAATGCACAAGTACAGAAACCTTTCTGTCTACATGATGGAGAAGAACGTTGGGACTTATGTGACCACAAACACAATGATGAACCTTGCCCAATATGAATGGTTATTAAGGTTCGATACGGATGATATTATGTTGCCCAATATGATTGAAACTCTTATGACGAGAAAAGGTAATGCCGAGTTCGTAAGATTTCAAATGGAAAACTTTACCGAGAGTGGTGTCAAGTGTAATAGAAGTAAAATACAGTTGGCTCATGGTCCGATTCTAATGAAAAAAACTATTTTCCTTAAATTCAAAGGTTATAAGGATTGGGTGTGCAGTGGTGATTCCGATTTGATTAAGCGTGTTAAACATTATTGTAGGTATTTTGAATTGAAAGAGGTTTGTTTTAGAAGAAGGATACAGAAAAATTCATTGACAGTAAAAAAAGACACTAATAACAAATCAGAAGAAAGAAGACGTTTCAACAAACTATTGGGTGACAATAACAATTACTCAACATTAGCAAAATGTATAAATGATGAAATTATAACAAATCCATTCTATGAGATATATAAAAAATAAAAATATTGTATATGAACATTAAACATTTTATAATAACACGCTTCATGTCTGAACAATTTAATCATAGTGATGAAGAATTGTTTAACGAAAGTTTTCTTATACAATCATATAATCTAATGAAAAATCATTTACTTCAAACACTTTCAATACAAACTAATAAAAATTTTGAATTAATAATTCTCATACATGATAGAGTCCCATTACAAAATGTAAAATTTTTGTACGAATTGGAAGAAAAATATAATTTTCCTATTACTATTAAAAGGAGTGGTGCTCTTAAAGAATACATTAACACTTTCAAAAATCAATATGATTTTGTCATAACAAGCCGAATTGATTATGATGACCATATTTATAAATGCGTGGTAGATGACACGCAAAAACGAATTGATAATAAGTATGCTGTGCAACTGTATGGCTTATTGAATGGTGTATCTATTATTGATAATAACACAGAAGCACATTTTATGACTAAAAATTATAATAATCAAGGCTTTTTTTCAGTTTTTGAAACTCTTATATTGAACACACATAAAATAGACAAGTTATTTAGCATATATGATTTAGGCAACCATACGAAAGTCTGTGAAACGATAAAGAAAAAATACCGTGAGTTTGATATTCCGAATATAAATGCAATTAAAATTGAATATGACAAATGTAAAGATATAAGGTATATTTGGATAAGGCATAAAAACTCACAGTCAGTGCTCATTAGCAATAAATATCATTGTACAAATAATATTATTAGAGGATTAAATTTATCTGATTTTGGATACACGCCTAAACCGAGCGATAGCCTAGTATCTAACAACAATCAAGAGAAAAGTGTTAAAAGGTCTGATGTGCAAATATTTGTATTGTGTTATAAAAAAGTGAACCATAACATACCAGACAATTCTTTATATACACCGTTACAATGCGGAGCAAGCGTATTCGCCAATACTGATTTATGTAAACTTAAAGATAACTGCGGAGACAATATATCGGAAAGAAATGAATTTTATGCTGAAGTAACTGGAACATATTTCTTATGGAAAAATAAGAGTAAAGACTATAAATACATTGGCCAGACACAATACCGAAGACAACTCATACTTGATGAAAGTACTGATTTTGATGAAATTTTTAAAAAATATGATGTAATATTACCAAAGAGACTATCTTTTCAAAATATGACGGTTTTTGAACAATATGCTCTACATCATAATCATAAAGATTTGGAATTAATGTGGAAAATTATTACAAATAAATTTCCTGAGTATTCCAATGATTTTAAAACTTATATATTGGAAGGTAATGAATTGTTTGCCCATTCGGGTTTAATTATGAGAAGCGAAGATTTTGACAAATATTGTAAATTTCTTTTTACTTGCATAAATGAACATTCAAAAATTTGTGGTATTAAAAATGTTAATGATATGAGGAAGTACATACTAAAAAATTTTCCTAAAGGTAGACAAAAGGTTGAAAGGCAAAAATTCTTGTATGGATTTTTAGCGGAGAGATTGTTAACATTATTTATATTTCACAATTTCAAAAATATAATGGAAATGAATTACACTTTTTATGACGTGAAAAAATGATTAAAATATATCATCTTACACAGCATTCCTGCCACGACTATAATATGTTTCATAAACATCGTCGTTCAGACCGTAGTCGACCATTACACCAAGAACATAATAAAAACCAAGGCAGTTGCAAAACTAATTTTGGATAAGAAGTTGGTTTAAATATAGAATAGTATGTCTAGAATAGATATTCGTTCTCACTATGGATAGTATTCGCATCCCGTACACTTCCCCAGACCATAAGGTCTCTAAGTTCTGGCGGATTGCCGTAGAAGATGACCCTGTTGTTCTTTTTGTCCTCAACATATCTGCAATAGCAATCTTCGGCATTGTCCATCAACCTATATAAGTCGAACCTATAGCCGTCCCTTAATTTAGGTTTCACTTCGTTTCCACTTTCACTGTTGACAAACTTCACCTTCACATCGTCAACCATAATGCTTTCGGTCAACAGTTGTTTCCAAGTTGTTTTCTTATGGGTATCTTCGTAGAGCATTCTGATTACATTCTCGTCAAGGTTTACCTTCTTGTGCATATGTTTTGAAGGTGCGTCCACAATGTCCTTCTGGCACTTTTCAGTCCAGTTTCTGAACAGTATGTTGCCGTCCTTGTAGGCTTCCTCCTCAAACGGAACGAGGTTGCTGTCCTCGCTGGTCTTGTCGGACGAAAATCTGCCCATATCGAGCCTGTTCTCAAGGTTCTGGCAGTGATGTATCATCTCGTGTGCAAAACTCCTTAAAACGTCCTTAGGATGCCTGTCCCTGATGAACAGGACAATCGTATAGATGTCGGGTCTGTAGTACCCTGTGCGTATGAATACGCCGTCCTGCTTCCTGTTGGTGAGTTTTACCTTCGGGAAGGGCTTGCAGGTTATGTTGTCGGCTATGAAGTTGGCCAACGACTTGATGTATGGTATGTAGTTGAAATGCTTCTTGGTTTTCATTACTTCAACAATTTGCTTCTAATCTGACGCATTACTGATTCGGTTATCTGGTCAACATATCTGTCAACGCTTTCGTCCTTTGAGGATTTTACTCGTTCGGGAAGTCCTTTGTCTTTGGTTTTTGCAAACTTGCGTACTTCTTTCCTTGTCATTGAGTCTGCGGCTTTCTTTACCTCTGGACTTGCATTATCCAGTTCGCCCTTCTTGTAGGCATCAACTAACCTGAAAAAGCGGGCCTGTTTCTTACTCTTCGCTGGCATTGGTTTAAATATTTATATTAGTTATTATATTCATCTTCGACTTCTTCTTCACCAAAACCATAATATTCGTCTTCCACCTCAACTGGTCTGAAATGCCCATATTCATCCTTTACGTATTCATTGTAGTCCTCATCACGATACAACGGTTCGTCATCCTCACGGTTCATCATCTCCCAACCATGTGGAACTCTAGTGTTATGGGGTTCAAACCATTCGTTAGGACGATGTTCCTCATCTGACGGATATTCAATATCACCTCTCTGGTTCATCTGTATTTCAAAATTACCAAGCCCATACATTTCATTGATTACTCGCTTGACACCGTTTGAGATAACCCTCTTCAACTGGGATTCTGTTAGTCTTATAGTTCTCTTTGTCATATTATTATAATTTTTGTTATAATTATTTTCGTTAATTCTGCGATTATATAATGAGTTAGGATTCTTTTTTTCAAGTTCTTGAATCTTCAGATTTATAACGTCCTGTTTACGAACCAATTCATTCGGGAGATTTCTCAATATTTCATCCCTCTTGGCATTGGCTTCAGCAAGCGCGTCGTTTAGTAACTGTTCGTTCTTCGGTTCCGCAGTCCATTTGTCCACAAACCAATCTGACCACTCGTCATGCATTGCCCCGCACTCATTATAGACTCGTGTGTAGGGATATTCGTGGTTTCTGAAGATTTCAACCAAACAGTCATTTCCTGTTTTATATGCGTTTCCCAAATCAGTGTTCACATTCACAATATTCTTTACCAAAAAATCATCTATTTCACTTTGGATTTTCAAATATTCAGACCTTAATAAGTCTTTTTCTTTCACATATTCTTCAAACGCAATCTGTTCGGGACTTACATAATCATTGAAATATTCAGCGACTGTTTCAGGGGAATAATAGTTCGTCCTATTCCCATACATACTGGTGTGATGCCATTCATCGGGGGTTATGTTCGGCAGTTCCCTTTTGATTCGTGCAACCGAAACCTTCACACTGCCGTTATTTTGTTTGATTAGATTATTCACCTCCTCAGCAAATTCTCTTCCAATCTGCGACTTGTTTCTCAGCCCACGGCTTTCAGCATCAACAGCCCTTCGGCTTTTTGAATAGCCGACATAACCGCTGTTACCACCGAAGTATCTCCTTCCTTCATTCACATCATAGAACACCTCGTCGTTCCGTAGCAGTTCCAACGAAGCCTTTTCCATCTCGGAAGGTTCCCTTGGCGGAAAGTCTCTCTTAGGTATTGTGAACCCAGGTTCCTTGCGTTCGTAGTCATCCTTCGGTTTAGGTCTCAAATCAGACAAAATGTGATTTATCCTTTCACGGTTTCTAGTGAAGAGATTTCTAACCAAGAGTTTGTTATACAGTGGTTTTCCATTGACCTCTATTGTATAGGCTTTATTACCAAACACATCGAGCGCACTACAGATTGCGTTGGCTTCATAGGTGTTAATCTTGTCGTCCCTCATCACTGACCTTAATATTGTTATGACTCCAGTATAAAACGTGTATTTATTTTCGCCATCCAACGATTTCTTAACCTCGTTCACGCTTTCAACGGTGTCAATCCTTATAAACTTTTCGTTAAGTTTCTTAACATTGAATATGACATATATATCATCTTCCCTATAACCATCATAACCCAGTTTCAACAGCATATCGGCAATGAACGGAATATAGTTGCTTGGGACGTGGCTATACCATAACTCCCTCATACTTGAAGGCTTTTTCCACTTGACAATATCAATTATGCGTTCAGTTATGCTGTCGCAAACAATGCTCTTGTAGAAATCATTTGTTTTGTTGATTTCCGTCTCGTACATATCATAGTCACGGTTGTTCCTTACTTCGCTTTGCTTGTTTCGAAGCCATTGTAGGTCATCTTCCGCATTGATAACGTCTTTAAAAACCTCTGTTGGGTTTGCGTTGGTACTGACAAAGTTAAACTCATCAGCCTTTACCGCATAGAACTTCGTGCCGTAGTCCAGCGCCTTTGACGGACGTGACGTGAAATAGAAGCCGTAGCCCTCACCAGCCCTAAACCCACCTTTTATGAAGGATGAATCGAACTTATCTATGTCTAGGTTCGTGCCGTGTACAATATAACCATTTCCAATATATTCAGCAATGAGTTTAAACAAGTCCATAATAAATGAAAATATTTTCTAATAAATATTTGGTGTATTGAAAAATAACAATTATTTTTGCCACGATTTTTGAAAGAAAAATATAAAAACAAATGGCTGACACGAAACTGACTATAGAAGAGATAGAAGTAGCACTTGCGGAGTCAAGGGATTTCAGTTATCTGAAGAACCTTATGGTATTCAATGTCTATGGATTATTGAAAAAATTTAAAAAGTTACCTATTTTTTAATAAAAGAAAAAAACTTGATACGCAACTACACATACCGCCTCTACTCCTCCAAGCACCACAAGGCTTTGGCGAGCCTCATCACGACGGCAAACCACACGTGGAACCATATCGTCGCCCTGTGCCACAGGTACTACCGCCGATACGGGAAGTCCGTGTCGGAGGGACAACTGAAGCGCCACATGGCGAAGATGGCGAAGAGGGACAGGTATATGTCAAAGTTGCACTCACAGTCGCTCCAGGCAATATGTGAACGGTACGAGGACGCGCTGAAACAAGCCTTCAAGATAAAGGGTCGTGGATTGCCCCACGCCCGAAGGATGTTCGGGAAAGGCTCGGTGCTGTTCAAGGGCAACGGTGGGTATGTCCTTGAAGCCGTAGGCAACAAGGGCGTACTGCGCATAAACAAACTGGGGAAAAACTGGAAGTTCCGCTTCAAACTAACACGTCAGTGGGGCGAGGTAAGGAACGTCACGGTAAAAAGGGATGAAGACGGCTACTACTACCTGACGGTATGCTGCAACGTCCCCGACGAACATCTCGAAAGGGAAGGTTACGCCTCCATCGGGATGGACTTCGGGATGAAGACGTTCCTCACGCTGTCGGACGGCACTGCCGTGCAGATTCCCGACTACCACAGGAAGGCGCTTGCCGAACTGAAGGCTGCCGACAGGTCGCTGTCGCACAAGCGCAACGCAAAGGTCTATGGTTCATCATACCGCAGGGCGAAACACCACAGGCAGGTCGCCTATGCCAAGGTCACCAACAGGCGGTCGGACTTCCACTGGAAACTCGCGCACGAACTGTGCAGGAAGTACAGTTTCATCGCCATCGAGGACTTGAACATGAAGTCCATGCAGATGCACAGGAACTGGGGAAGGAAGGTCTCTTCCCTTGGGTACTCGGAGTTTGTAATGAAACTCATGGTCGTTGCAGAGAAGTACGGTACGGTCGTCCACAAGATTGACCGCTGGTATGCATCCAGCCAGACTTGCAGCAAGTGCGGGTATGTGTACAAGGGAACGAAAGACCTTAAAGTCCGCGAGTGGACTTGTCCTGTCTGCGGTACCGTCCACGACAGGGACGTGAACGCGGCTATTAACATATTGAATGTCGCCTTAAACGACATAAGCGGGAAGGGCGTTTCCCGCGTCGGGAGCAATAGTAAGACCCCCAAGGGGCAACCCTCGGAGGCAGTTGCGCACGGGTCTTGCGACCCCGCTACCGACCAAGAATCCCACTCACTTTGATTTGTTTTCAACAGTGGTGGGAGTACGTCAATGGGCTTCAATTGAAGCACCATATCCCAAGAAACTGTTCCTTGAACAGCAACTGGAACTTGCACGGCTCGGCAGTATGAGAGTGGTGGTAGCAAAAAAAAAGATTAATAAAAAACAAAGAACAATGATAGACGATTTAACATTACAGCCAGCAGGTGAGGTCATTGACAACTTTGAACTCATCAAGCCAATCCTTGAGTTCAACAGTGAGGACGACTTCTATTTTGTGCAGATATTGGAACGGAAGAAGGAACATCCCGAACTCGGTTCAAATTCAAGAGTGTTGAAAACATATTATATCAAGAACATAGGGCATCTCAACTACCTTTATGATGAGATACGGACATTGTGCATAGTCTTCAATGCCCGTGCCTATATCCATCCGACTAAGCGTTCGTTCGAGAGGATAACCTATCAGACCTTGAAGATGGTGACGGACTATATTATCCAGCCCGATTTTTCACATGCCCACAGGTCTTGGGATTCTGCTTGTGGCAAATACGCCACGGGCAACGGCAAGAGATGGATTGTAGATGTTGACAACGGCTGTTGCGAGGATGACGAGGAAACCCTACGAAACTTTATAAACGGCATATTCCCTGCAACGGACGACAGGATATTGCTTAAGGTTCCCACCAAGAACGGCTATCATCTAATCACAAAGCCGTTCAATCTGATGGAGTTCAAGAAGCAATATCCCAACATTGACGTTCACAAGAATAATCCGACATTGCTGTTTGCTGTGAAAAAATTTGACAAATAATAAAAAACTAACGAAACATGTGTTTAAAGAAGAAAAATTTTGTTGCTGACGCACTGCTTAATGTTGTGAAAACAAACAACACATTAAGTTATATAACAAATGGTTTTATCAAAATTGAAAAAACATTAAATACCATAACATCGCCATTACATCTATCGGTGATAGATAACTACATCCAAATATATGAAACAGTTGCAAATTCTAAAATTAATTCCATTGGCGATGAAGATACAAGAGATTGGCTTCAGGAAGTTCTTGTCAGACGGCTTAACGCTTTGGAGAAACTTCAAGACAAAATAATTACTGATATGGCAACATATGCCAAAATAGGCACCGAAAGGATTAACAAGGAAATTGAACACGAGAATCATTGGCGTGAAAACAACAAAAAAAATGAAAAATAATTTGGTAGTTTCAAAATAACCGATTATATTTGCAAATATTAACTTTAAAACTTTACGACTATGGGAGGAAACAAACATTGGATTTGTGAAACAATGGACGAAAAGGATGCAAGAGAATTGGCGGAAGATTGGGTAAAAAGTGGCGGACAGGTTCGTGAAGACGGCCCGCACGGTGGAAACAATACTGACCATTTACACTTGTTCTTGGACAATGACAAGAACAACGACGTTGTACTCAACTACACTCGTGGCACAGGCTACGAAGGAGAAGAAGACCACAGCGGAAGCAGTGACTCTTCGAGTTCAAACGACGATTACGACTGGCCTGACGACAACAGCGACAGTAGTAGTTCGGATGACGGCGGTTGCTTTATCACCACTGCGGTTTGCGGTTCATTGGGAAAACCCGACAACTGTGAGGAACTGACTTTGTTCAGACGTTTCCGCGACACATATATGCAACAGACTGTTGACATGCGTTCGGATATCGCTGAATACTACGAGGTAGCACCAAAGATATGCACCGCCATTGATGCGCTTGGAAAGCAAAAGGTTGACAAGGTCTACGGACAGATATGGAACGAGATGCTTAAGCCGACCTTTAATGCGTTGAAGAAGGGAGAAATGGACAAGACGTATCGCCTTTATAAGGGAATGGTTATGACATTGAAGAAAAAATATTTAAAATAGTAAATTAGAAAAATCATGAAGAAACAATCGGTAGAGTACAGAGTGAGGCAGGAAGACCTCCTCAGAGCAGAATATCGCGGGATAATAGAATATTCAAAATTACATTTGGTTGCACGAAAAGGTGAACCAGTTAGAACCTACGAAGACCGAAAGAACTGGCTGGGCAACGTGAAGGAAGTTTGTATTATTTCAGAAACTGAAACATATCAAGAGGATATGTATGTTACTGACTGGACTAACAGCCGTCGGGAAAGGGAAAAATATGAAAGCATGAATCCCATAAGTGCATGGATAATGGAAGATATGAAATGCTTCATAGAAGATAATATTATCTATTTTAAGCCATATGTGACGTTATATTTCAAAGAAGATTGTGGGAATGACATTACTATACCTTTTAACAAGGAAGAAGAAGCCCTTGAGTATCTTGACAGCCTGAAGGAAGAATTGCCCATGCTGGTGGTTGTGAAGGAATAACAAAAAATTAGTTAATATCATGGAAATACTAGTTAAAGAATTTTGTGATGGTTACGGACGGAATGTCAAAATCCCATCAGATGTTCTTTCCAAGGCGATTGAACGTTATAAAACTGAAACTAACAAATTGGAGAATAGTTTTGGTTGTTTGTTAGAATACAGAAAACTTCCATTACAAATGTCGGTTTCTGATATTAGTCATAAAATATCATCAATTGAACAAAACGGAGATAATAGTCTAATATGTAAGATTGAGACATTCAAATCGCCTCTCAATGTTTTGGATGAAATATTAGAAAACGAACCCGAAACACTTATGCCAGTAGTAAGCGGTTGGAAGGATGAAAATGGTGAATATAATATTCATTCAATAAATTTCGTACCAAATGTCACGGAAAATCAATTTGATTGCAAATACCAAGGCAGACTGGTCAATCAGGGAATGACATTATGCTTTGCTGATGAGGATGTCAACTTCCCGAACTGTTCGGAGGATTGTCCTAAATATAAAAAGTACGAACCAAAAGAACCTAAATACACTACGGATGAGAATGGCAATGTAGTAATTGACTTGGTTGACGAAAATAATTAAAAAAAGTGAATTAATGGAAATTATTCAAACAACTTTCAATTTCACCCCGACAATTACCTTCATTGACTTGTTCGCTGGCATAGGCGGATTTCGCAAGGCGCTTGAAAGTCTTGATTGCAAGTGTGTGTTTTCATCGGAAATTGATAATGATGCAAGACAGACATATCTGACAAATTACGGAGACCTTCCGTCTGGCGACATAACGTTGGAAGAAACAAAAGCCTTGATACCAAAGGACGTTGATATTGTTTGTGGAGGTTTTCCCTGCCAGGCTTTCTCAATAGCAGGACTGCGTAGAGGTTTTGAGGACACAAGAGGAACTTTATTCTTTGACGTAGCAGAAATCGTGAGTACACACAAGCCAAAGGTTATTTTCCTTGAAAACGTCAAGAACCTACTATCGCATGACAACGGCAACACCTTCAAGGTTATAAAAGAGACTTTGGAAAAATTGGGATACAAAGTCTACTATAAGGTGATGAATGCAATGGAATACGGAAATGTACCACAAAACAGGGAACGCATATACATTGTAGCGTTCGAGCCGACAAAAGTACCCAACTACGAAAAGTTCAAGTTCCCCGAACCACTTCCTCTGACAAGAACTGCTATGGATTGCTATGACAAACTGGATGATATTTCATCAAAATACTACTACACCGATAAATCCCCTGTCTATAACGACCTCGTGGCTAATATGAAAGACAAGACATCCGTCTACCAGTGGAGACGTGTCGGTGAAATAAGGGAGAACAAGCACAAGGTCTGTCCTACGTTGCTTTCCTCTATGGGGTGTGGTGGCAACAAGGTTCCATTAGTCATTGATGATAGGGGGATTAGGAAATTCACACCTACGGAATGTTTGAAGTTTCAAGGCTATGAGGATTTCAAGTTTCCCAATACAATGTCAGATAGCGTGAAATATAGATTGATAGGAAATTCGGTGGTGGTTCCACTGATAAGACGGATTGGCGAAAATATTATCGAAGTTTTTTAAGAAAAAGTTTGTTAGTATCAAAAAATCATTCTATTTTTGCGGAAAGAAAAAATTATTACTATGGAATACAAAGGATTTAGAATTTACAACGAAAAGGAAACCGAAGAATTGAAAAGGCGTTACTTTGAGTCGCAACTGAACGGCGTTGTTGACAATGATGCGTTGATATGGTCGCAAGATGACATAAGGCTTGGTTTTATTGAAATGCTGATGGGTCTTTCTGTCCAAATGATTCACTATAATCTTGCTGTTGAGTTTGAGACTTACCATAAAGACCGTTTTGACTATCGGTTTAATTGTTTAATGAACTACAAAAAGACAAATTGCAAGGACTTTGATGAGAAGGAATGCATTGGGGTAATCCGTGAGGAAGCACAAGAATTTGCTGACGAATGGCTTAACGATAGGAAGATGGAAACTCCTGAATGGATACTTCAAAAAGGCTATGTACTAGTGACACACAATATATATATACTAAGGGACGAGGAAAGTTTCATGCAATTTTTAAACTCCATACTCGCCAGTGGAAATAATATTGAAAAATCACTTAACAATCTTGATGATAACGGAAAACCATTAAGAATATTCCAAGGGATGTGTACTACTGGTTATGACTACGAACTGACAAAGGTGGTTAACAAATAATTTTGGTTTAACAAAAAATAGTTAATTTTTTTTATGAAAACTATAGAAAAGGTACAGAAAGAACTGAAGAAGTATGAAAAGACCAAGATGGTCGATGGAAACGAAGTGGTTTATTACACGCCAGGTGCTGAGAAGTGCAAGGAGGCGATAAAGTTTCTCACCTACAATAACGAGCACAATCATTATGATGATGAATGGCTTAAGAAGGAATTGGAAACCATTGAGAAGAAACGCAAGGTTCTAAGTGAAAGGTGTAAGTCAATGGAAGAAATCAACATCCACGATGGTGTGAAAACCATAAGACACGGTTACGAGGAACAGTACAAGGATGTCTGTGAAAAACTTAGGGATGTTAACCGTCAGAGAAGATTCCTAAAATATTTAATGTAAAAAATATTTGGTAGTTTGAAAAATATTGTTTTTCTTTGCACCGAATTTTAGAAGAAAGGAATTTTATGACAGACTTTAGAAACTATGCAGTGAAGGGGCTTGGCATTAGTAGCAATGCCTTCGACCAGTACACAAAAAGTGTAAGTGCAAGATACGGAACAAGTTTCGTAAACCCCACAATCATTGAGGAGAGACAACTGAACGTTGCACAAATGGATGTGTTCTCACGCCTTATGATGGACAGAATCATATTCATTGGCACCGACATTGACGACTACACAGCAAATGTTGTAGAGGCACAACTTTTATATTTAAGTAGCGTTGATGAGAACAAGGACATATCATTGTACCTCAACACCCCTGGCGGTAGCGTATATGATGGACTTGCAATCTACGACACAATGCAGTATGTGAAATGTGATGTATCAACCGTATGTATGGGTATGGCCGCTTCAATGGGGTCAATTCTCCTATCGGCTGGAACCAAGGGCAAACGATATGCATTGCCACACTCACGTGTCATGATACATCAGCCACTCGGCGGTATTTCACAGGCACAATGCTCCGACATTCAGATTACAGCCAACGAAATCCAAAAGTGCAAGGACGAACTCTTCAAGATATTGTCCGAGAATACTGGACAGCCGTTGGAGAAAATAAATACCGATGGCGACAGGGACTTCTGGATGACGGCGAACGAGGCATTGAAATATGGTATTATTGATGAGATTTTTGGAAAGCAGGGAAAATAATTTGTTTAATTTATAATTTTAGGAAAGGATTTTTTATGAACACAAGAAGATTAATCACAATCGGAATCATTTTAGCGGTAGTTATTATTCTCATGTCATGCTTTATGAGATGTTCAAAGGTTGACAGCGCAGAGGTTGGTATCAAGTTCAACAAGTTGAGCCTTACCGAACAGGGAACATTGGACGCAACAGTCGTTACGGGTTATACGTGGTACTGCCCAGTCACAACAGACCTCCATACCTATCCAGTGTTTGTACAGAGAAAGAACTACACACCATTTACGGTTAATACGAAGGACGCAGCCGAATTCACGATGGACCCGACAATCGCCTACCAGATAAACCGTGACCGTGCCATTGACATCTTCCAGAAATACCGCAAGTCATTGGAAGAAATCGAAGACGGATATATGAGAACTGTTATCTATGACGCATACCGTATCACTGCCAATAGATATACATCCGACAGTATTATGGGCAATCGCGCCCGTTTCGAGAGCGAAGTACGCATTATGCTCGACACAGCACTTTCTAACGAAGGATTTATGGTAACTGAGTTCACTTCGCAAATAACACCGCCAGCATCACTCCGCGCAATGATAGACTCGAAGAATGCTGCAATACAGTCAGCACTTAAAGCCGAAAACCAAGTGAAGGAAGCAGAAGCCAATGCAAAGATTGCTGTGGCTAAGGCTGAAGGTGAAGCCCAAGCGTTGAAGATTAAGGCTGACGGCGAAGCATATTATAACAGAACGGTAGCCGCCTCGTTGAACAGCATCCTTGTCGAACAATACGCAATTGAAAAGTGGAACGGACAGATGCCACAGGTCACAGGCAACGGCGGAATGCCATTCATCAACTTGAAGTAATGATATTTCCATAATTTTGTTTGTTTTATTATATTGATTTTGCACATTATATACCCCAATATATAATGTGCATTTTTTCATATTTTATGTTGAAAATCAGAAAGATAATCAAAGATATTGACAAGACGCAAGCAATATTATTAACCTGTGTTTTTATTGATACGATATTACAATCATTAGCGTATCCAATGATTAGGAAGACCACAGGGGAACTCTTGCCTTCAAGATATTTCGCCATAGAGGGAATAGTCTGTAGCGTCTCAATCATAATAGCCTGTGCCTTGTGGAATTCAAAGAAGTTCAGAAAATTCTCCTTCAAGATATATGCAACACTTGCTGTCATTGAGAGCATTGCCTGGTTATCATTAGGCTTGACAATGTACTTCCACTTCAACGTTTGGGTATTTGCTATTGGTTCTCTCTTGTGTGTGAGTGTCATATCAGTCTATATCGCAAGGATTATAAATTCCTTTCGCGTGGCATTGTTCCCCGACCGCAAGCGCGAGTTCTATGACAACAACGTCCGTCTGGTTGATAGCATATCAGGGTTGATAGGACTTGGCATTGCCGCGATATTCCCATTGCCCCTTGATATTTCAGTGCTTCTGTGGGGAATAGGTACAGTTGGTACGGTCGGGTGGTTGATAGTCTATGGAAAGAATAGGAAACGGCTTGACAACATTGAGAAGGATGACGATGACATATATATCATTGAGGACATCCACTAACCAATATCAATAACTGAAAACCTTGAAGACCTTTCGTTGCAAGTCACCATTTTCAACCCAGAGCATTTCAATTATATAATACCCATATATATTCAACCGTCTTGTCTCATATGGTTTTAGCCTTATGTCATATCTTATCCTCCCGTCGGGATAATATATATAGGCATCACAAATCCTGTCAATTCCAACAAGGCATATGCCATTCTCATAATATGCAGAAGGTGTAATCTTGACAACGGCAGGTTTCCTCATCGCAACGACAATGTCCGAATAATATGTTGCGGAATATGATGTGCTGTCCATCTGCTCGAACCTGTAGTATGTCGTGTCTGACGGCGGATTGTCATCAAGGAAGGAATAATAGGTGTTCTCAATTGAATTACCCCCACAAGCAGTCGAAACCCACGCAAAGTCAGTCCAGTCTATTGCATCGGTTGACCGTTGAAGTTTGAAGCCAGCGTTATGCTCCTCGGTGGCTGTCACCCATTCAAGAAGGTTGCCTTCGGGGTCGGTGTTGACCGTGAAGGATAGAAGGGTAATGGGTAAAGGGCTACTAACTTCCCAGTATATGAAAATAGTATCAAGATATATTGCATTCTGATAAGAACGTATTCCGATGTAAGAATAAGTACCTTGCAACAGGGTCAAGTCCAACTCTTCATCCTGGTCAAAACGTGTCCATATAAGTTCACCTAGTAAAGTTCCCCTTTCCCTATTATTAAATAAATCATTGGGTGTTGCATATGGCGTGTTTTTTCCGTAGAACATCAGTTCTCTTGAATCATTGGTATTTTGCTGATGCCACTTTACACATATTTTGTTTATAGTACCAATTTCTGTTGTTGTGACTATACCTTCATTTGAATTTTTAGTTCTTATCTTAAAACAATTTTGTTGAAAATTATCTTCGCCCCCACTATTACCATTGTAAACAATGTCTGAATTAAATGATTTCTCCCAAGAAGAATAACTACTACCTAATATACCAATTGATTGTTGTGTTAAAGTATCTATTATTATGTTTTGCCCCCAAACAGTACCGTTTGCAAGCAGTCCCAGGGATGCTAACAATATCATAATCATTTGTCTTACAAATCTTTCCATATGAATATAATTTTTCTTATAAATATTTGTCCAACTGGATTTTTTGCAATAACTTTGCATCATCAATTATATAAGCATTAGAACTGATGAACCGAAGAAGAAAAAACAAGCGTCTGATAATGGATATGGTCAAGGCCTTGCGGAAGAAGTCCCGCGAGGAGGAGATAGAACTGTTCGGCAAGCAGGTCTCAATGCAAACCAAGGTCTCCGAAAGCAAGAAGGCCTACAAGCGACATAGGAAGCATAGGGGAAAATGGGAATAAAAAATAATTTTTTTATTTGTTTTTCAGAAATTCCGATATATATTTGCATCGGCAAATGATGTTACCGAAGTGTAACTTAACCTTGCCCTGAATAATTATATAAATTATTATCAATGGAAGAAAAAAACATTTATCATTCAACCAAGGAAGACATCCAGAGTTTCCTTTCGGGTTCCAACCCGTTCGAGCACATAATCAAGATTGAGTGCGACAATACCGACAACGAGGTAACGATAATCTACCGTGACGAGAACTACAACAAGCAGATGATGAAGGACGACTTCAAGCCTTTCTGTTGGTGTACCCAGAGGGTTGCCCGTGAAATGTATAATGGTGACCGTAACAAGTTAAAGTCCGCAATGGCAAAGTATGGAATATCTTGCAGGGGGCTTGTAACAGCAAGGTCTGACGGGAGAGTTCCCGAAAGGATGGCAAACGGCTTCAACATAATGTTCTTCGCCACCGAGAAGATGTCCTACCGCGACTTTATGAAGTTCTTCAAGGAGGCTGGCGTACCAATCTATCCGAGGGAAGGCGACAAGAACTACGACAGGGTTGACTATGTGGTTGTTGCCCCAGCCGAGCAGTATATGATACAGACGGGCAAACGGTTGTTCAAGGGGTATGAAGACTACGATGAACTGCTTAGGATGGAGTGGGACTTGGAAACCGAGGGACTTGACCCTAACAAGTGTATGATTAGCCAGATAGGTATCAGAACCAACCACGGCTACGAGAAGATTATCCCGATAGACGGCGAGGGTGACGAGAAATACGACAACGAACTGGAAGGCATACTACAGTTCTTCTCAATCATCAAGGAACTTTCCCCCGACATACTGACAGGCCACAACACCGAGAACTTCGACTGGAACTTCATTGACGTGCGACTTAGGGTGCACGGGCTTGAAATGTCGGAGGTAAGCAAGGACTACTTCCCAAAGGGTGTATATAAGAAAGACAAGGAGAATGTACTGAAACTCGGCGGTGAAATAGAATACTTCAAGCCGACAGTGATGTGGGGAACCAACATAACGGATTCGCTGTTCGCAGTAAGAAGGGCACAGGCGCTTGATTCCAATATGAAGAAGGCCGACTTGAAATACGTTACCAAGTATTCAGACCTCAACAAGCCGAACCGCGTCTATGTGCCTGGCAAGAAAATCAACGACACGTGGGTTGACAACAGTGAGACCTATGCCTTCAATGACGAGAACGGCATTTGGTTCAAGGTGGATGACAAGGTTATGTCCCGTACATATATAGAGGTTGATGGGAACGGTGACGATATAAGGTCTACGAGGTTTGAGTTGAACGGCAAGAGCCTTCTTGACAAGCAGGACGGTGTGACATATCAGATGGTAAGCGGACGGTATATCGTTGAACGATACCTGCTGGACGACCTTTATGAGACGGACAAGGTTGAAGCACGTTACAACCAGTCGAACTATCTAGTGGGGAAGATGCTACCAGTATCATACGAGAAGATGTGTACGATGGGTACTGCTACAATATGGAAGTACCTTATGTTGGCGTGGAGTTACGAGCACGGGATTGCAATACCAGAACCAACCAAAAAAAGACCCTTCACGGGCGGGCTAAGTCGTTTAATAACAGTGGGTTACAGTAAAAATGTAGTCAAAAATGACTACAACAGCCTTTATCCTAGCATTATACTTACATTTAAAATCAAGACCGAAGTTGACATTACAGACGCAATGTTGTCGTTGCTTGAATATATCCTAACCCAGCGCGAATACTACAAGGGGTTGAAGAGCAAATATGGCAAGGAGGCGAACAAGTTGGAAGACCAATTGTCAACGATGGACAAGTCTCACCCCGACTACAAGAAACTAAGCGAGAAGAAAAAGGAATGTAAGCGACTTAAGAGTCAGTATGACAAGATGCAACTACCGCTCAAGATTGTTGGGAACAGTTTTTTCGGAAGTTTTGCCGCGTGCGGAACGATATTTTATTGGTCAGATATGGACTGTGCCGAAAAGACAACCTGTATCGGCAGACAGATGTTTAGACTTCTTATCAGTTGGTTTAAACATTTAGGTTATCAACCAATCGTAGGTGATACCGATGGTATAAACTTCAAGGTCGCCGACAACCTTAGGTACACAGATGAACACCCCTACATATCTAACGGCAAGGGGCGTAATACTGAAAAGGGTAAGGCGTACACAGACGTAAGGGCTGATGTCGCGGAGTTCGAGGACTTGTTCCTGACGGGCAAGAACGGCCTTGACATTGACGAATTCGTTCCAGCCAGCGTATATCTGAAGCGAAAGAACTATGCCGACCTTCTTGATGACGGCAAGATGAAACTCGTAGGCAACACGTTGAAGTCAAAGAAGATGCCGTTGTATATAGAGAAGTTTATAGATACTGCGATGAGAATGCTCCTGGAGGGCAGGGGCAAGGATTTCCTTGACTATTACTACGACTACATTGAGAAGATATACAACCTACAGATTCCGTTGAACGAGATAGCCTCAGTCGGCAAGATTAAGACCAGTATAGACGATTACAAGAAGAACTGCAAGACGCTTACGTCCGCAGGTAACAAACGTGCAAGACAGGCATGGTACGAACTTGCAATCAAGCACAACCTCAGCGTAAACATGGGCGATACAATCTACTACATCAACACTGGCGACAAGAAGTCGTCTTCGGACGTGCAGAGGCTGACCAAATACTACCGCAAGAACCTGTTCGGCGAGGATGATGTTACAAAGGATATTACCAAGGAATACAAGACCGCAGTCAAGAACGGTACTGTTCCAAAGTCAGTTAAACTGGCGCAGTATGTAGCCGAGAACCACAAGGACATCGAGGAGAGGGACGAACTCATATTCAACTGCGTGATGATACCCAATACAATAATGGAGGACGAGGAAACGGAGCACCTCTGCGACGAAAACTTTGAATACAACGTTGATAAGTACATTGACATGTTCAACAAGCGCATATCGGGTCTTGCAGTATGCTTCCACCCGTCAATAAGGTACAGGGTGGACGAGAATGGAAAAACAGTCAATAACCTGTTCGTTTCCAACCCATCCGACAGAAAGTACTTTACCGAGCAGGAGTGCGAACTGGTTGCAGGTATGCCGTTAGACCCCAAAGACCAGGACAGTTACGAGGATATAATGCGAATGGAGGACAAGGAGATTAGGTTCTGGACTTCAGTCAACGAGATACCGCCTTATGTTGAAGAATGCGGTATGAACTGGGACGAGATTGTAAGTGACTACAACGTAAGGCAGGAGGAACTGAGAAAGGAAGGAATACGCCAGGAGGTTGAATTATACAATCTAATCATAGACAATATGACACAGGAACAGATTGACGAGTTCGAGGATGAGGGGACATTGCCTGAAACCCTGTTGAATATCGTAGAGGAAGGAAAGGGCATGGAATTCGTATCAAAGAAGTACGGAGTCGCAATCGGTACAATATACGACATAATTGACCGCGAACCCGTCGGAGATGGTGACAGTACACCGATTCCATCGTTCCCTTCAAATTAGGGTATAAAAAAATAAAGCGGGCTAAATTGATAGTCCGCTTTTATAATGTTATGAAAGTATCTTATCTAATAATTAACGAATATAGTTGCGGATGATACGGGAAACAGTTTCATTAATATTATTTTCCCTCCGATTTTTCCAACCCTCACCTTTAATATAATTTGTTCTACCATGAAGATAATTGTCTATAGTATGACCTATTTCGTTATTTTGTAGGAATTCTTTATATTCATCATCGGTTTCAAAATCATATTTTTCTCTGCCTATAGGAATATCACCATATTCTTCAAACTTACCATTCCAATCAATCTTTTCCATATCCCTATCCCAATCAATATCATGAGGACTTTTATAGTGATACCCAAAGAATACAGGCCCAGTTGCATTACTTCCGTCAGACCACCAACCATCATTATCCTTTACATATACATCATCACCTATAGGCCGTAGTGATAAATTTCTACCAAATTGTTTAGACAAACCTTTGCTAGCACTTGTACTAAAATCTCTAGCTCTATTATCTTCTTTTTTATATTCATTCCGATTTTTATCCCAATCGTCTCGTTTGGAAGGGTCAACATACCTTTTGTAAGCAGCGTCGGCTTTTTTCTGTGCCTTTCTTGCCGCATTCATATAAGTTTTCCAATCAAGTTCGTTGATTGCTTCTCTGACAATATTCCTTAGGTCAGATTCTGTAAGTCTAATTCTTTGTTTCATATTATAATCAATTTTATTTCGTTATTATGATTATAAATAGTACAAGATAAAAAAATAATAAAAAAAAAATCTTGTTACTTTCAAATATTTGATTTATCTTTGCACTCATAAAATTAACTAATAATGGAAAATAGTTTTACATTCATAGATTTGTTTGCTGGTATTGGCGGATTTCACATAGCACTAAGTAACGTCGGTGGTGAATGTGTTGGTTATAGTGAAATAGCACAGGACGCAATAGAAGCATACTGCAAGAATTTTAATGAAAGCAAGGAAGATAATCTTGGTGATATAACAAAGTTAGAAACTTTACCCTGTCATGATTTTCTTACTGCTGGAGTTCCGTGCCAAAGTTGGTCGTGCGCTGGCAAGAAACTTGGATTTGACGACCAGCGCGGGCAGTTGTGGTTTAACACGCTATCTCTCTTGGAAACATCCAAACCAAAGGCGTTTATATTCGAGAATGTGAAAGGGCTGACCGAACCAAGGAATAAAGACGCATTAGAATATATTATGAACCGTATTCGTGAGGCAGGATATTATGCAAACATTTATATACTCAATGCCTATGATTATGGTGTGCCGCAGGCTAGAATCCGTCTCTATATAGTCGGTTTTGATGACGAGAAGTATTACAAGCGGTTTAAGTTAGGCGCTACTTGTCCAGGAAGCGTACAACTTGGCGATATTCTTGATGACTTCAGAAGTAACGATACAAAAATTGGCAATAGCGTTAGCCTGGGACAGAGTTTATCAAGTAACGAAGATGGCATTAATGACTATTTTCTGTTTAACGACATGAGGGGTGGTCAAACGACAATACATTCATGGGACATACAGGAGACTACTGACAGGGAGAAGAGCATATGCAATCTCCTGCTTAAAAACAGAAGGAAGGCTTATTATGGCAATTTGGATGGCAATCCATTATCTTTTGAACATTTCAAGGAACTAGATGAGACGATTACCAACGACGAACTTGAAGAACTGGTTAATAAGCATATTTTCAGAAAAGTCCCATATACTTATCAAATTATTGATATTGGAAAGACTGAAACTGACTTTGAAAGACTCTTGACAAGCCTTTCAATTGACGATATCATAAAGGTATATGACGTTAAGAACAATCGTGCAGTGAAAAAGACGGGAATAAATGTAGTCAAACAATTGTCCGATATGGAGAATAAGGGCATAGTGAAATTAGTTGAAACAAGATACGATTTCAAAAATGCAAAGGCAAGCACTGGCATTAATGGGGTTAACCGAATTTTTCTACCTACATCAAAGATATATCCGACACTCGTCGCAAGTGATTCCGCTGACTACATCTCGACAGTCGGCATAGAAGTCGGTCCACCCGAAGCATTCAAGAGAAAGTTTCTTGAAAAGGTTTATGCTCCGCATAATTTTAGAAAGATAACCAAGGAAGAGGCTTGCAGAATACAGTCGTTCCCCGATAATTTCATATTACCCGAAACACGGGCAAGATGGATGAAACTGCTAGGCAACAGCGTATGTCCAAAGGTAGTTCAGATGATTGCCCAAAGCGTAGTTGATACAGGTATTTTTAAAAAAAAAGTAAACTTCACTGCCCAATTACGAACGTTTTAGCTTCGGAAGGGTTATATATGTAAGTGAAATTTGAAATGTTTAACTAAAAGAAAGGAATAATATTATGGCAAAGGAAACTGAAAAGATGGAAAACAAGTTTGAATTGTATTCACCGAAGGAAATCAAGGCTCACCTTGACAACCACGTAATCGGACAGGAAGAAGCAAAGAAGATACTGTCGGTTGCAATATACAACCACTACAAGCGTATGCTTTCGACGAAGTATGACATCGGCAACGACAATCCAGCATACAAGGATGTGACAATAGAGAAGTCCAACATCATACTGCTCGGCAACACTGGTACTGGAAAGACATTCCTCGTACAGACAATTGCAAAGATGCTCGGTGTACCCCTGTTCATACAGGACTGCACCAAACTGACCGAAAGCGGTTATGTGGGAGAGGATGTAGAGAACTGCGTTGGCGGACTGCTTCGTGCCTGTGATTATGACGTTGAAAAGGCTGAAATGGGCATAGTAATACTTGACGAGGTCGATAAGATTGCAAAGACCACAAAGGGCAATATGTCAATAACCCGTGACGTTGGTGGTGAAGGTGTACAGCAGGGTCTGCTGAAGATAGTTGAAGGAAGTGTTGTAGGCGTACCACCCCAGGGCGGTAGAAAGCACCCAGAACAGAAACTCGTGGAAGTCGATACACGCAACATATTGTTCATAGCACTTGGCGCATTCCCAGGCATCGACAAGGAGATTGAAAGACGTTTCAACAAGACAAGCGTTGGTTTCAGGAACTCTTCAGACACCAAGACAATATCAAACCTCACGCAGGACACAATCCTCGGCAAGGTAAAGGGCGATGACCTCAAGAACTTCGGACTTATACCAGAATTCGTAGGCAGGTTCCCAGTTATTACGCACACCAACCCGTTGAAGGTGGAGGATATGGTAAGGATTATCACCGAACCGCAGAACAGTCTTCTGAAGCAGTACCAGAAACTGATGGACATGGATAACGTTGACCTTGTGTTTACTGACGACGCCATAAGGATTGTCGCCGAGGAAGCGTTGAAGTGTGAAACGGGTGCAAGAGGTCTCAGGGGCATAATGGAACAGATACTCACCGACGTGATGTATGAATATGCCGAAACAAAAAAGAATACCAAACTCAAGATTGACAAGGCGTTCGTTGAAAAAATCCTCGGAGAGAAGGAAACACTTTACGGTGAAACGGCTTAATTGACTTTTCCAAAGCCATATATATTTGAAAGGACGGTTGCTAATATTAACTTCCGTCCTTTTTTTGTTTTTCCGCGATTTAGATTTGTTTAGATTTCTTCGTCTCCTTCAAAATCAAGGTCAATCTTTCTTCTTCCATACATACTTGAACAGCCCGCAGTTCCATACACGGTCGTAGCCCAACTCACGGGTCATCTCGGTCTCGGTCATTGTAAGGGGAAGTCCGTATTTCTTATGGAGTATCTGCTTTCTAAACAAAAACTTATGGTATCTCTTGCATTCCCCTGTCTTATAATATGTATAGTCTGGTTCGGTAATACTTTCAAGTTCAAATCCAAGATGTGTATATAGATTATCCGATGGGTTCAATGTCCACCTCCTGTCAGCAAACGACTTTACTATTGTCGGGTTATAGTTCTTTATAAAATAAGAAAACAACTTTCCACCAACACCCTGACATATATATCGGCTGTCAGTCGCAAACCTCACAAGATTCCATTCTTCACCATTCTTTGTAAAAGACATAACCCCAATGAGAATATTTTCATAGTATGCACCAACATGGATGGTAGAATTCGCAAAACCCTGTATGTGGTTGGCGTTTAAAAATGCTTCAGCGGTCTTCTTATCAAGAACACTTATATTGCATTTCCTTCCGCCAACTTTTGGCTTTGAATCATCATCAATTCCAAGCGAGTGGCATATCTTGTCGAATATTATATCCTTATGTTGTACATATTCATCCTCGAATATCTGAATAAGTCCGACACCCTTGCTATTGGCCAATAGTGTCTTGTTAAGGTGATATGACTTGTCCTTTCCGCCGAACCATTCCGAATGCCATCTAAGACCGTTATATTCAATCCCCACATTGAAACTGGGTATATATATGTCAACCTCCAGTCCGTCAAGCAACGATTTGTCGTGTAATATAACCTTATCCTCACCCAACTTGTTGCATAGCATTTCATATATTTCAAGTTCGGCGTATGAAAGGTGTTTCCCGCATTTAGGACAACCCTTCCCCTGCAATAACGCATCAGGATTCATTTTAAACACTCCGTGGGGCTTCCCGTTGGAACCAATCTTGTTACATATTATACTGACATCAATTTGGCTTGCCTTGTAGTCGACCAATGAATAGTCGTAGTCATCGTCCTTATGAACAGCCTTGCACTTCTCAATGAATGTTTCATTGTCATATCTGTTCCTTTCAGCATTCCTGTCAATTGTCAATCTCTTATGCGAACAACCTTTCAGATGCACCACTGGTTCCTGCCAGAATTCGCCATACTCATTACCATCCGCATCAAGTTCACGACATATTATACAGACTGGTGTATGCATATTGACATATTCAACCTTAGAATAGTCAAGTTTCTCCCCCTTATGCACCTGCTTGAAGCGTTCAACAACTTCCTCCGTTGTAAGCGACTTAGACCTTGAAATCTTATTGCCACGTTTCCTTGGGTGCGACTGCCCCTTGAACAGGTTGTTTGGTGTTGCCTTGAAAGCACCATATTCCTTACCGTTCTCGTCAAGGTCACGGTCTATTATAATGACGTTTGTTCGGTTGTTCACATATACGACCTCCGAAAAGTCAAGGTTCTCGTTGGGGTGGGACGCCTTGACCTTCTCAATGAACTCGTCCATTGTCATTCGCCTACTCATTGCTGACTCCTTTCTTCCATACGTACTTGAATAGTCCGCAGTTCCAGACGCGGTCGTAGCCCAACTCGCGGGTCATTTCGGTTTCGGTCATCGTGAGGGGTAGGCCGTACTTCTTGTGGAGTATCTGCTTGCGGAAGCCGAACTTGTGGAAACGCTTAGTTCCGTCAATCTTCTTGTTGTAGTAGTAATAGTCAGGCTTAATTGTCTGAACCATATTGAAACCGAGTTTGGTATAAAGGTTATCCTCCGCCCACATAGTCCAGCGTCTGTCGGCAAATGTCTTTACTTCATCTACATTATAGTTTCTGATGAAATGTTTGAAGAGTTTACCGCCCACGCCTTGGCATACTGCGTCATATAGGCTAGCATATCTTGTGAGATTCCATTGACCTGGAGTTTCTTCAATAAAAGTCATAACGCCAACCAACGCATTATTATAGTATGCACCAAGATATAAACTTGAATTAGCAAAACCTTGTATATGGTTTGTTTCAAGGAATATTTTGGCAACATCCTTGCATATTTCCGTTACAGTGCATTTTCGGCCAGGAATAACCGTTTGCCCTTCTATTCTTACGTTTAAGAGGTGACGTATCTTTGATAATACTAAATTCTTGTGATGGATGAACTCGTCATCATATATATGTATTAGTCCAATACCGAGTTTGTTACACTCAATCGTCTTGTTTAAGTGATAGTTCCTGTCCTTGCCGTACTTTTCAGTATGCCACATATTTCCATCATATTCAATGGCAATCTTCTTTGAAGGTATATAAATGTCAAGTTCCCTACCTTTTAGGATTTTCCTGTCTGCATAACAATCAAATCCCAATGACCTGATAAATTCCATTATTTCTAGTTCCGCACTGCTCTGACGCTTGAAGGTCATATTTTCATTAACAGCCGTCACCTGTTTAACGAGCAAGTCGTGGAATTCCTTTGATACAAGTGGAGTATCGTACAATTCTCGATATCTCAACTTATCCAGTCCATGCTTTTTCAAATGGACATTGTCAATACGTGCGAGTTTTTCTCCGCATACTTGACATACAACAAATTTGTCAGGGTCGGTTTCCATTGAACGGTCTAAGGATTTATTTACTAACGCGAAATAAGGACGTTCTTCAGGGTGTTCTTCAAGATATTGAAACTTTGTCATATTATGGGTGTTCCTTAAATGCACCTCAAATGCACCACTCTTGTTATCCAAGTCTGTTGTAGTCCAATCACAATAAGGGCATTTTTTGGCTTCTTTGTCCTTTACTAATTTTACTTTCAGCCATTGTTCCCACCAGTAGTTTCCTGTACGTCTGTAATACATTTGACGTTCATGTAACGACGGAGTTGGAATACCATACTCCTTCTCAATATAAGTTGTTAATACACCGCCCTTATTTCCAATATCAATACTTTCAAAGTCAGTTTTTTCGTCATACACGACATAGTGTGTCATATTGTCAGGCTCAGGGTATTTTTCAGTATGATAATCCTCCACGACATAATCGTATTTGAAACCTTGATTACCCTTCTTTTTAATAGGTATATTGTTTCGGTCAAGAATTTCACGGATTCTTTTCTTTCCGACATGATGTTTTAAGGCTAAAGTTTCAATACGTTCTTCACCATTTATATATTCTTTGCAAATTTCAGTTTCATCCAATGATGTTTTCGCTTTCATAAAATTATTTTTTAAATCACATATATTATTACAAAAATCGTGCCATAATTTTGCGGTGACCTACAAGTACCTTTCCTATTGTAGGGGCAAAAATAAAAGGGTTGAATATAAAATCCAACCCTTAAAGTTTTAGTGTAACTCAAACACTTAACTCGTTGATACACAACTATCTCAATTCGAGAGTTGACCAGTGTACCAAACCGTCGCAACGGATTGCACCGTAGTAGCGGTTGTTAACGAGTTTCTTCGCGTAACGGGTCATGATACCCTTTACTGGTGCAAAGTTGAAAGGATTTGTTACAGTTGGGGTCAAAGCCATCGGGATATAAGGTGCATAGATGTAACCAGTATCCAAGAGGCTTGTTCCGTGGTGACCCATGATGAGTGACCAGTAAGGTGCATACGGGTCAACGATTACTTTGTAACGTCCCTGCAACGAACCAATCTTTTCGATACCCATGTTGTACTGTTCGCTTTCAGCAGAAGCGTCAGTTACGTGGAAGTATTCGAGGTCGTTAAGAACTGCGCTGATTTCAGCCGATACAACGATGAAGTTTGCACCGCCTTGAAGTGTCGACTTTTGGATTTGTGCCGAAATCATGTTAATCTTGGTCATAAGGGTCTGGTTCCAGTCCTTCTGAGTGTAAACGGTAGAAGTTGTACCAAGTCTCTGCCATCCGTTGTAGTCCCAACGAGCCTGCCATGGAGCAGCCTTACGAAGGTCGCGGAGGATTTCACGGTCAAGTTCTGCTGCAATCTGTTCAGAAAGGATTGCGGTAAGTTCTGCTTCAGCATCAATGTTGTGGAAAGCAGATACGTCCTGTGCCAATTCAGGTGACCAGGTTGCTCTCAACTTTCTTTCTTCAACAGCAACGGTAACTGAAGTGAGTTCGAACGATACTTCGCCCATTTCGGTTTCGAGTTCGAGTGAATCGTACTGAATCCAAGCGATGTCGAACAACTGGCTTCCGTCAGTAGCGTTGTCAGTGTTAGGACTGCCGTTGGTGAACAATGCGCTAGCGTCAACACCGATATAGCCGTCAATAGTACCACCCTGTGCAGTGCAAGGCTTTGTGAGGTCAAGTTCGATATACAACTTACCCTGAGCATCACAGATGTCACCGTAGTTTACGGTGCCATGTCCGTACTTCTGAGTAACAACTCTGAAAGGAACAGATTCGTTCTGCTTGAAAGACGAGGTCTTCAAGGTGTCGCTACCTTCAACGGCAACTGGAGCGATTGCGTTCTTGGTGATAACCTTCAATGAAGCGAGGAATGCTTCGGTATCCATTTCGTTTCCGTCAGGACCTGTCAGACGACCTGCGTTGTATGAAGCGAAACCGCTAACTTCGAGGATAACAGATGCAACAGCACCGTTAAGCAACGGAAGTTCTTCTTCGCTTGCTACTGGAACGAATTCGCCGTTTTCAGCAAGTCTTACGATGTCAGCCTTACCAACCTTGATGGTTGCCTTACCCTTCGAGTTATCATAGAGGAAATCATCATAGAACAAGTCGTAGAGCGATTTCTTCATATAGGTGGTAACTTCGGGTTCAGTAGTTCTGCTGCTGGTCTGAACTGGGTCAACTACTGTGTCGTCAAGATAGTAGCGGTTGTACTGCTCGTTGTATCTTGCATCCAGTGGAGTTGCTGGCCAAGTACCTGTTGGTTCTTCAGCGTTCTTGTCATAGAATCTGTTGGTTCTCTTGTAACCCATGAGACCAGTGTGGCTTCCTTGGTTACCATCAACCATTTCGTCGTAATCCCACTTGCGTTCGCTGGTTACTGGACGGATGTAGAACAACTTACCTACTGGGAGGTTCATTGCCTGTACTGATACGATGTCGTTAGCAAGGAGTTTGCTGAAGACACGTCTAATCAACGGGAACACTACGGTTTCGAACGAACCTGAGTTATCCGATGCAGTTGCTTCGTAGATAAGGTTCTTTGCCTGGTTTTCGTAAAGTGTTGCCATATTTTCCTTGATGTGACCGTTAAGGCCGTTAAGGAATCCGAGCTTATCCCATCTCTTCTGGATATCTTCGCGGATTTTCTTTTGTGCATCGTATTCAATTGAGCCGACTGCACCTGATGTTAAAAGTTCTCTCATTATAATCAATTTTTTTATTCTTATTTGTTAAATAAATATTCACCAAATTTCAAAAGTGAAAATTATTTTAAGCGTTCAACCCTCTCCATCAGACTGATGGTCTTCTTGAGGTCGTCGCTCAGAAGTGTTGTTTCTACTAACTTGTTATTTTCTGAAGATGACTTGCTTTCGGTGATAGGTGTGCCGTTGAGTGTCTTCTTGATGTCGTTAATCGGGTGGCTCCTCTTAAGTTCCTCGTTAATTTGGGTATAGAGTGCCTTCGACTCGTTGATGGACTTAACAGCGTTGAACCTGTTGATAATATTCATCTTCTCTTCCTTGGTTGTCGAGTTCTCAGTGACAAGTTTTATAATCTTTGCGAGGCTGCTGTTGACTACGGTGGCTTCATTCAACTGCTTTGTGATTTTTGCCGCGATATTCTTCAACTGTTTGTTCTCTGCAAGGATTGCGTTTGCCTTTCTGCGGAGGTTTTCGTTCATACCTTCTACAGTACCTTCGTATTCGCCATTGTCTCTTGAAATCGCGTGGCTTCCGTAAGCAGTGGAATCCTTTTCGGACTTCAATGTCTTGTGCATTCCACGTTCGTTTCCATGTCCGAAGCGTGACTGTTCCTCAAGTGCTTCGTCATATTCGTAGTCGAAGTCAAACTCTTCGGTATCATCATCGCCATAGTCAGCAAGCAAATCTTCGGTAAAGTCTTCGTCCTCGATGTAGTCCTTACCGAATTCGCGTCTCATAGCATTCTTTGCGGCACGTTTGCTACTTGGATTCCTTCTTTCGTCAGTTTCCTCGTCGCATTCAAGGCATACTTCGTAGAGAGGTTCCTCGCCCTTCTTGACTTCCTTTGAGTAAGGAGTTGAATCGCCAGCATCTCCGACCCAGCGCTTAACGTTGTTCTTTGCGCCCTTCGGAACACCGCCGTCGAAATCCATACCACCCTTACGTCCGTCATCAGCGGGCATGGTCATCGCACTCTTGTCCTGGTAACCGCCAGTGTAACCAAGGTTATCCGACTCGTTCATCATAGTTGTGTCGTCTGTTTCAAAATTATTATCGGCTTCCCCACTCAGGTCAATGATATATTCCTTGTCCGTAGTGTCATCGGTCAGTGTCAGATTGTCGCCGTTCATTACAACGCGAACGCCGTCCTCTGGGGTGACCGTTTGGAACACCTTGTGCAATTGGGCATCATTCATTCCCGTGCAGTCATATTCGCCGTCACCGCATTTGAACTGTTCAAGTTCATCGTCCCATGTCGTGTCTTCTTCACCTGTCTCTGGTGCTTCAGTAGCATCAGTTGCGAGGTCTTCCGTACCTGCTACCGTTTCGGTTTCGCCTTCTGGCGTTGCTTCTGCGGTTTCGGTTTCCACATCGGTTACCTGTTCAGTCTCTGGAGTGGACGGGATATCTTCCTTCTGGTAGGTATCGTCCTCTTTCTTTGTTTCTTCCTTCTTTTCGGAAAGAATTTCCCTCAAGTTCTGGTTTACTGCTTCTCCGAGGAGGTTCTTCAACGATTCCTTCGTGCTTTTTACGAATTCTTCATCGAGAGCCTTCTTTTCGCTAACCAGGTTCTTGATATATTCGCTTCTAATTTTACTAGCCATTTGCGTAAAAATTTTTTTTGAGTTATTTTTAAAAATAAATATATCAGCGTTTTCATTTTTGATAAAAAAATTAACGGTGTGATTAAAAATATTTTAATTTTTTTCGAGGGAAGATAAAAAAAACACCCCATTGGTTGTGGGGTGCATAAATAATATTGTACCTTTTTCTACCACTTCAAATCTGAGACATCATTTATCGCGTTAGGAATCTCAATTGCACCAAATTCAATTAGTTCAATCTCCTTATTTGTGCTGTCGGCTGGATTTATCTTTCCGCTAACATCAGTGATGTCTATTATATCGTAGTGTGGAAATTCCCTGCGTACTTTTTTCACAGCTTCCTTGTCCGAACCAGTTTCAGATATTGCGGCAACAAAAATTATATCGTCAGTCTCGTTGTAACACTCAATGCACTTCACGTACAAATCACCAATATCTTCCTTCAGTACTCTCTTGACGGATTCCTTAACAATATTGCGCAAGTCTGATTCGTTAAGTCTTATAACTTTCTTTGTCATATAATATTCAGTTTTTATATTGTTATTTTATGTTTATAAATAGTTCCCCGATTTCAAAAACAATATATAAATTGTTGGCACGGAATTTGCATTATATACCTTATAATATATAATAATAACTATCAAAAACAATTATAGAATTATGAAGAAGATTATACTTACAATGAGTGTTTTGTTCGCAATGGCTTTTGCCTGTGTAGCACAGGAAGTGCTTACGGCTACAAGGGTTGTCAAGTCAAGGGGCGCTGAAAGCGAATACGTATTGCCCAACATGAACGATGAGGTTGCTATCGAAAGACCTGTCCTTTCAAGGGGCGGTTGCGTGGTAAAGATTGATAACTGGACTGGATACTACATAGACCTCTGGGTCGACAAGAACTACAAGGGCAGACTTAACCCATGGGAAAACTCGCAGTTGATTATGCCCAACGGCTTCAACGAAATATACTGTAGGACTATGGGTGAATCGTACCAATGGTTGGCTGGGGGCGAATGTAACGAGCAGTTCGTACTGTCAATGCCCGAAGAGGACGAATAGGAGGAATGTTGACAAGACGAAGAATGACGATTATTAATTAGTCGTCATTTTTTTTTATTTTTTATTTGGTAGTTTCAAAAATAGTGTATATATTTGCATCGTCAAAATACAAATGTTTAACTAAAAGAAAGGAATTAAATTATGGCACAGAGTTACATTGAGTTCACTAGGGTGCAGCAGGTAAGAGTACCGTTGAAGAAGAAAATTAATGCTCAGCAGTTCATATATTATATGAACGGCGAGGACAATATGTTCGACGATGAAGATATCGACTTCGACAACGAGGAAATTGTCGAGGAGGAATATTCATTTACCAACCACGACTGCAAGTTGGTTATTGACGGCAAGATGGTTTACGAATTCAAAAGCCCGTGGGTTATTGGCACATTATTCAAAATCAAATAACATTAGAAAGGAGAAGTGATTATGCCGAACCTATTTGAAGCATCATGCGACCAGAAGTCGTTTGAAACCCTCAAACAAATCAAGGCTAACTTTGAAGCCGAGCAAGCGGAAGAAAAGCACAGAGAGCGCGAGAGAATGGTAGAACACCATAAGCACACACATATATTTGATTCCTACGAACAGGCACTTGACTGGCTTGTAGAACATTCCGACAGAAGTATTGAATGGCATTGTAAAACATTATCATGGCTACCCGAAAAGAAGGTATACCAGTCGTTTGAACAAGAGTTTGATATAGATGGTGTCATCCCTTATGATGTAGTCAGATATTACACAAGGGAGCAATTGCTTGGCGGCATAAAGGAACATATAATATATATGAAAGAAAAATATAATGCCGATGATAGCAGACTTTTTGACGAATATGGAAAATTGAATTATGTTGAAATAATATAAATTGTATTTAACTATGGAAGAAAACATTAACATTGCGAAGATTTTGGAGAATGCCCCCAAGGGGTTAAAACTATATAGCCCGATTTGTGGAGAGTGTGAACTGAGATGTGTTGGCAGTCAACTTATAACTGTCGTTGATTGTGAAGATGGTATGTATAACTTTGGCATCTACGGGGAGAAGACTGTTAATGGTGAATGTCTATTGTTCCCATCAAAAGACCGCAGAACTTGGAATAACTGGCAGGAAGTATTGTTCCAAAATGGCGATGTAGTAACAAGTACAGAAACTGAAAATACATTTATTATAATATTTAAAAATGATGTTGGTTTTAATGGAATAGATAAATCTAACTTATGCCATAAATTATGGTATAAAAATTATCGTTATGCCACTCCAGAAGAACGTGAACAATTTATGGCAGAACTCAATGCAAACGGTTACAAGTGGAACGCTGATACCAAACAGATAGAAAAGATTGAACAGCAATACACACCGAAATATAAAGTTGGAGATTGGATAACTGGAAAGTATATTGGCACAATACAAATAATAGGAATCACAAATAACTATTATAATTTTAGTAATAATACTATATCAGACATATATTCGTTTGATAATAACAAACAATGTTGCATTGCAAGTGAACTTGACTTAATAAATATTGGTATCAAAGAAAAACCATTCTCAATCAATGAACTAAAACCATTTGATAAAGTATTAATGCGTAATGAAGGAGAATATTGGAGAATAGAAATATTTCAAAGTTATTTTAAAGGCGGTGGAGATTATATAGTATATTCTGGTATTACACATCAAAAGCATCAATGCATTCCTTACAATGATGAAACCAAACATCTATTAGGAACTACTGAGGATTGTCCTGAAAAATACAAAACATGGGGGGAATAACGATGAGAAAGATTATTGAAATAATATTATTGTTGACCGCAATTGCATTTGCTTCCTGCTCTTATGATAGGTACAAGGACGGTGCAAGCACATATATTGAAACGGATTTCTATAAGATTAGGCTTCTCAGCGACACAACGGCACTGGTGATTCCTAATCATATTGAATCAGCAAAGATAACGCAACCCTATATAATTTCAACAAAATGCAAGGAAGAACGCCAATAACAAAAGAATTGCTCGAAGCCAACGGCTTTGAATATTTCAACCGCAAGTGCGAGAACTATAACGAATATTTCCTTTATAGTGAAGGATGGAACGAGTTGCACGGGGAGGAAGATATAATCATAACGATATATCCGATATTGAACGGATTTTGGCAACTTGAGATAATCAACCATATTGACTATGCGGTTGTTGAAGTCGGTGTGAAATATGCTGAGGAACTACAGATGGCGTTGGATTTGTTTAGGATTGAAAAGAAAATTGAAACGAACAACCGTATTTTGAACGTTTCAACTTCCTGCGACTTATGAATGGTGAAGATGTTTAACAAAAAAAGAAAGGAAATTAATATGATTGAAAATTGGGTTTATAATGACATTGTCCTTTATTCAAAAGGATGGTACAAGAGCCACGGAAATATGGTAGAAGACCTTGGTTATTTGTTCACCAAGATTTACGGATGGACACCGACCACAGAGGAAGAAGTTGCAAGAATGATGCTTCGCGTTATCGACAAGTTATATGAGGCGAAGGAAGTGAAGTTTTCATCGGGTTCCTATATGAAGTCATTTGAATATCTGTTCAATGAAATTAACCACAAAGTACGATTTTATAACAAATCATATTCATTAGCAACGATTGAGATATGTTTATCAATATTGTTTGACTTAGATACGTCCGAGATAAAGTTAAATCCACCCCACTACGGAAAGAAGGAACATTTTAGGCTTGGCGGTTTTCAAAATTATCCAATAAGTATGACCTATAGTTCCGTTTTTCATAGTAAACTATTGAAAAACATTCTTTTCCTGCTTCGCCGAGCCACAACTTCTTAGGCCACTCGCGTGACGGTCGTCCATTGGAGGGTTCTCCACAGGCGTGAATTCGGGCGAACTCAGCCCTACTCCTAATATTCTAAGCCCCTCGTCCCTGATATTCAGGGCGGCGTTGAGGTCGCGGTCGATGACCGCCCCGCAACTGGGGCATATCCATTCCCTGTCGTTCAGGGTCAGGTCTCTCTTGATATATCCGCAGTCGTGGCACGTCTTGCTTGACGGGTAGAACCGTCCCACGAGGACGAGCGTCCGCCCGTACCACTGGCACTTGTATTCCATCATCCTGCGGAACTCGCCGAGGTTCACCTCGCATATGCTCTCGGCGAGGCGGTGGTTCCTGGTCATCCCCTTGACGTTCAAGTCCTCCATGCAAACGACTTGGTTTTCGTCGATTAACTTGTTGGAAACGTCGTGGAGATACCAGTCCTTCCTGTGGCATACCTTCTCGTATGCCTTGGCGAGCCTTATCCTCGCCTTGTCCCTGTTTTTACTGCCTACCTGCTTGTGGGACAACTGTCGGTGAAGCCTTTTCAGCCTCTTCGAGACGGACTTCTTGAAGTGCATGTTCGCATAGCGCGTACCGTCGCTTGCAATAACGAAGTCCTTCACTCCGAGGTCAATGCCTATGATGCCCTTGGCGTCGCTGCGCTGTTCGACCTCGCATTCGATTAGTACTGACAGCAGGTACTTCCCGCTTGCGCCCCTCGTGAGGGTCAGCGACCTCACGCTCGACTGCTGGCGGTTGAGGGTTATCTCGTCCAGTCTGGAGCACTTGAAGTGGATGTCGGACAGTTTCTTCGTCAGGTCGATGCGGTTGCCCCTTATGCCGATAAAAGCATCGGATGGGAAACGGCAGGATTCCACGTTGGAGTGCTTGCGCGACTTGAACTTCGGGAAGCCCCTGTGGTGCTTGAAGAAATTGTCGTAGGCGGTGTTCATGTCCCTAACAGCCTGTTGAAGTACCTTCGAGTGTGCATCCTTCAGCCAGGGGAACTCCTTTTTCAAGTCAACGAGGTGTTTTATTGCATCAACGCCCGATACGGATTTGTTTTCCTTCTCGTAGGCATCCTTTCGGTAGGCAAGGCACTTGTTGAAGACAAAACGGCAGCAACCGAGCAACTGGTTGATTATGCGCTGTTGTTCGTCCGTCGGGTAGAGCCGTATCTTTATAGCCTTCAACATAAATAAAAATTAAATCATTATATAAATATAATGATTTAAAAATATTTTTCAAGAAATTTTCAAAAATATTTTGGTAGTTTGGAAAAGACGTTGTATCTTTGTCCTGACTCTTAAACGGGAGGTTTTAGTATATGATTGAAAATAATAGAAAATATTCAATAAAATTAAAAGGAATTACTAATAAATCAGCGAATATTTATAATACACAGATGAACAGGATTGCAAACGAATGGTTTAACAAAAAATAACAAAAAAATATGAATACAAGGCTTCTGAAACGTTATAGAAAAGATGCACTAAGGAATGTGAAGTGCGACATTAAGAACAATGGTGGAATATATATCAAACTTTATCTTACAGGAGAACGCTTTCACAAGAATTTAAGTTTCTTCGCTATGTGTGATGATGTACTTTATTGGGATTATGATTTTTTTCAAACCAATGATATTGAAGAAGCAAAGAATGTTCTCAAGGTAGCACGGAGAGTCTACATTATGGAATTAGTTAGGGAAGAAAGGGAAAGAAGACTTAGAGAAAAGGTTATTAATTTATAAATTTATAATATTATGTCAAGAGAAAAAGAAAGAATTGATGCGAGTTTTAACTACACAATGTCAATCAGACCAAATGTGATTGGCGGTTCAGCGTTGCTAACGGAAGAGGAATATATCAACTTCAACAGAAATCCAGCATTTGAAGCAGGTGCGATTTGGAGTGACAAGACCCTGATTGAAAAAGCGCACAAGTGGATAAGTGAGCATGTCGCTGAAGCCACTGGGATTGATAGTGTTGCTTTGATTGAAAGTTTTGATGAATTTATTGAAAACTAAAAAACTATAAGAACTATGAGCGTTTTATTAATTATCATGATGGCAGTGATGTGTTTTGTACTGTCAGTGGTTTTGAGAGTAATGTCTAATATGTACAAACTAAACAAAAAGGTTACGGCATCCAGTGTTTGCAGTCACATTTCATATGGATTGGGAATTGTCGCTGGCGTGTTTGTTGGCTGGCTGTTCGCTATGCTGATGATGGTCTAAGTGAATATTACTATGCGAAAGAAAGTACATTTAGCACCTTCCACCAATAAGGACATCGCCAAGGAAATTGGTAGGGATGTTGAGGAAAAACTTCTAATTTCTTCAACGTTATCTATGGGTAAAATAGAAAAGTTCGGTGACTGCGCACAGGATAGTGCCTTGAAGATGGCTGAATATAAGGACGAAATCGCATTGAGCGCATTCTGTGAAACCTGCCGACTATCAAGTGAATGCAATAGCGACTGTGAACTACTCAAGAAATTTGAATTATTAATCAAGGGAGAGAAATGACAGAGAAAGTGAAGCATAAGGCAAAGCGTTTAGGCGCTGGTCATTACTACTACCGTGGGTTTGAGATTGTTTGCGTGGGCTATTATAGTCCAGAAGGTAAGGTCTGCTGGGAGGCGGTTGACGAACATGGCGGCGGTTTTGCACAGGCGTTTTCCTTGCGTGAATGCAAGATGTGGATTGATTGCGAATTAGATGGAAAATTATAAAAATAGAATTTTATTTTATGACAACGAATAACATTACATCTGCGACCATTATAATTGAACTTGATAATGGTGAATATGCTGCAACATCAACAACCAGCCGTGCAGTCATTGAGTTATGCAGTGCATTGCTGGAGTTCAAGAGGTTGCCAAAGGAAATGGTACAGGAAATTAATCTATCTGAGATTTGTGATAAGGAGAAATAACTATGAAGATACTGGTTTATAACAAGAAGTCTGACAACACGATTACAAGAGTTGAAACCCGTGACAAATACAGCAAGAAGACTGATGTTGAACTTGATAAGGCTATTAGCGAATACAACAACAATAGTGACAACAACCTTAGGATTGAATATATTGAAGTTCCTGAAAACCTGTCGGAAGCCATAAGTTTCCTGCTTGGGGAAGCGAAATATAAGACAACTTGGACAATCCACGACCTTATCGAACGTCTGGACGATTTCAGTTATACACTCTCAAACATTGAGAACGACATATCGCATTGCAGGTGGAACGTGGAAAAACTTGTTGAAGAAGGACGGGAGATAATCAAAAACAATAATGATGAAGATGAGGAATAAGACTATGATAACGAAAGAAGCATTAGCGCAATACAGACAGTTTGAAAAGGACCTTGCAGAGACTTGCAAACATATCTGCGAGTTGCTTGTGAGATACGATAATAAATACAAAGGAAGTTGGGAAGAATTTGAAATCTTTGATGAACCAGAATATAGTTCAAAATTTGTAGAATGCACATATTATACATATTGTATGTGTGAACGTGATGCTGAGACAAAATGCTTTCCATTGGAAATGCTTTTCATGACAGACGAAGAGATTAATAAGTGGATTGATGACAAACTCGAAGAGGAGCGTCTTGAAAAAGAACGCAAGAAACAAGAGGACGAACTGAAAGCCAAGCAAAATGCTGAAAGAGATGCTGTTAAGAAGCGTGAACACGACCTTGCTGAATACGAAAGGATAAAGAAAGAGTATAATTTAAAATAAAGGTTATGGAAAAGAAGTACGCTGATTGTGAGTTATACGCATTTAGAGCGAGTTTGAACTACGAATTTGACAACATTGAAGTGGATGTTTATGTCAAACCGTTTTCCCTTGATGTGAAAGAATCTGACTTCGAACCGCCTTTCTTTGACGTTTTGGATAAAAAAGAGGAGTTTATTGAAAAGAGATATTTCACACAGGAAAGAATTAACGAATTGAAACAACAACTCATCAAGAAGATACAGGAGTGTGAAAACCCGTTTGATATTTCATGTATAGACCGAGATGAGTTTAAGGTGAGAGAAGAATTGATTTTTAAATTAGAAAAGTAGACTATGACAAAGAAACTTTTGACCTCTGATGAAGAGTACTTCAAATATTGTGAATCCAATGCTATAGGCATCATAGACGGCAAAAATGAATCTCATATAGCAGTCATTCCACCAGATGTAGATTGTAAAGATTGTGAGTATGCAGTAGACTTAATAGGTTGGAATGAGACTATTCATATTGACTTTAAGCCTTCTCATTATCCCTGTATAATGATTTTTAACACTTCAGAAAATTTTTACAGTTCTACAAGATGGTATTTTATAGATTTCATATATAAGGAAGATTTTGAAAACTAAATAATTAAAGACCTATGGAAAACAAAGAACATATCAACAAAGCAGGCGATATTGTGAATATCTATGGCGGTTTGAACCTTTGGTGTGATGGTCTTATCGCTGGGATGAACGGGTGCCTGAGATATCCCAATACCGATGAAAGAAATGTTATGAAACCTGCCACCGAAGAAGAAACCAATGATTATTTCAAACAGTTAGATTATAACGGCCTGAAATGGAATCCAAGTGAGAAGTGTTTTGAATCGAAAGACCCCAATTGTGTAAAATATCATAAGGGTGAGTGGTTGGTGGAAAAGCATAGTATCACTAAATTGTATGTTGTAGGTGTTATGCTTTATAAAAGCAAATTGTACTATCAGGTTAGAGAAGGTGGTGGATATGATTGCAAGCCCGTTGATGAAGTGGAAGAAAATTATTTCTCCGAAACTGAAATTAATACAATTCCGAAACGGAAGTACCGCATAGTGAAAGTTTCCAACGAAAACGACCCGACATCAACAGTCTATAGTATTCAAGAACGAAAGTTCGGGTTCTTGTGGCTATATCTTGATGCTGATATCAGTGAATCGCCTACAAGATGTTCAATTTTGAAGATATTTGCAAAATCGTACATCAGTTTATATCTTGCAACATATGATGTTCTCAAACTTCGGATTTATGAATGCTGTAAGAGAATTGGCAAGAAAAAGAAGCCAAAGATTAAAACAATAATCCCTGTTGAAGAAATCAAATTGACTAGTTTTTGAAAAAACATTTGCTACTTTGAAAAACTTGTTTTATCTTTGTCCCCGAATTAACTAAGGAAAGGAATTTTTTATGACATTAGAACAGGAACTCGCACTGCGAGAAGATATGATGAAACTTATCGAGGCTTGTCTTTGGGAAGATACGTATATTGCCCAATATGGTGCATCACTTAGAGGTATTGAACTTGACGACAATATGGAAGACTATTGCGAAGCAGATAGCAAGGCTGTTACAAAGACAGGACAGACCGCTTATTTTGGAGACTGCATGGCAAACACCATAAAGATAAAGGACATTGAAGCCGAGAACCCAGAAGTAATTGTTGAACTCTATGACACGCTCAATAAGGATAGGGTTTGGGTTTCGCTTGTCGAACTCAACTACTGGAACATAAGAAAGATTTTAAAACAATTGCTATGACAACAAAATACTACACACGCAAGGCGAAACTGCTTAACGAAAAGCAGGACGACTGGCGACCAGTGGAACTTAACAGGGACAACTGGTGGTATGTACAGTTTAACGGCACGGTTGCAACAGCATTTGATTATTATGATATTCCAACTCCTCCAGCAGTTTATGTTGAAGACAAACAATATTATGACGAGGATATTCCAGAGGTGAACATATATGTCGTTAGGCCACCTATCAAGAAGCCAAAGGACTTTGAGAAATGGCTGAAGGTAAAATACTATATCGAAAGCGAACTGACGAGACACGCGGAAGCAAATTCCGATGAAGAAAGAATAATTTATAAAATCGAAATGATATGAAGATAATAGGTGTTAACCAGGAAGTTAGGGATAGATACGAAAAAGAGTTAGAAGAGAAGGAGAAGGCAAATACCAAGGAAATCGAATGCCCTACCTGCGGTGCAATTCTTCGATATTATAGGTGTGATGTGAAAGAGGAATATACTCAAATCAATTTTGAAGAAGATAGGACTGAATATTATTATGTGACGTGTCCCCATTGCAAAAATAGAGTTATAACACAGGATTTTAGAAAGAAGAAAAAATAATTCAAAAATTTCTTTGCTATTCCAAAAATAACGTTTATCTTTGCAGACGGAATTTTAAGAACGATGGAAGTTTAACTAATGAAAGGAGATATATAGAATGGCTACAATAGATAAAATTTATGGAACTTATAATGATGCCCAGCAGATTAGGGCATTTGTCCAGAATCATTGGGAGGAAATCCATGACAAGACAGGTCGGGATGTGAATGATTATCTATATTACCATGATTGCTGGGGCATATACAATCCTGACTACAAACCAGAGGAAAAACACGCGATATCCAACTTTCCCGAAGCCATTGATGCTTGTTTGGTTCAAATCGGCAATCTGCCCGAACCGCTTCAAAGAGGCCTTGAAGAACAGTATGATACTGAATGGTTTGAAGATGTGAAGGCGCATAAGCCACCTTATGATTTAAAGCCTTGGCAGTACGAACCAGCAACCAAGTTTACATTTGACTGGTCGAAATTCAAGATTTATGGTGGGTTTAAGGTTGATAATGCACTTAAAACTGCCCGAAATGAAGTTTGGGTGGATGCTTATTATAAAGGTTCGGAATGTAGAGAATATAGAAAACATTATGGTGAATTTATTTGGTTTTATCTTGATGATAAGTTCATTCCTACTGGATGGTACTGTAGCGTCAAGGAGTTGAGAAAGCCAGGCGACACCTGTAGCACAGCGCATATCAACGTTCATTCAAAGAAGGCATTGCTCAGATGGGTGAGAAAGATGTGCTTCCCAAGGGGGACTGAACTGAAGTGTAGCCTTGGCTGGGTCGGAAGTGAGTTCAAAATTTATTGTAAATAGTTGTTGAACTGAAAAATTAGTTAATTATATGGAAGATATAAAATGCAAGGCAAGACGAACCAGCAACAACGAATGGGCATATGGTTATTACGTTGAAAGAGAAATCGGTGGAAAGACTGTTTCATTCATAGCAAGTGAAAAAGTTGAAGAAACTATTGTTAATAAACTCCATCCACACGATATAACTATTAGCACAACATATAAGGACGTTGTCAGAGTCAAAAGAAAGAGTGTTTGCAAGTTTTCGGGCTTCTGCGACAAGAACGGAAACGAAATGTACGAACACGATATGGTTCGTTCAGATGATTACCCGTTCAGTGACGGGGACGAAAAAGACAACTACTATGGTGAGATATGGTTTGATGAAGGTGAATTCTTTGTAGTACAAAGGAAAAATCCTAAAAGTAAGGTGAGAGGCATTTCAGACGGAATCCCACGCAGCATTTATGGCGGTGATGCAAGGGTGTATGAATTAATTGATGACGAAAAACTAAAAGTATAAAAATATGGAAAAACTAAGAAAGAAAATCGAATTGTGTGCTGGCACAAGTATTGACGGCGCTATTTGTGAACTGAAATACAGGGCAAAGACATTATTGAACACCATTTGCTACGCTTCATTTAATGGTGTTGAACTGACCTCGGAGGATTCCGTGGATGACGCCTACCTCAAGCTCACTGGCAAGACAAAGGCTGAAAACGACAAGGAACTCGACGAATTCGTTGAACAGTACTACAGAAGGGAAGAGGAACACAAGTCAAGGATTCCAGAACTGACCGAGAAATACAGCAAGGAAGCCATCGGTCTCATTGACGAAGATAAACTTGAAGAATGGAACAGGATTGTACCGATACGTCTTGGCGACATATATCAAGGTATGGAAATAGTGCAGACGCTTGACATTTGCAAGATAATGCGTGATGAAGAAACCGACTACGACACACGTCTCCACAAGGCATACGACCTGTTTATGGAAAGCGGGCACAGTGGAATGTCAGCATCTTTGACCGCCGCAATGATAAAGCATTTCTGCCCCTACGGTGAAGATGTTGCTGACGCAGTCCTCAACTTTAGGTTTGAAGTTAAGACTGAATAGCATTCCGTTCGCAGTTCGCGAATTGCGAACAAAGTGGTGCAAATTATTATTGATTAAGAATTTATAAACATAAAATTTTATGAGTAACGAAGAAATAATGGATAGGCTTGACAGTCTTTCGGAACAAATAAGTCAGATTAACAAAACCGTTAACAGCAAGACCGAAGAGAAGGAACAAAAGAAGAACGACATAGACTGGCCGTGGACAATATTGAACTGGCTTTGTTGGCTGAATATCATTTGGTTCATATGGACGTTGATTAACGGTGTCTTGGGATTCTATAGGGAAGGGGAGACCGAAGCGTCGGCAATCTGTGGCGTAATGGGCATATTGGTCGTACTATGGTTCAAGGATTTCACTAAAATGGTAGTTCCAGCCGTTAGGCTTTCCGACAGCCAGCAGGTAGATAAGGACAAGAGAAAAGCGGAAAGAAAACGCAGGAAGGAACTGAAGAAACAAGGGAAGATAGGCAAGATGCAAGCCTACCTTGAAAAGAACGGCTACAGCGTGAGAAAGGAAGAGAAAGATAATAACTAACAAAAAAAATAATACTATGTCATTACCAATTTTTAGCGGTGAGGGAACCGCAGTTATAAAGAAAGAGTTTGCAAACGAATTCAAGGAGAAGGTTTGCGAGATATTCAGATTCGACGGAAAGAACTTCAGCGACTGGGAGAGGTTGAAGAACCAGATTATGCTAAACGACAGGGGATTGCTCCAGTTTGTCAACCAAACATTCGAGCCGCCCATCCAGAAGTTCGCGGAAATGGTTACGGAATATGCCGACAAGATAGAAGAAGCACAGTTCTGGTTCACAAGCAACGACGATGACGGACCGCGTCCCGAAGGCTTCCCCTTCTACTACTTCATTGAGGTCGCCAACGGAAAGGCCTACACGCAGACACTGCTGAGACGGCTTCCCATCGAGTTTGAAGGATGGAAGGACTACGACTGGTTCTCAAATGTGTACGGCGCCATCAGGGAGGAACGTGAGAAAATGAGAAGGGAAGAGGAGGAACGCAGGAAGAACGAACCCAAGACGGTGAAAACCAAAGAGGTTGACTTGTTCGGGGATGATGACCTGCCGTTCTAATAAAAAAAAAAACAAACCTCTCCGAAATTGAACGTATCAACTTCGGAGAGGTTATATAGGGTGATGGAAATGTTAAATAAAAAGTTTAAAAATAACTATGGGAAACAAAGTACAAAGTAATGAAACAATAGTTAAGACTTATACATTTAAAGTGCGTGAATTCATAAGTGGTGCTACCCACGAAATAATGAAATCAGCCATAAAACAATATATAGAAGATTCTAACAATCTATCAGATTGGATTAATAATCAACTTACCAATAAGACAATTTGTGAAGTTGGTGCATTAATACCGATTGAAAAAAGGGAAACTAGTTATTATAAGTCAACAGTTGATGAATTGTGGGCTAACAAACCATGTTTTAAAATGTTCACCAATGATTTTACTAAAGAAGAAAATTTTGCCACTCGTAATATTGGTAACGGGAAGAATTGTAAAAACATTATAACATCCGCATATAAGTCAACAGTCAACCCTTCGTTTAGAAATGTTTTAGATTTAACCGAAAAAGTCTATTTCAGTGATGGATATGGTGCAAACGTTTGCTCAAACTATAAAACTAAATTGCGTACACTTAAACCAGCAAAGATAAAGTTGGTTTCTTCTTTGTCTGATTGCGACGACAACACTCTAACAGAACAAGTTATTCGTGAAAAACAAAAATATGGTTACTCCACCCCCAAAGATTTTGAAAAACGTATTGAATACCTCAATGAAAAAGAAAAATCTGAACAAAATAGTAAAATCATAGAAAGGCTTCAAAAACTATATGAATTCTATGACAATAATACTAAACTTGTTGAAGAAAAAGAATTGGAACTTTCAGTGAAGTCACTGGTTGAATTTGGTGGCTGTAGACGTGGTGAAAAAACTATGACACTAAACCTCCCAGATATTGGCTATGAAATCCAAAGGAAAGATGACAAGTATGGTTATATATTCACTTTAAAATGTTCTAAAAAAAGAAAAATCATAATAGATGTTTGGGGCAGTAAGGCAACTATAGATAGTAATGGTAATGACAAGGTTGACATAATCAATACCCACGGCAAATCCATTAACTTCAAGATTATAAATAATGAAATGTATATTGATATAACTGTTGATGTACCCTTTGCGAAAAGAAAACTCGGTATCAAGAAAGTTGTCGGCATAGATGTTAACACCAAACATATGCTGATGGCAACAAACATCAAGGTGACTGATAGTATCAAGGGTTATGTTAACTTGTACAAAGAATTTCTTAACTCAAAAGAAATAATGGATGTCGCATCACCTGAAACCAAGAAGAATTTTGAAGATATGTCAATGTTCGTCAACTTCTGTCCGATTGAATATAACACTATGTTTGCTCTAATCTTCAAACTAAATAACGGAGATATACGGACAGAACAAGCAATTAGACGTACACTACATCAACTTTCAAAGAAGTTTTCAGATGGTAATCATGAAACGGAACGGATTTATGTTCAAAATGTATTTTCCATTCGTGAACAACTGAAACACTTTATACTGTTAAGTAACAGATATTATTCCGAACAATCTGATTATGATACAAAAATGGGATTTATTGATGAGAATACAACTTCTAATGCGACTATGGATAAGAGACGTTTCGATAAGTCGCTTATGTTCAGATACACTCAAAGGGGACGCCAGTTATATGAAGAAAGAATTGAATGTGGCCGTAAGATAACTGAAATCAGGGACAACATTATCACATACGCAAGAAATGTATTTGTTTTAAACGGTTATGATACTATTGCGTTGGAATACCTCACCAATGCAACCATTCAAAAACCGACAAGACCAACTTCACCAAAATCATTACTTGATTATTTTAAATTGAAAGGAAAGCCTGTTGTTGAGGCAGAAAAGAACGAACGTATTACTAAGAACAGAAAGTATTACAATCTCATCCCCGATGAAAATGATAATGTCATTAATATTGAATATACCGAGGAAGGAAAAGTCGCCATCAAGAAATCAATCGCCCGTGACCACATAATGAAGGCAGTACATTTCGCTGAGGTGAAGGATAAATTCATTCAGTTGTCCAATAATGGAAAAACACAAGTTGCATTAGTCCCGTCAAACTATACTTCTCAGATGAATTCCGAAACACATACGGTTTACTTGATGAAGAATCCTAAAACTAAGAAACTTGTCATTATGGATAAGGACAAGGTCAGACCGATACAGGAGAAATACAAGTTAAATGGGTTGAACGCTGACTTTAATAGTGCTAGAAATATTGCCTATATAGTAGAGAATGAAATACTTAGGAACTCTTTCCTTAAAGAAGAGACTAAAAAATACACTTATAATACACCATTATTCACTCCCAGACTTAAGTCATCGGAAAAAATAATAACAGAATTGAAAAAATTGGGTATGACTACGGTTATAGAATAACCATTACACATTTTTTTCATAACAAACGTTCTTTAACATATTGGAAAATAAGAAAATACGATATTCATATTGTTGTAGACCTTGTGTTTTAGGGGTCTAACAACGAAAGGGTAATCTTGTCCGCGATTGTCCGTATTGTTGTAGACCTTGTGTTTTAGGGGTCTAACAACGTTACTGAACCATTCCTTAATACACTTTCAATTGTTGTAGACCTTGTGTTTTAGGGGTCTAACAACGGTACAATTTCAGTTTGTGGGTCAGGACTTATTGTTGTAGACCTTGTGTTTTAGGGGTCTAACAACGACATATCTGTAAAGGTTCCGCCTACACTTATTGTTGTAGACCTTGTGTTTTAGGGGTCTAACAACGTATCTTCTACCCTTGAACTATCAAAAGTGATTGTTGTAGACCTTGTGTTTTAGGGGTCTAACAACCACAGATAGGAAGCATTGCAATCTCAACCGCATTGTTGTAGACCTTGTGTTTTAGGGGTCTAACAACGATGGTCTTTGTCCTATCATACACCCGAAAATTGTTGTAGACCTTGTGTTTTAGGGGTCTAACAACTTCAGCACTATGGAAGGGTCAAAGTCGTTCATTGTTGTAGGCCTTGTGTTTTAGAGGTCTAACAACGATAAAAATCCGTCCCACACAAAATTAATGTAATATCTTAGTTTTGTTACATCAACACTATATAATTAAAAAAATAAAAAAATATTTTGTGGATTCAAAAAATCATTATATATTTGCGTCCGAAAATTAACACTTATGTCAAACAAATTTAAAATGTAAAAGAACTATGCAAACAGAAACACAGAATTTCACAGGCGAGTTGAGAGCAATCAACACAACAATGGGTTCAAGCAAGAGCTACAAGACAATCTGCCGTTGCGCACTTGACATCCTCAAGGGATATATCGTTACGCACGACATTAGGGACAACTTCTCAGAGGTGGCAAAGCCGTCAGTCATCAAGGGGATGGGCAGATACATGCGTACACTCCCGAAGAAGAACGGCAAGCACTATAGTCAGAACACCATTGACGTGTACTGCAAGTACCTTGAGTCGCTGTTCAATCTATACAAGACTACTGCAAACGGATTGAGAAAGAAGACCAAGTCAGCCTCGCCGCAGGTCAACTTCACACATACGGTTGAGACAATCACACCAGAAACGGCAAAGAAGTACCTCGCCACGATGGTGGTCAACAGGAAGAGAAGCCTCAACCATACCAACTTCCTGGCAAGACAGATGCAGGAGGGCAAGTGGAAACTGAACGGCGAGAGCATCAAGTTCAACACCGACGGTCAGTTGTGCGACGGACAGCACCGCCTTGAGGCATGCATATTGGCAAACACCCCGTTCCAGACACTGGTGCTCAGGAACTGCAACCCAGACGACTTCACGACCTACGACACAGGCAAGGTCAGAAGCGCCAGCGATGTGATTTCAATCAAGTTCTCGGACGCCAAGAACATAAACGTCATGAGTTCCATTGTCGGAAAATATCTGAAAATCAAGAACGGCGGCAACAGTTACAGTTCCATCAACGGGTCAAACACCAAGTTCAACATCACCAACGAGAAGGTGCTTGACGAGATAACCTCAAGGAAGGAATACTGGGACGGAATAACAAGGTTGCAGGGCAAACTCAATTCACGCACAATCAAGGTTCCGAGTCTTAACGTTGTGATGGCTGAGATTGCATACCTTGAGGGCAACGGATATGACAGCGAGAAGATGCGCGAGTTCCTGCTCAGGACTACCGACAGCCGTGACACCGAAAATACCACGGTCAACACCTTGAGGGACTACATCTACAAGGAGGCTATGAAGAAGACCAACAGGAAACAGGCCAACAGCGACGATGCCGTCAACTGCGCGGTGCTCTATGCTATGAAGTCCTACCTGAACGGACGTACCGTGAAGACCTTGCAGTTCGACAAGTACATTGAGACGACGCTAAAGACATTCTAGACCAACACTCATAAAATTAGCAGCCGACCGCACATCTGAAATATGGTGTGCGGTTCTTTTGGAAAAAGAAATAATCGATTAGTTTATGAATGAACAAATTTTGAAGCAAAAGATATTGCAATTGGTAGGTGACCTAAATAGTGATTCCAAGGCCGAATCATCAAAAGTAGAAAAGGAAATTATAAGGATTTGTGAACCAATCATAAAGGAACACTGGTATATTGCCGACAAATATAAAGTCCTTTCAAAGATGGGATGGGATGACATCTATATGCCCAAAAGAGGTGAAATTGTTGGTGTTTCATACGGAATAGCCGACCACATTAATTTCGTATATCATGATGTCTGTATGTCCGAACTATTCGAGTGTACAGTGAAAATGCCAATCCATTGGCTGGACAACGACTCGTTGGAAAGATATGAGAAAGTGTGTAAGGGCAAAAGAATTTCTGCACTTGAAGGAATGGTGGAATATCACAAAAATGAACTTGAATGGATTGAAAAGGAGTTGAAGGAATTAACAGAAAATGGCGACTGATATGGAAGAATCGAAACAAAAATTCACAGTGGTGGAAGACAAGACCCTCGGCGAGGGTGCCTGGGACAAACGCTATATTGTGGTAGACACCGAAACAGGTGAGGTACTTGACAATGCACAGGGCTATGGATACAAGTCCATCCAAAATGCATACAAGGCATATGGTTATAAGTCGAAGCACAAGAATCCGAAGCAACATTCAAAAATGATGAAGAAGAAAGTGCTTGCATTTATTAAGAATAATAACAAGGTGTTTGACGAACTAAGTGATATAGCGTTTTATGCCGCGAAGGATGGGGAAGAATTAACCGAGACACAGATAAAGGACTTCCTCAAGGAGCACAACGTTGAACTTCCGTTCACATACAAGGAGTTAAGAAGATACTGGTAGAAAAAAAAAATAAACTTAACAATTATATAATATGGATACAAAAAATAACAATTTAAAGATAGTCAAGTACCTAAAGGCAGTTCATCACTTTCTATGTGATGCAAACAAACTGTTCAACCAGAATGCTGCGTTCTATATGGCGATAGAGGAATGCATTGAAGCCCTATTTCAAAACACCATATATTTCACAATATGTTCTGAATACTATGACTTCAATTGTAGGGAACACGATGTTAACTTGAAATATATTCAAGGTCGGTGTGAAGGCATACTTAATTTTTCACGGCATTACCGTAAAATGTCTGACAACCAGTGTGTATATTTTGTTTTTCACAATTTAGAAAATATGCTCAATGAGGTTATAAACCTAATCAATGACGTACTACCAACCGAAAAACCAAAAAGTGTAGGTTTAGTTGTAGGCTGTGACAAGAAGACCAACGACATACTCGAACCAGCAGATGTACTTGAGTTTCTTACCCAAAAAGTGCCACTTGCGCCGATTGTAGATGACTTGAAAAACGTAGAACTGCCACGAGAAACACTTACATCACGCATAGCAAGGCTTTGGATTGAACAACTGGCGGATGCAACAGACCTCAAGTGCATAAAGCAAGAATTCTAATTATAACCAATGGGTGGAAGAAATAACAAAAAATGTTTGGTAATATTAAAAAGAAGATTTATTATTGCAGATAATAAAAATTATTAAAAATATGAAACCAAAGAAAGAAAACAACAAGGCAAAGGAAAATACAACAATAACGCCGAGCCAGTACTTTGACTACCTCAAGGGTGCAAAGAAAACAATTACAACCGAAGCATTGAAGGAATCATATGATGTGTTCCTTGCGCTTGCTGAAAAGTATAACAAACTTGGACAGAAGGAATCGCTTAAGAAACTCACCTTCCTCGCCGACACGCTTATCAAGGAGGAGAAACTGATTGAACTGGGCATCACAACCTACATCTACAAGGATGTGATTGAGGACTATATAGAGAATGTCGCAGACAAGACGGTCAAGATTATCGAACTATCACGATATATGCGTGAGATTCCAGATGAACTGGTTGAAACCATTGAAAAGTCAAGGGAACTGTTTGATGAACTTTATGTCATCTTCACCGACTACACAGGCAAGGAGGAACGAAAGGTTGAAAAGGAAAAGAGAGACAAAGACCCGATACTTTTCGGAGTTTTCAAGAATAACACGAGTGTGGCTGACAGGTTCTATTTCCTCGGTGATTGGGTGGATGAATATTGCGACCTTACGCTTGACAAGATGGTTGAACAGTACAAGGCAAAGAAGGAAGTATCCCCGACACACACGGTTGAATTACCCCAAAACAGTGAGGAACTGGTTGCAATACTGAAAACATATCAAATTGATGACAAGGACGAAACAAGAATAATTATGTCAAATAATGAAGGCACCGAGAGTTTTGAACTACCAACCTTTAAAGTATCCAATAAAACAAAGGTAATTAAAGGTTTCTTCAACAAGATACGTAGCATATTCAAGAAATAATGATTTCAGACAAGATAGACCTTACGGAATACGGGGATTTTGGAAATGGGAATCCTTTCGGTGCAGTTGATGGTTTTGACACATCAGATATCCAGCGTTATGCAGAATCCGTGAATATGTCTCTCACGGAGTATAGACAGATTGAAGGATGGAAGAAAATCTTTGGAAAGAGTTGGCATGATAATGAAAAATATATAATATTTGATGATGTCTACACCCAAAGGCTTCAAGATGAATACGGGCATATCTGCCAATGCTGCGGTTCTGAAATAAGAAGACCTTGGGCATCTCACTACGGATTGTGTGAGAAATGCAATTCGGAAATTGAAAACAGTGAATATGAAAACTTCAACAACTCACGAATGACTAAGGTGGGTGCGTCCAGTAAGTCTATTCCGTGGCGAAGGACGAGGTTAATCCCTGACTTAGCCCGTAGCGGATTGTTTGATTTGAAATAAAATGTAAGTAATTAACTTAAAAAATATATCATGAAAAAAGAAAAAAAGGAGAAATAACTGATTATGTATAATAATTATTCATAAAAAATTTTTAAAAATATTGTAATTTTTTTTGAAAAAGAAAATGAAAAAAACTTGTAATTTTTGAAAAGTTACACTATTTATTAATAAGACGAATGAAGCAGCAAGACATTCGGAAAGATATTAAACATAAAACCAACGGAGGTAGTCCCTATCGGCTCTTGCTGCCCTTTGTCGAATGGATTTTACCTCCTTTTTTATGTAGCATGGAGATAGCAAGCAAATACACAAAGGTCTTCGTAAGCGATGACTTGACCCGCCAGAAGTATGACGAGTTGGTCGGATTTGCCGTTATGCTGCGCGGCCACAAGAACATTGTCTCCGAATATGTAAATTCTAATCTTGAACACTACCTTGAATATTCAAAACTTGAATTTTTGAAGGAAATGCGTGCAAGGTACAAGGACGCTGTTCCGAGTTCGTTTGACGTTCAGTTATATACCCAAGTGTTTAACTGTTATCAGAACAAGTTTGAAGCAATCCGCAAGCATCTTGAATTTGAAATAGTGAGGTTCAATGGATTTGAATTTTACAAGCGTGACACCAAGAAGAACAAGAGTGGCAACTTGAAGAAGGTCGTGACAGAGAAAAGCAAAACCCCTCTGTCAATCTGCTTGACCTACCTTGCAAGATATGGAAACGATAACACTCTTGGCTATATCAGCAAACAATTAGAATTGTGTGACGATAAGAAACGCAAGTTCTACGAGAATATCATTCGTTGCTGTGACAAGTTCGGGTTTGACAGACTTATGGAACTCGCTTTACGGAAACGAAACAGAATCATTAAGCGTTATTCCGAGCATCCGATTGTGTTCAAGTCATTGTCATTTGGTGGTAGATGTAGGAAGACGAGAATCATTGACTACAATAAATGCTTCGGTTCGGTAATCAACTCCTTTGTCAGTCTGTCTGGAATCGGCAGGAAGTCGTTTGACATCCCCGTGAAGTTTAACAAGGATTGGCACGGAAGTATGAAGGACTATGTGAAGAAAACTAATGACTACGAATATGTCCTTACATTCAATGAAAAGTACCGTCAAGTGAGCATCAACTTGTGCAAGGACGGAGAGAGATACATACCAGAGGCAGGTGACAACATAGTCGGGATTGACGTGAACTGCAAGCATAACCTGTTCAGTCTGTCAAACAAAACAACATACGATTACAACAGAAAGTTAGTCAATGACTTCTGCAAACTTTCGTTGGAGGTTGATGAACTGAAGAAAGACAAGAACTATACCATCGGCAAGCGCAAGCAATGGAAACTTGACACGTTGAAGATGAAGATGGTTAAATCCGAACAGCAACTCATTTCAAGAATGTGCAAGTCGTTGATGTTTGATGGTGTAAACCACATTGTTATGGAAGACCTTGACAACGGATTCGGAAAATGCTACGTCAAGGACAAGGACAACGAGGACATAAACTATAACAGAAAGGTCAAGTTTCTTGGATTAAGTTCATTGAAGGATGAGGTTGAACACATTGCAAGGAAGTACGGTATCACATTGTCAACCGTGCAGGCGAGTTACACAAGCAAGATGTGTCCGATTTGCGGTTGCATTGCAGACGAAAACAGACCAAACCAAGAGACCTTTGAGTGTGTTGAGTGCGGACATACTGACAATGCCGACCACAACGCATCCAAGAACATAAAGAACAGAGTGACCGTAACCGTGTTACGTGATTCGCTCTTAAAACAACTTGGCAACGGTGCTTACGAACCGAGAAAACTGAAAAGGGAGAAGGTGAAGGAAGTGCTGTTGTCGTTCCGAAGGAGTTTGATGGTAACATCAAAAAGTGAATGTAGTGAAATTATTAACTTGAATACTTTTGACTATGTTTAGTTCTTCGGAAGAACATCCATTCCCCAATAGCCCTACAAGATATAACCGAACAAAGTTTGAGACGCTTGCGGACAAGGATATGCTGACGGAAGGGTTGATAAGAACCTATCCGATGGAGTGGGTCGAAAAATATCTATCAAACCGTATAACATCCGACTTTGTCAATGGAGGTGTTGATTATGACAAGATGCAATTCTGGTTCATCCTGAAACAAGGTTCAAAGTCAATAGAACCATTGAAGAAGAAGATGGAAACATTCGGCTACTTCTGTTCAGTTGAAGATAATGTCAGCGAAGGCGTATATCTCCAGTTTGAACCGAAGTTTGATATCTATCGCAAGGGAAGTGAGTTCAGTTCAAGGAACAACGGCATCGTGTTCTATCACGTAGCACCTATAAGGTTCAAGAAAAAGATTCTGAATGTCGGATTGGTTCCGAAGGCAAAGAATAAGTACTTGAAATATCCCGACAGGATATACCTGATGCTGTCTTCAGAGGGAAAGGACAATGCCTACGATATGGCGGATATGTTGTATACACAGGATGAAAACACCTTGAACCAGGGCAAGTATTCATTGTTCGGAGTGACTGTTGATGGGTTGGATGAAGTTAAATTCTATCCCGACAGGAATACACCCCATGTGCTTTCATATTTCACATACGAAAACATTCCAAGCAAAAACATAACATTCATTGAAGATTTTGATGCTTATAAATTTTAAGATATTATGGCCAAACAAGATAAAAGAAAGACAAAGGAAGAACTTGACAAGAAACTGGAAGAGTTGAGAAGTTGTTTCGGAGCACTTACAGTCAAGCCGACTCTCGGAGACCTTATGGCGTTCTTCAAGGAGAGTTTCAACAGGGACATCGTGAAGGTTGGAGACAGGCTGATATTCGATTTCACACAGTTGTTCTTTATGGCTGGCAACAAATGTGAACTATATAAACGTTTCAAAGGAGAACCAATCCAGTCAATAACAGTGACATATATCAGGTGTTCAGTCATTTTTTACACCTACGACAGCGAGAAGGATGGCAAGGAGGAATATATGGACTACAACAGCAACTGGAACAAATATCTGTTCCTTACAATCGTTAGACAATCCGAACTATTCAAGAACAAGATGTTCCTTAAGGAGAAGGACTTTGATGAGTGGTACTTGCAGACGAACTTCCTTGAAATCAATGATGAACATTGCAAATATATAAGGGACTTGAACTATGAGTGATTTTATGCGTATTTTTAGGAAACGAAAAAAATAAAGAAAAAACTTGCATAGTTCAAAAATAGTGTTTACCTTTGTCCCATCAAACTAAAAAGAAAGGAATTGATTATGATTACTGAAGACAGAGTGACATTTGAAATTGCAAAACTCTTAGAAGAAAAGGGCTTCAAAGGTGAATTCAAAGGCTATTATGATTGTAATGGCTTTTATTTTGATACGCCCAATATAGTTCTAAAGGAATCTGGTTACGCTTATTATCCCATACCATCCTTGTCGGTCGTATTGAAATGGCTCAGGGAAGTGCATAATATCTATATAGCAGTTAATATTACTTATAGTGAAGAACCTAAATTATTTCCTCCAGAGTATTATGTGTATATAAACAATACATTAACAGGAGAATCTCTTATAAAAGAGGTATGTTCACTTGTACAAGATAAGACATTAACTCCAAAAGGATTTAAGCGCAGTGAAACTGCTTGTGAAGCAGCAATTAAATATGCACTTGAAAATTTAATTTAATAACCGCTATGACTAAGACAAAGAATAAAAATAGTAGAAAACACCGTAGAAGTGGTAAAAACCTTTTTTGGCTTGTTAGAAGTATAAGGACAAATGAATTAATACTTTATTCAAGGAAGCCGTATCTTATGCAATTGCCCAAAGGAAATTTTTATTGGTTCAGTGTTTATTCCGAATGTTACCCAAGTATTAAGGTGGCGGAAAGAATGGAAATTGACAACAAAACTCCGATTATGGTGAGATTGGAAATATGTAATCATGAGCCTGACATGTACATTCAGCGATATAAAGATTGTCTTTTCATCAATAGTCATACTCAGACATACTACATTGGCTGCAAAGAAAAAGTGACCGAAGTCCCGCATGTTTTCAGGATTTCCAATAAACTTTTCCCCGATGTCACAGAAAAAAGCGGAATTGTTGGGATTAAAATAATATCTTTAAAATAACATAATGAATATGATTACAGAAGATTACGTAAATAAAGAAATAGCCTTATTACTTCGTGAGAAGGGATTTGATGAACCTACTTTATATCATTATAATGGAGATAATAAAGAACCTAATCATACGATTGACTATGATTTGATAAAAAATTCAGAGGCAAAAGAGTTTTGTTCTGCTCCAACTCTCCAAATGGTATTGAAGTGGCTCCGAGAAGTGCATAAAATTGAGATTTGGGTTCACTATGATATAGACAAAATCACTTGGTGGGGAGAATGTAATCCAATGTATGAAGAAGATGAAGAAAACTCTAACACGTTTCAAAGTCTTCTTAACTTTGATTATCCCAGCAAAACCTACGAAGAAGCCTGTGAAGCGGCAATTAAACATTGTCTTGAACATTTAATTTAATTATGCCACCAACAAAGTATTTATTGGCTCATTACGCAGAAAACAAAAATAATTGAATACGATGAAGCATCTTAAAGTAACCACTACAGCATCGGCACAAGTTACGCTCGATGGTCTCGATATTGACAAAGTAATTAAACAGGCAGCTGACCTTGCACACGAGGTTCTTGAGGAATTGTCGATATACCGACAGGAACATGATTTGGATCCTCTTACGTTTTCATGTGAAGGAAGTTGCTGTGAATTTTTAGATTTAATTGATGATTGATTATAACAAGACAAGAAGAAATAGTACAAGCAGTAATTAAAAATATTCTTGAAAATTTAATTTAACTATAAAATATATGGACTGTAAGTTTTTTCATTGTGACCAAAGAGAAGGTGAATGGTGTGAGAAATACTCCGTTCTAAGATGCCATAATAGAGGTAGTTGTGAGTATGAAGATGAAGGTAAACGAAAGGACACTATATTAATAACAGAAGACAAGAAAATTGAAGATATTTGTGACTATATCTTCAAATATGAACATTATAATACATTCTATCAATATGCTGTCGCTTGCGCAAAGGCAGTTGCTGATTGGAAGAATAGAGAAATAGCACAATTAAAAAGTAGAATAAATGACTAAGATAGAAGACATAAAGCCAGGCCAAAAGGTTTTATATAAAGGAATTGAATGTGTAGTCATGAGAATAGACTTACCTAATCAATCATTTCCTTTTATACCTTCTAAACATACTATAACCTTATATTATGACCCTGGAATTACAACTTCTTCAATAGAAGATATTTTTCTAATATAAAATTATAAATATGATTAAGATAGCAATGGAGGAATAAATATGATTACAGAAGATTACGTTAGCTACGATATAGCAAAACTCTTGAGAGATAAAGGTTTTGATGAACAAACTGTAAGATGCTATAATTTAAGGAAAGAATTATGCATATGTCAGTGCAGAGGCAATGAAACTATTAACTCTACACCAAATTATCTTATTGCTGCACCAACATTCCAAATGGCACTGAAGTGGCTGAGAGAAGTGCATAAGATATTCATAAATGTTTCCAATGAAGTATCGTTAACTGATGACATAACATACCAATTCTTTGTATGTACAAAAGAAAAGTCAATACTTCACAGAGGTGAAGATATAAAGACATTTGAAGATGCATGTAACGAAGCGATGAAGTTTGCGCTTGAAAATTTAATAGTACGGGCAAGAAGTCCCCTTCCTTCAGGTGGGGGTAGTTCATTAAAGACGAATTTATAGAATCATTTAAACAAGCAATGATGGAGGAATAGAATTATGATTGGATATACAACAATAGAACAAAGCAAGAAACTCGTTGAACTCGGCATTGATGCTGATAGTGCGGATATGTCATATATATTAACAACAAACAAATATGATGAGCATATATGGCAACCAATGTTAGACCAACCTTCGATACGATTTGGTGAAATACCGTGCTGGTCAACGGAAGCACTATTGAAGTTGTTGCCAAGGGAAATTAATGATTATTCGTTGAAGGATATACAACCTACCATAACTGGAAAATATAAGATATCCTATTCGTATCGGGGGATGTATGATGAGTTCACAATTGTTCGTGATACCCTGTGCGAATGTACATACGAAACAATTTTAAAACTTAAAGAATTGAAACTGATATGAAAGCGACAGATTTAATGATTGGTGATTGGGTGTTTAACACGCATCATAATAAAAATATACAAATAACACCATACGACTTTTTCACACATGGACATTATGAAGATGGTACGCAATACATTACGGAATCACACAAAATAGTATCAGGCAATGATTTTGTACCAATACCACTAACGACAGAAATATTGGAGAAGAATGAATTCAAAGAAGATTTTGAAACAAACGGAATTTATTGGAGACCTGATTGTAGAAAATTTTGTATTGTTAAAGAATTAGATACTTGGTATTTTGCTTTTAGAGTTCTTGGTGAGAGAGTTGATAAAAGTTCTGGATATATTTGTATTTCAGAATGCAATTATGTCCATAAACTACAACACATAATGAGACTATGTGAAATTAATAAGGAGATTATATTATGACGAGAAAAAGAAACAAAAATAAATTGAATATGGAATACGATAAATACATGGACAAGGAATGCATTGCCTTGTGTGACAAGTTGAACTCCCTTTCAAACGTCAGGACAACCGAGAGTTGCTGTGGACACTGCAAATCGCCATATATGATATTCTTCCAATGCAACGATTTTGTCAGATTGGGGAGACTATATAGGTGCGTGAACAGAAACTACTCGGACGGCAAGTGGCGCATTGAATGCTGTTGCAGTGATATAATACCATCTTATGGTTTCTTATTAACAACCCACGAGCCATTCGCTTCCGTTGAAGAAATGACGGAAAGCGTGGAAGCACTAATTGAAAATATTGACTACTGGGAAGACACAAGATTTGATGAACATTTTAATTGTAAAAGTTTAATTTGAAAATATATGGATTTTGTGACTTTTGAAATAGCAACGCTTTTACGGGAGAAAGACTATCCGCAAGCCAGTCGGGAAACCAATTATATTGGACGAAAATATAGTCCTGACGGAGAATTAACTTCTGCGCCGTATGCCAATGGATATGCTTGCCCGACACTTAGCGAAACATTGAGATGGTTGAGAGAAACCCATAATATTGACATCACTATTACAGTTGGTCTTGTGACGATAGACGGAACCAAAGTGAAAAAATATTTTTGGACACCAGTGTTATTCAGGGCAGGACTTTTGACATATCCTATGAACTTTCCAGATGGTTCTGGCGAAGAAATGGCTAACACCTTTGAGGAAGCATGTGAAAATTCCATAATGTATTGTTTAATCAAATTGTTATAGCAATATGCAACCAACATCAATTAGAGAACTATTAACCGACTGGGTGAAACTGTGTGAGAAATCTTGGGTTGAAAAGAAACGCGAAGATTTTCGCATAGTTAACAACCACACCAACAATCTTGAAACTGAATTAGGTGATATTAATGATTATAAGATATTAACCAAATTAATGTAAAAAAAATATGCAAAAGATAACAAAGAAAACGGAACTGGCGACAACATTGAGGCTTATTGCCAAATATTGTGAGAATTCGGGGTGCGAAATACTTTCATGGTACAATTCGGGTTATGAATTGGCTAATGAAATAAACCAATGCACCACAACAAATTACATTAACCAATTACCTTCACCAAAAATCACAAACAATAAAATTAATTACTTAAAAGAACATAAGTCTGAAATAAAACGAATTATCAAGATTGCATCAGAATGGATGAATCTTGATAATTTTGAAACTATAATCCTATCAATTCTCTATAGCACGAAAACAACATATTCTACTGATGAATATATAACTTTTTTTAACATCACCAGGTTGGATGCTATTGATATGTACAACATTAATAACAACTTAGTATATAAAGGGTATTTTTATGTGAGTTCAATCAATACTTGGGGGTTGCTACCAAAAATAAGAAACTTAATAAATGGAAATTCAAAAGAAATAACGCCAGTGCCATTTTCAAGAAGCCGTATGATAGCAATACTTGGGCAATTAGTTAATAATTACGAAAGGGATGAGAAATCAACGCGCGATGCCATTTATCAAAATGAAAATTTATTACCAAATGATGAGTTTATAAAGTTTCTTAAAGATAAGTTAACTACATATGAACGGTTACTTATATATTCTTTGTTATACAATACAGAAACTAGAGATGAATATAAGTGGAACTTGTCTTTGGCATTAAAATGTGTCTATAGTGATAGTTCACCAATAGAAATTAGCTCACGAATAGGAAGATATATTGATGGTTCCGAAGGTGTAGTTAGGCAAGGTTTTGTTGAAATAATCCCCAACGAAGACAATGAATTTGAACCAATGATATGCATAACTGACAAATGTGCTGAATTATATTTTGGGGATTTATATGATGGGTACAAGAAAAGATTAGAAAAGGTTAATGCTTACCTCAATAAGTCAACTATCACTATCAAGAGCGACACCATCAAGGAAAAGGTGCTCTACTACAATGATGAGAACAAATCCGATATTGACTTCCTATATAAGTCGATGGACGACAACAACCTTACCCAACTGAAACAACGGCTTGAGAAGCATAATCTACCCAATGGCATATGTGCTATACTATATGGTGCACCAGGAACTGGAAAGACTGAAACTGTAATGCAGATTGCAAGGGAATGCAAGCGAGACATATATCACGTTGATATAGCCGAAAGCAAGTCAATGTGGTTCGGCGAGAGCGAGAAGAAGATAAAGAAGATTTTCACAACCTACCAGTCGCTCTGCCAGAAGGCAAGGAATTTAGGTAATAACCTCCCGATACTTCTGTTCAACGAAGCTGATTCGATATTCAGCAAACGAAAGGATGTCATGGTCGGAAGTGTTGTACAGACCGAAAACACTATGCAGAACATCCTGCTGGAGGAAATGGAGAAACTTGACGGCATCCTCATAGCAACTACAAACCTTATTGACAACTTAGACCCAGCCTTCGAGAGACGCTTCCTCTTCAAGGTTAAACTTGACAAGCCGTCTGTTGAAAACAAAATGAAGATATGGGCTAACAAGGTTGAAGGACTTGAAGAACCCCAATACCGCAAACTTGCCGAACAGTTTGACTTCTCTGGCGGTGAGATTGAGAATGTTGCGAGAAAGATAATAATGCAGGATGTCCTCTACGGAAAACTCCCAGAGTTCGACAGGATACTGGAATTCTGCAAGGCTGAAAAACTATCATCAGCAAAGAACGCAGTTATAGGGTTTAAAAATAATTAGAAGACGAACTTCTAGCAACAAAAAAAGCGCCCCAACAAAGGACGCTTTTTTTATGTGTAGGCGAGAAGTTATTCGGCCGTTGACAGGTCAATTCCGAGATATGGTACCAATGCTTTATATTGGTTGAGCAATTCCTCATTCACCCATCTCTTTCTGTCCTTTGTGTTTCCTCTTTCGATAGTGTAAGACATCCATAAGGTCTTGTTACGATGCAACGTGTGTGCTGACGGGTAGTCGGCGTTTAACTGTGCAAGAGCCTTCTTATATGCAAGTTCATCTTCCTCCAAGTCTTCAACCTTGTCCTCAACCTTCTTACCGAAACTATCTTTCAAAACCTTGAAGAGTTGATTGTTCATCACCTCAACATCACCTGTGGCCTTATCAACCAAGAAGTACAATTTCTTTACCAGTACTGGCGGTCTCTGACGGAATACGACATCCCCTTCTTCACTCTTGAAAATATCGCGTTCATCTTCTTCACCACGTTGATTAAATTTGCTTGTATCGGCAACATGCGCGTTCTTTATCGGCATTATGCCAGCACCTCCATAGACATAACGTTTTTCACCAGCATTCTTGCCAGTCTTATAGAGACTGAACTTTCCTCGCCAAGTATCTTCTGCACCCTCAGCACCGAAACCATGTTCCTTGCGAAGTCTCTTCAACGCATCAGACTTTGTGGCTTCCAGTTCTGCGACACCCTGTGCGTTAAGCCAGTTCAATTGGAACACGCTATAGGAAACAATTGCGATGTCTGAATTGAAGTTGAACTTCATTGTCTTGGTCTTGCCATTCTGAAGGTAATCTTCCATATCCCCACGGACATTTCCCAAATATTTCCTTTGCAACGGATATTCGTCACTATCGGTATAAGAGTTCACAAACTTTGCATAGTTGTCAGCATTGACATAGCGCAAGCCTGTTGATATTTCCTCCGAGTTGATATATCCCATCGTGACAAAACGACCTCTCGGAATGGTTCCAAGATAGTCAATTAGGTTGTCACCCGTAATGTTCCTGTTCTGAAGTGCCTCTTCCAGTACACTTTTTACAATATCACTTATCTGCGATTCATCAAAATTATTTATCATGTTCAAATCAATTTATATTATTAATAAATAGTCGGTTATTTTTCCTTTTTCAGACTTTCCAAATATTCTGCAACAGTTTCAATGCCAAACTCTTTCCGTTCCTCGTCGGTCAGTTCACGTTCCTCGCCACAATGAATGCAACGCATCCTGCTCATGCACTTGGGACTGCAACTTGTTAGTTTCCAGACGTGGTCTTCGCACTGGCATTCGCACTTCTCAACCTCAAAGTCGAATATGACGCTCGGTGTGATATTCAACACCTTTTCACAATGAGGACATTCATATTGGAACATCTTTTCGTTAACACAATCCTCGATTGAAACATATTCGAGTTCATCCCAACTCAAATCCAACTCTTTCCCACAATAGGGACATTTGTAATCGTCGTACAACATAATCCTATATCATTTATAAATTCTCGTATTCGTCTTTTCTTTTCTTCAGTTCGTCATACTTCTCGTCAATCAACTTTATTATGACCGCAGGGTTGCTCTGGAATTTAACCCCCGCCAGCCAGTTCCTCAAATCTTCATCCTTTTGGTAGGCGACAACCTCACATGCTTCAACAACTTCTTCAAATGTACAACGTGTTGTTCCTTCAAGTGTAAACTCCGTTGCAACACTAATTGCAAGGTCGGCATTAGAGCCTTCATTCTCGTCAATATAAGCATATCTTGTCCCAAGAACTGCATTGTGCGGTTCGTGTGGAAATGGTACAGATTCTTCAACAATAGGTTCAACAACTTCGCTAATCCAATTCTCAGAAGTTAAAGGTGAACCTATTGGCCAGCCCATCCGCAGATGTTTCTTCTTCCACCTGACAACTCTGCGCCACGTTTCATCAACAGCGTCAATCCAGGATGCGTTCATATCCATATTCTCCTTTCTGAAGAACCAGTTTTCATCATCCTCACCAATTGATGTAATTTGAAATCTGTTATATTCTTTTGTTTCTTCATCATAACAATTGTATATAACAAATCCCATTATTTCACCAAGTTCGTAATGTCTCCATAGATTTTTGTTAACGTTGTCAATCACGGTGAGGGACATAGGGCATGGATTATTCTGCCAGTATTTGCTTAAATCCTTTTCAATATCATTCTTTATCATAGTTATAATTTTTAGTTTTCAAGTTCACCAATCTTAAACGACTGCTTGCCATTATGTGGAAGATATGAACGATAGTTCTTCATAAAAATACTGACGCGGAAACCCACGTGTTTCAACAGTGGGGGGGGGGAAGCGTCTCTCAATTTATTAAGTTAATAATATTGTTAATTCTCTCTGTCATTGACGTCTGTCTTGTTTGACCTCGCAAATATACAACGTCTTTTTGAATTGACAAAATATTTTTTAAAAAATTTTAATAAATATTGAGAAATTTTTCAAATTCCCTTATATTTATATATAGTAAAAAATTACAGAACTATGTACCTGACGACGACCGTATTGCAGACCCCAAAGAACCACGAGGTTGACCTCGCGGTGCTAAAGGCTCTGTGCTACCAGTCGGCAAGACTGTACAATGCAAGCCTGTACAACATCCGCCAGCACTACTTCGCCACGACCCGCTACCTGTCGTACAACGACAACTGGCGCATGACGAAGGACAATCTGAACTATAGACTGCTGATATCCGACTCGGCACAGCAGATAATGCGTATGGCCGACAGGGACATGCAGTCGTTCTTCAAACTCCTCTACCTCAAGTCGCAGGGGAAGTACTCCGCAAGGGTTAATCTCCCCCGCTACAAGAAGGGTGATGACTGTTCGACCTACGTCGTGTGCGGACGTTCAGCCCGCATCCAGAAAGACGGCACTGTTAACATAGGCGTGACAAAGGAGTTCCGCGAGAAGTACGGCTACGACAGCAGGTACATCAAGTTCACAATCCCCCGCAACCTCCGTGACGTGAAGGAGTTCAAGGAGGTTCGCATCAACCCCCAGTACAATGCGACCCAGTTCTGCGTCCAGTTCATCTACGAGTCCGCACAGGCGCCACAGCAGGCATCTGGTGACGGCTGGATGTCGATTGACCTCGGACTGGACAACCTAATGGCTTGTACGGCCTTTTCTAATGGCGGCTCCCGACAGTTCCTAATTGACGGGAGGAGACTAAAACACATTAACCGCTATTACAACAAGGAAATCGCACACCTCAAGGCTGCCCGACCCGACAAGTTCGACCTGTCCAAAAGGATGATAAGGCTTATGAACGGACGGAAAAACAGGATTTCGCAGTACTTCGACCGCACGGTGAAGTACGTTGTGGGCGAATGCCTCGCCCTCGGCGTGACCCGTGTTGTCGTGGGGCATAACGAGGGGTGGAAGCAGGAGGTCAACCTCAAGGACTTCAACAACCAGAACTTCACGTTTATCCCGCACTACCTGCTGTTGAGGAAACTGCGCTCGAAGTGCGAGTTCCACGGCATCAAGTTCCTTACGGTCGAGGAGAGTTACACCTCGAAGGCCAGTTGCCTGGATATGGACGACATACCAACTTATACACCGAACGACCATGTGAAGTACAAGTTCTCTGGCCGTAGGAAGTATAGGGGACTGTATAAATCAAAGGAGGGCCTGTTGATTAACGCCGACATCAACGGGGCGGTCAATATCCTGCGGAAGTATTTTGTTAATGGCAAGCTGGACTGGATATTCCAGGACAGTGTGAGAGCGCTCGTCAACGCGCCGTGTCCGAGGGTTCATCCCTTCGGCTCAAGCCCACGCACTTCAGTCGTGGGTGGTTGACCCAGGGATTAGCACATTGTCATAGTACTGATTTCTCGTTACAATGTGATTCACATCAAAACTCTTGCTTACTGCGTTAGTATACGCAACATCCTCAAGTAATTGGTTGAAATCAACCTTTAATGTAATCTGTCCCATTTTTTACTTCCTTTCTTTTTTTAGTTAAAAATTCTTTTACCCATTTATAAGCCCCATTAAGTTGATACGTTCAGAATGGGGTGATGTCTTTAAAAAACAGGCCTGTGGAACCTGTGTTTATGGTCTTATCGCCATATCGGAGACCTTGCGCAAGAAGCCAGTCAACTCTCTACGTCGGGAATGCGTTTTCTACTAAAAGTACGCGGCACTGGCTGTCCCCAACTTAAGCGTCTTCCTTTTGTTATAATATTTCACATAGCGATTTTTCATCTTTACAGGGCTTAGCACCTTATGTGACCATATCATTCACCCACTGCGTTATCCTTGCACATTATTGTTTAGTGTCCCAGTCTTTTGAGGTGAAACAAACTCGCAACTGGGTAGGAAAGGGTTTCCGCTGATTTCGGAAGATTAAACACGAGGTTGTTCAGCCCCGTGCACCACAGAAAAATATCAAAGAACATGTGTGTCATTCATTGACAATGCAAAGATATGTATTATTTTTGAAACTACAAAGAAAAAAATTATTTTTTTTTTCAAACGTGAATTCCATGTATGCCATCCGTCACCCCTTCCAGATAGTATAGTGTCTCGGTTGTGAGGAGAAAGTGGTATAGGTGTGCTTGCAACCATCTGATACAGTTGCCGTCCGTAATATCAAAATCTGTCAAATCATATATCTTCCATATCTTGTCAAGATTGGAGAACAAATCCTTCGAGCGTAGGTATGCGTCATCTTCCGTGAAACCATCCTTTAAAGTGAGTAGAGGGAGAATATCTTCATTGAACAACCTATCGTGTGCGTCTTTCCGTCTAATCTCCAATTGATATGGCGTATGATTGTCAGCAGCATCAACCTTATATGTCACTATCGCTTGCAATATTTCAAGGTACTCCAAAATATCATCAGCCAATTTATGGTTGATTGTTAAATCACTCTTTCTAATTAATCCGTGCATAACAAATAGTCCTATCTTTCAAATGTCAACTTGAGAGCATATATCACTATTATCACAACTAACGAGACAGGCCATAGCAACTTTGAAACCACTGATAACCAGTACCGTGGCTTAATATACTTGTTGAAAACTTCCAGTTCTTCAAATAGGCAAGACACTATAAATAGTGTGAGAAAATACCCAATAAAGCACACTAATATGTTTAAAAAAATATCCACAACTTTTTAATTTTAATTATACTTTCCTAAAAATCCATTCGCCAGCATAAGCATAGCATTATCAAAAATGAGTTCGTGTTCAACTGGAACTATATTAACTTTATCATCATCAACTAGTGTTTCCTGCGAGTACCATATGGTTTTTCCACCTTTGTTAACAATTTCCTCTACCTTGCGGACATCTTCGTCATTCCGTCGGTCAAACTCCATTGAAATGTTTTCATTTGGTTGCCAATAAAGGATATTTGGTTCTATATGCAGTTTGCACAATATCTGTAGATAGAAATCATCCCAAAACGTTGACACTGGCATTGGGACTGGTGCTATATAGTCTTGTTTTATATAACCAGTACTCCAATGCAGATTAGTCGTTTTATTATCATATTCGCCCCAGAGGTTATGCCACTTGTTGCTGATGAAACGCACACCGTATTCACAGTTGAGTATTGGTGTGAACCCATATTTCTTTATCTCCCTACAGAAATCATCACGGAGTTTCTTTTCAAACTTCCTGTTCTCGCTCTGCTGGTTAATTAGCCTAAGTTCCTCCTTAACCTTCAGTTGTTCGGACGAAAGGTTCGGTTTGCTGCCATATATGAAAGGGACTGGGATGAACATAATGTTATTATTTTATTTCATAATTTCAATTTCTTCCAATTTTTTCAAGTATCTGAAAATCTTATAGCATAGTTCGTCTTGGTTTTCAAAAGGAAAGGATTCCAAGTATGTGATTAGCTAATCCATCAATGTTTCATTTCGTTGGCTATAATAACCTTTCTCATTCAGCCAATCAATGATTTCGTCATATTGACGGACTTTTTCATAGTCAGGGGCTATTACTTCCCAGTTTGTTGAAAAATATTCTCTAACTGTCAGTTGGAGTTTGTCAATATTCTCTGGCAATAGTTCTTCATGACTTATAATTCTGTCGCCTATTTTCAAGCCATATAACTCATTTTTCTCATTTGTCACAAAATTGATTGCATTACTAAATGCCAAACTATCATATTCGTTCACCTTAACGGTTTTGTAAAATTTAGTCATAGTTCTATTATTTTTAAAAGTTTTCTTCAACACGTTCAACAATCACTTCTATTTTGTCAGGGGACGAATCATCATTATAATAGACACTGCTGAATAAGCAATGGGCAATAACTTCACGCTCTTTTTCCCTACAGTGAATAGTTATAAACATATCATCGTGTGATGTCAGGTTGAGGATTTTTTCTGCAATAATAGAAAATGTTGTTTCATCACATTTAAACATGCCATCCATAGAAAATTCTTTCACACCAAAATCATTTATTCTTCTTTCGGTGTTATATCTAAATTCTGTAGCGGAATATTCACCGAAGTTAGTTATAACTTCAATTTCGTATTTATCCGCAGTGAATACTCGTTTAATAATTTCTTTAGTTTCCATATCCTTTTCAATCTTTTTAAAAATTACATATTTACCATCTTTTCTTGCTTGCGCCTTACATGCTCCCGCAAGTTGTCTCGAAAACGCATTGTGTTTGCATTGGTTAAGTTTGTCTAGTGTGTCTCTGTGCATAAAACAACCTTCACACTTATCAGTCGCCTCAACTACCTCGAAGGTTCCTACCGATGTGGCGAATTTTGTACCGATTTTACGACACTTTCTTTTTTTATTGGCAATCCAGTTCATCATATATTCTCCTATTCCATATAGTTATCATAAACATATATTTCCATCTTAATGAACTACCCCCACCTAAAAGGAAGGGGACTTCTTGCCCGTACTATTAAAATCAACAATAAGAGACGGTTGTTCCATCAAGAAAGAACAATGAATACTATCTATTGTTTCTTCTTCGGGGCGGGGATACTCGTAATAGTCCTGCAAAGCCTTCAAGTCTTCCAACGAATTGATTTCAATTTCCCTCTTGAATTTATCGTTACTTGCTTTTAATAGTTTGAATTTCATAGTTTTTTATTTTTTATTTCTTCAATTTTCTTCTCAATCCAGTCACAGAACTTGTCTTGTAGATAGTTGAAGCCTTCAGAAAATACCCAAAACGCCAGGACAATCCCGATTAATCCTATAAGTGTTGATGCATCGTATCTAATTTTTCTGGGTTATCTTCACAGTAATCCTCATGATAAATATAGATTCCATACAGCAACCTGCAACACAGTTCTTGTAGCAATATCTTCTTCTGTTCGTCTGTCATTGTTTTGAAAATATTATATTATTCTTTGTTTTCACCACGAAAATTCGGCACAGCATTCCCCGTCAGTGAAGTTGTCAATGATATTCCGCTGGAATTCTTCCTTGGCATCCTCGCCGTCACAGTATTCCTCCTTATACCTCTCAAGTTCTTCCTTAGTCCATACAAAATACCCAATCTTGCCAGCATTATAATCCTCGTAGAACTTTTTGTTCAAACCTTTCCGTTGGTAGCCAACCTCATCCTCCCATATAACATCAACATCATATGTTGGTACACTGTGCAGGTCTATCACAACCATATGCGCGTTTCTGTAGGCTTCGTAGGCATCAGTGTCATATATGTTTTTTCCTTCTTCATCTTGACCAATTACATAGTCCAGCATATCAGCCTTCTTGTATTCCTTCGGCCATACATTCATACTATACTCCTCCTCGCCGTAGGTAGTACCACGCCATTCGTAGTCATTGATGTCAATGCCAGTCTCTTCCTTGTATTTCTTCCAGTCAAAATAATGAAGGGTCATCTTGCTCTTCAACTTCTTAGCCCATTCTGGTACTTCAACAACTTCTTCTCCCTTTTCGTTGGTCAACTGGATGAAGTCGTAATCATTAACATTAGCCTTGTAAAGCCTTTCAACATAAATGCTGAGTCCCATTGTTTTATATATTAAAAATTTCAACGGCAAAGATATGCAATCTTTTTGACACCGCCAAACTTTTTTGAAAAAAAAAAAATACAATATTCCAGTCATACCAACTATTTATAAAATAAAATAAGAATAAAAATATCTGTTACAATGAAGAAAACTATAGTACTTAACGAATCAGACCTTCACAGGATTATAAGCGAATCTGTCAAGAGAATATTGAACGAAGGATTTTTTAACAGGGGAAATTCAAACCAGCAAAACGGACAGCAACAAAGACAACAGCCTAATTTACCAAAGGGCGTTTATGATTCAATTGATGGCGCAACATTTGGCTACGCTTCAAGTGAAACTGTTCCAATCTATACACTTAGCACAAACATCGGTAACTTATATGTTGGCGGTAATGCAACAAGAAACATTAAAACCATAATGCAAGAACTACAACAGAATGGCATTAATGTATTTAACTGCGATAATACTCGCGTTAAGAACCCACACTATAACGGTTATAACGATAATTATGACAACAGTGCGGCATATCAGAATAACGGTTCGTACAGACAGACTAATCGCACGACACAAGGCGGACATATAAGACCATATAGTGACGAACTGGCTGCTTGGGACTTTTAATAAAACGGGCAAGAGGTCCCCTTCCTTCAGGTGGGGGGTAGTTCATTCAGACATTTATACACATTATACAAAAATACCAAAAGCGTCCTCAACAACGAAGACGCTTTTTTTATTATATACTCTACTACTGTTTTAGCCTTTCTCCACTACGGCGAACCTGTATAGGCCATCTTCAAAGGCTATATATGACTTGCCTTCGTAGGTGAATTCATACGCAGTTATATTAGTTCCTTCAACCTTTTTGCCACTTTTGCAAGGTTCACTCTCTATCGAATTGCAACTTCCTAACAGTGCGCCCATTGCGACTAATGCTATTATTATAAATCTTTTCATAAAAATTCTGAAATTAATTGTTATTAAATATACCTAACCTTTCCGTCGGAACCCACCGTGCGGTACTTGTATGAAACTCTTTTCTTATCGCGCTTCGGGAACTTGAAGGGGACAAGTGTCTTAATGAACTTTTCAACGCACTTTTCTGCGTAATCCCTACTGCTTTCAAGCATGGGAGAGATCCTTATAAGTTCAGTCTTTACCCATATAGTATGCCTATCCTCATCATACGACAACGGAGCAAAGTACCTCCAAATCCCCAACTTCCCAAGGATACCACCTTTCACTTGGGGATAATACCAAACGTCATCGTCGATTCTTTCCTCCCTTATCCTGAACTCCATATTGGAATGAAGCCAATCAAATAACTTGCCTATCATATTATTTCTCGTTTTAATAATATTTTCTTTCATTATAATGCCTCACAACCACAGCGTTATCCAACTTATCAATCTCCACACCAGTCTTCCAGGGGCAGATGGAACGAATATCATTCATAGGGACACCAGCCTCACAAAGTATCTCGTATAACGGGAGATTCGGGCTGTAGTCACAGTAGAGGTCTATCTTCCATTCTTTTCCATCATCAAATTTCCATATGCATCCGTTGTGATAGAACTTCTCAAATCCCTTGCGGGCGTTCTCAATAACTTCAAGACTTATATCTTTCTGTGCGTCAGATTTAAGCATACTGCCCAGCAACATCATCATATCCGAATATCCGCTCCTGTCACCGTTGTCCTGGTTCCTATTACCAAATATCATCTCGCACCATTTGTCAGCAGCAAGACTACACGCTTTCTCATATGTCCGCCTATTACCTTTCAATGAATGGAATTCAAACTTCACTCTTTCCACCCAAAAATGAAATCTGTCCACTGTGTAGTTATAGTACTTGTCAGTATAGTCATAATAGTTGTCTTCCACAAGTCCGTTCTTCAGCCTTTCTTCCCATTCGCTGTATGCTAAATATGGAAAAACCTTATGCAAGGCTTCATACAGGACATCACTTACCTCCTGATAATAGTTCACCCCACCATTGAATATGAACTTCACTGCTTCGCTAATATCACTTTTCTTAACTTCTTCACTTTCTGGAAACTCATTCATGAGAAGTTCCACTACCTTGTTAATTGTTTCAATATTAATTTCCATAATTCAAATATCTTAATTTTTCATCACAAATAAACTATAAATCATATCGAACAGATAGCCAATAATTTTCCATTCGTCTTCATCGTCGCGGTCTATCTTGTTCTTTTCCGTTTTTATTCGCTCGTCTTTCTCGGCATCACTTTCCTGTTGTTCCCAGTTCAAGCCAACCCAAATATCACTATTTTCATCACCTGAATATTCTATGCTGACAACTAAGTTTTTAAAGTTAACACCTTTTTTCGTAAGATAATTATATTTTTCAGTTCTTCTCAGTAAAATGTCATTAATCTGCTCTTCAGACAAATATATAATCGCATTATGTATGTCCCTATCCATACTGTGAAGATAGTCAAAATGTTCAATCCAACGATTAGAATCATCAATATGTCTTCCTTTATATTCCATATTCTTTGAATTTTAAAATCGATGCAAAGTTAAAACAATATTTTGGTATGGTCAAACTTTTTTTAACAAAATTATTCGTAGTATGCAAGTGCCTCATAATTATAATGTACGAAAGGTAAATCAGAGAAACTTGCTATCTCTTGAAGATTCATTACCCAAGCGGAGTATGGAACTTGCCTACGGAGCAAAGCGTTTATTGAAACAGCAAACTTTATGTTTTCAGATGTAATATCTTCTTTTGTTGCATTGAAATTCAAGTTAATGGCTTCGTTCACATTCGATATAAACATTGATGTAAAGAAACCATGCAAGCCATACTTGTCGGCAAAATTCCCAGCGTAGCACCAAATGCCAATGACATTTCTATTTCTTAATAAATCAACATCCTTGCTGCTGATTACATATCCGTCCATCCGAACATTGTACAATCCGTTCTCATCACCATGCCCGAACAATACAAGGTCATTAGTCGAACTACGGAGCAAACGCCTAACAGCACTCTTGGATGGATTTATGAGAATATTGTTGCCTTCTTCAAAGCCATGTGTAAGACACTCAAAATCCTTTGTGTCTTCCTGTGCGTTTATAATTATAAAGTCTATCATCATAGTTTATATGTTATATCAACATTTATTTTCAGAGTGTGAAGTTTTATTTTTCCGAAAAAATCATCCTCATTTGTTCAAGACACTTTTCAGTATATTCCTCATTGATTGAAATTATGTTGTAGTCCTTTTTGCTTAAACCCAACACAATCGGCGAATGGCTCACCGCAATTATCTGCGTATTGTATTTATTGTGCAGGTACGGCAAGACATCGTTGAAATATACTAATTCCGAAAGCACATCTAACGATTTGTCGGCTTCATCCAAGAGCAGTGTTACAGGGCATTCCTTCTTGAAGTTGGGAAATTTTGAAAAATATTCAGTTTGTTTCTTATCAGCCAACTTCCATAAATCGTTGGCAACCTGGTTAAGTTTTATATGTTCCGCCAATGTGCGCTTGTCCGATACAACCCTTACCAGTTTCCTCTGCATATATACACACATCTGCCCAGCAGACAATTTCCCCTTAATCAAATGAAATTCCATTTCTTCGCTAACATTGGCTATCATACCGCCCGTCAAGTTACCGAATACCCCGCACGACTTATCTTTCAGATATTCAAAATTGTGATAATATATGGGGTTGCCGTCCCATTCGATATCCGCCGAATTCAACATCACCCTTTTGACATAGGCTTCAACATCAAATTTATCCCCCCAATCATGATAGCGCAAAGGTTCAATATATATCGGAAAGCCATCACCTTCAATACCAGCATACCCAGCCAACGCCCTTATAATCGTTGTCTTTCCCGAACCATTATAACCGAATATTATATTAATCCCATCTGTGAACTCAATCTTCTTGCCAATCAAGTTGTATGAACACGGAAGTTTATATTCCCCCTTGTGCTTCTTGTATATCTTCAACTCAGCCTCATATTTCGACATGTCATCCTCATACCTTGTACGGGAGTAACCGTAAGTATAGTCCCGTTTGTTCGGCTTGGTCGGCTTTTCGTATCTTTCACTAAGATAACCACTTTCACCAGTAAATGTCAACGATTTAATCATAAAAAATACCCTTTAAAAATTAAACTTGTACATATATTCCTCCATGAGAAAAACTTCGTGAGCCTTGCAGTCCCCGACAATCAATTCGGCATACTTCTCAACATCATCATAGGTATCAAGCACCACATACCCATTGGCTTCAACCTGTCGCCTTGTCAACGGAAATACTTCCCACGATTTCATATTAGGCTGGCAGTTTTTGATTTCACTGATACTTTCAGCAATCTCAACAACGCTCCTCTTGTCATCCCCAGCATTGAATGCCATAGGAGAAAACGCCTTGTTGAGAAGATACATCAGCATATAGAAATTGTAGTCGTCATATACCCCAATGGTAAACTCGGTCTGATTATCGTCTTTCGGATTGTAGGCGCCATACGCCCATTCCTCCTTGAACCCCTCAAGATAATGACTATGAATCTTGTTATTATCCTCACAATTCCCGTCATACACACCATACCTCTCCAGTATGTCGGTAGGCAGATAGCCAACGGGCAACGGCCTCGGCGCCTTCACGCTCAATACCCACCCATAGAAATTCTCCCTCGCCACGATAACTATGCCGTTATCCATAACAAAGCCATACACTGGAAGTTTGATTGACTTTGATGTATGTTCGGAAACCTTAAACGGTATCACACCCAATAGCCCACGACATACAATGTCCCTTATGAAGTTGTTCTGTCGCCACGCGGCATCCTTGTAAATCATGTTGTCACTGATTTCCCATACTCTGTTGAAATCCAATAAGTTCTGATTCATAAAACTTTCATATTTAAAATTTCTTACATACGTTAATTAATCACGTCACAAAGTTAAATCATGTTTTTGATATAACCAAATCTTTTTAAGATTTTTTTTTCTTCGGGAACCAATGAATGCACATTACACTTATAACCACAATCTAAACACTCAACAGGATTCATATCTTTGTACTTTTCAGGGTGACGTGAGTCAAATATATATGCTGCTAAACCCTGTGCAACATTTTTGCTGCCGCATTTAGGACAGCACTCGTGTTGTCTATAATAATCTTCTCTTGTCATAATTAACCAATATAATCTGTAATTTTTCCATAGCCTTATAATGTTACTTCTTCTCCGTTGATATGCACTTCGGTTCTGGGGCTGGATTGAGTTCCCCCCAACGCCTTAATATTACTTCCTCTTCCTCCGTTGATATGCACTTCGGCTCTGGGGTTGGATTAATTTCCCTCCAGCACCTCCGTATAGCATCTTCCGCGTCCGCCTTTATCGGATAGCCGTAATCGTTGCCCAAACACGGTGTATCGTAAATTATGTTGCGCCATACTCCGAGCAAGCCCCACAGCCCGCACTTCGCCATAGGCACATACCACACCTTGCCGTCATCGTATGTCTTGGTGACTATCTTGAACCTTATTCCTTTCTGTAAATCCATATCCCGAAGTTTCTAAATTTCATTATGTCGTATATCTCGTTGAAAAGTTCACCGATTACACCATCGTCAAAGCAAGAGTTGGCAAAGGCGTTGGAAAGCCACACCACGCTGTCGGGGCAGAACTTGCTGTGATACTCCACATTTTCTGGCATACAGTAGTCTGGCTCGACCTTCGCCACATAGTCGGCAAGCAACGGCAACGCCTTATTGAACAAGTTGCGGCCAATCTTCACATTGTCTATCGAACTGTCCTCCGAATATGTACTTATGTAGTCGTACTCCTGTCTGGCTATTTTGAGAAGGTCGTAGAACGGCTTGAATGTAGCCTCGAACTTCTCCGCCTTCTCCAGCGTATCGAACTCTATGCTCTCGTCAATGTCCGAGCGGTAAAATGTCTTCTTTATTTCCTCTATCATAACTTTAAAGTATATAAGTATTTACATCTTTGTTTACCATGCTCTTATACAAGTGCTCACCATATGTCTTGAAGTATATGTAGTCATTCATTTCCCTCTTATATCGGGTAAATGAAGTCTTACCACTATCAATTAAGTCATATAAATGCAGTATTCGGCTATGACTAACATTATATGCTGAACCACTCCACCTAACGTCTATATCTTCAAGCGTTTCCATACATTTATTATATAGTCGCGCCCATTCCCAGTAATCTCTTTCATGTTTTTCTTTTTGCTTTGACATAATTATAAAATATTTTCGTTATTAATATAATCACTTACCATGATAATGGCCTTTTTAAAATTAGATTGTATTTTTGCATGTTCTGCCTTAATTTCTTCAAAATCTTCTTTCAGATTCTTTAAAAACTCATCTAAATCTGCAATCGCCCATCCAGAATCAATCGCTTCACTATCCATTTCTCGGTAATCGAGGCTTATATAATCATACTTCTCATAATCGTCATCTTTAAGATTCATCTTGCCATTAAAACAAAAATAGAAGTCATAACCATGATTATCCTGTATGTCAGTGATAACCCTATATGTAATCTCATAAGTGTCTAGGTCAAAACTGTATATCTTGTCGCCTACCTTTAAATCATTAAATGTCTTCATATCTTTCTTAATTTATTGAAACCGCACAAAGGTAAAACATATTTTTGATATGGCCAAGGAATTTTGAAAATTTTATTAGCATTCATAATACATTAGAAAATATTTCTTCTCATTATATGTCGGGAATAACAGATACCCACTATAAGAATCTACACCATCAGTTCTTTGCCAACACGCATAATTGACATCATGTTCCCATTGCACTTTATATGAATTATTGCCATCTTCAAATGTAAGTTGAATATGCCCATTATCGTCAAGTTCTTTCTTAGGCTCAACATATCCAATAAAAACATTTACGTCATTCATCGCAACAGATTCTATAATATGTTCATTACTGCCACAGCATGATTCCGACAAATATTTCATAAATTCAGAATAAAATTTTATTTCCGTTTGCAAACGCTCAACAAAAATAGCATCAATGTCGTTGTCCATATATGCATTAGAAACCACATACTCTAAATCCGTTGTCGTAAAATTCTCAATCACTCCGTTATCACCAACAACACGGTTTTCAAGTTCTCTCTGAACCGTATTCTTTAATTTTTCGATGTCCATTTCTTATAAATTATATTTTTCTTTAATCCGTTGATATTCTCTCATATCTGCTTCCTTCTGCTCTTCCAGCGCTTTTTCTTCTTTAACCTTCTTATCGTTTTCAACACCATCCCAGTATTCTTTCTCCCGTTCGATTCGTGCATCACGCTCTTCATCAGTTTCCAAACGAGAATAGCAAGGAATAAATGTTAACTCGTAACAACCTGCTATGCGGTTATATTCTTGTTTTATTTTGAAATAAGTGTCAGCATCAACATCTTCGGGATTCACATACGTTTTTTTAACCTTTTTCAACTCCCCTACAAGCCTAACCACTTCAATCTCGTTAAGAAACCCACTTCCAACGCCTTCATGCACATAATATTTAAACGGTTCATCAACTTTCAGCGAAAACGTTATTCTCTTTTTCTTGTCAGTAATATGATGCCCTTTATATTCCATACCAATTTCGTTTTTTACTTTGACAATATTTTATTCTTTTCACACCACTTATCATATGATATCGTCTTCACGCCATATTGTTTAAGAACATTCATCTGGTACCAATATGCGGCATAATTTTTATCACCCAAAATACGGGCAACTTGCTTTTTGTGATTTTCCTCTAACTTGTCGTACACTTCAACCCAATGGTCACATTGCTTCTTCCATTCGCTAATCCTAGCCTCACTTTCCAACGATGTTTCTTCACGCTCTATGACTTGCGTAAAGTTAACCACGTAATCGCTACACATCCCATCCTCATTATACACTGGCTCCTCTACCGATACTGATATATGGTAGCCCTTGACCTTGAAACCATCATTCTCCATCTTCACAAGACGATTATCACACTTTTCCAAATATTTCCTAAACGTTTCCGCCGTCACGTCACAATCTTCAACACGTATGTATGTCTCCACACCACACTCGGTGACGCTCATCTTGTCCGCTATTTCATAACCTTTATAATTCATTGTTATTCCTTTCTTTTAAATTAAACATCCGCAAAGTTAAACTTTATTATCCAAACTACAAAGAAAAATCCTTTATTTCTTTGCCTCGTCAAGCCTACAGCATAAATCCGAACAACTCGGCAAGGTGAACATCATCTTCAATCTCCCTGAACCTCTCAATGCTATATGGTGTATCGTCAAGCCCGAACAGAAGTTTCCCGCCGTAGTGTGTTTCGCCGTACACACATATTGCTTCCTTCTGCGCTGGGGTAAGCGGTGTCGGCTTCTTCCCGTCCAAGCAGAAATACCCCTCGTGCATCACGCGGTTGCCACAGGTCTTCACATACCCAAGAACACCAAGCAGATAGAAATCCTTGCCCCGCTCGTAGTCGTCTGGCATCCTTATGCCACAGTGCTCCATAATCGCATCGGCAAGTTGGATATGCAGGAAGTTCGCGGTCGTGCCGTTAAGCCCGTAGAATGTCCCGTCGGGAGCAATGAACCCAGCATCATACTTCTCCTTTATGTCGCACGGCTTGAAGTTGCCGACCGCCTCGTCTATCGCCCTTTGGCTTTCAAGGTATGTGTCAAGCGCAGCATCGTCCGTGCAATTCTGAGCCGAGATATTTTTCGTATTCAACCTGATAAGTTCTGTGTTTTCCGTATCCATATTTTTTTCTCCCATTTTTAATTCTGTTACCAATCAATTCAACCGCAAAGGTATATACTATTTTGAAACCACCAAAGAAAATTCTTATTTATTTTCCTCCAGCAGTTCCTCGTTGGTAAGCATCCTTCCCTTCCCCCTAACCACGCTTGCAATAGAACTGTTCGTCATAAGTGCGACCTTCATGTGTTTCTCTAAAAGCAACCTGATTTCTTCCTCTATCCCGTCCATTGTCTTCTTCCCTTCAGCATATATGCCTTCAAGCAACTCAGCAGTACCGCCGTCAACCTCATATATCCCACGCCCATTGCTGTTATCTTCACCCGATAGTTGAGGTAGTTCAAAGTTATTCCCGTAAATGAACGTATCGTTTTTACTATGGGTAAAACTAACCTCCTTGCTTAATGAAATATTATTGATGTTATACACCTTAGCAAAATAATTCATAAACAATTCTGAATAAACAACCTTGGGCAACTTGTCAATAATGCCAGCCCCAGTGGTCTCATGCGCCTCGCCGTCACTGGCCTCATAATACTCGCCAGTTGACAATAGGACATACTTCTTATCTTCCATAACTACTACTCCACCTTGACAACCTTGTACCCGAAACCCCGCAGAAGTTTTATGGCGTCAGAAATCTCCTTACCCATGTCAACCTTCTCCACAATCGCATTGTACCTTGTAAGGGACATCTTGTTCGGTCTGCATTCATAATTTGCAATTACATTATTAACTTCATATCCTGCCATCTTATCTGTCCAGTTTTCAGTCTCTGGACGGCTATCCAAAAAACCATTCAGATGTTTTATCGCTTCCTCTTTCGTAGCAAAGTCATACGAGTTCTTGACTGTAATTCTTTCTTCCATTCCCGAATATACATCCCACTGATTGCCTTGGCCATTGTTGATAACCTCCGTCTTTAAAAGCCTTACCCGATAATAAACCTCATTCTTCATAGCACTTTCATATTTAAAAATTCTTACATACGTTAATTAAAACACCTTGTCAGTCATCTCATACCACATGCCAACCTTCGCCCCGTCAAGCAGATGCTCGAACTCATCCTCAAATATCTTCAATACTGCATCCTTCGCCTTCCAACCTTCCCTTACGGAGTTGATATACATCTCCCCTACAGCATCATACGGCAGGTCACTGTAATTATGCTCTTCCGCATACTTCATCGTACTGTCAAGCACAGCCTTAACACTGTCATCACTGAATACGTATTTGTAGATGATTGTATGACCGCAACTTTCATACGAACTGTAAAGAACATATACCCCGTAGCCGTTCTCAATGCTAAATTCCCTCACCCACAGCTCAGACTTGTAAGAACGTCCATCCACCTTGGACTGCAAATCACTCACACTGCCGAACACATTCTCCAATACCTCTTCAAACTTCAGTTTTTCTTGCATAACTTTATCTCCTTTCATCTTTAAATTCTTACATGCGTTATTATAACACTCCCGAAGCTGAAACGTTCATTTTCGGCGTGTGAAGTTTTATTTTTCCGAATGTCAGCAACTTCCATAGCGGTAACTCGACACACATTCGGAAAGTTGGTCTTTCACCGCCTCCCAGTCGGCTTCGGTCATCTCCTCATCGGCATAGGAGGAAATATCGAACTGCCTGTCGGTGCGTTTGCCATCCTTGTCCCAGATGTGATAGTCGTCATACTCACAGTCCCCGACAATGAAGCCGAGAGCGTCGAGTTTTTTCACATCTTCAAGCGACATAGCATTCACATCAACATCCCAGATGCGCATAATGTCGTGCTCGCAAGCCACAAGGTGCTCCTCTGGATTCTTTATAAACTTAAGCAGGTACAGCAATGCTTCTATCAACTGTTTCATATTTTTAATATTTATTTTATATAAATTATTTTTTATTTTCGCCTAATAAGTTTTGTAACTGTCTTTTATGTTCTTCCGCTTGTGGAACGCCAGAGAAATTATAATAGTTGAACAATATTATTAGTTCCCTATCTGATATTTCACTAAGCCTTTTATCATTTATAAAGGAATAATATACGTTTGCAGTTAAAAAATTGATTCTTGTTTTTAAAAATCTAATTGCTGACGCATCGAAATCCTTATAATATATCGTTTTTCCATTACAATTTATTGGAAACTCATTGTGTAAAAATTTGTACAATGTAAGTATGCGCTGCTTACCATCTATAACTTTGATAATCGCCTTATCATTATCGCGCTGAGCATTGTCCCTAAACTCCACTACAACAAACGGAAGTATCGGTTTCTCCAAAAGTAAATCCGTTATAAAATTATTTTGCTGGTACCACTCCCATACATAAGGGCGTTGTAGATTAATGCCATATGTCGGAAGGAACACATCAAAATCATATGTCTTGTAATCGTTTTCAATTGTTTCTGACGATATTGCATCAAACAAAAAAGGGTCAAAACATAACCCAGTATTCACTATAATGTCTTTCGGTAATGAATTTAATTCGTTAAGTTCTTCTATACTTTCCCTTGTAAACATATACTAATTCTTTTAAAGTTTCACAGCGCAAATATAAACCATGTTTTTGAGACCACCAAACTTTTTATCGTTTATTTTATATACGGTAGGGTGGCAGTTGATACCCCTTGCACACCACTACAATATAACCCCTCCGAAGTTGGTACGTTCATTTTTACACCCTCGTTTTAGGTTGATTTTCTTGTCATTACCAACTTGTTGTAAACCAATGTGTTGGAAACACAAAATTTACAACGGACATATAATGAGAGAGTTACGAGGGGACGGACGGACGTCCGCAAGGGTTGCCATTGGAACAGTAAACGGTTGATTCTGAGGGACGTGGGCAACCCGCAGGGTGGACGGTCTGTTTAAAAAGTCGGTGGGGGTTTGTGGGACGTTGTGGGGGAAGGTGGGCGGATAGGACTGTGGGGCGTCCCCTCCCACCCCCAAACGCCTAAAATTTTTTTCGTCCTGTTTCATTTTATTTTTTATCCAATATTATATTGCCCGAATATCTTTTTTGCTTCATATTAATTAATAAATCAACTACCGTCCCCAAGGGCGTGTGTCTGGGGGGTGGATAAGTAAAAGGGGACGGGCTAATTTCATCAACCGAAGCCCATCCCCTCAAAAGAATATGGAAGTTAAAGAAAAGTTAAAGTATAAAAACAGAAGGGTCAACCCCATAGGGATTTTTCTTCTGATGTGTATTTTGTATAAGTAATTTGCAGATTGTGGAAATTTCGTTAATGACTGGGTGAGCCTCCGTTGATATTCGTCTGAAGAAGAGGTTATACCAATCTGTTTCAAAACCGCACATTACGATTTCAGCCTTAACGCCCAGTGGTAGGACGTCCCTTGCGTCCTGTGGGTGTAATCCGTCAGCCAGCATATTGAGGTAATCTTTTTCGTCCCGTTCGTATGCTTTGATTTTTTTATCGGCAGACGCGCCCGTTGGTCTTATGAAAGTTAGTTCGCCGTTGAACTTACCAGCGGAGTAGTTGCAGAGGCGGGTTGACTCCATGAGTGAAGATATGGCTGTGTGCGTCTTGAACTCATCGCATATTCCACGGGAAGCGGTTATGAAGAGCATGTGTCTTTTTGGGTGGTGTGGCGTTGGTTCAGTCCAGTATATGTTCATGTCGTCGATGAGGTTGTCCTTGTAGCCAGTACGGATAGCAGTTTCGGCGTCCTTAGAGAAACCTTCCATAATGACGCGGAAGTTTGTCGTGACGTATAGGTGCTGGCCGTCGGTGGTGCACATTGAAAATTTGTTGTTGTTGAAGAACGCCGTCAGCCTTGCGGTCAGTTCCCTGTGCTGGTCGGTGAAGTTGAATGGGATTGTGAGGTAGACTGTGCCGAACTCAAGTGGTCTTGAGTGTCCTTTCGGGAGGAGAATATTTTCAACGAATTCCTTTGGGGATAGTTTTGACTTTTCAGTCTGGTAGCAGACCCAGGCGGCCTTCTGTATAGCCTTGTACATACCTTCAAGTCCTGGTTCCTGCTGGTAGTAGGTTACGGAGTTATTTACTAGTTTCATATTTGTGATAAATTTATTTGTTGAATAAATATAGTGAGATAGGATATTTGAACCAATAGATAATGCGGGGTTTGTCTGTGGGGGGTGGTAAAAAAATGTACTCAAACGAGTACAGGGGGTGGGGGTATATGTTTTATAGGGTTTTGCCTGTCGGGGGTGTAGGATAAAAAAAAATGACCGCCCCGAAAAAGAAAGGAGTAGTAAGTAAACGGGGTGGTCGGTGTTACTTTAATTAAAAATAAGATATTTATGGATAAAATTGTAGATGCTTAGAGCAGTGCCACGGCAGACCAGAGGGCTGATGCAATAATTATCAGTATTATGAAACATCCCATATTGTTTATTCTGAGTGACGTTGGTTTTGATGCGCGGGTATATACGTGCTTTATACCAAAGGCAATGAAAACAATCCAGAATATCAGTATTGCCGTTGTTGATATTGCGCCCGACAGGGCAAGCCAGTAAATCCACATAGTCTTAAATCCTTTCGTTGTTATTAGACGATGCAAATATATATGTAATATTTCAAACAACCAAACATTTTTTTATTTTTTTTTGTTATGGACGTAAATTTTATGGGTATCAAAATAAGTAATGGGATTGTTGCTGGCGGCGATGAGGTGTATGGGGATATACTTTATATCATTTGATATGGGGATTTGAAACTACACTATAAAAATGTACTCAAACGAGTACAGGGGGGGTGGGGGTATCGCTGGGGAACGAAAAATGCAGTTCATATAAAGTGAAGGAAAAATTCCCATAGGGATTTTTGAAAAAGTGTGTATTTCGTATAAAAACGAGTAGATACAAAAAAAACCTCCGACGGATTGGGGGTCGCTGTCGGAGGAAAAGACATAAGTAATTAAATGAAACTAAAAAATGTGAAAAATGAGTGCGTTGTTAGTTGGTGTCCCTGTCCCTGCGGTGCTGTCTATACTGACGTAGGGCGAGGATGAATATTACTGACAGGAGTATGTCGAACACTATTGTCACAGCGTAGAGCGTCCTAATACCCACCTGGGGGTTGCATTCAGGTCTGAACACCTGCCAGTTGATAAATGCTATTGCAAGGAGGGGGATTATGAGTCCCGTAATCTCCATTATGCTTTCAAGTCTGTTTTCCATATTAGTCGTTGCTGTCTATTGTTATTCCGTTCTGCTGAAGTTCCTCAGGGGTTGCGAGGCGATAATGGCCGTCGATGATAATCGTCGGGTGGATGTCTTCGGTATCATTGCACATTGGTGCGTTGCTGGTTTGGAAAGTGTAGTATAATAGCACCCCGCGTAGCACAATGTCCTTTATCTGGAATATCGTTCCGTTATCATCCTTCCTGACAATCCAGTCGCCCTTCTTGAACTTGACTAAGGGTTGCGGGACTGGTGCCACGCGGTCGGAACAGATAACTAGGTCATCTACGAACTTGTTGAGACTATTTTCCTCCCCGCGTAGTGTGTACAACTTATGTGCATATATACCTAGTAGGCATAACAGGCAGAATATGTTGACGCACAGGATTACCATGGCTGGTGCTGAGACTGGGATTAGCATTAGTGTTATGTTGAAATTGATGTTCCCTATAATCATCAGGAGCATTATTATTAAGTCTGTCTTGTTGTTCATAGTACGATAATTCCTTTCTTATTTTTCAGATGTTGCAAATATATGTTTTATTTCTGAGACTGGCAAGAAAAAAGTTTAATAATTTATGAGTGGAAGTTTTGCGGCGCTATCAGAGGAGAATTCTTGATTCGCAATAATAGTTTTATTCACTTTGGCGATATCTTTCTCCTTTCAATTTATTTGAATTATTGATTTGGTTCGCCAAACCCGCACGACAACATTTTCTTGCAGGCGTTGTCGTATGCAGCCATGAATTCCTCCTTTGTGATTTCTTGCAGCATATCAGATTCGATGTACGAATAGTCCTGTGTGTGGTCGAGATGGACTTCGTTGTTGTGGGAATCAAACCTGAAACAGATTCTATCACATACAAAATCGGCGCTATCATTGATATCTCTGACAAGGACATATTCTGTCCATATTTTAGAATCTTCTACAATCTTGAAGTACTTTCCGACGAATCTGTCGTGCAAGTCATTCCGTAAGAATTCATGGTATTCTTCCTTGGCTTCGTTGATTTGCCTGCCGATTCTGTCGAGTTCAGACTTCCGACCGTAATACATTTCTTCAAGTTCGGCGATTTTCGCCTTAAATTCGTTGCAGTCCATTTCTTTTCAATTTATTTGAATTAATAATTTGGTTGTTTCATTCTTGTGTTCGCGATGAAGGACTTGTTGGAACCGTTCAGGGTTATTTCCCCGCATGGAACCCAGTCGCCGTTGGAATATACCTTCACCTTTGTGCCCTTACAGTTCTTCTGCTTCATCTGCTTCTTTGCTTCCGATAGGGAGAAGTATTCTTCCCCGTCAACATAATAGATTGTCATGGTTCTATTCCTCCCAAGTTATTTTAACTGTTGTAATGTATTCTTTACCATCTTTACCGAGTTCTACTGCTTTTTCAAATGTGTCATGGATTAGACTACTAGTATATCTCATGTTTTTTTTGCCATATATATTTAGATATCCTTCATGCTTTTCGGTAGCCATCATAAGGTCTTCTCCATATTCACATATACCAAACCTGCCTTCGCCGAACTTGCCTTCATTAGTATAGTGGTAATGTTTTTCCACTCCATTGTATTCTACAAGAGCTACAATCGGAAACATGTTATTTGGGTTTTTCCTGTCGAAACATATAATTCTCGCGTTTCTTCCGTCCCTTGTGCATACTGGGGTTCCTTGTTTTGCCAGTTCTAAGTCAAATGGTTTCATAATCTTTCCTTTCTTTTAAAAATGTACTCAAACGAGTACATATGGTTTATTATTCAATGGTTATCTCTCCGTTGCAGTATCTCACGAACCCCATCCGCTTTCCGTTGCTACCGTTCTCGTAGTAGAACCTGTATGATAAAGACGGATGGTCTTCGAGCCATATGGGTTCCACGATTTTGCTTTCATTGGCGCTGATATATGGCGCATTATCCATGTATTTGAGAGTCACGCCGTTCAATGTGACCTTCTGTGTTATAAGCGTGTCATCTATGTGGGTGGATACTAACACGCACTTTCCAGTCTTCTCAATGGCGTCCTTCAGTTCATTTAACTTTTCTTTTGTCATATGTCTTTTTTTAGTTTGTTAATGATGCAGCAAAATTAATAAGGATATTTCAATCCTGCAAGAAAAAAATAATTTATTTTATTTTCGGCTGTTTCCGAAGAATTCCTCCCACCTCTCAATCGCCTGTGGGGATGCTGACCAGTTGTCCTGTCTGGAGAACCTTATGGAGTTTCCGTCCGTTGGTGACGGGGCAATCATTGTCCATCCCGCAGCCTCAAGGGTATGTATCGCTTCATCCTTCGTGTTGAAGGTTGTGTCGGAGTGGCATACGTTCAGCCAGTACCACTTGTTTAGGTAGGATTCGTTGGGGATGATTTTCCATCCTTCATTGGTCTTCCGTACCTCGCAGGTATATGTTCGTGGCGATTGTTGCGATGCCCTTGCATGAAGCGAGGGTAGTATGTAGCCGTCCGCAAGGGTTACTAATGCGGCAAATAATAATGCCGTTAGGAATAATGCTTTTCTTACACTCATAGTTTTATAAGTTCATTATGTTGATAATCTGTGATATTTCAGCCGTTGTGGGGGTTTCGCCCTTTACTTGGGCGTTATAAGCCTTGAGGAACTGTCCGTACTGCTCGTAGGTGTACTTGTGTTCGTTTAGGCATTCGTTAAGCCTTTCAAATGCGGTGAAACCAATAACACCATCGTTGGGGGATGTTGATAGTATCTTGTCGGTCTCAGCCTTAATTGAGACCATTGTGTCGTAGTCCTTTCGTGTGAATCTATTTTTCTTTTCCTTTGCCATATTATTATTTTAGTATAATGTTTTCCATCTCCTTGCTGAATATGGGCATATACTCTTTAAGGAATATGCCGTATATGTCCTCGTTCTCCCTTTCGCACACCTCAAAGCATTCGTCAAGCAGACGCTCGTATAACATTGCTTCATCACTTGTAAGGTTCATTTCCTTCAGTTGTCCCTCCGTCAAGACGGCAAGGGAATCGTCTGGGTGGATGATGATATGCCGTTCAAACAGCACATAGTGAAAGAATTCCTTTACCTCATCGGTGGTTGTGATATGCGAATCGTTTGTGTATGTGTAGTTCATAGTTAGTCCTCCTCGTTTTAATCATTATAGAATTCCAACTTAATTGTCGTGTGTACACCTTTATAATATAGGCAATTATCAACCACGCCAATTCGTGGGAAGTCTTTGTAGACAACAGTCCCTCTGTTGTTGCCCCGCAAATCGTATTCAACATCCACTATAGGATGCCAAACTTTGAAGTCGTCATTAATCCGAAGGATTGCCCTATCTATTTCAGCATAGTCTTTGCATTCGCTCAGTTCCTTTGCATACATATGTGCTTTTTCTGTCTTGTTCATAATATTTCCCTTTCTTTTTTAAAACGTTTGACATTCACATAGGCATATATAACACCCCAGAAACTGATACGTTCAAAATTGAAACGTCAGTTTCTTGGGGAGGTGCAGTTTTTTTTTGTACTCAAACGAGTACAAGGGGGCTATTCTTCGTAGAAATCGTAGAGACCGATGACCTTTCCTTCGGAGTTGATTACCTTGTCGTATATGAAGGCATAGGCGTTTCCGCTTTCAAGTTCGTAGCCTTTCAACGGGTGGTCGAAGTCAAGTTCGCCATTGTCCTTTTCGGTGTAGAAGTCTTCGTGCATATCGTAGTTCCAAATCTCACCGCTACAAGTCTTGGTATAGTCTCCGTCATAGTAGTTGTAGTACTGGCTGCAACCAGACTGGTGGAGTTCACAGAATTCGTATTCGTCTTCGGAATCATAGAATATGTTGTTTTCACAATCAATCACGATGTCTTCAGGAGCAATGTTTTTGAGGTCGGGAAGCCACAAACCTTCCTTAACGGCACGGTTAATGACATTGAGGTCACGATTGTTGAAGTTCCCCTCAATGAACTGCTCGAACTGTTCCCTTGCAAGGTCGTAGTCATAGTAGTCCTCGCAGGCTGGGTCGTCAATAAGAAGGACTGAGTTGCGTATCTCTGGCTTTGTGTTCGGCTCGTACATTTCAAGCCTATAGTAGCCACTCATTGCTTGATTCATACGGAAGGCAATGTGGTCTCTCTTGTAGTCTTCAAATTCAAGGTTGTAGTCGGCGATGTTCTCGTAGGTGTCAATAGTCTCCCCATTCTCATCGTCAATATGACATATCACCCTATAAGGCTTTCCATCGTGTTCGTGTACGAATTTTGATGCGTATTCGCAAGCATCGTTGATGTTTTCAAAGTCCTTTGATGTATAGACCTTGCTTTCATTGTCTGTCCAAACTTTGTACTTCATAATAATTTCTCCTTTCAAATAATAGTTTTATTCGCTTTTTGCGTATGTGAAAATCTTTAGAATTTCATTCTTGTTAATTCTCTTGAGCAATCCTACGATAGTGTATGTCTTTGGCACTACCGAATGCGGTTGCGACCAAACAAGAAAGTCCTTGCCGTCCAATCGTTCCTTTGCAAGGTGATAGCCGTACTGCCAATCGTGAAGGGGTTGTAGGACGGTGTATCTATCTTTGAGTTCGGTATTGCGCCATTGAATTATTTCTTCAACGCTCTTGTTGGCTTGTGCCTCAAACAATCTTATCGTTTCTTCCTTTGTTCTCATAGAAAATTCAGTTTTAATGTTCTACACCACACTATATAAGTCCCATGAAGCTGGAACGTTCAAAATCTAAAGTGTTTCGTAAAAGTCTTCAAAGGCGGTTATCACAAAATCCTCTCCGTTGTCTGGCTCGGTCAACGTCAAGAGTTCATCAATACCATCGCAATAGAAGAAAATCTCGCCGTCTTCGTCTTCTTTTATATCAGTTGAGAGTTTGATTGGAACGTCAGACGGCTCTCCGCAGTCTTTCCAAACTATTTCAACACAAGCATAAAGGATTGGTTGTTTGTTGCCGACAAGTTCGTCATACCTATCCCTCATCTGCTTCTTGATGAGGTTTTGCTTTGCATCGTTTGAGGTTGCCATTTCAACTGCTTTCATTGCCACTTCATACACACGATAGTTCATTTGTGCGTATTGTACTGGGTCGGAAACGTTTGCACATTCCTTGATTGCGTCCAATACTATCTGCTGTCTCTGTTCTTCACTCATCATAATAATACCCTTTCTATTTTAAGTTTAACATTTTCAATTACATAATATTATATAAGTTCCCCGAAGCTGATACGTTCAAAGTTGTTAAAACCGATAATATGATTTTTTGTATTCGGTTGTTGGGGTATAACCCTCTCGCTTGTAGTTTTTGAATTCACTAACGATATATGTGAAATCAACACAACCTTTGGGGTAACGGTATTCTTCGACAAAAATGTAATAGCCGTTTTCGTTTAGGACATCAAAGGCTGTCCGCATTTCTTCTTCGCTTGGGTATGTTCCCTTTTTATAGTTTGTAAATTCCTTTTTTTCTAAATTAACACAATCAAAATTTGCGTAAACTTTTGAGGAAATAAAATGTCCGCCTTTCAAAAAAGCATCAACAACTGCTTGCACAACTTCCTTGCGTATTGGCGTTTCCAATAACTTTTCCTCGTTCGGGTTTCTCTTTATTACAATTCCTTCCATAATATAAATATTTTTAAGTTACACCAATCTATATAACCTCCCCGAAGCTGATACGTTCAGTTTCGGAGGTTGTACTCAAACGAGTACAAAACTTTTTATTCCTCAATTCCGAGCCTCTTCTTCAGCACCCTCACTAATGCAATATCAACATCACCAGAGTGCCAATTATGCGGGTCAGCAGTTTCCTTCACATCTTCAGCAACCTCATCGCATATACAATATGCGATTGCTTGGGCATCCGAATACTCCATGATGTTGGAAAGCCTCTTGATAATCATGTCATCAATACCATCAATGCAGTCATCGGTCAGTTCAATGGTAAAGTCTTGTGTCCTTCCGTCATCAAAGTCCAATTGTATTGAAACATACAAGTTGTCCACATTCCTTATGAAACCCCAACCGCTTCCTTCAAACAATATGTAGTTGTCCTCGTGGAGGCGTTCCTTGAGATAGTGGTCAGTAAAATGTTCACTACCCATATTGATGATGGCGAGTGTGTCATCGCATTTTATGAACTTGGTCTTGTTCGGCTCAAGGTAGCGTGTAATAAGCATTCCTCCGTTGGGGATGTTTACATTCATCATCACATCCTCAATGATGCCTTCTTCATACTTGTATTTCTCTCCCCAAGTCTGGGAAAACCATTTGGCGTCTACAGCAAATGAAGGGTCTGTAATTGCACAACCCTTTTCAAATCTAAATCTCTTTTCTTCCATAATAATTCCCTTTCTATTTTAAATCATTTAACATTAGTGCCTATTAGTCTTCGGTTGGCACATAGACCATTTTCTCTCCGTTGTAGGGAGAAAACATTTCGTCCGTGCATTCACAGAACTCTGTTTCAACAGCAAATAGTCCATAACCCTCTTGATAATATATTTCAAGTTCAATCTCCGATTCAGTCACATATCTCTCTGCTTCTTCGGGGGTCATTCCTTGCTCAACCAATTCATTGACCTTGTGGTTAAAAGCGATTGGGTATTTATCCTTTGAAAGTTTTACATTGCAAAGGTGTTCATAATTGTCCGAATTGTTAATTACAGTCTTTACCATTTTTTATCTCCTATTTTTAAATGTTTAACATTCAATTTACATAAATCTATATAACCCCCATGAAGCTGAAACGTTCATTTTCGGGGAGGTCTAATATACAAAATCTTTTGTTTTTATATATATTCTCTCACCGCGTTCATTAAAATCAGCCTCATATACATTTCCGTCCCAATCAGCACTTATCGGGTAAAACCCTTGTTTCATCTCATCGTCAAATGAATTGATATAACATTGTTCACTTCCCCAACAATGAATATTTAACCCTTTGGCTGTTTCAATGTTATCGGCTGTAGTTGGAAATCTCCCATCTTTTAAATTCAACTCAACACCCACATTAATAAATGCCGCCCGTCTTCCACCGATTTTATTCATTTTTTCGTTGAAAGTACCACCGAGATAGACATCAACACCACCCCAACCCTTCACTGTTCGTATGCAGTTGTCTAACATATCATACAATGTTCCAAAGGTCAGTTTTATTTCAAACCTATAAGGGTATCTACCTATTGTTATTGTCTTTTCCATAACCATTTCATTTAAGTTTCACATAAATTTATATAAGTCCCACGAAGCTGAAACGTTCATTTTGGGAAGGTGTTGTTTCATATAAATCTATATGTACTCAAACGAGTACACATAAAAAAATGCCCACCGCCAAAAAGCAATGGGCATTCGTAACATTAAACAACTTAAATTATTATGGTAGAATTAGCAAGCAAGTAGGTAGTCGTAACCCTTTTGAACTTTCCTTGCGACATCACCATCAAGGATTGAGTTGTACTTGTCTTCTGCGGTAGTCCACTTCTTGTTGTTGCCGTAGAAAGTCGTGAGTCCGTTCAGCAGCCACAACTTTGTGCCACGATGTTCGTGCTGACCGATGCCGTTCTCAATGGCATTCATAAGGTCGGTGATTTGGTTGCGCTTGCGTGTGGAGATTTCCTCAACACCATATGGGTTGCCGTTGTTCTGTTCAATGAGTTTCAATTCGGCTGGTGTGCAGAAGATTTGTGTGACGAACTTCATTGCATCGCTCTCGCTGATAGTCTGCGACCTCAACTTTGTCATATCCTCAATGAACTGAGTCTTGTATCTCTTGTGCATCTCAAGGACTGCAACTGCTCGTTGCACATTCTCTTGGCGTTCCCAATCCAATCGGTCACCGACATTCTTTGTGTGCTTGAAGACGAGTTTGTTCTTTGCGCCCCTTAATGCCATGTTGAGAGTGTTCTGGCAAATGACACGAATTGGTGTGAACAAGCATTCAACCGCACCGCTACCATCGTGGGTATTTGTAAAGAGAAGGTAGTCCGAAATACCATCGTTGTCTCCCTCAATGCGTATGTTTTCGGGGAGTTTTGCAGTTATATACATTCTTGCACCTCCCTTTAGGATGCCCGCAGTCTCAATGATTGGTCTTTGTTCGCCACCGATTGAGCCGCTTGTCATAAGGTCGATGAACTCAAAGGCTTTGGTGTTTTGTACGACACCATAGTCAGCACCGACAACTCCCAATGTCTTGTTTGAGTCCATGCGGACGGTTGCCTTGTGCGAATCTATAAGGTTATCTGCTGACACCTCAAGGTCAAATGCCTCGTTGTTTCTTATCTTGGTTGCGATTTCGTCACTTACACGGAGAAGGCTCTGCTTCTCAACATTGTAGTTAGCACCAACGGCTTCTACTGCCTCGTTGATTGTTACGGGAGTGCTGAACGATTTGCAACCTTGAATACCTTGCCAAGCAACTGGCTGTGCAGCCGATACCTTGATGGTTGCTTCGTTGTTGTTAATAACCTCTGCTGTGTTCAAATTAATAATTCTTGCCATAATAAAATAAATTTAAGTTTAACATTTATTCAATTTTCATATTAGTTTATAAGTCCCCCGAAGCTGATACGTTCATTTTCGGGGAGGTGTTTCATATTATCCTATTTCCTCTGCTTCATAATCAGCATCAAGATATTCATCGTTGGGATTTTCACCCCATTCATCGTCATCATATTCTTGTGCGATTTCTATTGCTTCGTCCTCGTTTTCTGCTTCTACCTCAATATATAAGGTGCGTGGCGGATACATCTTTGTTACTTGATACAACATTTTCTTGTCCCTTTCTTTTTTAAGTTTAACATAAATCTATATAAGTTCCCCGAAGCTGGAACGTTCATTTTCGGGAGGGACTTATTCATCGTCCCTCTCATCTTCGTCTTCGTCCTCTTCTTCATCTTCACCATCCTCACACCACCACCATTCCATAATCTCGTCATCAGTGCTTTCAATGATTATTGACCACCATTGGTCGCTGATTTCTTCGTGGTTGAAATCATCAGCAAAATCTATCATATCAGCCAAGCGAGAACCATCGTTCAAACAATATACCTTGTGGATTGGTACATTTTTATCTATCAATGTCTTGATAGGATTGCTCTCATACGACAATTCCAAAGGTGCAATACCAAATACATCACTATCATCTCTTGCGTTCACATCGTAGAACACCAAATACTTCTTTGTGTTTTTCTTTTCGTCCATAATAATATCTCCTATTTTTAATTGTTTAATCTTTTCAATTTACATAAATCTATATAACCCTCCCGAAGCTGAAACGTTCACTTTCGGGAGGTGTACTCAAACGAGTACAATATAAGGGGAAACGAACCCTTTAACAAGTCCGTCCCCTTTGGCTGTTGGTAAGGTTAAGCATAATCGCCCTCAATTATATCCTTTTCGATTTCCTTGTAGGTGCGACCATCGTATTGCAGTGCGGTGTAGATTTCCATTGCCACTCCGTAAAGTTCGGCGGCGCAAACTCTATCAACTTCATACTCATAGCAATCCTCTGTGCAGAGTTCAACATTGCCGTTTTTGTCAAGGTGTACATCAATTACATCGGAGAATGCATTTGAAGCATATTCGGGGTGATTGCCACCATCGTAGGTGACTGCAACGCAAATGTCAAGCACTTCAAAGTTGATTGTGCCGTTTTCCTCACAAAGTTTCTTGAGGTAGTCAAGGCTTTCGTCCCACAACTTTCTACCCAAGTCCATGAAACGGTTTCCAGTTTCCACAAAGGCTGGCTTTCGCTTGATGTCAGCCTTGTATAACAATTTTCGGTATTCCTTCTTGTTAAGACCGCAGAATGATTTGAGGTGTGTGCAAGTTGTATTACTCAACACATTTTCAACTGCCAGAGGAATGAGGTCGCCATTTGCGGTGCGCTCAATTATTGGCGTGTTGTAACTATACAACACCTCGCTACCATTTTCCTTGCGTTCAACAAGTGCTTTGCCATAGAACGACTTGCGACCATTGGTCGGCATTAATTCTCTTACATTGTTTTTCATGTCTATTCCCTTTCTATTTTTAATTGTTTAATCTTTTCAATTTACATAAATCTATATAACCCTCCCGAAGCTGAAACGTTCACTTTTGAGGAATAGGTTGTTTTATAATTTTATATTTCAAAATTATATTGGCTTTCGTATGGTGCAAGCGTCATATGGATATATGCCTTTTGCGCACCCCATTCATTGAGGAATCTTTCAAGCCTATGTAAATAATATTCTTTGTTGTATGAATGATTCCAAGTTTGTGTTTCATCGTCATAAATATCATCATGACTGTCCCAACCATGCGAACCAGTACGATATAACACTTTGCCGTCTTTCAGTTCAATGTAGCAAGTGTAATATACGTGATGCGGTGCATCGCACTTAATGGTTTTTGTGTAACTGCGTTCAATCGCATGGGGGTAGGTCGCTTTGATGTATTCAACCACCTTGTGAAAGTTTGATTTCAATAGTTCCTCATACTTGCTAATGTTTTCCATAATATTACCCTTTCTATTTTTTAAGTTATTTAATTATTTCGTTTCACATAAATCTATATAAGTTGATGAAAGCTGGAACGTTCAAAATCCATAGGTTGCTTAAAAAAAATCCCGACAAAATAAAATAATTTCATCGGGATTGATAACAAAAAAACAACTTAAATTATTATGGATAAAGTATTTACATTTTAAAAACCCCCAAAGGACATTAGGTAGTCCGATGGGGGAAAAAGTAATATAAATGAACGATTAGAGAATTACCAAGTCTTGTATTTGCCGTTGTAGTTGCTTGTCGTACCTATCAGATGTGCAGTCTCGCTATTGTAGGGGATGCATTGTTCCCAATATACACCACCACAAGTGACATATTGATAGCCATTATTATCTGTCGGTATATGGCTGAAAAAGTCGGCAATCCAAGTGCAACTTTCATCGTCCCTTACAAGTACCTTGTCAAAGGGCATGAGGTCGGTTTTTGCAAAGGTGTATTCCTTTTCCTTTGTGGAAATATCCTTGTCATTGTCAATGCTCTCAATGGTTGCAGCACCGAGACTTTCAAAAGTGTATACACCATTTTCAATTTCAATTATCTTCTCATATTCGCCATTTCTTGATAAAGGACCTATAGTATCTCCCACATTGTACTTGTGGCGTGCTTGATAGTATTGCTTTATTTCTTCATCGGTTGCAAGACGGAAATCGCCATTAATGTCAAGATATTCTATATCATCCTCCTTGTCATCGCTGGTAATGTATTTACCATCTCTTATGTCGGTTATTTGGAATAGGATTAGTTTGTCAGAATTTAACCCATAACGCTTAATACTATCAATTGATATGAGATAGTCTCCGACATTGTATTTGGGGTACTCCACTTTTACCTCATTTATTATCTTGAGTTCCCAATCTTCTGCAAGGTGATATTCCTCGCTATAGTCAAGGTCATCAATCTTTTCATACTCGCCATCGCTACACTCGTATTCACCATCATCGGTTATACCTACTATGGCAAAGTTAACTTCTATGTTGTCGTTGGAGATAAGAACATCGCCAACCTTGTATTTGGGTTGCGGTGTGGTAGGGTTGTCTTCTTCAACATCGCCGTCAAGAATTACTTCTTCTTCAGCATAGTCTGCCGTTGCTTCACCAAAGTCCCAATTAATGCAGTCAACATTTTCATATAGTTTGTTTTGTGCAATGTCAAGTGCTTCAAAGCTATTTTCAGCATCAACGAACATTATGCCGTTGTGTATCATCGTACACGTCACAATAAACCTTTTCATCTCTATCCCTTTCTATTTTAATTAGTTTAACATTTTCAATTTACATCATATTATATAACCCTCCCGAAGCTGAAACGTTCATTTTCGGGAGGTGTACTCAAACGAGTACATTAGAATTCGTCATCCAAATCGTCTCCGTAGTCAACATCGTAGTCAACAATCTCGTTGTAGCAGTCGTTGTTTTCGTGTACCTCAAATTCAATTGGGGTGTCAACGACAATCGTTGCAATATGATTTACGCCTACTCTCCGTTCAATAGTAGCCCATTCTTCGCTGTTGTCAGCAGAACGGATTTCATACTTGAAAAGACCTTCGGGGATATCGTTATCGGCAATGCGTTCATCAGTAAAGAACGCTTCAATCGTTGTTTCCTTGCAGTTTGCCTTGTAGGTGATTTCGCACTTGTGCAAATCGTGGTTGCAGACGAAATCGGGCATTTCAAAAAATAAGTTTCTCATGGTATTTCCCTTTCTTTTTTTTTATTGTTATTATTATTCAAGTCTTGCAACATCGCCATTGTAGGGAGACATAATTTCCTCGCAGTTCTCAACGATATCAGTTTCAACTGCAAAAAGTCCCCAACCTTGTTGATAGTAGATTTCAAGTTCAAATTCAGTCTTGGAAACAAACTTTTCTGCGTCCTCAACACTCATACCCTCTTCTACAAGTTCGTCAACCTTGTTTTGAAACGCAATCGGTGTCTTTTCCTTTGATAACTTGAAAGCACCGATGCTTTCATACTGGTTGTAATGATTTAATTTAAATTTCATAGTTTTATTGTTTTATTGGTTATACTTCTTGTTTCGTTTCGCATAAATCTATATAAGTCCCCCGAAGCTGAAACGTTCATTTTCGGGGGACGTGATTTAATGTTTATTCATCTTCTTTTTTTATTCTTCTGCAAGTTTCCTTTACTTCATCAAGGATTGGTGTTAGGTCGCTTGACACTTGTTGTGGTGTAAAGAAAACTTTGTCATCAACCCACAAGCAAATGCTCGGAGTCCATTCCTTTTCGTTAATATAAGCCTTATGGTATGATATGCCACCTATTTCATACGGCTTTCCGTCAGCAAGGACGATAACCCTATCGTAAAGGTCAAACTCGGTATCACCGATTTTTTCCAACATATTTGCAATCTCTTCCGCTTGTTTCTTTATTATGTCGGATAAAGCAGAATCAACAACAACCCCATTCATTTCGCATTCGGGGTCGCTACATTCCTCAAGATTGTCCACCAACTGCGAACCGCTGTCAGTTTGGTATGCAATCTCTATTGCTTCTGCCTCGTTTTTTGCGACAACATCAATATCACAATAGGTGTGATAAAATAATCTTACTGTGTACCTCTTCATACTAATTCTATTTTAATTGTTAAACATCTGTTTGCGTTTCACATAAATCTATCTAACCTTTCGGAAGCTGAAACGTTCAGTTTCCTATTGGGTTATGAAATGTGAAAACTAACTCGCTCGGACAACTACCATCATTCCTTACGAAATGTGCCGACCTCAACAAATCCTTGTGTTCTGCAACAAACTTGTCCAAGACCTTCTGCGGAAAGTGTCTCTTATCGTTAGTTTTCAATTGGACTTCAATTGTCCTTGACCAAACGGTTATCGGACAACATTCCGTCACACTACCACTTGTCCAAGAGTTGTATTGGATATGTTTTCCGAATGCAACTTGAATGTCCCTGATAGTTTCGGTTATTCTTCTTTCTAATTCCATAAAATTGTTTTTAAGTTTCACATAAATCTATATAACCCCCAAAAAGCTGGAACGTTCATTTTCGGGAGGGGGAAAATAAAAAAAAATAGGGGCAACCGAATGAACGATTGCCCCATCATCAGTTAAACTATTAAAATATAGTTAAGGGAAATATGTTCTTACCATTTGGTTAAGCCGTTCCTTGTTGGTGTATCTTGAACCCTCAATGGTACTGGTCGGATTGGTTTCGTAGTAACCGCACCAATCAATAGTGTTTTTCAAGTCCTTAAAAACAGCCTTGAACATTATGCCGTTGGCTATTGAATGCCTTGCAGTTTTCAGCATAAGCATAAATAGGTCTGGCTTGGTCGTGCGCAATGAGAATGAAATTATATTGTCTTCATTTACCGCCAAATTATCTAACTTGACATATTTGGGAGTTAAGGTTGGCAATGCCTTTATTAAATTGTTTGCAGTCCCAACCTTGACAATTATTTTCATATTTAACCACTTTGCACCTCTTGGCACAAAGCCTTCAAGATTTATCTTTTTGCGTCCCATAAGCCAGCCTTAAAGTTTTTCACTAAAACTATCAAACCCGACTACCACAAAATCCTCCTTGTTGTAGGGATTCGTCAACTTCTTGAGTTCATCAATCCCATCGCAGTAGAAGGTGATTTCATCATCCTCGTCAGACACCACATCGGTATTCAACTTGATGGTGGCAAGGCTGAATTCGCTATCTTCCATATCATCGTCATTCCACCTAATGAATACATTGGCAAAAGTTGGCTCAAAGATATGCTTTGCCTTGTATTCGTCATATTCCTTCTGCAAGGTTTCACGCAACTTCTTGGGATAATCAATGTGTTCCAAGTAACTATGGATGTGATAGGCAATGCTGTACAATTCACCGACATCACATATGCGGTAGGTTTCATAGTGTTCGTCTTCCTCAATTGCAAGTTCAACGTTACCTTCTTCGTCAAGGTGAACATCATACACTTGTGCAAAGGCATTGCTATTCCGTTCAGGATGTCCTCCGCCATCGTATGTGACAACAACATAAAGGTCAGCATCTTCCAACGAGAACGTGCCGTTATTCTCCTCGCATACCTTCTTGAGATAAGCAATGGTTTCTCTCTTTAACGACTGCGAAATCACTTCATATCCCTTTCCGATTTCCAAAAATCTCTCACTTTTCATAATCTTACTTTTTATTGGTTAAACGTTTCACATTATACTATATAACCCTCCCGAAGCTGAAACGTTCAAAATCCCCAAGTGCTTTTGCAAAAATTAATGTTCTTGGAATAGTGTGAATTCGTCCATAATATGTTGTGTACCTCTTCCTCACTTCTTTTGTCATCAAGGTTATAATTCCATTTATTATAATGCCTAATTCCATCTTCAGTCACCTCCTTGACTACCCAATGGTCGCACCCATCGTGGTGGTAGCCTTTAACGTGGAATTCGCCATAGCCGCCCTTGTTCACCTCATATATTTCAAAGTCCCAATAGTCATCGTGCGCCCAAGCCTTCCTTACACCATCATAGCCGTAAACCAACTTACCGCCTTTAAACTTTCCATCCCATAGTCCGCACTCGCCAACGATAAGGTATGCCTTTCCGTCCTTGAAGAACGACTTCAATTCCTCTCTTACGATATCCCAATCGCTATCGATTAGGTTGTCGATTTCACATTTTATTTCATCGTCAGTCGGGAATGCAATACCCTCTTCCCTTTTCAAGAGTTCAATTGCGTCATCCCTATAGGATTTCTTATCCCTTGTGCTAAAAATGTTTCTCATATGTCCTATATTTTATTGGTTTTTACATAAATCTATATAAGATATAAAAAGCTGAAACGTTCATTTTCGGGAGGTGTTGTTTCACATAAATCCATATGTACTCAAACGAGTACATACTTGCGTTTTCCGTACTCTCCGCTTGCGTAGATGGTACAATATGATATCTCCTTGAATTCGCCTCTCCTAATCATATCCTTGATTTCAAGGTCTCTTTCCATTGCACCATTAACTATTGTAGTATCCTTCATACCATCTTTCCAAGTCCAATATAATGCGTATCTCATCGCCATATAGTTTTTAAAAGCCGTCCGAGAAAATCCCCAGACGGCTTCGGTTGGTTAGGTTATCTTTCGTAGTAGGTGCGACTGCCTTGCCTTACGGAGATGATGTTCTCCATATTCACCATACGGAAATCAACTTGGTCGCTTCCGTGCAGTCCATAGGCGGCTTGTCTCTTATTTTCACTTTTCTTTACCAAGAAGGTTTTGATTTCCTCTACCTCGCTCGGTGTTGCGGCACGACCATCAAGCAGCCAAATAGTGCGCTCGGTTGTGTCCTTTTCAAGTGTAAAGGTAAGGTACATATCTCCACTTGATTTCTTTTCAATGAAGAATTTATTTACCCTATTTGCCCAGTTTGGTAATGGCGCTGGTTCGTATGTTTCTGCAATGCCTTGTCGATTGCCGTAGTTCGTCACACAATTGCCGTAGCGACATCCAAAGTAAGCATTGGTATACCAAGTGTGCTTCTGCACTCTATTTAAAAATGGATTACCCGTCTTGTTCATTGATGGTGTTGTCAATGACTCAATTACTAAACCCTTACTTCCAATTGTGTAGGTGCTGAATAAATTTTCCGATACTTTCATTTTACTAATATTTTAAATTGTTTTAACTTTCAAATTACATTATATTATATAACCTTGCAGAAGCTGAAACGTTCAAAATTGGTTGGTTGCATATAAATCTATTTGAAAAATATCCATCCCACAATAGAACGATTTTGACAATAGTTTTAGACGATATTATTTTTTGCTAATAGTTTTCCCACGCACCGCATAAAAGTCCCAGAATACCCCCTCTAAACACCCCTACCGATACCCTCCCTACATACCCCTACCTCCGTAACCCCTTACTCACACCCCTCCCTTTTTTGTGGCTTTTTGGGGGCGACGGTTCCCCATGCGTCCCCTCAAAAAATTTTTCCAGAAAAATTTTTCCAAAAAATTTTGACCTCCCTCCCTCCAACCAGACCCTCCTTCCCAACGGACGTCCCCCAACCACACCGTCCCAACCCGAACGTCCTGTAGCAGACGGACGGGCTATCAGCCACCAATGCCGTCCGTCAGACCGTACTCTTACCAAAACGTCGCCATCGGTTGCCCCATCACCCCACCCAGCGTGGCGACCTTCCCGTATGCGTGTGTTGTATTGCCCATCCATCCGTTGCTCCAAGTCCGTCCATGCCGTTCCTTACTTATACATCTTGCATATATGAAATAATATTGCCAATAAGTTCTCTTGTGTACTATTTATATGGAAAAAAATATAATATTATGACTTCAAATTTACAATTATTTACCCCCTCTCCACAAGGTGATGTGACATTCGGTGAGTTTGTTTCAAGGGTTGCGATGTCCCATCCTGAGACTGGCAGGGCGTATATGGGGAAGGTATCGTTTTCGGAAGGTCTTCCAGGAGGATATAATGAGGGTACGATGACTGTTACAGTGTTGTCGGACGGGTTGGTTAAGTATACCTTCAATTCTATTGTCAGTCCTTATTCGCAGTACGAGTGCTACTCGGTGAATGGTGGTGAACCCACTGGGTGGAATGAAGATTCTGGCAACCCAATTAATATGGACGAGTACAACTTCATCAAGGCTATGGTTATGCCTTCTGTCAACGGATATGGGAATATGCTGTATATTGAGAGTCCTATTGAGAGGGAGTTCTATTATAGGCTTGAAAGTTCTGACGGGTCATTTGACTACTGTGACGGTAATGTATATGAATATGGATGCGAGGGGATATATAGCGAACCGATACCTTTGGCTGGGGATACGAATGTTTATCTGAGTGTTGTTGATTCGGATGGTAGTACTGTTGCATTTAATGTTAACACCGACCCAAGATACGAGTATGCTCTTAATATGAGGTTCAGTAGCACTGAAGGCGATAATATGGGAGATGTGTTTGGAAGGTGGGTCGACCAATTCAATTATGATTTGGCTTCTAATGACGGTTGGCGGCCTGCTGAGAGTGGGAATTATAATTATGTTATGTATGCCCAACAGCCTACTGGTGGCACTTGGCCTAATAGTTTTACGATTGATGATGTGTGGGTCACTGGCGATGACTATGTCGGTATAGACTGGAGTCACTGTGAAGAAATCAATAAAACCTATAATTTTGATACCCCCAGTGGCACCCGACAGGTATGTTATCCGATAATGTTGAATAGTGAATCAAACATAGGAAAGATGTTCAAGGCGTATGACTGGCTGTATGAGAACTGGGACAAGATACCATCGGATATTGTATGGCTTGACGGTAAGGAACCGATGTATGAAGGGAATGTAATAGGATTCAACAAGATTTGGTATATTGGGACGCCATATCTGTTCGGGATGCTGTGCTATATAATGTTGGGTATTACCAATAAGGCTGTAGATATGTGGAATAATACCGTATCAGTTCTTTATGGGCTACCCCAAAAGCCAACTATTACCGCCAATGACATGAACAACATATATGTTTCCTTCACCTATATGGTTGAATGCTTGAAGGAGGGAAGGTACAAGGTTGTTGAATAGGTGGATTATTTGATAATAATAGTCTAAAATAATAAAAGCACCTCGAATAATTGGGGTGCTTTTTTTTGTTTTTGAATTAGTCAGTGTTATTTGGCTTGAACTGTTCCAAATAAGTATCCACCTGGTGTTCGGTGTCGCATTAGTTGTCGACTTGTTATTCCAGACGGACTGGCAGGATTATCTGTAGTGTTATTGCGAGTTTCATGGTTATTTCTCCAGTTGTTTTTGTTGTTTCAGAAGTTCTCCAAGGTTGTCAATATATTTTATTATATGGTCGGCGATGAGGTAGTCACGCATATTGAGTCTGGTATCAATGCCGTATTGGTTAAAGATAGTTTCGAGTTCCTTGGCGAGGTTTTCATGGTTGTATTGCCTTATGGGTTCTGGCGGTGTAATCTCTTCAACTACTGATGACTTTATCACGCGGTTGTCAGATGTGACTTCATAGCCGTTGTTTTTGATTGCCTCCTGGAGTTCGGTTCTTTCGTTAACGGTTGCGGGTCGGATTGTTTCTGGGGACAATTTGGTTTTTGATAGTGCAATTTCGTTAAAGACTTGCAGTCCCCACCCGTCCAATGCACAGGTGTAATCAGGACTGGTTGTATCTTCAAGCAAATGACCACTATATATGAATAGTGCCCTATATATATTACTTCCATGAACTTCACCATAGAGGATGTCACCTCTTTTTGCGTCCTCTATTGTCCATAGGTGATAGTTTTCTTCAGCGTACTTGATTGGAAGGTTTTCGGTTTTATTCGCACAGTCCTTTATGGTAAGATAGTCGTTGAGGGTGGTGTCAATTTCAACAATTTTTCTTACGCTTCTCCCTGTATTCACAATCCAGTCGCCCACATTGAACTTTGGGTTGTTGGTTGGAATTTCTATCTTTTCAACCTGGTTTGTCTCCTCGTTCCACCTGTAGCCCTTTGCTTCCATATCAGTTTGGAATTGTTTGATTTCATCTTCCGTGGCGAAGCGATAGTCCTCGATATCCAATGGTATTCTAAAGTTACCTTCATTAACTCCATAATATCCGTCAACATCATAACCGTCATATAGGAATGCTATGTCGTGGTGGCCGTCCATGTGTATTATGTCTCCCTTTTCAAACAGGACTGGTTGCCAGCAGTTCCATAATTTCTTAATTGAGGATGGGAATAGCATACATTCGCCAGTTTCGTAGCCCCAGACCTGACCTTCTTCGTTGAATACTGCAAAGTTATTACCGCAGTCTAGGTATTTTGCGTATATTGAGCCGTTGTTGATGTTTATGCGGTCTAGTTCGACCTCCCCGTATAAAGGGGAATAGAGTTTGCGTCCCTTGGGGCAATCCTTTAAGATTTCGATTAAGTTTGTCATAAGTATTATTCCTCCAATAATTTTCGTTTAAAAGTTGTACATTCCATCGGGCGCTTTGATTGCTAAGCCCATTTTAATCAAGTTGCGATAGTCGAAATGATGTTCATTAAGCCAATCAATTCCTCGCCAATTTTCCAATGGTGAAGTTCTTGTCCTTTGAAAAATTACTGGTCGTTCTTCGGGGTGGCGTATTGATGAACAATAAAGATTTATGAAGCCCCTTCCTGGTGGGCAACGGTAGTCAACTATCTTGTAAGTATCGTCATTAGCAAAGTCATAGTTGGCATAGGAAATTAAATCTTCTTCAGTCATACTCTCCATTGGACGGAGGTATGGCTTGATGTCTTCTACCTTATAAACTTTACGGTAGTTGATGTATCCATCCTTGTCTATGTCTTCCAGAATTTCAACAACGGGCATTTCTTGGTCCCACTCATAGTTCCAAGAATACCTGCAATATTTTACTCCATAAGGCAACCTTGCACAAAGGTCTTTGAGTAGTAGTTGTTTTTCTTCCATTGCCATACTTTTTAATTTTTTAGTTAAACAATTTATTTTTTTTAATTCGATGCAAAGGTAAATACTATTTTTGATATGGCCAAGGAATTTTTCAATTTTTTATTCCCTTGTTGCCATTATTTAAAAATTGTACATTCCCTTTGGGGCTTCCAACGCCAAGCCCATCTCAATCAAGCCTCTATAATCAAAGTGATGGGCATTAAGCCAATCAATTGTCGTATAGGCATCTTGTAATTCAGAAAAACTTCCAAATTTGCTTTTTTGAATGCAAATCCGTTTATCACACATAAGAATTGCATTACAACAATTGTGCATCTTTCTCCATTCCTCGTCCGTCATACTTGACATTGGGCGGAGGTAAGGCTTGACATTTTCAAGTTCGTACTCAGCACCTTCAATGCAGATGTATGTCGCACCGTACTCATCGATGAAGACGCTATTGAGCACCCCATCATCCGTAATTTCCTGTCCGTTGCCGTCGGTGGTTTCCATCTTTCCTTTCACGCCATAAGGCAACATTGCGCAAAGGGTTTTCAGTAATAGTTGTTTTTCTTCGTTTGTCATAATTTATTCTCCTTTATATCTATAATATGCTAAAACTGTATCAATTAGATTATACCCACAGGAGTCTTCAAGAGGCTTGTCTTCTAAGATAGATTCTCTAGCCTCTTTGTTTGTCCAGCTATTCTTACCAATTTTTGGCGCGCGCATAAAAATACCCTCTTCGCCATGCTTGGTAATTTCAGCATCTATCATTTCCAGAGCAATCTGTTTTGCTTCTTCTCGTGTCATATTACATATTCTTAATTAGTTGTTTCTTTTTTGCATCCCATGTATAACCTGCTTCTTCCATTTTTTGAAACAAAAAGTCACGTTGTTCTTTGGTGGCGGGCTTCAAAGTTATTGTCCATGTTTTTGAATAATATGGTACCTCTTCTTGTAATACCAATTTTCCATTCTTGAATGTATTACCATATCCCTCAATACCGTCTTTATTTAAGCCTTTGAAAATTACAATTTTTTGCCAATGAGATGCACCATTATCTTGTGTCCAGTCAAAAGCAAGCACATCACCATCCTTTGCATCTTGGATTGTCCATAAATGATAGTCGTTTTCTAAGTCATCGAAATAAAAAGCGTTAAAACTTTTACCATCAAGAATATAACTCTTGTTTGTCATTTCAACAATTTGTCTTATAACTTTTCTGCCATCTGACATATCATGTACAATCAAATCACCAACCTTGAACTTCGGTTCTGCTTTTGGTGCAAAGTCTTTCTGCTGGATATTAGCATTCTCATAATCAAAAGGCTTCTGTTCAATTTTCTTCAACTCTTTCTTTTCTGCATCCCATGTATAACCTGCTTCTTGCATTTTCTTGAATAACAAGTCACGCTGTTCTTTGGCTGCTGGAGTAAATCCTTCTACTTCCCATCTATCAGGTTTACTTGGACCAATCCCATAGAATTTATTAGAATCTGCAAAATACCAACTATAAATTATCGGTCTATTTTCAAAAGTTCCTAAATGGTCAACAATCAAAACTATCGTATCATTTAAAACTATCGTTTCATTTGCAACCACATCACCTTCTTTGACATCATTTATAGTCCAAAGATGATAATATCTATCTACGAACTCACAGTTGGGTGCTGTGTATGAAATTGATGGTTTTATTATTTTGAATGTATAATAACCATTGGTTGAAACACCTTCAATTTGAGCAACAACAGAAGAATCATCGTTAGCAACATAGTCGCCTACTTTAAACTTTGGTTGGCACATATTAATAACTTCTTTATTGTCAAGACAACTATCAATAGCCTTATGATATTTTTCACATTCTTCAGTTGTTGATATGTTGAGACTTTCACCAATAGTTTTTTGGTTTTCAACCACATGGTATTTTTCGGAATATTGTTCTCCATTTTGAACTAAAGCATCCAATACCCTAAACAAAGGAACTGTTGCTACTGGGTGGTTCCATTCATCCTTTCTTAAATCCCAATTAGCATAATCTATTATAAATTCTGCGATTGGTTTTAAGTTTTCATCAATATATTTCATTCTTGATGTAACCGCTTCCGAATCTTTAATTGGAGTTTCTGGAACAACATATTCTATTGGTTTCCGTTCATTTTGTTTTTCAAGTCCATACTTTTGTGGATTTTCAAGTACGTCGTCTACACCATCTTGATATATCTCTTCTTTTTCCTTAATGTAAACATCTTCATATATCCACTTTTTGCCGTCATGATTTTGTTTTTCGAGCCAAGAAACCCATTCCAAATACTGATATGAGTCAACTGGAGTTTTTTCTCTGTCAAGTTGTTTTAATGCCTCAATCAGTTCTTTCCTTATCCTTTCATCTTCACTTTCCACAAGTTCGGGGAAGATTGATTCCAAGATTAAACAATCAGGACTTTTTGTTTCATAAAAAGCCCTTGCCTTTTCAAGTGCATCTTTGTATTTTTCTTCGTAGTTCATGGTTTATTCTCCTTTTATTCTGTCTTTGAGGGATTTGAGCCAATCAATCTCATTTTCATAAGCTAAATGAGTTCCGCCATGTATTACATTAACAATAGTACTCAGATTCTTTTCATCTATCTCATTCCAAGATGGTTTCTGTTCACCTTGTTTCTCAAGCCAAGAAATCATTTGCTCCCTACTAATACCAAGAAAATAATTCCAAGAATCAATTCCTTTGATAAGGTCAATTAATGATTTCCTTATTTTCTCATCTTCAGATTCTTTGAGTTCTGGAAATATAAATTCTGCTGCTTTTTTTGCTTCGCTAAAACATTCTGGGTGTTCACCTCTTGCCCATGATTTCATTCTTTCAAGAGCTTCTTTGTATGCTTTTTCGTAATTCATAGTTTATTCCTCCTTCATTGCATCAATAAAAAATCCTAAATTTACAAAAATAACCTGTGAAAGATGCCATCCCTTTAGGGTGGCATATGAAACAGGTGTAATATTTCTTCCTTTTATTAAATTCATCGGTGCAAAGATATAATGTTTGGTTGGAATCACCAAACATTTTTTTATTTTTTTTTTCATCCTTGTTTCTCGATGTAGTCCTTCAGTTTCTCCTCGCTTATGACGCCGACAGTCCCGCAGAAGTACCCGCGCGTCCACAGGTGGGGGTAGTTCATTTTTTAGTTTTCTTCTTCACACCAGAACCAAGGACAATGATATGGTCTCAATGCTTGTTTGTACATTTCAAATGCTTCTGGCAAATTTTCTAGTTCATTACCAAATGTCTTGTGCATTACCTTGACAAATTCCTGTTCAGAGGATTTTTCTGTCAAGTACCATATGTCAATGGTGACATTTGTTTCAAAACCATTATCACAAGTAATATGAAAATGGTCGGCTTCCGAATAGCCAGTTCCACAACTCATGTTTGGAACGTCTCTCTTGATGTAATCAAAACTCTTAATTTTCATAGTCGTAAGTTTTTCAATTAGTTTGCTTCCAATATTTCTTCCAAAGTTCTCGGAGTATAGTCCATATAGGGTAACATGCAACCCACGTTGAAAGCGTTGAACACATCTTCGGCAAGGATACCGTCCTTCTTTGCATATAATTCCTTTGTTCTACGCTTATGTGCTTCATACTCCCAGTAGTCTATGTTCATATGGACATGCCCGTAGAGATGAATCCATCCTCTAAATAAATTTCTATATGAAAAAATCGGAAAGTGGCTGAGAACGATTGACATATCCTTTCCTAAACTTAACTCCTTGTAGTCTGCTATTTCCACGAAGCACTTGCGGAACTCCAGGCTCTTGAGGAACTTGTGGTCGTGGTTGCCAACGATGAAGTGCTTGTGTCCGTTAAGCATCTCAAGTATGTTGATTGTGGCGGTTGTATTTTTCCACGATATGTCACCGAGGATATATACGTCATCGTCAATGTTCACTGCCTCGTTCCAACGCCTTATGAGTTCGGTGTCGTGTTTGTCAATGTCAGTAAACGGCCTGTTGTCGAATAACAGGCAATTCTCGTGCCCAAAATGTAAATCCGATATAAAATAGTTTGCCATATTTAATTTTTTATTTGTTTAACATAATAAAAAAGGATGTGTGAATCCTTATAACCACTCTATGTTGCCATAGTCAAACAATGAGTGATGCTGAGACATATTTAATACTGAATTATTTCATCAGGCACCATTTTTTAACGTCCCTATATTCTATTGTCTGTTGTGGTCTGTACTGTCTCATTACCATATTGAAATTCTTCGAAGTAAGTGCTGGCTACGTGTCATCTTTGGATTTGATATTTCCTCACCAGTGAGTCCACCATACACCAATTCCAACTTAGGTATCTCCCGTTCAGTCTCTACACGATTATGAGACCCTCGGTGGTGCTCCACCGATATTCTTTCACGGCCTTAAGATGTCCTTAGTATCTCCAGACATCGTCTCATTTTCGCTCGGTATAGTCCTGGACATTATTGTTTAGTCCATAGCTTTACGTCCTATTACACTAAGGATTTCCACCGAATTTAGGAGATTCTACTATGGGATTTCTCGCCATAGCACACACAATATTTTCAAAGAACGTTATGTCTTATTTGACGATGCAAAGATAAAAACTATTTTTGAAACTGCCAAATATTTTTTTTTATTTTTTTTTCTATATTCTATAAAGAAAAGGTTTCTCCCTGTCAATAGTTCCGTCTTCCGACCTTATATACATTGACATATAACTGTCGGTGGCTGGTGTCCATTCCCCAACATCCTTGCTTCCGAGAATACCGTTGGCTCCAATTGTAAACTCATCAACTTCAAGGCCATGTTCATTGCAGAAGGCAATAACCTGGTTCACAAGTTTGTCGTGCAGTTCAGCGAACGCATTGTGCAAGTCCTTGTCGCGGTTGGTCTCAGTTTCAAATATGTTTTCCCAGTATTTGTCGGAACCGACATAGGTGTTTGTAATAGCATCCTCCGCAGAATATTCAAAGTTATATACACATTCACCTTGTCCGTACATATAGTCCATTCGCCAGTGGTTGTACTGGTATATCGGTTCACCATACTTTGTCTCTCCGACAACCTTTCCGTATCTTCCCATAAACTCAGCAATATAGTAATAAAGTGTCTGTGGCGGTATGATACCTTGTTTGTACCAATGGTTTTGATATTGTTTGGAATCATATTTGGTTATGATGGTGTTCATCCATTTATCTTGTTCATCAGGAGTCATATTTTTTATTCGCTCGAAGAACTTTTCCTTCACCTTGTTCTCGCGGTCTAACTTTTCAAAAAACTCTTTAGCCCTCTGCTGTCCTTCGGGACTGTTTATCAATTGTGTGAGTTTATCGTAATCCATAAAAATACTGACGCGGAAACCCACGTGTTTCAACCGTGGGAGGAAGCGTCTCTCCATTTGTTAGGTTAATAATATTGTTAATTCTCTCTGTCATTGACGTCAGTCTTGTTTGACCTCGCAAAGATACAACGTCTTTTTGAATTGACAAAATATTTTTCAAAAAAAAAATAAAAAAAGTTGTAATTTTTGAAAATTACATTATATTTATAATTAGAAACTTTTAAAACGGACTAATATGAAGACGGTTGACAGATGGAGACGAAGCAGGACTGCGGTACATAAGATAGCGTACCATATCATATGGTGCCCGAAGTACAGACGCAGTGTTCTCACGGACGGCATTGACACGAGGCTGAAGGAACTCCTGTCGGAAAAGTCGGCATCCCTCGGATGCGAGATTGTGACGATGGAGGTTATGCCAGACCATGTGCATCTTTTCGTGAACGTGCCACCCACGATTGCGCCACAGTTTCTAATACAGCAACTGAAGGGGCATTCAGCACATATCCTGCGTTCGGAATTCCCACACCTCAAGACCAGGCTCCCCAATTTATGGACACGTTCGTATTTCATCGAGAGCGTTGGGGTTCTGTCCGAGGAATCCGTCAGAAGATATATCGAAAACCAAAAGAACGTATGATACGCAACTACACATATCGACTCTACTCCTCGAAGCACCACAAGGCCTTGTCGACTCTCATCACGACGGCAAACCACACGTGGAACCATATCGTCGCCCTGTGTCACAGGTACTACCACCGATACGGAAAGTCCGTCTCGGAGGGACAACTGAAGCATCATATGGCAAAGATGGCAAAGAGGGACAGGTATATGTCGAAGTTGCACTCCCAGTCGCTCCAGGCAATATGCGAACGATACGAGGACGCCCTGAAACAAGCATTCAGGATAAAGGGACGCGGCTTGCCCCACGACAGAAGGATGTTCGGCAAAGGCTCCGTCCTGTTCAAGGGCAATGGAGGGTATGTCCTTGAGGCCATCGGCAACAAGGGCGTACTGCGCATAAACAAACTGGGGAAGAACTGGAAGTTCCGCTTCAAACTCACACGTCAGTGGGGTGAAGTAAGGAACGTCACGGTCAAGAGGGATGATGACGGCTATTACTACCTGACAGTATGTTGCAACGTCCCCGATGAACGTCTCGAAAGGGAAGGCTACGCCTCCATCGGGATGGACTTCGGGATGAAGACGTTCCTCACGCTGTCGGACGGCACTGCCGTGCAGATTCCCGACTACCACAGGAAGGCGCTTGCCGAACTGAAGGCTGCCGACAGGTCGCTGTCGCACAAGCGCAACGCAAAGGTCTA